TTTTACCTTTCTTTTTTCTTCCTCTTTTGCTTTTCTTTCTTCTTCCTCTTTTACCTTTCTTTTTTCTTCCTCTTTTGCTTTTCTTTCTTCTTCCTCTTTTGCTTTTCTTTCCTCTTCCTCTTTTACCTTTCTTTTTTCTTCCTCTTTTGCTTTTCTTTCCTCTTCCTCTTTTACCTTTCTTTTTTCTTCCTCTTTTGCTTTTCTTTCTTCTTCCTCTTTTACCTTTCTTTTTTCTTCCTCTTTTGCTTTTCTTTCTTCTTCCTCTTTTGCCTTTGCCTTTCTTTCCTCTTCCTCTTTTGCCTTTCTTTTTTCTTCCTCTTTTGCTTTTCTTTCTTCTTCCTCTTCTGCTTTTCTTTGTTTTTCTATTTCTTCTGCTTTTCTTTGTCTTTCATCTTCTTTTTGTCTTTCTGCTTCTTTTTGTCTTTCCACTTCCTCTTTTTGTCTTTCTGCTTCTTTTTGTCTTCGTTCATCTTCTTTTTGTCTTTCTTCTTTTTGTCTTCGTTCATCTTCTTTTTGTCTTCGTTCATCTTCTTTTTGTCTTCGTTCATCTTCTTTTTGTCTTCGTTCATCTTCTTTTTGTCTTCTTTCATTTTCTTTTTGTCTTTCTACTTCTTTTTGTCTTTCTACTTCTTTTTGTCTTTCTGCTTCTTTTTCTTCTGGTTTAATGAATAATTTGTCAAGATATTTGAAATATTGATCATTAATTTCTTCATCTTCATCTTCATCTTCATCTTCATCTTCATCTATGAATAATATTCGTTTTTTTGGTAAACGCGTCAAATTCGACAATGATATTTTAGACAAAGAACGTTTTTTATTTTGATTTTTCGATTTTATTTTTAAAGATTTTCTTCGCGACTTTCTTGTAAGTTTATTACTTTTTTTTTTCATTTATTATTTGTAAAAAAATAATATGTTTGTTTATTTTTTTACATTCGTGTTCAGTTTGTAAAGTGTTAATAATTAAAAACATGGATGAAAAGTGAAATTAATATATTCAAACAACTGTTTACATATTTCATCATGGAAATTTTTTCTATCAATTGTTTTTAAAATAGAAAAATCTTCTTTTTTACAAGGATGTTTATGACGAAGAAGCAATTGGTAAAGAATATATTGAGTATTTATGAAATTCTTACGATCTAAATGTTTAAACAATTTATCGTATGCATCTGTGATTACATCAAAATCATTCAACAATTTGTCTTCAATATAAGAAATATCATCTGGTTTTATTCCTGTTAAATTATAATGTATCAAATTTACATTTTCATAATGCTTTGTGTATCCCAAATCCTTTAAAAAAATAGAAATATGCTCTTTAGTTACGTTTTTAAACTTTTCTTTCTTGTTTGTTATAGAAGGATCTACAATGTAATGTAATTCAAGTTGTTTTTCAATATCATTATAAACTTGTTGTTGAATAGTGCTATTTTGTTTACCTTGATATTGATTGATACAGTCACGAAAGTGAATTTTACGATCATAAATATACTTTGAAGAGATATTGACTCGATTTATATCTTTATAAGAAGTGACATTTTTTAATATAAATTGTTGTGCCGAGCAATTCAAACAAATATATACGTTTCCTTCTTGTATTTCAAAATCTTTGGAGTTGTTGCAATTTTTACATACTATTTTGTCTTTTTTATCACATATGAAATTAAAATTATAGTTAATCTGAACATATTTATTTGCTATTTCAAGATATAAAGAGATTAAAACATCTTTTTCTTTATTGTGTTTTACTGATTTACCGATAAAGTTTATTTTCTGTGGTTTTTTCAAAATGGCTTTATACTTTTCTAAAATTTCTGCTGTTTCTAAAACATAAAAGTTTTTTAATTTATTTGTTTCAATGTCATTGATATGTTCACTCAAATCTTTGATACTTTTATCAATGAATGTTTTTACCTTTTCTGGTATAGTCTCGATTAAAAGACTATTTTGCAATTCAAGTTTTTTTTCTTTATAATCATTAAGTTTTTGAGTTTCATCATGAAAATTTTGTAAAATTCTGTTATTAATATCTAAAATATCGATATCGGTATACATTTTAAAAATAAAAATTCTTTTTAAAATTACATTTATCTATATAGATACAATTATTTTATTTATATACTGAGAACATTTTTGTAAACAATCACATTGACCTATATCTTTCAATCCGTAATGATAACTCAAGTCACTTTTTACATGTAATATATGGACGGTTGAAAGACTTTTATAATCTGTTATCGAACAACCTATGAAAATAATAAATCAAAGTAATTTAAACCATAAAATACATTTTCTTACCTATAATATTCAAAATGTGAACTTTTTTCAGATTACTTACATCCGTTATTTTTTTACATCCTCGAATATTTAAAAAAACAGCATTACCAAGACTGCTCACATTCGTCAAGTTTTCACAACAAGATAATGTTAATATTTTGATATTTTTCAAACAAGTAACGTCTGTTAGTAGAGGACAGTTTGAAATATTTAACACTGTGATTTTACTCAATGATTGTACGTCATCAAGTAATGAACAATGAAGTAAGTTCAAATATTTACAGTTTCCGAGACTCGATACGTCCTTCACTTTGACACATCCTTTTAAATTCAATGCTTTGACTTTTGAAAGAGAAGAAACATCTTGAACATGGAAACAATTTGTTAAATCCAAGAAATAAACTTCTGACAATGATGATACATCTCTAATATTTGTATTTGCCAAGTGTAGAAATTTGACTTTTCCGAGGTGTGAAAAATCAAAGATATTTTTACAATAGGATAGATTTAAATCATGGACTGCTCCCAAAGTTGATACATCTCGTATTTGCATACATCTTGTCAAGTTGAGGACTTCATTCTTTCCAAGATTTGAAACGTCTGAAATCCCCGAGCATTTTGTTAAATTTAAATTTTCAACATTTCCAAGGGTTGAAACGTCTTCAATGAGATAGCATTCGGATAAATTTAAAACTTTATTTCTTCCAAGATTAGTTACATTTTCGAGTCCGTAACACCGAGTTAAGTTTAAATTTTCTACATTTCCGAGCATAGAAACATTTGTAATATTAAAGCATCCACTTAGATTCAAGATTTTCACATTACCAAGTGCAGATACATCTGTTATTTTGAAGCAACCACTTAAATTTAAGTATTTTACATTTCGAAGTGCAGAGACATTTGTTACTCTCCAGCAATATGATAGATTTAAATTTTCAATACTTTTTAGATCAGACACGTTTTTCACGTTGGAACAAAAGGATAAATTCAAATTCTTGATTTTACCGTAACCGAGACTTGAAACATCTGTTAATAAACATTTTGATAAATTAACAGTTTCAATGTTTTTCAACATTTCATATTTGATGAAACCACAATGTCCATGTAGATTAGCACTTTTTACATGTTTGAAGTGAGGTAAATAAAACTTTTCATTGCAAGACCTTGTATTATATGCCTTTTTTCCTGATGATAAACAAATATTTTAGCATTAATTGAATATAATATAAATAATCTTTTAATTTTACCAAATAATGCAATCGAAGTTTGGTTTGTTAAATAAAGTCCTGTTGGAACTATTTGATAATATATTTTTCTCGATGTATGTCGAAATGCAAATAGATCCGTCAAAGATAGATATTTGATTATTTCGCCAATCATTTCTAATGGTAGATCATTAATAATCTGCGAATTAATTATAAAATATTATAATTAATTGATACTTATATTCATTTTCATTTAGTTTACCTTGTAGTATAAACGAGACCTTTTTCTTGGACGTAAATTCATTTTTTTTAATTATGTAAATTAATTGTCAACTACTATACCCAAAACAGTTTTAGTTGACAATTATACATAGAAATCAACCAGATATAGAAGTCAATCCAAAATTTACACAGACTGCTAAGTCTAACCTTGAAATAAAGATTCTAAAACCGGCGTTTTAAATCTTAAAGGGTGTAAATATTGAATATAACAACCAAATGCCTCGAAAAGTATTGTTACTCCGATACTACACTAAAAAAGATGATTTCTGTAATTTTTACTTACCAAAGACAGTAATAAAAAAAATTAAAGATAAATTTCCAGAAAGAAATTCAATAATAGATAGAAAGTTTACGAATGCTGATAGATATGATGAAGTTTTGATAGAATTCTTTGAAACAAATATATCAACATTTCCTGAAATTTATATTGATGAGATTAGAGATAACTTGTTTGATACAAATTCATATAGTATTGTTTTGAATCGTTGTAATGCAGAATATATTTTACCAAATTCATACACATGAAAATATAATATCTGGTTTTGTGTTCATAAATTCAAAAAAATCTTTATTTGTTATATAATTTTCATTTAAACATAATTCTACCAAATTCGGAAAATAATGACTAAATACAACAAGATTGGAAATAATAGAATCAGGAACAATTAAGTGAGTCAATTTGGTATTATACAAACTCAATACATTGATAAAATCATCATTTATTGCAGAAATTATATTAAAAATGGTCAATACTTGAAGATTTGAACAATTTTGAGCTAATTGAATCATTGTTGACTTTTCAATACTTATATTCTCAGAATAAATCCCAAAAGTTAAAGAAGTTAAGTTTTTGCCTTTTTTTGCTATTTCAAGTATTGTTTCATCATTATAGAAACAATGTTTGAAATTCAATACTTCCAGTAAAGGACAATTATTTACTATACTCATTATTGATGCACCTGTGCATTTAGTTTCAATACACTGAAAAGTTCGAAGATTTTTTAAAGTTGATACTAAATAAAGCGATGCATCGCTTATATTATGATTGTAGGATATATCAACATGTTGTAGATTTTTACTCATTGAAAACAACGCGTGGAATCCATAGTCTGTTAAAAAAAGAGAATCTGATATTTTGATTTTTTCTAAATATTTAGATTTGGAAAGAAGAACGAGAGTTTCATCATTATCTATTGACGCACATCCGCAACTTTGAATATACAATTCCTTTAAAAATTTACATCTTTTGATTACATTGGATATCCCATAATCATACATTATATGATTTGAATAACAACAACCATATACTTGAAGACTTTGCAAAAGAGGAAGATATTTAGCAATAGTTTCTAATGTATCATCTACTGTTCGTTGATTTACTACTGTAAAACGAATATTTATTAAAATACCCTTACAACAATGACCTAACATTTGGATGAATAAATAATTTAATTTATCACAATTCAATGTAATACACTTTGTTTTATGGGATATAATTAACAAAAGTGCAGAAATGTGATATTGATGTAAAATATTCCACTCGGCTGAAGTTAAAATTACATTTGTTAAAAATTTACTTTGTTTTGCAATTAACGCTATATTTTCAAACGATGAAAACATATTTGTTTGTATTGTTGATAGTGATATCTTTCTTTTCAAAAGCCATTTTTCTAAAATTGTCGTGTTATTTTCATTCCATAATTGATTATCATTTATACTTTCATGTTGCAGATATTTCAGAAATATTGTTCTGTGATATTTATTTACACACGCTGTGTCATAATTACCTATATCGATTAAACTCAAGTAATGACAGCAACTCCAAAATAATTCAATCGGTAAATTAGTAATCATATTTTATTATTAAAAACAAAGAATCTATAAATAAATGAAAATTTTAGTGACTGGAGGTGCTGGATTTATCGGACATCATTTGATTAAATCTTTGAAAGAAATCTACAACAATAAAGTTATAATTTATAGTTTGGATAATTATTCAAGTGGTAAAGAAACAAATCATGTCGATGATGTCCATTATGTTAAAGGTAATACGTGGGACATTTTGCAAAATAACGAATTACTTGACTTTGAACCAAATTTTGTTTATCATTTCGGAGAATTTTCCAGAATTTTTTTGTCTTTTGCAAAAGTGAATGAGACTTTTCATTCCAATACAGTTGGAACACAACAAGTTTTAGAGTACTGCGTTTCAAAAAAAGCAAAATTAATATATAGTGGATCATCTGCGATTTTTGGTAATAATAAAGAAGATCAGCATTTGAATCCTTATAGTTGGACGAAGGCTAAAAACATTGAATTAATTGAGAATTATCATAATTGGTTTGGTTTAGAATATGCTATTTGTTATTTTTACAATGTATTTGGTGGAAAACAGATTGTTGAAGGTGAATATGCAACTGTTATTGGTATTTTTGAAAATCAGTATAGAAAAAAGGAACCGTTAACTGTCGTCTTTCCAGGGACACAAAAACGTTGTTTTACACATATTGATGATATTGTTCGTGGTATTTTATTAGTTGGAGAACAAGGTGAAGGTGATGAATATTTCCTTGGTTCAGGTGAAAGTTTTTCTATATTAGAAATCGCTCAAATGTTCAAAAGTAAATATTGTTTGATTGCAGAGCGAAAAGGTGAACGAAAGGACTCGGAAATAAAAAAAGGAAAAATTGGTGAACTGAATTGGAAAGCAGAAATATCTATTAAAAATTACATTGAAAACTTGATTAAAATTTAATATATTTATTTTATACACAATTTTGTATAAAATAATTATTTTTTACAATGTAACTGAAATATTTGGACAATTTACACCTGCACTACAATTTTCATACACACCGCTACCATATACTTTATAATTAGTATTGTATGTTCCTTTTCTCACAGTATTATTTTTCAAATTAAAAATATCATTTTCAGTAAGACATTGATTACCAATACATAATTGACCACCAACAATAAAATTTTTATTTGTTGTAAAACCTTCTGAATTATCAGCATATAAAGATGTATATGTTGGCTTGTTATCGTCATGCCATCCAATATATGATTTTCTACTTCCATCTGGTCTATTGAAATTTATATATCCTGCTCTTGTTGCAGTTGTATCACCACTATTTAATGAAACTGAACCAACTCCTGTATTAGTGGCTGAAACTTTCACTGTGCTTGATAAAGATCCTATAACAGAAACATCATCCCACATTCTTACTTTTCTTACACCACCACCACTTCTATTACCAACTATCATTAATGCTTGTTCATTAGTAGTATTATTGCAGATTTCTGATGTATTTGTCTCATTATCGGGTTTTCCTTTGTAAGTATCTTGTGTCAACCAAATACTACCTAATTTTGCTTCACCCGTACTTGATAATGGTCCATTAACAGTAACATCATCCCACATCTTTACTTTTCTCACACCACCACCACTTTTATTACCAACTATCATTAAAGCCTTTTCATTAGTAGTATTATTGCAGATTTCTGATGTATTTGTATCATTATCGGGTTTTCCTTTCCAAGTATCCTGTGTCAACCAAATACTACCTAATTTTGCTTCACCCGTGCTTGTGATTGATGTTCTACCGTTGTCAAAATTAGTACCATTAATAAAAATATTATTAGAAGTAAAAAGATTAAATTGACATATATTTATACAACAACCACCTGTAAAATTTGATAAAAATACTATTCTATATAACGAATATGCCGTTGTTATAGGATTTGAAACATTGTATAGATTTATTGCAGATGAAGGTTGACTGGTAAGTGATTTTGTATCAATTAATACCCAGTTTATTGTTGAACTTGTGGGTAAATCGTTTGAACCTAAAATAACCCATGTTTGTGGATGTCTATTTATCAAACCACCGTCTGAACGATTACAAATTTCATATGCTTGTAAAATAAATTTATAAGGAAATTGAACTTGTAACCATTCACCTTTATATGTTCCTGTAATTACAGAACCTGTATACGGTGTTAAATTCGTTGGGTATACTCCTGCTTGGGAATGCCAATAATTTGTTGTTGTTCCATTAAAAGCTTTGTAAGCATCATAATTACCTAAAGAATCTGTATATACACTGGATGCACCAAAATTATATCCATTTGAATTTGTATTTGATGTATAAGGCGCACCTTCATATACTATTTTTTTTAAATTACCATAAATTGAAATATTGTTAGAATTATTATTTAATAGTAGAGATGAATTTGTATTCCAAGAAGCATCATCATTGTTTCGAGGAATGATATTTAAACTTTTTCTACCATCATTTGGTGCATACATACCCCATTTATTTAAATTTATACCTGATGTAGAATTACCATTTATTATTAAAGGATATTGTGATGGATCGTTGATATCTATATTACCTGCTGTAACTTTCATACTTTGTGTTTGTGAACAAGAACCAATAGGACCTTGAGGACCTATTGCACCTTGAGGACCTTGAATACCTTGAATACCTTGAGGACCGATTGGACCAATAGGACCGATTGCACCCTGAAGACCTATCGCACCTTGAGGACCTATTGCACCCTGAGGACCTATCGCACCCTGAGGACCTTGAAGACCTTGTGGACCTTGTGGACCGATAGCACCTTGAGGTCCTCTATTATCCATCCATGCAGACCATGTATTATTGTCAATTTCATAACGAATTTTTGAAAAAGCATTCGTATTTTGTTGAGTATCGTATACGATTTGTACACATTTTGAGGAAACAAATGTTTGAAGATAAACAATTCTGTCTGGAGTTGAAGAACTAAAAGGTGTATTTATATTAGTATTATACTTAGTTTCATATATAAATTGATTTTTACCATTGGTTTGCAATCTATATCCTGCAGGATTAAGATTATCATTTGAAGTACTTTCGGACGTTAGAAAATTTCCCATTTTATTATGTAAAAGAAAATTATTTACGAAATAAATTATGATAATTTTATATTTTATACACGATATTGTATAAAATATTAAAAACATGTTTTTTTATGTCTATTAAATGTATCTATTCTTGAATAACTTTTTTGACATATATCACATGAATAAGTAATGTCATTTGTTTTATTCATTTTTCTCTTTGAATTAAGTTGTGTTCGTGAACACGTTTTACAATTATTACAATAACCATCTTTCATGTAGAAATGAATTGTAAATTCTGATATTGGTTGAACAGTTTTGCATTTCATACATTCTTTTTCTTTCAATTCATTTTCTCTTATTTTTTGCATCTTATTTTCTTTATAACGTAGTTTTGCTTCTTTTTCACATTGTTTACATGTTGTGTGAAATCCATCCTTTTTTGAACTATCTTTGTTGAATTCTTTGTATGTTTTTGTAATTAAACATTTATTGCATTTTTTCGTTTCTTCTTCTGTATAAATTATTTCTACACTATCTACGCTATTAATGTCATTATCTTCATTAACATTTACTTCATTTTCAATTTCGTAGATATTTTCATTATTACTATCACCATCGTCTTTATTTGAAAAATCTTTTTTACTATCAACAATTATATCCTCTAATTTTGTAAAAGTTTCATATTCTATTCCAAATTCTTTACACTTTTCTTCTACAAAGTTTATAATAGTTTGTTCTGAAATATCTACAATCCATTCCTCGCCATGTGATTTAATATTATTTTTAAACTTCACTTTAACCATATTTTCTATTAATTTATACTCAGATGTGAAGAGAATATATAAAAATTGTGGATCAAAATAAGTATTGTAACTGCTTTTTCTACTATTCAAATTAATTGAAGTGCCAATTTTCTTTTCATTTCTGACATTCACGTTTTCAAGAATATAAAAACATTTACCTTTTCGTAACTTGTGAACTCTTCTTTTATATAAAATTCTATTATGATTTTCTTGTAGTTTAACGTATTCTTCCTTTGCATTTATTAATCGCTTGCTCGTATCTGTGAGTTGTTGTTTAATAATTGAATTTTCTTCTGCGATGGTTTCTTGTATTAATTCCTCTAATTTTATATAATAGTCGTGTATTTCATCCGCCTTCTTTGTGCTGGCTTTTAAACAAAATTTTTTAAACGTGTTTACAGTTAATAATATTATTTCTTTATTATGACCTCCACGCATTTCATTTTGTTTTACTGCGACCTCCGTAGCAAAACTTTGAACCTTATAATCAATGTCAGTATTTTCTGGTGGTTTTATATTTTTTGCTACGGCAACCTCCGTAGCAAAACTTTGAACCTTATAATCAATGTCAAAATTGAAATTTTTTTCTAATACTTTTTTAGCATCATTTTTCCTACAAAATCCTGTCCATTTCCACACATTATCAAAGTCAATAATAAAGTCTTTTTTATTGTCGTGATTTAAATAGCAAAAAAAACTCGCTAAAAAAAGTTGTTGTTGTGTTTCAGTGAAATTTTTTTCAATCTTACTTATCAATGTGTTTTGATAATCTTTACTTAACTTAGTTATTGGATTGCGTTCCAAAAGTTCTTGTTGTCATTGTTTGATTTTTTCAAAATTTTGGACGAGAAAAAATCAATTTTTATACAAAAAAACATATAAATATATATCGAAAAATTCCTTTAATACACAATATATATTTTTTTGATTAAAATTTTATTTTCTTGTTTTTAATAAAAAAAATGGCTTTAACATCCTCTAATGTAACTTCTGGTTTTATTGATTTGGCAACATTCGACGAAATCGAAAAATATTTGTATGGTGGCTCTGATGCTACCGCTTACTTTGTTCGCGAGACTCGTAAATCGACATGGTTCACGCAAGTGCCGGTCGTTCTTAGCCGTGCCTCTGGTACACCTGCTTTTAACCAAGACTGGTCAGTCTCTATTTCCAGAGCTGGTGATTATCTTCTTCAAACATGGCTCCGTCTAACCACTCCTTCAGTGACTCTAACATCTGCTGCTGGAGTTGGTGGAAAATCTCTTCGCTGGACAAGAAACTTGATGCATAGTATTATTCAAGAATGTAACGTAACCTTCAATGATTTGGTTGCTGCCAGATTTGATAACTATCACTTGGATTTTTGGGCTGCCTTCACTGTCCCTGCTTCCAAGAGAAATGGATATGACAATATGGTTGGAAACGTCAGTGATTTGATTGACCCCACTCCTGCTGGATTTGCTATTCCTTCTTACACTTTGAACTTGCCTCTTCCCTTCTTCTATGGACGTGATAGCGGTGTTTCTCTACCCACTGCTGCTCTTCCTTACAATGAAATGAGAATCAACTTTACTTTCCGTGACTGGAACCAATTGTTGATTGTTTCTACTGATGATGAAGCCTCTAACAGTGTTGCTCCTACTGCTGACCAAATTGGCGGAGCTCCCGTTTTGGGATCTTGCCAAGTTTGGGCGAACTACGCCATTGTTTCCAACGATGAGAGAAAACGTATGGCTTGTGCTCCCAGAGACATACTCATTGAACAGGTGCAGACAGCTCCAAGACAATCCTTCACTCCTGCTACAAACGCTGCTCAATCTTTTGATATTCGTTTCTCCCACGCTATCAAGGTTTTGTTCTTTTCCGTTCGTAACACTACTTGCAGATCTGAATGGTCTAACTACTCTACTGCTTCTCCTACTGTCAGATCTACTACTGATGGTCCCGTTATCTCTTTCTACCCTGAAACTGGAGCTGCTGACCCCATCCTTCAAACTTCTCTAATCTATGAAAACACCAACAGATTGTCTCAAATGGGATCCGACTACTTTTCTTTGGTCAACCCTTGGTTCCATGCTCCTACTATCCCTGACAAGATTGGTTTCCACAGTTACAGTTACAGTTTGGACTTCATGACTTTGGATCCTCTAGGATCAACCAACTACGGAAAGTTAACAAACGTTAGCATTGTCCCTGAAGCTTCTTCCACTGCCGTTGCTGCTGCTTCGGGAGGAGGAGCTACTGGTTCTGGATACTATGCTGCTCAAACTTACGAATTTATTGTTACTTGCATTAACAACAATATCATTCGTGTCTCAGGAGGTAAACACCAAGGCGTGCCTCCAACAGTCAGCTGCTATAAAAGATGTGATAATTCTTTTATGGAAAAACAGTGTAAATTATCACCACTTATGTGTATATAACTGGCTAGTCCACTAACTATCGTGGGCAAAACTATCAAATTGCGGGAAACCCCTTAGAGCTTTTGAATACTACCATAGGATAGAAATATACCTATTGGAACCAAGCGTAATGGCGTGGGCATAGTAAAAATTTCAAAAGATTGGGCAATCTGCAGCCAAGTTCTAAACCAGTATTGGTAGAATGCAGTTCAACGACTAAATGGTAGTTGGGAAATTTATTTAAATTTTCTTAAGATATAGTCTACTCCTTTATGAAAGTAAAGGTATTCTTTCGGTATGTTAGCAATAACATACTGAAATGACAGGAAAAACCGGCCCTTGGCTTTCCTGTACTTTGAGGGAGTCCCAGCGCCCTCACTTTCATTGTTTTACAAATTCAAACATTTTTATACAACATTGTATAAAAATTGATTTAATATTCATAATTTTTTCAATTATTCATACTCATGAAAAAAGCACGTATTTATAAAATAATTAATACTAAAACTATTGATATTTATATTGGTTCTACTATTCAAAATCTCGAAAAAAGATTTAATGCACATAGAAGTAATGCCAAACAAAATAAAAATGGAAAACTATATGATTGTATTCGAGAACATGGTGTTGAAAATTTTTCTATTGAACTAATAGAAGAATTTGAAATCGAAAAAATTGAAGAAATTGGTATTAGAGAAAGAAAACACTATACTGAACTAAATCCTACATTGAATATGAAAATTCCAAACATTGTATTACATAGAAATGTTGGATGTATATATAAGTTATTTTATACATTAGATAATTCTCAATTTTATGTTGGTTCTACAGTTAAAAATATTTCTCAAAGATTAAATGACCATCAATCTGCATCAATGAAAGGAAAAACACCTTTATATACGTATATGAAAGAAAAAGGTCGAGATAATTTTTCCGTTGAACTTGTTGAAGATAATATAGAAAATGAAAATCTTATTATTAGAGAAAATTATTGGATAAATGAACTAAAACCTCCTCTAAATAAAAATATTTTTTTAACAAGAACTGAAAAGGAAAGAGATAAGGCTAAATATGAAAAAAATAAAGAAATTATCAAGAAACGAGTTAATGATAGACGAAAACTTAAAAGAGATGAGATAAATGCACAAAAAAGAGAGCATTATGAAAAAAATAAAGAAAGTATTTTGGCAAAACAAAAAACTCAAGAATATAAAGATCGGGCAAATAATTTAAGACGTGAAAGACGAGCTAAACAAAAATTGGAACTATAAAAATAATTTTTATATTTAAAATTTTAATCGATTTCTACATACGAACATGAACTCTTTACATCCTGAAATATACAATATTTTCAAAGAAAAAAATTGTGAATTAACTTATTTTGTGAAAAAAAGTGAAAAATTAAAATATATATGTGCTTGTAATATTGAAAAAGAAAAACTATTCAAAGATTTTATCATAAGAGGATGTAGAACCCGTAGAGAAAAAAAATTCAAAGAAAAACCCACCGAATGCGATTTTATAGATGAAAAAAATGGAGAAATTTGGAGACCAATTATTGGTGGATGGATTTCTAATTTTGGAAATGCTAAAAATGCATTGGGTAAATTATTAACATTATGCCCTGAAAAATATAGATATCACATTAATGGACTTAATCAATATGCATCTCGTTTAGTTGCAGTTGCTTTTGAAATAGAGAATTTTGATAAATTGTCTGATCCATCTTTTGTGATATCTCATATTGATGGTAATCCAGCAAATAATAACGTGAAAAATCTTATTGTTAATAGTAAAAGTGATGTAAACAGTAAAAACGGTATGAAATCTCGACAAAGTGATAATTTGAATAAAAAAGTAAGAAATGTTTTACAATATACTTTGGATGGAGAATTTATTAAGGAATATCATTCAATCGCAGAAGCAAGTCGACAAACTGGAGAACATGAACATGCGATTCGTGAAGTTTCACAAGGAAAACGTAATTCAAAAGCAAAATATAAGTGGAGTTTTAAGAATGATGAGGAAAGTAAAGAATTCTCCTTGAAATATAAAAGTAAATAAATATAATTAGACCTTGTTTTGTCGTTCAACACATTTTAAACATTTTTATACAAACATTGTATAAAAATTAAATTTTATGACCTACATTGCAACTGTAATTCTAAATACTTTTTTTCGAGTTCATTATATTTTTCAACTTGTTTATTATATTTTTCAACTTGTTTATTATATTTCAATTTATAATCGTTATCTTCTTATTTCTGTAAACTTCCAAAAATATTTTTATTCATTGTGCTTGTATTTGGTAAGGAATGTCCAAATAAAATCATGTAAATTAATATAATAGATGCCAACAAAATACTAAAATCTTCGTTAAATTGCATATTTACGTTCGCGAAAAACATAATTGCATATAATATTAATCCTATCACTGTAGAATGAAGTAACATTACTAAACCTCTTTCTTGCATTTTTATTTTTGACAAGATTAAAATAAATATTTTATATAATAAATGGAAAAACGAACAATAGTAATTATAGTAATAGTTGTTCTTTTACTTTCTGGAGCAATAAAATTATTATTTACTCCAACAGTTACTATTCCTGCGACCAAAGTTCAACACATGATAAGAAGCACAGATACTGGATCCACGTTTAAAAATATTCTAATGGCAGATGATGCTGGAAATTTAGATGTTACTGCAATAGACGATTTACCTTTTAAAATTAAGACTTCTGGTGATATTTTTGGTAACTCAGTGACTGGTAATTCAATAGTTTCTAATGGCACTGCGAAAATGGGTGGTATAAATTTAACCAATAATACATGGAAAGATACAGCCAATGCAACAACATCAGAAATATGTAATGATACAAATAGTTACAAAACCTTGATGATAATTGGAAATAGTAGTGGAGGTGCAAATCGCAAAGTTTCTATTTGGGATCAACTTACAGTCAATGGAACTTTTTGTATTGGAAATACGTGTATTAATGAAGATGACTTGAAAAAAGTGAAAAATAATAGTTTTCCAAGTATAAGCACCAATGAAGTTATTGTAAGAAGCACAAGTAATCAAAATGATTATACAAAAATGACACAAAATCTTGGTGGAAATTTGTCACTGACTTCTGGATTTAATGGTAATGCGAATATTAATTACTATTTAAATGGTGATCCCAATATTCAAATTCAAGGTAAAAGAGCTGTTACGACTGGAACGAATATCAATGTAAATAATATTTTTTCCACAAATGACGGTTATTTACATAATCGCTCAGACTTTCAGCAAAGAAACGGAGTTTGGTTTGGATTATAAATTTTATAAGTGAAAAAACTTATAAAATTGATTGATATAAACTTTTTTTTCAAAAAATATCAAAATGTTTGAAGAATTAAATAATGATGTTTTGAAAGAAGTTATGACTTTTTTGGATAAAAATCAATATCAAATACTGACTGAAATTAATAAATTCTTCCACAATTTCATGTCTTTTTATAAAATTCAAATACCTTCAAAAAAGTATTTACTATCATCTATTGATTGCTTTGAATGGGCAGTAAATCATGGTTTTACCCAGAATAATATATATAAAACAATCATTAGACAAAGTGACAATCCAATTGAATTATTAAATCATGTTTACACAGATGAAACGCAAAAACTTTTAACAACCAACGTATTATTTACTGCATTAAAAACAAAAAATTACCAAATTTTAAGTTGGTTAAAATCTCACTATTGTTCTTATTCAGTTAGACTTTTTTCTATATATTATAGATTAGATATGGAACATATTGATTGGGTAAAAAATGAGTTAATTTGGAATCCATATCAATTAGAGGAATTATTCAAAGCAAAAAATATAAAGGCTGTAAAATGGGCTTGTATGAATTATGCACAATTGAGAGAATTTTTCTTTTTATACGCAATCGAATTCGAACAAATGGATTTGATTAAATGGGGTATCGCAAAAAAGTTCAAGTTAGAAAGCGAAGTTATGGCAACTGCAGTAAAAAAAGGAAATATAAATATCTGTAGAATGCTTCTTATGTATAAGTGTAAAGTAGATGAAGAATCATTGTATTATGCAGTCGAAAGCAATAATTTCGAAATGGTGAAATGGTGTATTAAAAACTACTTTCCGTCTAATGCTTATGCATGTGCAGAAGCAGCATCTAATAATAATTTAGACATGTTAAAGTATTTACGAAAGCATAATGTTGATTGGGATGTTAATACTTTTATTGAAGCTAAAAGACATCCTCTTATTTTTCGATATGTTGTAGAGAATGGTTGTCCACAACATTAAATTGCTGTATTAAAAATCCAATCATTAAACCAATAAAAAATTCACCTAAATCGACAAATAAATTTTTATCTTTATAATTAATCAATTGATATACGATGAATATAGGAATAATCCAATTGTATTCGATAGCAATCATTCCGAAAAAAAAATGCCAAAAAGAATTCCATCCATCTGTCCACAATTCTCTTGGTTTTGTGTTAATTGTATAGTTCATTTTTTATATACAAATATCTTTTTTTTTATACATTACTTTACTTTAACGACTTCTTTACAGACTTTTTTGGAGATTTTTTGACAGACTTTTTTACAGACTTCTTTGAAGATTTCTTCACAGACTTCTTTGGAGATTTTTTGACAGACTTCTTCGATTTACTTTTTTTCTTATCCATTGACATTAGTAAATACTTTTGCTTTCTTGCGTTTTCTTTTGTTGTACACTTTGCATGAACTTTTTTAGTGCTTTTATTTTTAACTGAATAACAGTGTTTATTTTTAACTTTTCTCACGACGTAAGGCATTTTTTTTATTATAAATAAGAAATTTTTTTTTTACAAATAAATGAGCAACGCAAACTCTTTTAGTAACAGTAGATTTGCAGGTACGAAAAACGTATCAGAAAAAAAAATTTTAAAAGTAGAACAATTAATCTATAATTTTAATTTGAGTGTTGGAGACTACAAATGGTCTGCAAATACAAATGATTTTGAAGGATGGTTGAAATGTGACGGTAGATCTCTTTTAAAAAGTGATTACCCAGATTTGTATACTGTAATTAGTGGTAGTTTTGGATCGAATTCGACACATTTTAATTTACCTGACATGAATGGAAGAGTGTTAGGACAAATTGGGCGAACAAATAATTCTTATGACGATCTTCATGAATTAGGAGATTCAGTGGGTGTAGAAAATGTAACATTAACTGCATCTCAAATTCCAAGTCATTCTCATAATGGAACAACAAATACAAGTGTCACAGGTATTACAAGTAATGGAACTACAGCTTCTAATACTACGGGAATTTCATTAAGCACTGTTGGTGGTCATACCCATACATATCAAGATGCTTACTTTGCAGAAAATATTGGGACAAATAATGGTATTTATGGAACAACAGCAGGTACAGATTCAGATAACCAGTTTTTGTGGAGAAATGCAGCTGGAGGAAACTCAACAACACCTCAAGATTTAAATACTTCTACCGCAGGATCACATACACACTCAGTTACAGATTCTGGACATACTCATTCATTTACAGCAAATATAACTGATCCATCACACAGTCATTCCTTTACAACACAAAACACTGGTGGAGGTCAAAGTCATTCTATCATGCAACCAACATTATTTGGAGGTAATTTATTCATCTATGCAAATAAAAAGTAAATATATTTATATTATCATTGGCACAATTAAATCATTCAATATTTTATCAAAATCTAATATATTCAAAGAACACAACAATAACAATTCTTCTTCATCTTTTGTTTCTTCTTTTTCTTGATTCAAAGTAGTATAATAAAGCAATTCCTCTGACTTTTCAAACTGTCTTTTGGAATTTACTAAATCATAATACTTCTGTCCTACTTTATTATGTTGAAGAATAAACTGTTTACAAGTTATTGACTTTCGTTTATCAATTATTGTTTGGTCATCCGATCCATTGAGTAATAATATAAGCAAGATTGGATCCTCCTCGAAATTATCTTTATCCACGTTGTTTTGCAAATGTTTCAACAGAGTCTCTTGAATATTGGCACCACGTTTGATTAAATGTTCAAGAATCATAGGTTCTTGAGCGAAATCACAAGGTAATAAAATGTGCAAATTATCGTCCACTTCCACTTCAGCCACTTCATTTATGTCTTTTCCATAATCGAGTAATAAATTGATAATACTCAATTGAGCATCAGGGTTAGGAAAATATTCAATTTTTTCGTCTATATTGATAAAATGATGTAAAGTTGCTTGTTCATCTTTACCAATATTGTATTTCATCAAAGTGCTGAGCATTTCAATACTTGAAGACGTTTTTAAAGGATGGCGTAATCCTATCCCCAATTTCTTTGAAAGTAATATTTCGACGCAGTTCACACTATCCATTAGTATTAGACATTCAAAAAAGGATAAACACCGAGAAAATCTAAAGTTATCTTCATCAACTTTTATAAAAAAAGTTAGATTAATAAGAGATAAAAAAAGAATTCTTACCAAAGTTACAATGAAAACAATCATCATTATGTTCAATTTCATCAGTATATTTATCCAAAATAGCAGAACCAGATTTAGTTAATATACGAAAAGAAGAGTTTAATAATTTTTCCAATTGAGCTTCTGAACATTTTTTTATAATTGTTTCTACAACTATCCAGTGTTTTTGTATCAGTATCTGATAGAGTAAGAAACTATCACATATAATTTCATCAATTGTCATTTGGAAAGTGACTTGATATAGTTGTTGATATTGAAAAATTTTTGCAGTCTTTGACCATTGCTTTTTTTCTTTCAGATAAGCAATTACACCCGCACCAAGGATACTTGTATTCAATCGAAATCGAAGTGCCTATAAAAAGATGAGATTACATATTATTTTATTTTTAGAAGAATACTTACTATTATCTTTTCTCCTTCATTAATTACATCAAATTTACGTTTGTTGTCCATTGATATTTTTTTTCTACCACCAGTCAGTAACAACAGTCAATAAGTTGACAATTAATTTTATGAGTCAATTCAAATGTTAGATTCTTTAAAAGATAAAGAAGATAATACAATAAATCAAAAATGGCAAATGTATCCCCAACAAGGTTTGTATTTATTGTATAAAAACAGCACTGTATATAAAATAGCAGATGTTTATCCTGAATACATTGTTTTGGATAAAGTTATAACGCATCAAAAATCTTGGAAAATATGTCGATTTACAGACAATGATGTTCGTTTAGGTTATTATAAAGATATTGATGATGATATTCATCCCTATTTAGAAAAAGAATATCAAATGATCTGTGACCAATTTGATAATATATCAAAACAACATTTTGCTTTTTTGAACAAATGCTTTGTTAAAAAAAGAGAATATACTTTATCTTTGGAAAAAATGAAACTTTTTCACGAGAATAATTGCACTTTTAATGCAAAAATTTATATTGTCGGGAAATTAGATTTACCTATTCATATTATTACGCATATTATTAGTTTTAATATTGAATCTATTTGTAACCACATTCATGATATCAAAATGTTACATAAACGTATAAAAAAGATTGAATATCAAATTGATATTGACTTCCCACAATATGACGAATTGTTGGTAAAAAAACAAATCGCTTATCACGTATTACAGGGTAATATTGATGTTTATGAAAAAATCTTGTGTTAGATAAAGTAAAATTTTATATAAAAAATTATATAAAATGTAACTATTCATAATCGTTCTTTTGATGATTTCACCATTTTTTTCACTAAATTATTAAATGTTATTTCGGGTTTCCAACCTAATTGTCTTTTGGCTTTCGAACTGTCACCTATTAGACATTCTATATCCACATCTCGATAAAACTCTTTTTTAACTTCTACTATTACTTGTCTATTTTTATCGTATCCTTTTTCATCTATTCCGTCTCCTTCCCAAACAACATTTATACCGATTTCTCCAAATGCTAATTCTACAAATTCTCGCACACTATGCGTTTCCCCCGTTGCAATTACATAATTTTCTGGTTGTTCACTTTGTAACATTTTATATATTGCTTTTACATAATCTTCTGCGTCTCCCCAATCTCGACGTGCATTCAAATTTCCTAATTGTAATGGTTCACACCCTGATTTATATCTTGCTACATAATTTGATATTTTTTGTGTAACAAAATCAGATCCACGACGTGTTCCTTCATGATTAAATAGTATTGAACTTACTACAAACATTCCATACGCTTTTCGATACAAGTTACAAATTTCCTGTGCTGCCTTTTTTGATATTCCGTAGATACTCACTGGTTCCATTTTGCTTTCTTCATTTAATAATTTTTCTCCATTTGTTTCATTACCATACATCTCTGATGTGCTTGCATGATAGATTTTACATTTCTTTTCTATTCCTACACTTCTGACACTTTGTAGTATATTTAATATCCCCAATGTGTTTACTTCAAATGTGTAATTTCCCAATTCTTCACTTACTTTAACGTGACTTTGTGCTGCGAAATTTACTATATAATCAGGTTTTACTCGATTTATTATTTTTTGTATATTCATTCCATCTGTTAAGTCTCCATAATGTAAGGTGATTTGATTTTTAATTGTATCAATGTTTTGTATATTTGTTGTTGATGATCGTCTTATGATACCATGTATTTTTGTGTATCCTTGACTAAGCAAATAGTCTGCCAAGAAACTTCCATCTTGACCTGTTATTCCTGTTATTAACCATACTTTTTCGTTTTCGTTCATTTAATTATTTAATTGTCTTCTTTTTAGACTTTTTTCTTGAAAAAGAAAGTATTTGTTAATAATAAAATGAATATTGCAATAATAGGTAGTGGTATTTCTGGATTGTATACTGGATATTATTTGAAAAAAAACAAGTCGAATATTAACTTTGATATTTTTGAGAAAAATAATCACATTGGTGGTAGAATTAAAATGATTAAATTTGATGGTATCGATGTTGTTGCTGGTGCTGGTATTGGACGATTCAAAAAAGATAAATTGCTATTGTCTCTTTGCAAAGAATTGAACGTTTTGAAATCAATATATAATGTTGATAAATCTTATACTTTTGAACCATTAAATGTTAATAAAGTTGTTCAATACTTGAAAAAACATTCTCAAAATTACGATCGACACTCATTCACTTTTAAACAATTTGCTATTGATGTTTTAGGTAAAGATTTGTATGAACATTTTATTTTATCTGTTGGAGAGACAGATTATGAAAATGAAGATTTTATTGATGCATTATTTGATTATGGATTTGAACTTTTCAATACAACGAATACTTTTCAAGCATTTAGTATTGATTGGAATAAAATGTTATCTGCTTTTTACAAAGTCTTGAAAAATAATATTAAACTAAACACTCCTGTGAAAAATCTTGTTTTTGACGTGAAATTACAAAAATACATCATCAATAACCAATACTTTTATGATAAAATCGTTTTCGCTACTGAAATCAATACGATTACACGCTTTATTAAATTACCTATTTACAGTAATATTAAATGTCAATCCTTTATTCGATTATATGTAAAATTAGATAATCCTCTTTTGAACTATAAAAGTTTTATTGTTACTGAGAGACCTTTCCAAAAAATAATTGAAATGAATAGAGAAAAATGTATTTACATGATTAGTTATTGTGATAATAAGTTTGTAAATAATTGGAAACGAGTAAAAAATATTAAATTGTATGTAAAAAAACATATCAAGAGTATTTTTAATCAAGATGTAAATGTTATAAAACATCATTTAGTTTTGTGGGAATGTGGAACTCATTTTTATTTACCACTGCATTCTGCATATAAAAACCGTGATGAGTTTTTACTTCAAGCACAAAACCCATATAAAAATGTGTTTATTGTTGGTGAAGCTCTTTCACGTGATCAAGGTTGGTGTGAAGGTGCTATTCATTCTGTTCACAAAATAATAGATTATTTGTAAAAAGAATAATATTTCCGTTTGTTAAAATGATTCAAAAAGATTGTATTGATAAAACTATTAAAATAAAAAGTCCTCGTAGATTTTTAAAGAAACTTTCACCATCTTGTAATTTAACTGAGAAAAATTGTTATAATAATTTTGTAGTAAAAATGCCTGTATATGTTATCAATTGCAATATTCATAAAGAACGTTTAAAAAAATTTAATAAATATGCTTTAAAAGCAGGTGTGAAAGCTTGCAGAGTTCCTTGTATTAAAGGTAAAGAATTTTCAGATGAAATTCTGTGTGATATGGTTGATAGAGGCTTTTTAAAAAAATCCGCTTTCATGGATCCTATTGAAATTAGTATTAATTTGTCTCATTATAATTGTTGGGTTCGATTAGTGAATTCATGTTTGGATTTTGCTTTGATTTTCGAAGATGATGTAAAACTTCATTCTGATTTTATTCATCAAATGAATATTATTTTAAAAGAGTTGCAAAGAAATGATATTAACTTTTCTATTTTACATCTGTTTAATGGAAATTGGAACAGAACTAAATCAAAACTTAAAAAAGTTTTACACATTAATGATAAACTGCAAATTTTGAAAGAAACTGTTTCATATAACGCTGGTGCTGTTGGATATATTATTTCAAAAAAATATGCAAAATTTTTAATTTCAAACTTTTTTCCTATTCGTGATCCAAATGATATATTTATGGGTAATTATCCTACTAAAGGTAATCATTTGACATTATTAAACAAGTTTAATCTGAAAAAAGATTGTTATGAAAGTCCTTTATTTAATATGGATTGTGGAGGTCCAGAAGGAACAGGTAAGTCTACAAGGGTAAATACATTGAAAACAATGAATGAAAAAAGTTGTAAAAGTTGTTAAAAGTAAAATTTAATGTCACTTTCTATAAAAAAATGATATAATATTATACCTACAAAATTATCCAACACAAATTCAGTCTTACACCTTTGCACATTGAAAACGTCGATATTTTTATTTTATTTCCTGAAAATTGATTTACTTTTTCATTAATATATTATTACATTACTTATATGAACTTTATTAAAATGAACCAAACTAACGGATATATCTATGTTAGAAATCATCCATCATATGATGTTGATGATGCGTGTAAAATGGGTAAGGCAATCAATATTCCTGAAAGGGATACACAATATGCTACTGGAGAGATTAAGAGAGGATATTTTGAATCGGTGTTTAAAGTTCCTATTGAAAAAATGGGAATTGTTGAACGTTTATTACAAAACGAGTTTCGTGAATTAAATGTTAAATATGATGCTGGAACTGAATTTTACAATAAAAAAATTATTACTCTTATTGAACCTTATTTAATCACACTTGGTATTAAGTATAAAAAATTAACCAAAGAAGAAATTAGTGATTTAGTAAGATGCAACAGAGTAAAAAAAACTATGAAAAAAATAAATATTAAATCATTAATCCATATACTAAAATCCAAGAGAACAAATAAACAAATTATTTCCTACATACCAAGAAACGACCAAACTATTATTATTGAAAAGTCAGTTATACATTTTCAAAAACATGAGAAAGGTATACTTTCCTTAATGTGTGGTGTAGGAAAAACTTTAATTTCCTTATGGATTTTCCAAAAATTAATTTTAAATACTCTTCTTATTGGTGTTCCAAACAAATTATTATTAGAACAATGGGAAGTTATTGTACGGCTTATGTTTCAAACTGTTCCTTATTTACTTGTTCGTAGTGGTGTGAATACAAAAACTATAGAACTTTTTTTAAAAGAGAATAAACAATGTATTGTAATTACTACATATTCATCGTCACACAAGGTGAATATTGCAACAAAAAATCTAAGATTTATATTTGATATGAAAATATATGATGAAGTTCATCATTTAACATCTACCAATATGAAATTACAACAAGTTACAAAAGAATATATTGAAATATTGAACATTCCATTTCGTAAACAACTATCATTAACTGCTACCCTCAAACAACTTGAAAATTGTAATGATTCAATCGTGGTTTCAAATGATAATGTAAAATATTTTGGAGAAATCATTGATAAAAAATGTTTGCTTTGGGCAATTAATAAAAAAATTATCTGTGATTATGTTATTCAAACTATTATTACAAATGAAGAACAATTAGAGGAACAATTATCAAAATTTCATATAATAGAAGAAAATGATAAGAGGTTGTTTTTGAGTGCGTTTGCATCTTTGAAGAGCATATTTGATGGGCATTCACATCATTTATTGATATATTCCAATAATAAAGATAATTCGTTAAAATTAATTCAGTATATAAAAATGTTGTTGGATGATAATTACTTCGATATACATGATTTATATTATTCAAATTATCATAGTGAAATAAAATCAAAAGAACAAAAAGAAATAATAAATAATTTTGAAAAGGCAAAGTTTGGAATAATTACTTGTGTATATTGTTTGGGTGAAGGATGGGATTTTCCATTATTGGATGGTGTTGTATTTGCTGAAAATATGACATCAAATATCCGTATAGTTCAATCCGCATTAAGAGCAAGTAGAAAAAACAAAAAAGATACAAATAAAAAAACCAAAATAATTTTACCGATTTTGAATAGAAATGACTGGTTAGAAAATAATGAAAATTCTGATTTGAAAAAGGTAAGAGAAGTTATTTATCAAATGGGATTAGAAGATGAAACTATTACTCAAAAAATCAAGGTGTTTAGAATTGAGGTTGAAAAACAAAAACTTAAACCAAAAGAAAAAGAAGAAGGAAAAATGGTTGATGAGTTTGGTGAATACGATGATGAACTAACACAAAAGTTAAGATTGAAAACAATAAAAAGAACTGCACTTGCTACGACATATGAAAAGGCAAGAAAAATAATTGCCGGTAAAAATATAAAAAGTAAAGAAAGTTATTATGAATTATGTGAGAGAGATAATAGATTATCAAAAGAACCTGAAATAGTATTCAAAGGACAATTTACAAACTGGATAGAATATTTAAGTATTGAACGAGTATATTATGATTTCGAAACCTGTAAAAACAAAGTAGATAGATATTTATTGAAAAATCCTGATGTAAAAAAACATTATTTGGACTTATCAATTATTAGTAATGAATTATGTGAAAAAGATGCGTTATTTCCTCCAAATGGATTATGGGTTGAATATTACAATGTCAAGGATTTACGAGATATAATTACTATCACAAATAAGAAAAAAATTAGTTTGAGTGATATTTTTTAACTTTTTTATAAAATTGATTTAAAATTATTTGTTTAATACCTTATACAAAATAACTAAAATGCTTGACAATAAAAATAAACTCATAAATGTATTTAAAAATTGTTTAAATATTTTGAGAGATAATGAAGGTTTAACTGGTGAAAAAGCATTGAGAAATATGTCTTATTTATTAATATTAAAATTGTTAGAACCCCATTTCGGTGGCGAAATAGATATTGATACTTATGAATATGATTTTAGTTCATATGAAGATGATATTATTGAAAAACATAAAGCAAAATTATTAAGTGTTGTAAGGTTTACTAATCTTACAAAAGAAAAAGAAGAAAACATACCAAAAATTATGAAATGTTTATGGGATGACATTTTATCGATTCATCCTGCTACAAAAAATATTTTCTTGAAAAATAAAGGGTTTGATATTCAACACCAATCAACCTATAAAAATTTAATTGATAAACTAAACACATTTGACGTATTTCAAAGTGAATATGATGTGTTGGGTAATGCTTATGAGGAAGTTATTCAAGATATTATGACTGGTAAAGTGTTGGGACAATTCTTTACCCAACCATTAGTCAAAAAAATGATGGTGAAATTAATTAATCCACAAATACATCCTGATGGAAAAATAGATACTTGTGGAGACCCTACTATGGGAACTGGTGGTTTCTTGATTACATATTTAAAATACATTTTACAACAAGCAATTTCTAAAAATATTAAACCTGATTGGGATTTTATTAAAACAGAGGGATTATATGGTAAAGAATTAGAACCTGATACATATCAACTGGCGGTATCAAATATGTTAATATCATCAGGTCATATGTTTGAAAAATTAGACAGAGGTGATAGTATTCGTGAGCCTATAACAAGAAAGTTTGATAATATTCTTGCAAATCCGCCATTTGGAATTAAAGGATTAAAATATGATGATTTTCAAAGTCTATTAAAAAAGGAATATGTTCCTATCAAAACAGATAATGCGGTTTCCTTGTTTATTCAGGCAATTATTTATATGTTGAAGATTGATGGTAAATGTGCAGTTGTATTACCTGACGGACAAGATTTATTTTCAAAAACAAATACCAAATTTGTTGCGATTAGAGAATATCTTATGAAAACTTGCGATTTGAAAGAAATTATATATCTACCATCAGGTATATTTACATACACATCCATTAAAACTTGTGTGTTTTACTTTGTGAAAAAGATGGAAGGATATGATGTTTTGGAAACCAAAATTAAAGTATCAAAAACTCAAAGAGAAACTGGTAGAGATTACAAGTTTTCAAAAACCCATCAAACAACCAAAGTAAAGTTTTATGATTACAACCCTTATGAAGATGTCAAAAATTTATTGGTGGAAGTTCCAATTGAAAAAATTGTGAATAATTCATATTCACTTAATTATGCTGAATATATGAAAGACGAAACAGATGAACAATATGAAGATGGTGTTGTTGTAAAAACACTTGGAGAAGTTTGTAAGTTTGATATTGGAGGAACACCCTCCAGAAGTAAAAATGAATATTATGAAAACGGAAATAATCTATGGGTTTCAGTGAGAGAATTGAATGGAGGTTATATTTATGATACAAAGGAAAAAATAACTGATTTAGGAGTTCAAAATAGTAGTGTAAAATTATTTGCAAAAGATACTATATTGTTCTCATTTAAATTAAGTATTGGTAAAACTGCTATTGTTGGTAATCCATTATATACAAATGAAGCAATTGCAGGAATATTAAGTAAAAATAATGACCTATTAAGTAATAAATATTTATACTATTATTTGACTATTAATGACTTCTCAAAACTCGGTTCAGGAATACTTGGCAATGGTTCATTAAACAAGAAATCATTAGAACAAATAAAAATCCCAATCCCATCACTTGAACGCCAACAAGAAATCGTAAAATATTTGGATTTCATATACGAAAAGGCAAACAAAACAAGTAATGAGAAAATTGTGGAATTGAAGCAATTGAATGAGTTTTGTTTGAATAATCAAAAAATATTTGGTGAGAATGTTGTGAAAACACTTGGAGAAGTGTGTCAAATTAAATGTGGAAATCATTCAACAAAAAAATGTAATTTCATTGAAGGAGAATATTTAATTATTGGAGGTGGAAAACAACCAATTGGAAAACATAATGAATATAATTGTGATGAAAATACTATATTATGTGCTTCTCACGGAACAGCAGGATATATAAGTATGTATCCAATTAAAACATTCTTAACAATGGCATTTGCATTTATTGAAAACAAACATTTGATAAATAAGATGTATTTATATTATTATCTTAAATCAATAGAAGAACACTTAATTTCCTTAGGAAAAGGAACAGCACAACCATGCATAAATAAGGAAAAATTAAAATCAATAAAAATCCCAATCCCATCAATTGAACGCCAAATGGAAATTGTTGAGTGTTATGAATATAATGATACACTCATTAAACAATTAGAAAAAGAAATTGAAAATAATAAAAAACAAGCACAACAATTTTTTACAAGTATTGTAAAAGCACAAGTGAAAGAAAATATGGAAGAAAAAACAGAAACAAGTTCAAGTTCAATTTCAATTGCTTGTCTGAAATAAATGAACACATTACCAATTGAAGAAGAAATTGCAACCAATAATTAAAAAAAGAGAAAGAAACCTTTTATTACGAAGATATTGTATAACTATTCAGGAAATAATGTAATTTAAATTATCTACTTTCTATAAAAATTGGTAATTCTATGAGATTAAAAGTAATAATTTCACTTATTCTTTTCACTTTAAACAAAATCCATGTTTATTCTTTTTCTATAACATATCAAACGTTATAGAAGAAAATTGGTTTTTTTATTTCTATATTATAAAATGAAAGTATCTTCAAAGAAATCTTTAAAACCAAAGAAATCTGTTAAACTAAAGAAATCTGTTAAACCAAAGAAATCTGTAAAACAAAAGAAATCTGTAAAACAAAAGAAATCTGTAAAACCAAAGAAATCTGTTAAACTAAAGAAATCTGTTAAACCAAAGAAATCTGTAAAACAAAAGAAATCTGTAAAACAAAAGAAATCTGTAAAACCAAAGAAATCTGTTAAACCAAAGAAATCTGTTAAACCAAAGAAATCTGGGTTTCTTGTCGAATACGAATAATACAGAACCAATTTTCATCTTAGATCGTTTGCCATCTCTTAAAAGAATTGATGTATTCATAGTAAGAAATTAGTAATTTAATATTAATAATATTAAATTCAAAATTTAACTTTTATTTGTGCTTCCGAAACCTCCTTCTGATCGTTCTGTTTCATACATTCTTTCCACTTCATTTATTTTACTCTGGTAATGCTTTTCTAATATTAATTGACAACATTTATATGGTAAAGTTATCTCAGGTGCTTCTTCACTTATTTTCGTTAAACATATTTTTATACTTCCTCGATAATTTCCATCTATGATTCCAACTGAGTTTGTTAATATATACCCTGATTTGATTAACGAACTTCGGGCATAGATTTTACAATAATACCCATATTCTGGACAGATTTTTATTCCTGTTTCATACATTGATGTTGTTTCATTGATATCTTTGATTTTCTCTATTATGCTTATGTCATAACCTACATCCGATGCTCTTGACTTTGATGGTAGTATTGCTTTCTCTGATATTTTTATTACATCACATTCTATTATCGTATTGTCACAAAAAACTTCTAATAAATTCTTATTTTTACCATCATATAAACTGTATAAAAAATCTAATGCATTACATTTCTCCATTATTATTCGACCATTCTCAAATTCGTGAAATACTTTTATTTGTTTTCTATAATCGTTCTGTATTGATTTATCAAAATCCTGTAAATTTATTATTATCTTTTTTGCTTTCGGATCGATTTGTCCGTATTGTTCAAATAATTCTACTAATTTCATTTTTTATTCTTCTTTTTCTTTTTTAAACGAAAAAGCATTCGATTTATTTGTAAAAAGAGTAATTCAAACGATTTATTTGTAAAAAGAGTAATTCAAACGATTTATTTGTAAAAAGAATAATTCAAACGATTTATTTATAAAAAGAGTAATTGGAACGATTTGATTGATTCAAACGATTTATTTGTAAAAAGAGTAATTCAAACGATTTATTTGTAAAAAGAGTAATTCAAACGATTTATTTGTAAAAAGAGTAATTCAAATGATTTATTTGTAAAAAGAGTAATTCAAACGATTTATTTGTAAAAAGAGTAATTCAAACGATTTATTTGTAAAAAGAGTAATTCAAACGATTTATTTGTAAAAAGAGTAATTCAAACGATTTATTTGTAAAAAGAGTAATTCAAACGATTTATTTGTAAAAAGAATAATTCAAACGATAAATAATAACGATTTTAATTTTATACAAAAAGTTCTTTCACTTTCTTCACTGAATTCATTAAATATGATGTATATGTTGTTGCTGGTGCTACCCATGCTGATAATGCAAGTATCCCTGTACCGACATTCAGTTCTTCCGCTAATTTTCTTGGAACTTCCCAACTTTCTCCCTGCTTTCTATATTTTTCTCCTTCTGCCAAGTATTCATTTGCTTTCGCCAAATGCAGTTTGACGTCACTTTCTTTATAGTTTTGATCTGCATTGACATTGATTGACACGAATCTTTCGTAAATTGTTAATATTTTATCTGCTATTAGTGGTGTAAAGTATAATGTCGATAATAAAAACACTGAACCAAAAAAAACTCTTAGAAATTCTTTGGTTTTTAAAACTTGCAATAACCATTCTATTGTTGTTTGCTCTTTTTCACTTATTAATTGTATTAGTTTTTCTTTTTTTGTAAGATCTGTTTCTGTTCTTAATGCAGTTTTCAATTCATACAAATATTTTACTTTTTCTCTCAACATTCTATCAAATACTACGTAATCATTTCGGAATACTTGTAACACTTCTAAATCTATCCGTTCTTTTTTTGTTAATCTTGATTCTTCTTTTGATTCTAATTCAAATAATCGATCTACTATTGTTTTATAATCTGTTGATTGCAATGGATAATTTAAATTTAAATCATGAAACAAACGTGATTTACATTGACTTTTTTTAAAAAAATACCACCATCGGTTATCATCCCAATGACATCTTTCCATTTGTTCACAATCATCCTTACTTTTTATTTTAAAGCATTCATATTCTTTACTTCTTGGTGATAGTGATTTTATTGCTGATTTTCTTAATGGTGTATTACTTCTTGGCGATCTTCCTGAGGGTGATTTCACTGATTTTTTTCTTCTTGTTTGTGATTTTAACGGTGATGGCGATCTTCCTGATGGTGATTTTACTGATTTTTTTCTTCTTGTTTGTGATTTTAACGGTGATGGCGATCTTCTTGGTGATCCTCCTAATTTACCGGCTAATTTTCTTCTTGTTGGTGATTCTCTCTTTGTTGGTGATTTTTCTACTGGTGTTCTTACTGATTTTTTCCTTCTTGGTGATCCCCCTGTCCTTATTGGTGATTCTCCTGCTGGTGTTCGCACTGATTTTCTCCTTGTTGGTGATGGCGATCTTCCTACTGATTTTTTTCTTCTTGTCGGAGATGGCGAACTTCTTGTCGGAGATTTTTTATGTGTTTTTATTGGTGATATCTTTGGTGTTTGTGATCTTAATGTTTTTATTGGTGAAATCGTTGGTTTTCTGTCATTGTCTTTCATTTTATAAAAAGTAAAGAAACAATTTATTAATCATCATTGTTAATTATTTTAAATAATTCATCTTCGTCTTCGTCCATCGCAACTCTTCCGTCTTGGAGATCGTATTCTTGTTCTGATCTATTCATTGATACGAATACATCCAATTCAAGTTCATTTTCGATTACTTGATAAAATTCTTCTGGATTCATTTGCAGAAATGGATCCTCTTCGTCTTGAAAAAAATGATTCTTTTCATTTTCAATGGAATCGATGAAGTTCATTACATCATCTTCTTCATTCTTGTCAGATCCAGATCCATCTATGAACTTTATTAAATCTTCATCTTCTATTCTATCCATTAGAGGACTCATTGGAAGAAATGGATCTACATCAAGATCGGCAAATGATGGTATTGTATTTCCTTCTATAACAGGGCTTGCTGGTACACACCACCACATATCATTGGTCGTAATTCCAAACGGACTTGGTGGTGCAAAAGTATTGATACTTTCTGAACTAACTTCATCAGTATTCTTTGTTGGATACACCCAGTTGTTTCCTTTGCAGAAAATGCAATCAACCTATATAACATCATGTTATTTTATTAATTATGCTATAGTTATTACTTACCTTAAAACAAGGTATTAAAAATCGCATTGAAGTATGCTCGCTCTTCTGTTGTAAACTTCTTTTAATCTTTGGGTTTTTCACCGCTTTGAAATACGTGTTGATGCTCGATTCCAATATTCCTTCAATCTCAGTATAATGCGATGGTATTTTCTTCTGTAATACTGTTCCACCTTACATTATAATATTAATTTATTGTTATTCAAACTATTTCTTACTTACTTCTACTGTAAAGCCAACATTCTTGACCCCAAAAATAACCATCCTTCATACTCATTACGCGGTAAATCTAATTAAATAACAAAGTCAAATTTAATAAGTAATGCTATTTTTTCTCTTACTACCTTGCCCTTATCCATATAATAGGAATAGATAAAGTTCCTATAACTAATAGGATTAATTGATTGGAAGTGTGTATCCCTTGCTTTTAGTAACATTGTATCATTTCCCTCCATTATTCTTATTAATTTCAAATTACCATCCATTTTGACTGTCATTTTTTTTGACTGTTTTTTTTGTGCGTAATACAATGAACATCGCCTTCTTTAGAATTGCTCTATGATTGTATGTTATCTGTCAAAAAAATATAAATTTTATAAAAGTTACTTTTATAAAATATGAATTTAATCGATTTGTAAAAAAGTGAAAATAATTGAAACGAAAGAACGATTTTTGATTTTTATTTTTTTCGTTAATAATTTATACAGTACACACACATAAAATGTGTTATTACATATTTGATAATATTTATTCTTTTTTTTCATATAAATATATGAAAAATATAGTTTTTATACGTTGTAAAAAAGACGTATACAGTTTTTTTCGGACGTATACAGTTTTTTTTGGACGTATACAGTTTTTTTTGGACGTATATAAACGTATCTTCTACAATGATTTATAAATTGAACAGATGATATTAAAAATGAATTGTGAGTTTTGCAGTAAAAAATATGATACAATATCATTATTAAGTAGACATAAAAAAGAAAGCGTGAAATGTTTGAAAATTCAAGGAAAAACTATATCAAATATTTGCGATTATTGTAGAAAAAATTATTCATCCAAGAATTCTTTGAAAAAACATAATATAATATGTAAAATGAAGATAGAAAACGAAACAAAAGAGAAAGAAAAACAAACTGATTATGAAAATACAATTCAAACATTAAAAAAGCAAATTATAAATATAACTGAAAATTATGAGGAACAAATAGATATCAAAAATAAAATAATAAATGAACAAAAAAATGAAATTTTTGAATTAAAAATAACTATCGCAGAATTGACTGGGAAAAATAAAGTTTACGAAGTTGATCTTATGAAAATAGCGATGCAACCAAGAACTAATAATAATAATAATATATACAATAATTTATCTGTTTTTGATAAAGATGTGCTAACAAAAAGATTAAATGTAACGTTACAAAGTATTACAGCACAACAACTTTATGATGGACAAAAATCAGTTGCTAAAATTTTAGCACCTTGTTTAGATAATGGTGATGGAACCAAAATGATATCTTGTAGTGATAAATCAAGAGGAACATTAGTATCAAAAGACAAGAATGGTAATATAAACAAGGATTTTAATGCTAAAAATTTAGTTGACGTGATACAACCAATCGTTTTAACAAAAGCTGATGAAGTTAATAAAAATGATATAATGAAAAGAGAAAAATCACACAAACTAAAATCATTGAAAAATTGTATAAAAAAAAGAGAGAATGAAATAGGACAATTTCAAGCAACGATGAAAGGATTTCAAAAAAATACAAATCAATATTTACAACATCAAGAATGGATAAGAAGTAGAGAAGAAAAGAATGAAAGAGATATACAGGAAATTGAAGACTTAGAACGCGATGGAATAGAAGAACCAAGAGAAATTGATTTTATATTATTTGATGAGAAGTTGGTTGAAGGAATAGAAGATATAACAAAAATGAATGAAGATTCGACAAAATTTAAAAATTATTTGTCAAAAGAAATATAAATTTTATAAAAGTTACTTTTATAAAATATGAATTTAATCGATTTGTGAAAATAATTGAAACGAAAGAATGATTTTTATTTTTTTCGTTAATAATTTATACAGTACACACACATGAAATGTATTATTTCATTTTTGCTATGTCAATTCTCATTTTTTCATATAAATATATGAAAAAAAATATTTTTATACGTCTTTTTTTGGACGTATTTGGACGTATTTGGATTTTTTTGGACGTATTTGGACGTATTTGGATTTTTTTGGACGTATTTGGACGTATTTGGACGTATATTTTATAAGCTTAATTTGTATCTAATTTGGTATGGTAGTTCATTTGTTGTTAATAATAGGGAACAATTTATCATTTTGTGTATCATTTTGTGTATCATTTTGTGTATCATTTTGTGTATCATTTTGTGTATCATTTTGTGTATCATTTTGTGTATAATTCCTATATCTTTTTACAAATCAAATCGTTTGAATCACTCTTTTTACAAATCAAATCGTTTGAATCACTCTTTCACAAATCAAATCGTTTGAATCACTCTTTTTACAAATCAAATCGTTTGAATCACTCTTTCACAAATCAAATCGTTTGAATCACTCTTTTTACAAATCAAATCGTTTGAATCACTCTTTTTACAAATCAAATCGTTTGAATCACTCTTTTTACAAATCAAATCGTTTGAATCACTCTTTTACAAATCAAATCGTTTGAATCACTCTTTTTACAAATCAAATCGTTTGAATTACTCTTTTTACGAATAAATCGTTTGAATTATTCTTTTTACAAATCAAATCGTTTGAATCACTCTTTTTACAAACAAATCGTTTTATAATTTGTTTGTTTTATTATAATAAATGATTACAACTACTTTTACAAATGAACTTGAAAATAAAATTAAAATTAAAATTAAAAACCAAAAAGATTTTGGAGTTAATTATAAGACACAGCAAAAAATAAAATTTGATGGTATTTCTATATCAATCATTGGTCCTACAAGTTTATCTGAAAATATAATTACTTATAAAGAAGCAACAGAACTTTATTTAGCTTTAGAAAAATTTTTTAATAAGTAATTCAAACGATTTGTTTATGATTATGCACATCGGATAACAATCATATTGTCATATTTTTTCTGGTAAATATATTAATTTAATGTTGTAACGCATCGATGAAAATTCCTTATTTCCTACATACTTTACTGGTGTTTTTCAATGTTTATTTCATTTTTTTTAATATTTGCTTTTTGTTTATCGGGTTCGACTTTTTTACTTTTTTTGATAATTTCGTCTATTTGTTACCATTTATTATCAACCGAGAAAAGTATCATTGGTGTGGTGTATCATTCGTATATTATTCGTATTTCATTCGTATATCATTCCTATATCATTCCTATATCATTCCTATATCATTCCTATATCATTCGTATTTCATTCGTATATCATTCCTATATCATTCCTATATCATTCCTATATCATTCCTATATCATTCCTATATCATTCCTATATGATTTTGTGTTAAGTATTTTAATAACTATATATATACTTACTTTTTCATCGTTTGATGAAACGAAAATTAAAAAATAATTAATTTTTTAATTTACTTTTTACAATTTCTTGGTTTATATGAAATAAGAATTCTCATTTTCTGGTTCCAACCACCATATACTTAAATTTCTGTATTCTAATAGATTATGAAAATGCACCTTAAAATTTTCGATTGGAAGGATATTAACCAGTCTTTTCCTACCTCTATTCAAACGTTGGTGTATTGATCAAAAAACTCTTTTTAAACATATATTGAAATTTATATTTACAAAAATTATCACATCGTCAGTCTGACTAACAGTTAACAGTGAACAGTCAGTCACTTATATTTCGCTTTCTCTTTTTACCATTGAACACTTCACTTATAATCTCTTTGCAAGATTTTTTCACTATCTCATAAGAATACGGGTCAATTACTTCAATTAGTAAGTTATCATTGGCACTATGAGATAGGAGTGTGTCAATTACTTTCTTCCATACCCAAGTTAGTTCTTCATTGGATTCCTTCATTCGGTAACAATGTTCAACAATGCATTGTAAAGGTGTTGAATATTCATCTCCATTATTTGTATCTACTCCTTGTTTGCAAATCCAGACTACCATATCGATCATACATTTTCTACGATCACCCGCAATAATTTTATTAATATATTCCATTAATGGAGTATTTCCTTCTTCGTTAACATCGTGGAGAAAGTCTTTCCAATCGTTGTATTTCATTTTGACTTCATTGTAATACTGTCTTGCATGATTTGGATCTTCGATTTCGTGAAATGACTCGTACATATCTGTAAAAAAATGACATTAGCGAGCGAAAATGATCCTTTCATACAACTACCTTTTTTTCTGGAAAAATTTTTGTGGCTAAATTACACTGACTGTTTTTACTTAACAGTCAAATAAGAGTCAAACAACAGTTCAGTAAAAACAGTCAGATCAGTATACATTTGCCACAAAAAATTTCTTCAGATGTCATCAAGCCAAGGAAAAAGAAAAAGGACGGAAAGCGATGGAAGCGATGTAGAAGAATCTTTACAGGAAAAGAAGAGAATGTCGATTGCACCTTCAACGGAGATTACTCAAGAAGAGACTACTTCAGATGATACTGACGATGATACTGGTGATACAATTTTCGATAGGAAAGGTAATTGTGTCTTTCGTTTTCCTCGAACTTATATGGCGGATCGGACTCAGTGTGTTCGCTATCTTCTTGGAATGCCCAACCCCGAAAAACGGAAAGCAATCACGGATGAAGACATTGAAAGAGCCTTAAGAAAAGAAGCATTCGATTTTGATTTTCTTAGAGAAAATGGTGTCAAACCGATCAAGAATTTGTTTGAAGAACTCTTTAAACATTTCAAGACAGTTCCAACCGCTAAAATAACGAATGATAAATTGTATACGCAGTTCAACAAGGTGTTCAATAAAATGTGTTGTAAATATAAATAAATCATTTGAATCAATCAAATCGTTCGAATTACTTTTTTTACAAATAAATCGTTTGAATCAATCAAATCGTTTGAATTACTCTTTTTACAAATAAATATTTTACATACTTGTTTTTGTGAAACATCTTCGGTTAAATAATATTTAACAGCAGATAATTTGAAATCTTCGCTCTTATGTTTCGGCATATATATATATTATTTACCTATTTATAAAAAATTGAATTGTTTTTTATAAATAAAATACTTATCCATAATACTATATAGAATATAGAGAAATGGAAACTAAACTTGAAATAATTAACGACATTGTTGTTTCACAATCAGTTCCAAAGATGAAACAAGAAAAGAAAAAAATAGAAGATGAAGAACTTGAATGTGAGAGTGAGATGGTAAATGAAGCAAACTGTAGCAAAAATAGTTTAACTGCAAAATCTGGATTTAAAGCAGAGGAAATATTTAGAACCGATAATACAATAAAAATGGCATTAGAAACATATTTCAAATTAAATATTGTTTTAATGGAAAAAATTAAAGGAAAAAAGTATGATACATTAATTACATTTAATAATAATACAAAACTAAATATACAAAATAAAAAAATAGAAAATTTGGGTGGTAGAGGTGATTCATTTGATAGAAGACACATTAAAAATACATTTGATAACCAATTTATAAGAAAATATCTAACTCATTTGTCTTTAATTAGAAAAAGTAAAAGAGAAACATTTATGACTGAAGAACAAAAACAAGATTTCATAAATTTATGTAATATACATAGTAATTTAAATGATATTAAACAATATATAAAAAAAACATTAATTGGTGAAGATGGCGAGGAAAATAATTATTGGTTTATTATGAAAACTGATAAAAATTTTAACAAAATGGAAATATATGTTTTATCAAGTTTAAAACTTTATGAGTTTATTTGTGGTTCAGTCAAAATAGACATTAAAATGAAAAAAAATGGCACTTGTCTACATTTATCACCATATATTTCATTACAAAGAAAAGGTGGAGGAAATACAGACCATTATCCAAATCATATACAAGCAAAGTTAAAAATAACACAAGAAATTTTAAATTTATGCGATAAAATATTGTGATTCAAATGATTTTAAAATTATTTTTAAAACATCAACTACAATGCTATTTCCTAAATAAAATAACATATCTTCTTCTTTAACAAATTCGTCCCATATATAATTTTTATCAAACCCAAACATTCCAATTCCTTCTATTGCATTTAATCTCCTCACCTTGTTATCAATATAATATAACCCTGTTTTTGCTCCTGGACCTCCTGAGGAAGCACAAATTGTAGGACCACAATGATTAATAGAATATACTCTTTCTCCTTGTCTTCCACCATTATTAGTTATTTTATGAATTAATTTATAAAGCATTTTACAATTATTTTTATTTTCATTATCATTACATTTTTCTAATTTATATTTATCTGTATAATCTAAAAATCTGGTTTCCGTATTATCAATAATGATTGATACAGGAATTATATTATTTTTTATTTCTGTTGGAAATAAAAATTGTTTTTGTTTATTACCGATAATAAATAATCTATGACGAGATTGAGGTGAGTTGTAATATTTTGAGTCAAGTATTTTATGACTTATGTGATATCCTCTTTTTTCTAATTCATTTTTTATTGTTTTGAAAGTATCCCCATTGTTAATTGTTAATAAATTTTTTACATTTTCTAAAATAATTGTGTTAGGATTTTTAATGTCTATAATTTTAAGAATACTAAAGAATAAATTTCCTTTAACCTTATCATCAAATCCTTCTTTTTTTCCTGCTATTGAAAATGGTTGACAGGGGAATCCGCCACATAAAATATCAAAATCAGGCATTTTAGCAATATCAACATTGTTTATATCACCAGCAGGTTCTATTTTATGATTTGCCTTATATATTTTTCTAACATTTTCGTCTATATCACAAGCAAATACACAATTGTATTTAATATGTGGATTAGATATAAAATCAAATGCAGTATGAAAAGCACCTAATCCACAAAATAAATCAATATATTTAATTTCTAACGGATTGCTTTTAATAGCAGGAGTATCCACCTGATTATCTTCTATTTTTTTTGATGAATCTGTTTGACTTGTTGTATGTTTTTGATTAATAAGTTTAATTAATTCTGTTTTATTTTTGGATTTACACTTTGTAATTCCAAGTTCTCCACACTTCTCTAAAAGTTCTGTTTTAGTTATTTTGGTTAAATCCATTCCTTCAATAATACAAATTATATCAGTCATATTATTTAATTCAATTTTTTTATTATCCAAACTCATTTATATATTTACTAAATATTTAATTTGTTAATTATCAATTTTTTAATTAATCAAATCGTCTTTTTACAAATCAATCAAATTACTCTTTTATTAAGTTACATTTATTTTGTTTCAAAACCTCCATACAATGTTCGACCTTGTCGTTTTAAAGCATATACCACATCCATCGCAGTTACAGTCTTTCTTCTTGAATAGTCAGTGTAAGTGATGGCATCGCACATAATGTTCTCTAAAAACATTCGGAGAATTCCTCTTGTTTCCTCGTATATAAGTCCAGATAGACGCTTTACCCCTCCTCTTCTCGCCAAACGACGGATAGCAGGTTTGGTTATTCCATGTGCTGAATCACGCAAGATTTTTCGATGACGCTTTGATCCCCCCTTTCCTATGTTCGCTTTTCCCTTTCCTCGTCCCTCAGTCATATTTTTTGTGGAGAAAAAAACTAACAATAGTTTTGACTGTTCAAACTTTTTTGATAAATTTACATTACTATTACAAACTACATTATTGTCGTCGTCGGCGTTTTGGGCTTGGGGGCAACGGACACGTGGAAGCATCATCTCCTTCTTCAGGATAATAAGAAGGTATGATCGGACTTTGTTCTTGGACTTTGATTAAATTCATTATATTAAGAAAGGACTTGCGAGCAACTAACATTGCTTTTTCTTGTGGGTCTAAACTATTTAATAACAGATCAATTGCATCGACACGTTGTTGCCGTCTTTTCAGTTCCTCTTCTTTTGAAAAAAAAGATAAGTCGATTACAGATGATAAATCAGAGTCGTCTTCAGACATGAAAAATTTTTTGTGTCCTAATATGTATCGATAAAAACAGTCATAAAAACAGTCATAAAAACAGTCATAAAACAGTCAGTAATTGGACTACGAAATACATTTAATTTAATACATATCTCACGTAAAAACCTCGTGAGAACTCACTTTTCTTTGGTTTATCCATACTCAAAAACCTTTCAGACGCCTCCTTCCCGTGAAAAAAATTGTCGAGTATTCGATTAATAAACGCAAAGGGTGGGACAGCCATATTATTTCTCGGTGGGTTCAAGAAATCTTGACGAATAGACTGCAAAGTTAATGCGTCGATAGGATACGAATTGGTGACGATTTCATCTTTCCCATAACGAAAGGCTATCAAATTGCTTGTTTGAAGATCCTCAAAATGAACGAGTTTTTTCTTCAAAAAATACTCCACCGGTTGACTCTCGTGACTCGGCAGTCTTGAAGACATTATTAGACCTTCTTCCTCCAGATTGTGAGTAAAATATCCATTCAAAGGGATAAATGGTCCTGGGGGTAATTCAAGGACTAACATTCCATTGAATACCTCATAACGAAGTCCAGCTGTCTTTAGTTGACTTAGCGAAAGGCGACCTTCTTCATGGGGAACAAGTATTTGAAGAATAGCCTTAATAAAAGGATCCGCCAGATGAGTATGTGCGTCTACATCGACGTCACAACTGATTTTAAAGATGAAGCCCGTCATGTCCAAACCAGTTAATTCTCCAAGTTGATGTCCTAAGTCCTCGACAGTTTTAGCGTTACAAGCTTCGTTCCAAGACATTTTTTTTGTGAAAGAAAATTTTTTGTGGTGACAAGAAGGTTAAACAGTCAACAGTCAAAACAGTCAACAGTCAAAACAGTCAGTATAAACAGTCAAACGTCCTCCATAAGACACAAAAAAAATGCAATTTCGATTTTTAATTCTTTTCCTTACCATTGTTTGTGGACTGTCTGCATCTCTTCGTGGACTAATTCGTGACAAAAGTGAAGCCCATCGAGCCATCGTTGTGGAAGAAAGCGAAGACAAAATCGACCTTCAGGATGATATCGAGGTTGAATTGGACGACGACGAAATACAAGCCTATCGTGACAGAGCCATCGTTGTCGAAGAAAGCGAAGTCGACAAAATTGACCGACAGGATGATATTGAGATTGAATATGAGTTAATACGTGACTTGCTTCATAAAATTATTCAACGTGAACGTTTAGGTTTAATTTGAATTTATTTTTAACTTTTTCTAAAAACAAAGACGATTTTTACTTTTTTTAAAAACAAAGACGAATTTACAGCACTCTATGACGTGTTATGACGTTCGTATAATATCGGTTAAATTAAGAGTGTGAACACTCCCAAGAGATGATACATTCGTGATCGAGAAGTGTGAACACACTCAAATTTCTCGGATAATAATAGCAATTTACATTTACTTTTTTGTAAAATAAGAATATGAACACCCCGATTATTTAATATCTACATATCGCGTTACCCCATCTCTACGAATGAAGAGTATGAACACCCCCCAGCGAAGAAACGTCATTTATTTTTGGACAGTAACTTATATCCAGAGTATGAATCCTTCCAAGAGATGAAACATCAGTAATTCCTTCACAGTAACTTAAATTGAGAGTGTGAACACTCCCAAGAGAGGAAACATCAGTAATTCCTTCACAGTGACTTAAATCAAGACTGTGGACACCACCAAGAGAGGAGACATCAGTAATTCGACGACAGAATCTTAAATGAAGAGTATTAACACTCCCAAGGGAGGAAACATCAGTGATATGATGACAACCAGTTAAATTGAGAATGTGAACACTCCCAAGAGAGGAAACATCAGTAATTCCTTCACAGTGACTTAAATTGAGAGTGTTAACACTCCTAAGAGAGGAAACATCAGTTATTTCATCACAGCCAGTTAAATTAAGTGAATAAACTTTCCCAAGAGATGACACATTAGTAATTCGACAACAGTGACTTAAATCAAGATTATGAACACGACCAAGAGATGAAACGTCAAAGATTCCGTGACAGTGACTTAAATCAAGAATATGAACACGACCAAGAGCCGAAACATCGGTGATTTCATAGCAGTGTCTCAAATTAAGTTTATGAACTTTGCCAAGAGCCGACACATCGGTGATTCGATAGCAGCCACTTACATCGAGAGTATTGACCCCACCAAGAGCTGATACATCAGTAATTCCGTGACAGCCACGTAAAACGAGAGTGTGAACACCCCCAAGAGATGCAACATCGGTGATTGCAGAACAGCCAGTTAAAATGAGAGTATGGACTTTCCCAAGAGAGGAAACATCAGTGATTTCATCACAGTAACTTAAATTCAGCTTAGAAACTTGTGCGAGAGCTGATACATCTTTGACTTGATAACACATAGAGAGATCCAAATCATAAACTCCAGCAAGTGGAGATACATCTTCAAGTTTTGAACAATAGTGTAACTTCACCGTCTGAATTCCTTTTAAAGCTGAGACATCTGTAATAGACGTCCCACTAAGATTCACATATTGAATAGAAGATAGAGGTGGAAAGATTGTTACAGGACGATTCCGAAGTCGATGTTTATTAGCATAAACGAACATTTCACGTGCGGTTATCACATTCAGACACAAGTTTTTTGGGATAATGCATTCCTTCAACATCTTTGAACAATGACGGAAGGCTAATTGGTCCTTTGGTAGAAGAAACAATTGGATACATCTCCAGAGTTCTGGAGGTAGAAGATTCAAATCAAACGCCTGAATACATCTTTTTTTGTTAGGACTTTGCGGGACTTGGAATCCGCCTTTTCGTTTCATTCTACATATTGGTGGTAGAACAACCGCTTGAAGACATCTTTTTTTGCTTTGGAAGACTTGGGATTCGCCTTTTCGTTTAGACATTCTACATAGAAGATAAAGTTTAGTTACTTCACTTTAGTATGAAGTGACAAGAAGTTTTTACCTTTTTTTTGAGAGAGAAAATTTGTGTGACAAGAAGGTAGTATCAATAACAACAGTCAATAACAACAGTCAATAATGACACTCAATGACACTCAATGACACTCAATGGCGTATAATGACACTCAATGACACTCAATGGCGTATAATGACACTCAATGACACTCAATGGCGTATAATGACACTCAATGACACTCAATGGCGTATAATGACACTCAATGGCGTATAATGACACTCAATGACACTCAATGGCGTATAATGACACTCAATGGCGTATAATGACACTCAATGACACTCAATGGCGTATAATGACACTCAATGGCGTATAATGACACTCAATGACGTATTGTATGGCGTCGTAAGAACAGTCAGTAAATAACAGCCAAAATGTCGAACTATTGCCACAAAAAATTTTCTATGGCTCGGACTAAGCAAGTTGCTCGTAAGGTGCTTGCCATCAAAGAACCCTTCACGTCTGCTCCTGCTACTGGAGGAAAGATGTTTCCCACTATGCCATCAAGGATTAAATTTACAAGTAGAAGGTCTGCGCCTGCTACTGGAGGTGTCAAGAAGCCCTACAGATACCGCCCTGGGACTGTTGCACTTAGGGAAATTCGAAAGTATCAAAAAAGCACTGAACTGTTGATACGCAAACTTCCATTTCAGAGACTTGTCCGTGAAATAACCGAAGGTTTCAAGTTAGATGTTCGTTTTCAATCAACTGCCTTGTTGGCTCTTCAGGAAGCAAGTGAAGCTTATCTTGTCTCTCTTTTTGAAGACACCAATTTATGTGCTATCCACGCCAAGAGAGTCACCATCATGCCAAAGGATATGCAATTGGCTCGTCGCATTCGTGGTGAAAGAAGTTAAGGGATGTTTTACTCTGAATGTAAATGTATTGGTATAAATGTATGGGTATAAATGTATGGGTATAAATGTATTGGTATAACTGTTATTTTACTTTTTTTGTTCAGACTGACTGTTGTTATACTGTTGTTATACTGACTGTTGTTATACTGACTGTTGTTATACTGTTATTGACTGTTGTTATACTGTTGTTATACTGTTGTTATACTGACTGTTCTTATACTGACTGTTGTTATACTGTTTATACTGACTGTTCTTATACTGACTGTTTATACTGACTGTTTATACTGACTGTTGTTAGTCTTATACATTTTGTCACAAAAATATTCTCTCTCTAACAAAAGGTAAAAACTTCTTATCACTTCATACTAAAGTGAAGTACCTAAACTTTATCTTCTATGTAGAATGTCCAAAGGTAACAAAAAAATATGTATTCCAGTGTTTGATTGGAAAAAAGTGCCGAAATCAATGGATCTTAGTTCCTTCCATTATTCTACACCCAAGAGCGTATGGGAACCAATCATCATCAAAGTTTTCAATTTGTGGCTGATGTCGTTTCTTCAAACAATGGATGAAAAACCATATGAAGTCCTACTGTCAGTTTTAAATTCGAAGTACTTACTGAAAGAGATTGATGATTGGACAAATGTCTCTTCATTAGTTTTTTCTTTTCTGCTTGATCAAGATGAAGTTGTTGAAAAAGAAAAAACACAAGAAATGATACATTTTGTGATCAACCTACAAATCATCATAGAAGTGATGATGGGGCGAGTTCTTCAATATGACTGCGTGGCTTTCTGTAAATCCGAAATTATACTAAGCATTGAAATTTATCTTATGGATTTGAAGTTTGATTCTGGAGACTTAGACTTAGAAAATGCTTTAGAAAATGCTTTGAACCCACTCTTTGAAACGTGGGAGGAGTTTTATTTACGATCTACTAAAGAAGTAGACTGTTGCGGGCATTCTTATATTATAGCTAAGAATCAAAGTGACTTTTCTGATAATAATACTACTTCTTGTAAAGCGTGTGGGGAAGATTTTTATGAAATCGATTGTTGCAATGAGAACTATACCTTTGGAAAGAATCTTGATGCTGATACTATTAGTACTTGTTGCAAGCATTGCTTCAAAAATTTGTATGATCCCGACGAAGATGATGACGAACAAGAACGTCCCTCGAAGAAACGTAAAATCAATGATGAAAATCGAAGAGTCAAAAGAACGTTTCTTCTAACAGAACTTCTTGGATGTGTTCTTTATTGCTGGAGACCTTGTAGAGAATATTTCAGAACTGACTTGTTATAATGTGTTGTAAATGTAATTGGTAAAGTAAATGTAATTGGTATTAGTATGTATTGGTATTAGTAACTATGACTGTTATTTTACTTTTTCTGTTCAGACTGACTGTTGTTTATACTGACTGTTTTTACTGACTATCATTTCAGACTGTCATTTTTGACTGTCATTTTTTTCTTCTACAGTCACTTAATTTTTTCCATGGAGCCTACTATTACACTTTTTGGCGACGTTCTAAATAAATTGAAGTATTTAGCACCAAAGCAAAGATCCAGATGCGAAGAAAGAGTTGGAATATGTTTCCTTCAAGGACCTCTGAAACCTCTCAAACCTTTTGAAGAGTATGAGGTTGCTAAATCAAATAAAAAACTAATTTACGATTCAACTGTCCGTAAGTATTTTTCAATATTCATTTTTCATATTTGACATTTTAATTTTCTTACAGAATGTTTTACTAATTCGAAATATGAAAACCTCTATTTCCTTATTGGTGAAACAAAAGATGTTACATCTGCATTCAACGTAATGAAATTCAGGATAGATGTCGGTTCGGGTAATATTTACATATTAAATACCCCTTTCTCCACCTTTGTTCGGAAAAATGCAATGGTGAAATTGCGGACCCAAATCATCGACAGTGAAAGAGGGGAATCACCATTACCATTTTTCGACGAAGACCCTATACCCTTACCATACTGTGAACCAATACCATTGCCTTGTTCTAACGAAGACGAACAACCTTACAAGCGACGACGTATAACTATCACTGAAGATGATGAAAGTTTATGGGTGTAAATTATGTAAATGTAGATTATGACTGTTTTTATAAACAACTGTCACAGAAGGAAAAGAGGTCACAAAAATTTTTTCTCTATGCAGTATATCGATGACAAAATCGTTAAATTTGAGTTATCTCCATTTTTAGGAATAGAAGAAACTCAAAAAATGATCTTGGTTTCAAAAAAAATGAAAGCAATTCTCGAAGATCGGCTATGCAACATCACAGAAAAAGAAGTATGTCACTATGTAGACTACAAAGTAGCACAAGACAACGATGAATGGTCAAACAATCTGATTCTACAAGAGATAATCAATTATTTAATGTCTCACAAGAAGCATAAGTTACATCTTTCTACAATTAATCTCATATTGTATACTTGTAAAAACTATTACAATGAAGGTCCTCAACAGAACCTATATTTTGGAAGACAGCAACAATATAAGGTATAAAAAACTCGTATAAAAAAACTCGATAATTTTTAATATTTTTTTAGCTTTGTTTTAATTCTTTACAACAAGATATCTACAACCGGACGGGAACGAGATGTATTTGTTATAATTCTATGGAGGCGACAAATGATTCATCAGAAAATCCTCGTATGTTTCGGTGTAGAAATGGAAAATATGCAAGAAGAATCGTTGTATACAGAACACGAGATAAAACGAGAATATGCAAGTTAAATCCTCGTGTGAAAGCACGCGAAGAAAATTATGATAAGTTTGCTTTCAAAACATTGAGTGAGTTAACCACACGGTATTCCTTTGAACGTTGGGCAAATGAAATGTGGAAAGATTATCAGTATATACATATGGATGAAGTATATGACGTTGAAATTTATGGTTTTTAGGAATTATTTTAATTACGATTATATTTAAACAACATTGGAAATACAAATTCTCCAAAAACTTTATGAAAGTTATCGATTTGATGATTTTCATCCACGAGAGCGACATATCTCAGAACAGACTCCAAACGTTTGATATCATCAATTTCTCTTTCTATTCTCAAAATTTCTACGAGGTCATAAATTTCAGGAGAAATGAGGATTAATACGTCACGGCAACTCCTTCCATCTTGATATTCAATAGAATCATCAACTCCTGAAAATAGCAATCTTGCAATTTCTGCTCTCCAACCGACGTTTGGATTGTATCCCCATTCTTGTAGAGGAAAAAGAAATCGCTGTGATATACAAAAGAGTAATTTCAACGAATTAAATTGAGCTTTTTTTTTCACACAAACTATGTTGAGGTATTCACGTTCACTAATAGTCTCCAAATTAAATACATCAATTTTATTGACTCGAGGAGGAAATAACAATCCACGATTACCAAGATGATGCCTGAATTATGTATAAAGAACATTATTTACGATTAGAGGAAAAGTGAAAACTTACTTTAAGTGTAGTATTTTTGTTTCAAAGGAACGAATTGTTTGCTTTACGATTTCACGTTCGTCATCACTAACTTCTCCCGTCAAGTTTATAACGACTGTGTTAGCTTGAGTAACATTGTTTGACATTTAATGATCACCGATACTGCTGACTATTAGTTTTGTGACTGTTTCGATTAAAACCTAAAATACAGTTTCGAACGTCTGTTACGTATTTTTAAGGAGATGAATCAGTTTTTATGATGAATAGACCAATAATTCGTAAGTTTAAAAAAAAGAAACTCCAACGTTTGAATAGAGGTAGAAAAAGACTGGTTAATATCCTTTCTACCGAAGATTTTAAGGTGCATTTTCATAATCCTATTAGAATACATAAATTTAAGTATATGGTGGTTGGAACCAGAAAATGAGAATTCTTATTTCCTATAAACCAAGAAATTGTAAAAATGAGACGAAAAATGTTATGATTTTTTAATTTTCGTTTTATCAAACGATGAAAAAGTAAGTATATGTATAGTTATTGAAATACTTAACACAAAATCATTCACAAATCATTCACAAATCATAGAGGAATCATAGAGCAATCATAGAGGAATCATAGAGCAATCATAGAGCAATCATAGAGCAATCATAGAGCAATCATAGAGCAATCATAGAGCAATCATAGAGCAATCATAGAGCAATCATAGAGCAATCATAGAGGAATCATTGAGGAATCATAGAGCAATCATAGAGGAATCATAGAGCAATCATAGAGGAATCATAGAGCAATCATAGAGCAATCATAGAGGAATTATACAGCAATCATAGAGGAATTATACAGCAATCATATACGAATAATTGACGAATCATTAATTTAATCATTAACTAATCAAATCATTCACCAATGATACACAATGATAAGGAACATTCAGCAATGATTGAAACGATTTGATTGATTCAAACGATTTGATTGATTCAAACGATTTGATTGATTCAAACGATTTATTTGTAAAAAGAGTAATTCGAACGATTTGATTGATTCAAACGATTTATTTGTAAAGGAGTAATTCGAACGATTTGATTGATTCAAACGATTTATTTGTAAAAAGAGTGATTCAAACGATAAAATATTATATTAAATCATTCAATAAAATAATTCTACTATTTCTATTGTTTTATTAGTTGGATTTTGTATCCAATACTCAATTTGTTGTTCTAATATTTTTATTCGTTCTTTCCATTCTGTTTCTTTATTTTTCAAAATTTGCATTATTCCTAATTTATTCAATTTCCAACAAGAATTTACTTTTTTACCTTTTTCATCTATATAACTATCTGGATTAAATCGAATGAATACAATTGGTCTATGATTCAAATCTTTTGATAACTCCATTAATCGTTTGTTTTCACAACTACAATCATAATTAGTATGTTTATTTTCATCTATTTCAATAATTATTATATGTGAACCCATATCTAATAATAAATCTGGACGACGTTTAGAACATCCATCTTTTACTGTTTTATCTGAAATCCAAGTAAAACTTGAAAATCTTGTTTTTATTCTATTTTCTACATCAGTTTGTTTGGTTTTATAATTTCTTGATACTTTGATTTCTGGATGAATTTGAATACAACAAGGTAAACAATATCCATTATATTTTTTAATTCCTGTTGTTTCACACCAAGAAGATTTACATAATGCTGACCCTCCGCATTTTTTACATGTTGATTTATGTCTTCCGTGTTCACAAATAGAAGATCCTCCACATTCTTTACATTGTGATTTTATTCTACCGTGTTCACAGATTGAAGATCCTCCGCATTCTTTACATTTTGATTTTTGTCTACCGTGTTCACAGATTGAAGATCCTCCGCATTCTTTACATTTTGATTTCTCTCTTCCATGTTCACAGAATGAAGATCCTCCGCATTCTTTACAAGTTGATTTGATTCTTCCATGTTCACAGATTGAAGATCCTCCGCATTCTTTACATTGTGATTTTATTCTACCGTGTTCACAGATTGAAGATCCTCCGCATTCTTTACAAGTTGATTTTTGTCTACCGTGTTCACAGATTGAAGATCCTCCGCATTCTTTACAAGTTGATTTTATTCTTCGGTGTTCACAGATTGAAGATCCTCCGCATTCTTTACATGTTGATTTGAATCTACCGTGTTCACAGATTGAAGATCCTCCGCATTCTTTACATTGTGATTTTTGTCTACTGTGTTTACAGATTGAAGATCCTCCGCATTCTTTACATTTTGATTTTTGTCTACCGTGTTCACATTTTTTTTTACGTATTTTAATACCATTCATTTTTGTATTTGATAATAGACTTTGGAATTAATATCAATTTTATGATTTGTTTGTTAATTACAAACAAATCGGTTTGAATAACACTTTTTTACAGTCAGTTTAAATAATTTTATTATAAGTAAATGGAAATTATATCAAATATGATAAATAACATATATAGTAATTTTTTAAAAAAAGAAGAACCAATATATACATTTTCAAAATATAAAGAGCCAACGAATGATGAAATTGATGAATTAATAAATGCAACAATAAGAGAAATTAAATTAGACAATGAAATAAATAATCTTAATATCAGATTGAAAAACTTAATAAAAGAAGATGACGATAATCAAAGTAATAATAATAATAATGATAAGAATAATGGTGCAATTCAGGAGAGAATTAAAGTTTTGATAAAAAATGATCCGTGATTCTGAAAACGGTAAAAAATTTTTAATATCGATACATTTGTTTTGAATAAATAATAAAGAATTGTGTAATAAATTGTTTAAACAATTTATTAGACTATAATCATTTTATCGCTTAGATCTTTTAGATCCAATCTATTGCGTCTACAAAAAATCTCGGATTTTGTTTCCACATTGTTACTACAAAATTATGTTGAACTTCTATGATTTTATTAAGTTCTTGTTCAAAATTATCTTGAGCTTGTTTTGATTTTTTTTCTTTTTCTTCATTTGTAAGGTCAGATTCTTGGATTTGTTTTAGTTTTTCTGTAAAAATTTCTCGCAGTATTTTTTCAATATCATCTTTAACAAAAGTAGAACCAACTAAATTGATAATACTAATAGTGCTTTGAACAAGTTTTTTTAAAGAATCAAGGGAAAAAGGACGACAATAACTTAAATCTAAAGTATGAAGAACTTTACTTTCAGCAAGTTCTTTGATACTATCATCAGTGATAGGCATCGACAAACCAGATAAATTCAATGTGTGAAGAACAGGACTTTTAGCGAGTGCCTTAATACTTTCTTGTGTAATTTGATGACAACCAGATAAATCCAAAGAGTGAAGAACAGGACTTTTAGCGAGTTCTATAACATCTTCATCTATGATTTGACGACAACGAGATAGATTCAAATTAGAAACAGACTTTTTTTTAGCAAATTCCTTAAGACTTGAAAAAGAACAGCCACTTAAATTCAACGTGTCCAAATGAATGTTTAGTTTTTGTAAATCTTTATCAGTAATAGTTTTACTAACATCATCGGAAGAGAAATCTGAAGAGAAATCTACTGTATGAATTTTATCATTGAAATAATTTATAAAATCAAAAAATATATCAACCGATTTTCTATCACGAAATTTGAACTTAGCATCATCTAATTTACTAATTACCTTTTTAATTTTATCTTCTTCATTTGCAATTACATATAATTTTTGAAAAAACACTCGAGTACCTTCAGCAGTAAAATTAGAACGAATCTTTTTACTTTTATATTCATTCAAATGTTTATTAACACTTTCTAAACTTTTTATATCTTTCGGATCAAGAAAAGAAGAAATTGACTCTTTAATGTCAGGAATAATAGTAGAAAGAGATGGAAGATTTTTTTTCCTTTGTTCTTCCAAGGGTTCATCTACTTCATCTTGTTTTCTTTTTTTACTACCATCAAATTTCATAGATTTCTTTGTTTTGATAGATTTCTTTGCTTTGATAGATTTGTTTGTTTTGATAGATTTCTTTGCTTTGATAGATTTTAGATTGGTAGATTTCTTTGTTTTGATAGATTTTTTTGTTTTGATCGATTTCTTTGCTTTGATAGATTTCTTTGCTTTGATAGATTTTAGATTGGTAGATTTCTTTGTTTTGATAGATTTCTTTGTTTTGATAGATTTCTTTGCTTTGATAGATTTCTTTGCTTTGATAGATTTCTTTGCTTTGATAGATTTTAGATTGGTAGATTTCTTTGTTTTGATAGATTTCTTTGTTTTGGTATATTTTTTAGCTTGCATTTATTTAATAGAAAACATTAATCATTATTTGATTTAAATTTTATAACAAGTTAGTTATAAAATTTTATATAATGTCATAGATATTATTACTTCTTATTGCTTTTTTTCATCGTTAATCGTGCTATGCTTATGTTTTTTTATCGTTACTCACGTTTTCTTTATCGTTAATGACGTTTTTTATCGTCAATCACATTTTCTTCATCGTTAATGACGTTTTTTTTATCGTTACTCACATTTTCTTCATCGTTAATGACGTTTTTTTTATCGTTACTCACATTTTCTTCATCGTTAATGACGTTTTTTTTATCGTCAATCACATTTTCTTCATCGTTCACGTTTTTTTCATCGTTAATGACGTTTTTTTTATCGTTACTTACATTTTCTTCATCGTTCACATTTTTTTCATCGTTAATGACGTTATCTTGTACCTTTTCAAGTTTGATAGATGGTGGTAAGTTGTTTGGTAAAAGATATGTAATCGAATCAACCTTAAAAGTTAAAAGTTCATTCCAACAATTGTCTTTATATTTTGGGCGAAGAGCATATTCTTTTTGATTAGTAACATTATTTAAATCATCCATGGTAATTTTACCAAGTTCTCCAATAGTGCCATGAGCATAATGTCCATATTTAACAATTAAACGTTTCATATTATCTTTATTCAATTTGAAAATATATAAATCACCAAGATTATCTAAATTTTGTTGGCAAATATAATAAGCAGTTAACAGATATTCACAATTATGATTCATTCTCAACTGAACATAATTGAATTTGTTATTTTCTTTACCACCATTCGATGCTTTAATTTCAATATTAGTATGATTTGAATATAAATCTCCGTTACATAATGAAGCATTATTTTTGGTCATATTATATTTAATTTTTATATATTTTTCTAAAACAGGTCCAGTGAATTGTCCAGATAAATTATTATATTTACAATACATGTGAGCATCTTTCAAAGTCGGAAGTTTCATAATATTTTGTGTGTGAATTTTATTAGAACAAGTGCTATTCAATAATAGTTGAAGTTTAATTTTCATTTCGTTATAATATTCCATTTTAAATATGAAATTTAAAAAAAGAGGATAAAAATCAATTTTTACGATTTGAATATAATCTAACAAGTTCCCCTCTACCCATAGAATTTTGTCGAGCAGTATTAAAACTATCTGAATAGTCAAGTTGATTAAAGTTATAAATTAAAAGGTCAATATTAATATTACTTTTAATCCAATGCCAACTTTTAGGTCTAAGTTCATTTAAATTGTATTTTTGAATAAAACCTATTTTACCACCATAAGCTCTAATAGCAAAATCAGCATTAGTAGGTGGTGTAGGTTGTCCTGATTGATCGATAGGTCCGAATGAAAGAAATTTCCAATCATCGTGTTTAGTAGGTAAATCAATAAAAGGTCTTTTAATATCTTTTTTTTGCCAAATTTGAAAACAACATTTAACCATCATAGGAGGATAAAAACAGCAAGGTTTAGTAGGAACATCCTCATCATAAATTAAATGAAAAGAGTTATTTAATTTATTTTGAACACTTGGTCGTCTGAAAGTTCTTGGAATAATAAAAGCGATAACTTTAGCCCATTGAGCAGAATGATTAAAGAATTTAATCGCCAACGAACTAACTTTACCAAAAGGAGGATTACCAATAACTAATATATTGTTGTAATGAATAGGAGGAGTAAAATCAAAAAAATCCATTTGGATAATATTATTATTTTCAGGTGAAATATCAATAGCAAACATATTATCAAAATGTAATTGGTCAGAAAAACTGCCATTACCAGCACTTGGTTCAATAATAAAATCAAAAAAAAGTTTATCATCATAAATTTCAAAAACTTTATCAATACATTTTTTGGAATAAGTGACAACAGTAAAAAATTTATCTAATCCTTCTTTTCTGACATCAACAGTGTTTTTCATTTTTATATAGAAATGAAAGAAAGAATTTGTAAAAATCAATTTTCAAAAAGAATAGCATCTATTTTAAGATAAAGTTGTTCGATAGTATCATCATTATCAATACGAATCGAAGGTAATTTATAAATCCACTCATATTCACTAATATGTAAAGACGAAGGAATAGAATGTTGTTTTGAAAACCATGATGGTTCATTTCTCATAACATACATCATTTTTGCCCCCATATTTTCTAACATTTGAATTTCAGATACAAATCTACAATCAGTAATAACGACATTATTAAATTGTTTAATTTTTCTTTCAAGAGCAAAAATCCAAATATCCTTATGAAAAAGGTTTCTGAATAAATCAGTGCCAATCATTTGCATCATAGTTCTTGGGGTAACAGTGAATTGTAATTTATCACTCCACCAAATATCTTTTTGTTCTCTCCATAAACGAGATTTTTCTGAAATACCTTCCATTAAATCTCTATCCCAATTAAAGATAGCGGAAATAACATCTTTTAAAACAGAACTAAAACTCAATTTTACAAAACCTTTGGTAATTAGGTAAGAAGCAATAGTATCTTTACCACTTCCAGCAAATCCACAAATACCAATAATCATTTTAATTAAATTGAATAAGTTTTATTTTTAGAATCATTTTTTAATTCATCCGAATGAATTTCTTTCAGTAAGCATTATATTTTAGTCGAAACTCTAAAGTGGGTGGTGTTAATCTTGTACAATCAAACATAAAATTAACACCAACTGTTTTTAAAGAAGAAAGACCATTGAAAGATGGTGTAGTTAAATTTTCACATTCCACCATCCAATCATCACCAACTGTTTCTAAAGAAGTAAGACCTTCGAAAGATGGTGTTGTTAAACTTTCACATCTTTTCATCCAATAATCACCAACTGTTTTTAAAGAAGAAAGACCATTGAAAGATGGTGTAGTTAAACTGGGACAAAACCCCATCCAATCATCACCAACTGTTTCTAATTTTGATAGACCATTGAAAGATGGTGTTGTTAAACTATGACAAAGTAACATCCATCTATTACCAACTGTTTTTAAAGAAGAAAGACCTTCGAAAGATGGTGTTGTTAAATTGTAACAACTCTCCATCCATTCATGACCAACTGTTTCTAATTTTGATAGACCATTGAAAGATGGTGTTGTTAAACTACGACAAACTGCCATCCATCCATCACCAACTGTTTTTAAAGAAGAAAGACCTTCGAAAGATGGAGTTGTTAAACTTTCACATTTAATCATCCAATAAACACCAACTGTTTTTAAAGAAGAAAGACCATTGAAAGATGGTGTAGTTAAATTTTCACATTTCGCCATCCAATCATCACCAACTGTTTCTAAAGAAGAAAGACCATTGAAAGATGGTGTAGTTAAATTTTCACATTCCGCCATCCAATTATTACCTACTGTTTGTAAAGAAGAAAGACCATTGAAAGATGGTGTAGTTAAATTTTGACACAAATCCATCCATGTATCACCAACTGTTTGTAAAGAAGAAAGACCATTGAAATTAGGTGTTGTTAAACGATCACAACTCTCCATCCAACCATCACCTACTGTTCGTAAAGAAGAAAGACCATTGAAAGATGGTGTTGTTAAACTGTCACAATAATCCATCCAATTATTACCTACTGTTTGTAAAGATGATAAACCAGTAAAATTTACTGTTGTTAAATTCAAACATTTATACATCCATGTATTACCTACTGTTTGTAAAGAAGAAAGACCATTGAAAGATGGTGTTGTTAAACTTCGACAGTTAACCATCCAATCATAACCAACTGTTTTTAAAGAAGAAAGACCTTCGAAAGATGGAGTTGTTAAACGATCACAACTCGCCATCCAACTATCACCTACTGTTTCTAAAGATGATAAACCAGTAAAATTTACTGTTGTTAAATTACATCTAAACATCCAATCATTACCTACTGTTTTTAGAGACGGAAAATAAAAATCAATTGTTCTTACAGTGTTAGGTATTGAAGAAAAAGTGATTGTTTGTTCAAATCCATAAACAACTATATTTACAATACTTCTGTTTATTTGTTCGTTTGTTACATAAATAATTTGTTCTTCAATTGTTACTGGTATTCTTTCACAATCTAAAACATTAATTTTCGATGGATCAACTACCACAGTATCATCTTTGATCAATTCAAAATTGCTGACACACTCTTCCAATTTGTTTTTCTTTTCTGTTATTGTTTTTATTGTTTCGTTTAATGAAAGTTCTTCTTGACGTAATATCTTCTGATTTACTGATATTAAACTAATTAATTCTTCTTGTAATTTTGTTGGATTTATACAGTAGTAAACTTTTAATTTTTTTATTAAATCAATTTCTAATAATTCAGGACAGTAATGTTTGTACCAATATATCTGAAAGAATATGATTAAAAACCCAAACTTCATCTCCGAAGAATAATCAAAAGTATTAAAATTGTTAATAGAAAGAACAGTATCTTCATCCATAGATTCCAAAACATTCATCAAATCGTCTTCATCAGGTAAAAAAGTTAATATTTCACCTACAGTATCAACATCAAGTGGTGCGAGATCATCTTCTTTTTTTCTTTTCATATCATGTTCAAGTTTTTCTTCTTCTTCATCTCTTTTTCTTTTCATACCAGATTCTTCAGCTCTTTTTCTTTTCATATCAGGTTCAGGTTGATTTTCATCTTCTCTTTTTCTTTTATCAGTTTTCATACCATCAAAAAAACGTAAATAGAATTGTTCTTTTGTAGATACAGGTTTATTTTTTAATGATTTAACTTTGATAGATTTCTTTCCTTTAACAGATTTGTTCTTGTTCTGTTTAACAGATTTCTTTTGTTTTACAGATTTCTTTTGTTTTACAGATTTCTTTCGTTTAACAGATTTCTTTTGTTTTACAGATTTCTTTCGTTTTGCAGATTTCTTTTGTTTTACAGATTTCTTTGGTTTAACATTTTGTTTTTTGTGAACAGATCTAATCATTTTTATAAATAAGCAAGTAAATAAACATAATAAAATTTTTTCATTTTATTTTTTGATATAATAAAATGAATCGATTAGTGCGACGAATCGTAAAAAAAAGCGTAGGTAGAATGAAAAAAAGTATACCTAAAATGAAGAAAAGTGTAGAGAAAAAGGTTAAAAAGATAAAGAAAAGTACAGGGATTAGAAGGAATTTAAAATGAAAGTAATAATAAAAAAATGAATCAAAATACAATTTACGGTATTCGAATTACTAACTCAGATAATATAACCATTTTTTCGTTTATTTTCTCTAAAAAGTTTGATCAAGCCAAAATTATTAGAATCATCAATAAAGTATATACTGAAATAAATAATGATATTTATATATTTGAATATTTACTCCGAGATTTTACTTGGGTGAAATTTAATGAATCATTTGATACATTTGTTGAACTTGCAGATAATCATGAAATTTTACTTGGTTATCATTAGGTAAAAAAAAGATTGATTTCTATCGACGTCGTATAAACGTTTATTACCATCGAAACCGATTATTACTGACTGGGATAACCATGATTTATCAAAAATATAAAACTAACTGAAGAATTTAATCGTAGTAAAAAAAAGAAATAGATATTCATTTAAATTTACTATAAAATATATTTATTCATTTTGATATTTCTTAATATCAAAATCCTTTATGAAATAATGGTGAAAAAGTCTAATAACATCATTTAAATCCAATTCGCTTTACAGTATTTATAATCAACAGGCATTACATTACAGTCTTCATTTCTTTCACGAAAATATTTTCTTATATCATCTCTTAACTGTATTTTTGAATCATTAAGTTGCCACAATCCTCTACTATTCTTTACTATATCTCGTAGTGGATCAAATTCATTTCGAATCAATATTTGCCATCGATCCACATATTTACGATCCACTTTATTTCCATGAAAATGATGTAATATTGTTCCATGCACAAATCCAACATTCTTTTTTATTACCTTTTTAGATCTCTCTTGAAATATTTCTGCTAATAGTTTGTAATTTTGATGTAGTTTTTGATTTAATGATAAATCTACTTTTTCTACAAATGCTAAGCACATATGATTGTCTGCACTACCTAATACCGCGAAATCAAGTAAACCGCCTAATCCATCATATGCTTTTCTGGTTATTGCGTAAGCATACCCAACATGAAAATAATTTCCTCCATATTTTGAAGATGATGGTTTATATTCTTCACCATTACAATATGCATACATAAAACCAGTATGAACTTGTAATGTTTCTTGTTTTACACCTAAATCTATACAATGTGAAAACAATTGAACGACTTTATAAGTTTGTAATGCTTCTATTGTATCACTTACCCAATTTTTATTTTGAAATTCAAGGTCTGCATCTACCCATGCCATATATTCCCAATCATCTGGTAAACTTTGAACTGCAATATTTATCAAATTTTCTTTATACCAAAGTTCATCGTATGTTCTTAATTTAATTTTAGAGTCTGTGGCAAAATCACGATTGCCTTGTTGTAGTTCGATTGTTATTAAAATGACTCGTTCTTCTTTTTCCATTCTTTCACAAAATTGTGCAAATAATTCATATCTTCTGTTAAAACGTGCTGGATTTGATACAACGGCTATTACATATAAATGACTTTTTGATGTTATTTTTTTTGTTTTGACAATATCGCCATTTTCCATTTATTGTAAAAGGAAAAAAATTTACTCTATTATATTATCTACGTTCATTTTCATACAAATATATCAACTTTTTTATACAACATTTTCATCTTCATTTTCTGGTTTACATTCAGACTCGTATTCACATTCTTCTTCAAACTTTGATTCTTCTTCACATTGTTGTTCAAATTCTTGTTCAAATTCTTGTTCATCATCTCGAATTTTCTTGAACTTTATGTATACAAATAGGATAACCAAGAATATAAGAATAATAAAATCAAAAGTAAAAGAAAGAATAATATTATTCATCTTAATTTTTTGTGGCTATGGCGTTTGACTGTTTTTGAACTAACTCTATTTTTATAATTTTTATTTTTTTTTACACATTTTTCGAATATATCCCTTTTACTTAGTTTCGATGCTAATTTTGGTGTTTTAGAAGTAACTTTAATAGATGGACGACAATATGGATAATTTTTTTGCCAGTTTTCTGGTAATTTTGGTCTTCCACAAGATACTTTTTTTGGTAATTTACAAACATTAATCCATTTTTCTTTATACCATCTTGAAATACCAACAGAGGATGATTTTTTTTTACCAGTATATTCTCCCCCTCGACTCATATACTGTTTGACAAGCCATCCAGAGGCATAAGCACTGGGCCACACTTTAAATTTTCTTTTTCCTTCCGATTTAATTTGATTGTATAATTTTTTATTTTTCGGTGAACTCATTTTTATAAAAGAAAATATTTTTTGGATTTTTATATAAAATTCTATATAAAAATATAATTAATTGTCTCCTTCATAAGTGCTTAAGGCTTTTCTAAAAAATAAATCAAATTCATATTCTGTTATATAAATTTTGAACTCTTCCCATAATTCATTACGTAAAATACTAAAATTTGTTTGGAAAAACAATAAAAACGATAAACGATTTTTCCAGTTACTCGATGATTCTGTCATTTCAGTTATAACCGTATCTGCAAAATCTTGTATTATATCATCTAAATTTACTTTTGATTCGATTAAATGCTGAATACGTGTTTTTTTATCTTCATCTTTCCATAAGTTATTTTTATCTAAATATAACTTTATCACTTTATCTTTTTTCTCGTTATAAAAAGGCGATGATGCTTCTGTTATTTCTTTTACTTTTTTATTCAATCGACCAACAAAATTGGCGACAATTTGGTCTTCAAAGGATATTTTTAGATTCATGTTTTCTTCAAAACCAGAAAGTGAATTTACTAATCTTGTAAAGAAACCAGTCGAGCATGTTCCTGCCATTTCTTCTAATTCTTCAATTAATCGTTTTATTAATTCAACTTTATGCTCGTGTTTCATCATATATGTCCATAATTTTATCAAAATGTCAGATAATTTCATGTTATTGTAAAGATTTTTATCCAATGTTATTCTTTCTAATGACATTTTTACATTTTGTGATTTAGATAAACAAGTGAGTTCATGATATATTTCATCAAAATTACAATTACTTTCAATTGTTTTCAAAAATAATAACATTTGTGATGCTGATTTTTCAATATTTGAAACATGAACATTTTGTGCATTATCATATAATATTCTTACTTTACCATAACTTTCACCTAATTCTTTAATTATCTTTTGTCCTATTTCTTTGTATTCATCATTAATTCCGTGATTAATCAAAGTATCCGCTCCATCTGCTCTTTCATTGTATTCATTAGTGATATCTGATGAAATATTAACTAATATTTTACATAATTCATCTTTTTCATTTATCGTTATCAATTTACAGTTATTCAACATGTTTTGTATACATAAAATACGATATCTACCATCATTCTTTTGATTACACGCAAATTCAAACAAAAAATAATACAAATATTTATCTTTGTCATATATTTCAACATTTTCCAACGATACTATGGTTTTATATCGATATTTACAATCAATATCATTGTCTTTAATAATTTTCATCATACATTGTAAACAATCGGAAAAATAATCTTTATTTTTCATTAAATCCATAATTGTGGTTACTTTATATGGGGTAGCAAGATCATCATCTAAATTATTACAAACATTTGCCAAAGTCTTATAAGCGAGTATCAATCTTTCTTTATTTTTTGTTCGTATTGATTCATTACTCATTTCTTTGATAGATTTAAGTTCTTCATCATCCGTTTCATGTATTATTTCTTCATATTCTTGAAAACTAAATAAAGCACGGACAGCTTCAATTTTAAATAAACTACTAATAGTCGACTTTGTTGCTATTTCAACTATATAAGTTTGTAAATTTTTGACACCACTAAACTCATACATTCCTGTTAATGTTTTCAAATCAATATATAAATCTTCGACTTTGCAAGTATTTATATATAAAATTCTTTCTTCCAATGATAAATCATAATCGAATATTGGATTCATTTTTATTATTATTTTACGATTTTCTCTTTTTAAAATTTACATTTCGGCTTCTAATATCTTCATTGCATACTTTTGCAATAATTCATTTAATTTTTCATTCTTATTTTTCAACTCTTCATTCGTTTTTTTCAACTCATCTGTTGTTTTTTTCAAATCATTGTAATCATCCTCTAAATCTTTAAAGGAATCAACATCATCCAACAACTTGTTTTTTTCATCGATGAGTTCATCCTCTCGATCTTTTAAACCTATAAGATATATTTAATTAATTTAAATTTATTTGTAAAAGTTTATTCTTACTTTCGTTTTCATTCTTGCACCTTGATATTTCGTTCTTCAAGTCTAATAATTTAAATATTATTTTGTAAAAAAACTTGTTAATAATTTACTTACATTCAATTTCATCAATGAAAGTTTTTTTCATTTTCAAATGGGCTTCTTTTCTTCCAATGATAAATCGCTGAGTGTTGTCTTTATCATCAAGTAAATCATTTATTCTTTTCTGTAAACGAATAATGATTGCTTCATTGTCTTCATTTTCTTGTCCTTGGTCTACTATATATTTCATTTTATCAGTATCAAATGATGTTGAGTTTTTTATGACTTACATTTTGTTTTTTTCATTTCGTTTCCTATTTCTGTTAATTTTCTTTTTCTCTCTACTTTTTCTGTTTTCATTTCTCCTTCTTCTTGTCCGCTACTTTCTTGGTCTTCTTCTTTTTTTCTTGATTGCTCTTCGTTCACCATCTTTGTAAATGTTGTGTGTGAACTCTTGTAGTTGACAAATAAAAAACTTGTCAACTGACTGACTGTTGTTGTCATACAAATGTCATCCGAGTATGTTATTTTGTAAATTGATGTTTTAAATTTTTAATCAATATTTTCATTTCTATATTGAAAAGTCAAAAGAAAAATTGGTTTTCGTTTTCTGGAAAAATTGTTGTTGATATTGGATCAGCTTCAATTGCATCGTTCCATTCATTACAATAGTAGATCGGTATAATTTATTGTATATTTTAATTGCGTTTATTGAATATATCCTATTTGAACAGATCGATTATAGAGAATACATCTGGTAAAACGAAACTATGGAATGGATTAAAAAAGTATACTCGTTCATTTCTATCGCATCCATTCAAATTTATGCTTCGTCGAGAAACTAAGTTGATTTACGGCTTATACTTCGCAACTTATATGACTGCAAATGTTATAGATACAGTATGTGAACAAATTAAAAAAGATAGTCAGTTGTCCAAGTTCATTGGAACCACGTTGGTAAATGTAAGTTTATGTGTGACAAAAGATCGAGAATGTTCGGTGTAGGTATACCTCGTGCTTTTCCCGCTGTTTCATAGCTACAAGGGATAGGTATATAGTTTTTTTTTTCGTTTTCTGAAGTATACCTTATTTCATGTCGTATTTAGTATGACATTAGTTGCTTCATTTAATATCCCATCGTTATAAGTGATTCGACGGCTTTAACGATTGCTCAATTGATTTCCCCCATTGCTATCAACTCCATTACAACTACTTGGGTTAGATATATACAATAATCCAAACAACTCGGTGAGATTGATACTTGAAGCAAGGAGTAAGTAATACATACTGTAAAGAAAAAGGAAACAATATGATAAAAAAAATACAAGATGAATAAAAGTTACGACGACGCTTTGTAAAAACAGAATTATTTTATTGAATATAATAAATATATGAAAGAAACGTTTACTTCAAATTCAGAAGCAATAGGGACTATATTAACAGTATCATTAGTTATTTTCATTATACTCGTGACATTAAGTATATTGATACCAGTTTTAATCCTAACTATTTTATTCCGAAATATACGTGAATTCAAACAATGGGAAATTATTTTATATCTATGCTTGATATTAAGTATATTTGTTCCAAAAATAGGTTTAATCGGTCCAATAATAGGTTTAATCGGTCCAATAATAGGTTTAATCGGTCCAATAATAGGTTTAATCGGTCCAATAATAGGACTAATAATGATTTTAATAAAAACGAATTATTTTTCTATAAATAAAGAATGAAAGTGAATAAACGATTATTATATGAAAAAGCATATAAGAAATGTTTAGAAAAATGTAAAACTGTAGATTGTTTAACAAAGTGTATGAAAAAAAGTCAGGTAAAGAAGAAGAAAAAGAGTCAAAGAAAAAAGAAAAGTGAGGTCAAAAAGAATAAGAAGAAAAGTCAAGTAAAAAAGAGTTTGAAGAAAAGAAGTTAATACATTTTTTATTTTTACTGAAAAAATAAAAAATTACTGCTCTAAAATTTGTTCTAATCTTGGAAAAAATTGTAAATTATTAAGTATCTTTTGTTTGGCTTCTTTGATATAAGGTAATCTTTGCGTATACCAATCTTCGTCCATCGCTTTTTGAATAATGGCTAAATCATGCTCAAAGTTACTTAATTCCAAGTAAACGAAAGCTCTCTCATCAATATAATCTTTGAGATTAAAACAACCAGAATAAAACATAAGTGTTTCAGATAAAATACCATCAATGATTTTTTCAGTGAAATAATTTTTAATTGAATGATTTTCAACATTGAAAGCATATTTATAAGGAATAAGAGAATCATCTTTTTGATGAAGAGGTAATGGATTTTTATAATTCTTGTAAAGAAATTGATTCGATCCATATACATGAACATTCATTTTATCTTCAATAAATTTGATAAAATCAACACGTTTGATGTGTCCAGCGTCTTTATATTTAGAAGAGAGTATTGTGCTTAAAACATGAGAATAATCTTCATTTTTAATAATTGTTTCGTTCATTAATTGTTGATATGTTTTGCCCAAATGCCATTCGTTATTATTATAATGTAAATTGTGATATCCAACGAATTTATACAATGAAGCATCAGGATTTGTCCATTTCCCCCATTGGTTTTCAAATTTTTCCATAAAAGGTTCCATTCTAAAAATAATAGTTTTAGATGGATCATGATTAAAATCATCAGTCCAAGGGCGATTAATAATACAATAAAAATCACAAGGTTCTGTATCAACGATGCGAATATTATTCCAAGTAAAGTTATTATCTTTACTCATTTTATTCCAAAGATTAATTAATTCAGTAGAATTACACCAATTACATGTTACAAATACTCTTTTAATATTTTCATCAGGTTTTTTTTCGAAATGTATTAATGATTCATCTTTTTGTAATTCCATCAAAACTTTATTTTGAATATCTTTATATTTTTCATCATTTAAACTTTTTAAGACTAAAAATAGCAATGCATTGTAATTTTTTGAAGATAAGTCGTTGATTATATGATCGAATGACATTTTTATTAATAATTACATATTCTTTAAAGATGATTTAACTAAACTATATAAACGTGTCGAGGTGATTTCTTCTTCTTGATAGACTTTTTGTTCTTTTTTGTTAAAGGAGATTTCTTGTTCTTAATTTTTGATACATTTTTGCTTTTATTTTTTTTACTTTTTTTTAATTTTATGCTTCTTTTCAATTTATTACTTCTTTTATTCATCAATCCATCTTCATTTTTCCCTCCGATAAAAATTTTGGAAAAAAAATTCCACCAATCTTCTGTTGCTACTGTTTCTAATTTCTGTAAATTAAGTATCTCTTCATTCTTCACATTATTCATCCAGTATTTTAATCTTTCTTCATCTACATTTTTCATAACTGATTTTATAATTTTATTGTCTTGTAAATCATTTATTTTAATATTATTATCACGTGCTAAATTTATCAATATTTCCTGTAAATTATCATAATTTTTTTCTGATAAAGGTGTATTTTTTAAATATTCACCTAAATCCAAACTATATGGTAGTGCTAATTTGTTGATATTTGTATATACACTTTGAAGGTTATTTGTTCCATGTTGATATATTAATTGTGTAATCTTATCCTTTTCATCATTTCCTATCTTTCCACTGTTGTCCATTTCATTTAAAATATTTACAAGATTTGTAAGTAATGTTGTATTAAGTTTGTTCAATTCTGAAAGTGACGGTGATTCTAATTCTATGTTTTTATTTTCTAATGAATCAAGTTGATAATTAAAAATTGTACCAAAGAATTGTAACAATGGTATAATTTCTTTCATTAAAGATTCATTTAATTGTAAAGATTTATTTTCATTTCTACTAACTGTTGTTACTTCTTTTATTTGATCATCTGTTAATTGTATAAGTGCATTAAAACGTATAAGAATAAAATTTTGAAAAAATGTGACTATTTTTTGATCTTCTTCTGTCTTTCCTTTTTTAATATTATCCAAGTTATTAATCAAGTTGTTTTTTATTTGTTGAAGTTCATCTGTTGTAATTGGTGTAATAGCAGGCTTTGTAGGTAAATAAATTTTCTGTGATGTAGATGTATAAAAATCTACGACTTCTTCAATAAATTTGTTTGTTTGTAATTGTTCTAATTTTCTTAATCCTGCCGTTTTTAACATTTGAACCATATCATATCCAAATTTAGAAAAATTAATTGTCATAAAAAAATTAACTGTCTTTTTTCCAGATTCTACAGTTTTTAATGGTGCAAAACAAAGGAATACATGAAATTCATAAGCCATTGGTATGAACACGAAAGGTAGATCTTTCGTATAAAAATCAATTATTTTTACTGTTTCTTGAATTGCAACTTTTATAGGATAAATTTCCTTTACTTGATCAATAATATTGTTCGTTATTTTTAGTAGTGTTAATAATGGTTTTTGTGCTTCTTGTGCTAAATCAGTTAGTGATGGATTTGTTGTAGTTCGGATTATCTGATCATTAAAATAAATTTTATCCATCATTGATAAAACATTAGACGATGAGATTAATTTAATAAGTGCTTCGGGATTTATTGATGGTGTTATACTCAATTGAAAAATTAATTGTCGTAAATACTGTTTATAAGCTTCTGTTTTCTTTGAATAATTCAGAAAATCTTTTACAACTTCAACATCTTTTACTTTATCATCTTTTTTTACAACTTCAACATCTTTTACTTTATCATCTTTTTTTACAACTTCAACATCTTTTACTTCAGAATTATTAATTAATAATGCAACACTTTTATCTATTTTTTCGACAACATCTACTATTTTATTTAGTATTTCAGTTTCATTTTGTGCTTTCTCAACAACATCTACTATTGTTGAATTTGTTTGTATTTCAGCTTCAATTATTTTTGTTTGTTGTTCAATATTCTTCATTACATTCTCATCCTTCGAAACATTTTTATTTGTTATGCTATCTAAAGTTTTTTGTATTTCTATTTTTACTAAAGGTGAAGTAAAATCAATACAGTTATAATCATTATAAAATGCAGGTTCTAAAGGACATGTAAGTAATTTAGGCAATTCAGGCAATTGAGGTAAATCAATCTTCAAAGTATCAGAAGATTTCAAATTTGATTGTAAAGTCTGATAATTCTGTAACTCTTCTTTAACATGCGTTTTATTATTTTGCATTTCTAAATTTAATGTGGTTTGAAAATTATCTTTTGAATCAGGTGTACTCGATCTAAAATAATTTAATATTAAACCTATTAAAACCAAAGCAGTAATTGTTACCAAAGAAGAACTGTTCTTCAACGATTTTATAACTCTTTTTATTTTTTCTGGTTTCTTTGACTCAATTGATTTAATGAATTTTTCTTCTTCTTCTTTTTCTTTATCCGTTTTTTCTTCTTTTTTTTCAACTGATTTTTCAATATCAGTTTTTTCTTCTTCTTCTTCTTTTTCAACATCTGTTTTTTTTTCTTCTTTTTTTCTCAGCAGGAACCAATCATGTGCAGTTTTCTTAATAGGTTCAGGTTCTATTATTAATTCATCATCTTCATCATCTTCATCATCTTCATCTTCATCATCCCATTTTATTAATTCTTCTTTTTTTTTCAATTGTTGTCTATTTTTTGGTGAAATTCTCATTTATTTAATTGAATAAAAAACTTTTTTTAATAAAACACTTTAAATGACATCTCCTTCATTACTGTCAGAGGCTTGTTGTTGTATTTTCCATTGTTTAATTGCTTCATCTAAACTTTCTTTGATTTGATCATTCATTTTTACTTTAATAATTAAAGACCCTCCACAACCATCGCCATATTTAGCACATTCGAATACTATTCGATCTTTTTCGAAAAAAATAAAAATCTCCATTAGATGGCTTTGAATCAAAACCATTATTATTCAAAGCACTTAAGTCTTCAGGGAAACAATCGATTTGGATATTGTCATTTTTAAAAAAAAGTGTTGAACGAAAACATTTGACAAGAAAAGATGATTGGAAGTCTATTTATCAAAACAAGAATTAGATTTAGGAAGATTTGCTTGTAACGAAGCAATTAAAAATCAATCAAAACCAATTGATATAAATAATTTAAGATTTTTTGAAAATCACAACACATTTAACTGAATGTACTCGCATTCTTCGCAAAAAATACCAGCAACTGTTCGAACTAATTTACATTCTTTCTCATTATCACCGCAGACCACACAATGTGGTTCTTTGATATGGCTATATTTTAATTTATATTGTTGTCGAATTTCAATCAAATTATCATCTTTTGTGTACATAACTCCCAATGTTGATTTCGGTAATTTGTTACCACATGATTGTTTGTGTAGAGACCAATCTGCTTTTTGACAAGCAACTGAACAATAATGAATATTACTACATTTTCCACAAACGTGCATTCCTTTATCAGCCTTAAGACAATTATTACATCTATATACTTTTTTCGACATTTTGTGTAAGACCACATTAAAATAAAGTTGTCAACGTGACTGTTGTCAACTATATACGCGTGTCTCCTGAACACAAACAAAATGGAATCACCAACAAAAGAGAGACGTCCTGAACAACAAGAAAGTCCAATAAAAAAACTAAAAATAGAGGTAAGAAATGAATCAAATGAAATAAACTTCTATATTAATCATTTTAATATAGAACTTTAGCGGTGTGCAAGAAATAACAGAAGAAGAAAGAACAATATTTCGAAAAGCATACAAAACCACATACTTTAAAGAAATACCAGAAGAAAAGTTTAATTTATTCGAAGAATGGTGTTTTAAAACAGCGAGTCTGGATGTGATATTTGGTAAAAATATAACTCTATGTTATTTGGATACCAGCACATTGAAATGTAGATATCAAAAGTTTGATCAGGCATACAAAATACTAAGTCGTAGAAATTAGAACTTTAGAATAAATAAATTATTATCGCATGTATTATTTGGATTAGGAAGTCGAACATATTGATAATTCATTTGATTTAATATTTGCACATCAATATAACGATAATTATATTCAGAATGTATAATATCTTCAATTATATATGTGCCAGATTCTTTCATGAAAGGAATAAAATTCTTCATGACATTGCAATTAATAGGAAAGAAATGTAGACCATCGTCAATAATCAAATCAAATTTTACATTATGTAAAACATTACCTTCGCTGAATAAAAGATGAATATCATCATGTTTATATTGATCAAAATGAAAAGAAGTAATTTTATCATCATGATCAAATATATTGATAATTGCATTATCAATGTCACAGCAGAAAATTTGAGCATTGGGGAAATATTCTCTCCAAGCACGAATACTCGCACCAGGTTGATAATAAGCACCTAATTCTCCACCTCTCATATTACTGGGAATAGATGTATTGATACTACCAATACCTATTTCAAGAATATTTAAAGGCTCATTTCTCTGAAACTTGAACATTTCATGATATAATTTTGTATAATTGTGATGACCGTTTCCTTTATCAGAACCATGTCTATTCATAATTTCACACAAAGGAGTAGGAGGATTATTTGCGATAATACTTAAATTGTTGTATGATAACATATTTTTATATTGTTTCATGATAATTTTAAATCAAAAAGCATTAGGTAAGTCGTAAAAAGTAGAATCTCCATAATACAAATTGGAGAAAATTTTTTGACCAGTGCTTATTTCAACACCATTATCTGAACCACGTACAGAACGAATATTCTCAACTTGAACAAAGTCAGAAAATAATGGAAACATACAAGATAAACGTTTTTGCATTTTTCGTAACCATTTTGGATTTTTATTGGATTTAGTAAGTATTTTATGGAAATTTTCATAATATCCAATAGCCTCAATATCATCTTTATGAGTTACTTTCATTTGTATTCTCAAATGATCATCTTTTTCTTCATTAATCGCACCAACGTGAATCAAATTTGCATTAAAAAGAATGACATCACCTTTTTTCATACTTACATGAGTCAAAGGATCAAATAGATTGCAAAAATAAGAATTCTTTTTCAAATGACTTTTTGGAATAACACCGAGAGCTTTAGGCATATCTTCTAAATAGACTAATAAAGTATAAGATGGATATATTTGATTTTCATTGAAAAAATCTCCATTATTATCACGATGACAGGTATGAACGGATGATTTTGCAATAATCCATATATAATCTTGGAATAAATAAGAATCCGATAATTTAGTGTAAATTGCAGTTTGCATGTTTGGATGATTGGCAAGATAATTCTGTATATCTTGGTATTGCTTATCCTGACAATATTCATGTAATTTGTTTACTTCATCGATATCTAATACTTTTTCAAAGACAACAAAACCATCTTTTTCTAAATGAAAATGTTTTTTTTTCGTAACTTTATCTCTATAATGAACGAAATAAGCGAGTAAAACGATCATTATAATTATCCATATTGTAAACATTTATTTATTTACAATATAATATATTTTTATTTACAATATAAAATATTAAATGTTAAACAATTTTTAAATCCATCATATACCTAATAATGAATAAAAACACAATAGAATGGACAATAACTCCAATCAAGGTAGGTTTTCCTTCATCTTCTAATTGAATACCAGTAATATCTTCAACAATAGGATTGGTAATGTATTCATAAGTTACTGGTAGGGCAATGATATAAAATAAAAATGTTGTAATTAAGGATAAATACCATTTGTCTGCGTTAGTAGTCATATTTATTAAAGTAAAAGAAATTTAAATATTTTTACAAGAAAAAGGTAAATTAATTTAACAGTAAAATTTTCTTAATTTTTTGATAACAGAACATAAAAATATACAATCTTTTACATCAACTTTTTCAAATTTTTCCCATATATTATGATTAATGATATGAAATATTTGCACTTTTATTATTTGATCAACTAAATGATATTGTTGATGTTTCAATTTCAGATAAATATATACATCAACTTTATGTATAAAATAACATATATATTTGATTAAATTCTTTTTCGAAAATATATCAATATTTTTCATATTGATATATATAAGACAAGCAACAAAATAATTGAGAGTCTGTAATTGTTCTTCGATTGTTGCATATTCCGCAAGATATGGTTCCGTTAATAGAGTTTGTGAGCAAATAGTATCAAGAATCATTTTCCTCTTGTTCAATAACTGGTTCGATCCAATATGTTGCTCCATAACGTCCCAAAATCGATGTGAAAGTATAATAATTAAATTATTTTTATTTTTTTGATTCAAAGATACGTAGGATAAAAGGACTGGTAATTCATCCAAAATTGGATGATTTTTCCAAGCATCATCGTTTTCCTGAAAAGAAATCAGTAGGTAGGAGAATCGCATTTCAATTTCGGTTAAATGACATAAATTGCTAATTATGTTATGTTCACATTGTTGATGGTCTTGTATCATTAATCCTGCTGTCATTTTTTTGTAGTCTGGGTTCAAAAAGTTGACAACAGTTGGCTGTTATTATTTATTGGGTTCAAAAAATGGAAATAGTATTTTATGAATCATTAATTACTTTTCTACATCGAACTCAGATTTTTACTCCAAAAATCGTTGAACCTATAGGATTTATATCGAATATTTTACCTTCGAAAATACCTGTAAATGAATTTTCATTCGTAAAAGTATGTTGTAAAAAGTCAGACAATAATTTATATTTATTTTTTTCTGAAAATGATGAAAATGCAATCAAATTAATAAGAAAAAAAGACAATTATATTTTTATCGATGAATATATCAAGGTATTTTTTATGTGTATATTTATAGTGATATTTTCTAATTCTGACTTTTTCCAGTATTTCGATGTAAATTATGCAACGGACAGAATGATAATGTTAAGAATTGAACCAGATGTAACAAAATTTTCAAGTGATTTTCATAAAAACTTTGTAAAAGATTTTGAAGAAATATAACTTGAAAATTATACATTAATTTTCTTTCTTTTATAGGACTTTGATTTTTTTTGTTTACCAACATTTTTGGAAGCAGATCTGTGTAAAATTTGAGCATAGGAACCAAATAAACAGGGTAATCCTGATGAACATTCATTATTGAATCGAATAACTTTGATATACATGTGTGGTTTAGCACCTTTATGATGCTTTCTAAGAGACTTTTTTGTAGATTTCTTTTTTGATTTCTTGAAAGACTTTTTAACAGGCATTTTATATAAAGAAAATTTTTTTTAATTTATTCAAATAATACACCATTTTCAATCAACTCATCTAAATCATTATTTTCAGGAACAAGAAAACGAATAAATTTTAATTTATTTTCAATGGGACAAAAAGTATCATTATAAATGATTTTTTTTAAAATGTTCAGAAATTTATTCGTCTTTTGCTCTTTTATTAAATCATATCGAATAATAAGATCCTCAGCACCATCATGTGTTTCGATTGTCCATGCATTTATTTTAAAAATATCAGCAGGTATTTGAGTAACAAATAATTTGCAACCCAATCCATTAATATCAAACTTCTGTTTAACTTTATCTATAAACTCGGGAATAAAACGACATTCAAAATCAAAAGGTGATAATGAAGAATTATTTTTACGATTATATTCATCAATAACTTCTTGTTTAATGTTAAATCCACCCCACATGCTATTTAACAAAATACTAATGGGTGGTTCTTCTTTGACTAAAGAATCAAAAAAAGCTTTAGTATTATTGCATGTAACTTCAACAAAAGCATCAGGGTTACCACACCAATGATCAATTAAATGATGAAGTTTTGAATAAGCAATATCGACATTACGAGATGTTTTGTATTGAGAGAGGATAAGATAAATTTCAGTTTTACATTGAAGTAAATCAATATCACTAACAATTTTTTTAAAGTCTGGAGTAAACAAATCAAAAATAATGTCAAATTTTGAGACAGACATAATAATATATATTAATGTAAAAAAGTTGTCAACTTAACTGTTGTTTATAAGTTGACAAGTTGTATATAAAAAAATCAAAGAAACAAAATGAAGAAAACTTACACGAAAAAAGACCCAATCTCACATATTCTGGAGAGAACAGATATGTATTGTGGTTCAAAAAAAGAACGAGAACAAGAGGAATATATAGCGAAAAAAAATGAAGAAAATGAATATGAAATCAAGAAAGAAAAAATCAAATTTTCACCAGCAATTTTGCGAATCTTTATAGAAGTATTATCAAATGCAATAGACAATGTAGAGAGATCAAAACAAAATAATATACCATGTACAATGATAAAAATTAATATAAATAAAGAAACAGGAGAAACATCAGTGTGGAATGATGGAGATATAATACCAATCGAAATGAATGAAACGGAAGGAATGTATAATCATAGTTTGATTTTTGGCAATTTGTTAACAGGGTCAAATTATGACGACGAAGAGGAAAGATTGATATCAGGAAGAAATGGAGTGGGTTGTAAATGCACAAATATATTTTCAAAGAAATTTCGAGTAAAAGGAGTAGATCCAGTAAATAAGAAAAATTTTGAACAAATCTGGACAACAAATATGAGAGAAACAACAGGACCAGAAGTGAAAACAACAAAAGAAAAAGTTGGTTATACAGAAGTAACGTATTATCCAGATTTTAGTCAATTTCAAATCGAAGGATATACAGATGATATAATAAATTTGTATACAAAGTATATAATAGATGCAAGTATGCTTTCTAAAGTGAAAATATATTTGAATAATGAATTGTTAAAAGTGAAAGATTTGGAAAATTATGGAAAATTGTATAAAACAGAATATAATGATCAAATAATGCTAAAAACAAATGATAGTGAAGTATTGTTAATGGCATCAAAAGATCATCAAGTAATATCATTTGTAAATGGTGTATGCACAAAATTAGGAGGAGTTCATGTAGAAACATGGATAGAGGGAATATTTCGTCCAATATTAGATAAACTGAATAAGAAAGGGAAACCTCAATTAAATATGAAAGAGATTAAACAGTTTTTCAAAGTATTCATAGTTAGTACTTTACCAAATCCAGAATTTTCAAGTCAAGACAAAGAGAAATTAGAATCACCAAAACCAAAAAATGTGCAAATCAAACAATCTGAAATAGGAAAAATAATGAAATGGTCGATAATGAATGAAATTGAAGAAATACAACATAATAAAGAAGTATTGATAATGAAAAAATCAGAAAAAAAGAAAAAAGGATACGTAAAAATAGAGGGATACGATCCAGCGAATTTTGCAGGAACAAAGAAATCCCAAGAATGTAGTTTGATAATATGCGAGGGATTATCAGCAAAAACGTATGCAGTAGCAGGAATCCAAAAAGGAGTATATGGAAAAGAAGGACGTAATCATTTTGGATGTTTACCATTGAGAGGCAAATGTTTGAATGTGCGAAATGCATCGCCAACTATAATATCAAAAAATGCAGTAATAACAGATATAATTCAAGCATTAGGTTTGCAATACAATGTAGATTATACAAAAGAAGAGAATTATCAAACATTAAGTTATGGAAAAGTAATATTGTTAACAGATGCCGATTGTGATGGAATTCATATAGAGGGATTGATTTTAAATTTCTTTCATTATTTGTTTCCATCATTATTGGAAAAAACACCATCTTTCATAGTGAGTATGCAAACACCAATAGTGCGAATAATACGCAAAAATGGAGATTTATTATTTTATGATGAAAATCGTTACAAAGAATATGTAAAAGAGAATAATATGAATAATGTGAAAACAAAATATTACAAAGGATTGGGAACAACAAAAAGTGAAGATGTAGTAGATACTTTTGGGAAAAAAATGTTACATTATGTGCATGATGATGGAACGAAAGCAACAATGGATAAAGTATTTCATAAAAATTTCACAGATGAAAGAAAAAAATGGTTAGAAGAATATGATTCATTAAAATCATCAATGTCTATACCAGAAGAAGAATCAATAATAGATATAGAAATGTCAAATTTTTTAACGCACCAAGTGATAAAATTTTCACATAATGATTGTAAAAGAAGTATACCATCATTGTATGATGGTTTAAAAGAATCTCAACGAAAAGTTTTGTATGCAGTAAAGAAAAGAAATTTGAATTATAATAAAACGTCATTAAAAGTGGCACAATTAGGAGGATATGTAGCAGAACATACAAATTATCATCATGGAGAACAGAATCTATATCAAACAATAACGAAAATGGCAAATGAATTTCCGGGGAGTAATAATATACCATTGTTATATCGAGATGGACAATTTGGAAGTCGTATAAATGGAGGAATGGATGCAGCGAATCCGAGATATATCTTTACAAAAATGGATGTTTTAACTCCATATATATTTCGAGAAGAGGATGATGTATTATTGAAGCATGTAGAAGATGATGGAGATACAATAGAACCGTATTTTTATATACCAATAATACCAATGATATTGGTAAATGGATGTTCAGGAATAGGAACAGGATGGTCATGTAATGTTCCATCATTTAATCCATTAGATTTGATTGAATGTATCAAAATCTGGTTGAATAATAAAGAGAAAAACTTGAATAATCCTTTACCGTCAATAATACCATGGTATAGAGATTTTCATGGAACAATAGAAAAGATTGAAGAGAATAAGTATGTAACAACAGGAATATGCAAAAAGACTAAAAATAAATGTGTAGTGAGTGAACTACCAATAGGATTGTGGACAGATAAATTCAAAGAAATGAGTGAGGACTGGTTAACAGAAAAGAAAATTAAAAATCTTCAAAACTTTTCAACACCTCAAAAAGTCAATTTTGTATTGACAGAATTAGAAGATGGGATGAATTTGTCGGTAAAAACGTTAAAATTAACAACAACATTGCATACATCGAATATGGTATTATTCAATGAAAATTTACAATTAAAAAAGTATTCAGTAGAAGAAATAATAAATGACTTTTGTTCATTGAGATATGAATATTATACCAAAAGAAAATCATTTATAATCGATAGTTTAATGAAACAATTGAAAATAGTGAATAATAAAGTGCGATTTTTAACAAAAATTATGGATGGTTCATTGAAAATAATGAATGTAGATGAAGAAATAGTTTTATCTGAAATGATAAATCAGGAATTTGATAAAGTCGATGATTCATTCGATTATTTACTAAAAATGCAAATCAAATCGTTTACTATGAATAAAGTCAAAAGTTTAATGGTAGAGCAAGGAGATATCAAGTTTACAATTGAAAGTTTAGAAAAACAAACAGAATCCGATTTATGGTTGGAAGATATAAGACAATTTATCATTGAATATGATAAATGGTCAAAACAAATAAGCAAATTATTTACGTAAAAGTTTCTCACTGTTTTTAGTATAGATTTTATATTGATAGATATATTTACAGAATAAATAAAAAAAATTATTTATATATAAAATGATCAAAGAGAATTTTTGCCCAGTATGTATAGCAGCCGTCCCATTAGCATTTAGTGTAACAGCAGGTGGTTCAAATATACTAATAGAGGAAGAAGATTGTGAAAAAAGAAAAAAACGTAATAATAGAATGAAAATGTATGTAATAATTGCAGTTCTCTCGTTGGCAGTAATTTTATACTTTACTTTTATCAAAAAATGTCAGGAATGTGCGTAATTTTTTAATTTATAAAATGAAAGAAAAAATGTAAATAATATGAATACCAGTTCTTATTTTATAAAAGACAAAGCATTATTTGGAAGTTATCCCGATGAAAAAACATTAAAAGAATTAGAAGAAATAGGTGTAGTGTGTTTTGTCAATCTGACGAATAAAGATGAAAAAAATATAGAACCGTATAAAACAACAAAAGAAGTAATTTATTTTCCAATAGAGGATCGTTCTATACCAACGAATCATGATGAATTTTGTAAATTTTTAATCAAAGTGAGTAGCAGAATTAAAAATTTACGAGAAGGAGAGCGTATTTATGTTCATTGTAAAGGAGGTCATGGTCGAAGTGGTGTAGTTGTAGCGTGTCTATTATGTCACATGTTTAAATTATCAGCCTATGAATCATTGTTATATACAAGTCAATGTCATAAGAATCGTTTAATTATGAGAGATAAATGGAGAAAAATTGGTTCACCTCAGACATATATACAAAAAAAATTTGTCCATACTTTTTTCAAACCACTGAATTATGCTCGAATGAATCGAGGAGTGTTTTCATTGTATAGTAATGATTATAATGTATTTTTGGAAGAAATTAATAAATCGTTTGACTCAATCAAAGAAGTAGTAGAATACTGTAAAAGATTTGGAAAACTAAAATCGACAGAAGAAGAATTGATTAAATATGTATTACGAATTCGTATCAATCAAAATGAAGAATTAAAATATGAATTACAACAGACATTATTAAAACCGATAGTTGCGTATAATGAAAACGATAAATATATATGTAATGAATTGACAAATATACGAAAAGAACTTTTATAAACGATATTATATTCACTTGAATATAATATTTAGACATCTATTTTAGACATAAACCATAGGTTGCATGGATGTACTTTTAATATTTTTGCTGTAAATAAGAATATTGCATCCGAAAAGAGTAGGTTGCATATTCTGATGGGGTTGAGAACCACCATTATTACCAGTGGTAAATGTATGGGTATGAGCACCTGCAGAAGTCGTGCTAACAGTTTGAGTTGTTTCATTACAAGCATCAATACCAGCACCACCTGCTGCAGTAATACTCTGAACACCATAAGGAACATTATTTACAGAATGAGAATGTGAACCACTTGAATCGGTAGTTCCATTATGACTATGTGTAGGCATTTCAGAAATAAGAAGAGTATGAGTCTCAGTTCCGACGTTATCACCTCTATTTCTTAAAGTAAGAGAAGAGCCTCCTGCAGACTCTCCAAACATTCCAATAACTCTGGAAGTAAAATCAGGTAAACAAAAATATCCCTCTCCATCTGATCCGAAATCAGTGCCAATTACGTCATATAATTCTTGATAATCTGCAATACTTAGAGAGCGTCCATTGCAAACTAACCAACCATTAATATCAGTAGATCGAGCAGACATTTTATAATCACCGATTTCTAAAGCAACATGTCTTGAAAAATCAGGTAATTTATCATAATTTATATAATCAGACGTGTTTTGAGGTATATAATTACTAATTCGAAACATTTATTATAAACGAATATAATAAAATTTATTTATTTTTTTATTTAAGTTTTTTTTACAAAAGTTGAGATAGTCCATCGAATGGACTTTTTTTTTCATTATGTTTTTCAAAAAATAACGATATTTCGTCGAATGGATTATTGTTTTCAGTTAGAAGTAAAGATAAACCATCATATTCTCTATTCTGAAGTGGAGATATTTCTTCATTTTGTTTCTCAAAAACTAAAGAAAATCCATCGAGAAGATTCTTTTTTTCCATACAAGGTTCTTCTTCAACAAGTCGATCAATTGGTATTTTTTCATTAAAAAGTAAAGACAATTCATCCATTTGCATTTCTTCTGTCTATTTACAAAAGATTAACGTGTAAACAGATTAAATGATATATTATACTTACTTTTATATCCAAAGAGAAAGGAATCAATGGAGTTATTTCATCATCCAATGAAAATAAATGAAATCTTGGAGTATTATTTTTAGGATTAGATAGTGGTTTTAGTATCGGTGAAAAGCACATTGTAGAATAAAAGAGTTCTGTATTAATGTGGTTGTTAGACAATTCTATAGAAAAAATAAAATAATTACCTTGTTTTGACGACATTATATTATTTTTTGTGGGTAATGTATAGTAGTTGACAAAAAATATTGGATTTCTTTATAAAAAAATGACTAATTTCAATGGAATTCCATATAGAAGCGAAATTGAAAAAGACGATTATAATATAGCAAGTTATTTGGGATTAGATACTTTTTTACAACAAAGTGTAAATCAAATGAAATCAAAAGAGGAATACTTGAAACTCGTAAAAATAATGGAATTGAACAAAAATCTCAATTATTGTTTTTTTCAACAAAATGTTCTTGAGGATATAAGATATGTGCAATTGAGAATCGAAACATGTGTTGTTTCTGGTTTGTCGTTAGATATGAAGTTAATATATGAGATATTTTTGACTTTTCTACTCGACACTCGTTGTGTGAGATTTATCTTTAACCAACCAGAACTAAAATATATGAAAAATATCTGGAGAGAAGAAATACAAGAAAAGATTGAAAATCCTTATGGTCAACTAAGTCTTTATGAAAATGACTATTTTAAAAAATATTTTGAAGTCGGAAAACGCTATTTAGCGAAACGCAATAATTTTAGAGTTATATTCAAAAAGTATGTAAGAGTTGTTGGAAAATTGATGGTTTTGTATATAAAGTATAAATTCAAATATTAATTGTTTTGTTCAAACAACTCGGTGATAAGTTGTAAAAATATATTTTTATAATAATAAAAATGAATAGGAACAAATCAAAAAAAACATCTTTGACGATTGAAAAAAGGAATAAGAAAAGATCAAAATCGTTTAAGAAAAGATCAAAATCGTTTAAGAAAAGTAAAAAAATCAAACAAATCAGAAAAAGCATTAAATTAGGTTCAAATAGGAGTTTGAAGAAAAGCCCAAGACAAAAAAAATCTCTAAAAAAAAAATTAAGTAAAAAAGTAAAACTGCGACACGATGGTGGTAAAGATGATGTTATTTATCTGGGAGATTACATAGAGAATATAAAATTATATAGTAGCAGATCATTTATTTATACATTGGATTATTTTCGCCATTTTAGTGAAAATGATACTACTAAATTTATAAAACAATTATTTACATTTGAAAAAAATGGACATAATGTAATACCTCAAAAATATACTATTATTGGGTTCATTATATTACTCGGTCTTTTTGACAAATTTGAAAATGTTATTAATAGTATAAAAATAAAATCGATTTCTTCTTCTTCTGACAAAGATGAAACTGATTGCTCGCTGAAAAACGATGAAGAGTTTGAAAAAAAAGCACAGAAACAATACAGGTTGTTAAATATAAAGAAACATTCAGAGGATTTTTTCAAAAATCATATAAAAGATGACTTGAAGGATGATAAAATCCAAGATTATGCAAAGAACATGATAGGAAAAAATAAAATAGAAGATGAATATATAATAAACTTAATATCTAAATTTTTGTTTTATTCTGTATGCACGATTCAACAAGCAACAAGACAATACATAATGAGACATTATCTTCTTTGTTTTATTAAATTAGATATATATCAAAGGAATAAATTTTCAAGTATAAATTCAATGTCTTATACAGATGAAGAAGAACAAAAAACAATAGATGGATTTTTATTGCATTTAGGTCAATATCAAACTTTACCAATAATTTACAAAATACACTATAAAGATCGAATTTTTACGACATGTGGAGAGACAACGATATTAAATTTATTAAATTATTACTTTATTGATGAAAAAGGTGATTTTATAATAAAAGACACATATTCAGAAAAGTTGAAAACTTTTTATAAAAAATATTCAAATATGAAGAAACAACTTGAAAATAAAGATCAAACAATAATAGACTGGTTAGAAATAGTTAGTAATTTGGAAAAGAAAGATATCTACAATAAAGAAGGTGATATTCATAATAATATAAAAAACATAGAATACGTTTTACAAACTATGTTATCGAATGATAACAATACTTCGATTACAAACATGTTAGAAACAATAAATCCTAAATACAAATTTGATATTATTCTTTCTAATGAAGAAAGTATTGAATTATTATTGAATAACACTATAAGAGTATATTTTTATCCAGGGCATGGTGATTTGGTTCCTAATACGAAAGAATTTAGGTTGAAAATTAGGAAAGATGATGAAGATAATTTTTTCACCTTATATAATCATGTTTTCAAAAATTTCCAAGAACTACTACATTTATTTAATTATGATAAACTAATACATGAGGGAGTTGTAAAGATGATTAATAAAAAAGAAAATGTTGTAACAGAGTTGAAGAACAAAGAAGAAGAGTTAAAAAAAACAAGTGGTGATTTGGATCGTAAAACAAAGATAAAACAATTTATCTCACTGAAGAGAAAAAATCAATTCATACTTAATTTTTTACATGTTCAAAAGAATTTTGTTTTATATCAATATCTTGAAAAATTAAACTTAGATGACTTGATAAATATAACTTCTTTAAAATTTGTAAAAGGTGACTTTACACTTGGAATTCCAGATTTAAAATTTGCACAAGAACTAAAAGAATTAATTTTTGAAGATATTTTACTTCATGATGACATAAACCAAATACCAAATTTAACAGAGTTAAAAAATCTTGAAATATTAGAGTTCAATAAAGTTGTTTTTTTGTATTATATTCCAAGTTTAGATGGATTGAAAAATTTAAAAACATTAAGTATATTGAAAAATGATGAGTTACGTGAAATTCCTTCCCTTTACGATTTATCAAATCTTGAAACATTAAGTATAAGCGAAAACAAGATTTTAAAAGAAATTCCAAACTTTGATGACTTGAAGAATTTGAAAAATTTATTAATATTGTCTAATGAAGGATTGATAAAAATTCCAAGGTTTGATAAATTAGAAAATCTTGAAACATTAAGTATAACAAAAAACAAAAGTATAAAAACAATTTCAGATTTTAATCGTTTGAAGAATTTAAAAATTCTATCTATAATGTCTAATGAAGCATTAATAGAAATTCCAAGTTTTGATAATTTAGAAAATCTTGAAGAATTAAACATATCACATAAAAAAATACCAAGTTTAGATAGATTAAAAAATTTAAGAGAATTAATGCTTCAAAGTTTACTGGAATCGATACCAAGTTTTGATAAATTAGAAAATTTAGTAAATTTAATTTTATTAGACTTGAAAATAAAAACAATTCCAAGTCTTGATAAATTGACAAAATTATGCAGAGTGGAGATACAAGATAGTCATTTAATAAAAGAAATTCCAAGTTTAGATAAATTAGAAAATTTAAGAATATTGAATATACAAAATAACCATTCGTTAGAATCATATCCGAATATAAATTTGAATACACGATTAACAAGTTTAATACTGTCTGGTAATTCAAATATAAAAAAACTGCCACCTTTTATAAATTTACCGAATCTAAAATTAGTAGATTTTTTTTGGGGTAACGATGAGATAATAGATTGTGAATGATAAGAAAGGATATTTGTTTAAAGAAAAGTAATTTTATATTAAAAATATGTCAAATAAAGAATCATCATTAACAACACCCGAGGATCGTGATCAAACGAATCGATGGAAACCAGATTTAAGTTCTCCTCCTTTAACAAATGAGGAAGCAAAAGAGGCATTAAAAGAATTAAATGTTACATCTTTTATTGAAAAGTTCCCAAGAGTAGATAAAACCTATCAAGATCCAGCAGTTCCAATGCAAAACATTGGTTTAATTTCTTTTGTTCCAGCGAAAGGAGCAACGCCGAATGAAAAAGGAATATACGGATTTGCAAAATTGAGAGGAAATTATGCAACTGAATTAGAAAGTAATCAACGGGCAGAGTTTATTATTCGAAATGTAGATTCATATCATCAAGTATATCATTGTTATGTAGGAAGACCATTTCCGATTACTTGTAGTTCAGATTATTCCGCAGTAACAGATGAAATTGATATACGAAAAGAAACAACAGCAACGATATCAAATTCTATAAAGGAAAAGAAAGAAATTGAACAGCGTCAAATACAAGAAATAAAGGAACGTGAAGAAAAGTTGTTGGAAGAGTCAAAACAAGAAACAGTAGACCCGTATGAGGAATATATAACTCAAAGAGTAAAGAAAGCACAATTAATCTTTACTTATTTGGAACATGAAAAGAAAATGAAGGAAATAAAAGAAATTCTAATCAAAACTCGTGCAGTTATAAAGACATTTGATGAGGATTTTCCCGATTTTCAAAAATCATACTTTGAAAAGTATAAGAAAGCACGAGAAGAGGCAGGAATAAAGGAGAATGAAGAAGATACTCAGTCTAATTTCATTAAATATATGGTTGAAGATGTTGATTTAGGTTTTTAAACCTTTGGACATTTCAAACTCCTTTAATGGATTATATAAAACAACTTATATAAAATAAACCTTTATAGAATAAGTTATGGTTTCCTTGATTTTCCCTACTTCATGCTATGATTCTTTATGAGTGAGTCCCGAAGACAAACTAATGAGTCTCATAAAGAGGAGCATTATAAATCATTAAAGCGTCCTTCACCATTGCACTCTCAATGGGTTAAGTTGGACCATCGTAGGTGCAATCCCTACTATTGACTTTACATTTTTATACAGAGTAAAATAAGCGTTTGAAATGTCCAAAGGTGTAAAATAATATCATTTAAACAATATGAATTTTTTTATATAAATATATAAAAAAATGGTTTTGCAAAATATGAATGAATTTGTTTTAGCGTTTTTCCAACAATATAAAGATAATGACGATTTGGAAAGTATGTGGATGTCACCAAAGAATCAACAACTGTTGATTAAAACAATAAAAAAAACAAATATAAAAATCAAGGATCCAAACAAGCCAAAACGAGGAAAATCGGGTTTTTTATATTTTTGTGAAGAAAATCGTTGTAAAATTAAATCGCAAAATCCAGATTTATCTGTAAAAGAGATAGTATCGAAATTAGGACAATTATGGCAGTTTTTAAAAAAAACGAATAAAGATGAAATTAAAAGATATGAAGATTTATCAGTATCAGATCGAATAAGATATCAGAATGAAATGAAACAATATGTTCCAATGTTTAATAAAAAGATAGTTGAAAAATCAGGAACGGGAAAGAAAAAAGGTAAAAAGAATTTTCTTTTTGATAATTTTGTAAAAAGTAAAAAGTTGAAAACAAAAAAACAACATCCAGAATTAGATGCAGAAGGAATATTGATGTATTTAACAGAAAAATGGGAAAAATTACCAGAAGAAAAGAAAAATCGCTATACAACAATATTATATAAGTCACCAATCATATTATAATTATTTGTTACGAATAAACTTTTTACTTACAACAGTTGTTGATGGTTGTTTATCATTGATAATAGTATTAAACAGTTTAATTAGTTGAGTAAAACATAAACCATCTTTTTGTATAATATATTCGTTACTTGTTTCATAACTATATTGTTTTTCAATATAATTTTTAATATTTACAAGTTCATTCGAACCAGTACTCGACAAGTCATTAAAAAACAAAACATCTTTAAGATTATCAGAAGTCAATTGAGAATCAAACTTGTGACAAAGAGTAGTAACATATTGATCTCTACCAGATACCATAACAAGTAAAATGTTGGCATAGTTGGTATAGAAAATATGACTAATAATTTGTATACCACCAGTCAAACAATTTGTGAGAATTTCGTCATGAGAAGGTTGAATACGGGTAAAAGTATAATACTGTTGTAGTTTTTCATTTTTTTTAAAATCCAAAAAATTTTCGACATTTTTTGAATTATTTTTAACAGGGCATGAGGGGCAATCGTCAGAACAAGGAGTAAAACGACATTTTTTATTACAACAGCTGAAAATGAGATTGCTATTTCTACATTCTTGAACTTTGTCTTTTACAAGATAATGATTAATGAATAATTGAAGATTATTCTTGTCCGAAATATCAAGGTACTTGTTTTCGTCAGAACCAAAATTGATTAAATTTATGAGCATTTTTATAATGCTTCATTTTTTCTTTAATTTAATTTATATTACTTAAAGTTTATTTACAATTAAGTAAAATATGGATATATTATCTTTAAATGAAGAATTGTCAGATTACAACTTATTTGTAGATTACTTTGAAGCAAATAAAGAAAAACCAATAGAAGACTGGTTAGTTTTTGATGGAATGATCAACAAACCAAGTAAACAAGGAGTTGTTGGTTTGTTTAAAACAAAAGATGGTAAACACCAATGTATTTTCAAGATATCTCAATATATCAATTATTTGGTATATCATGAGTTAGTGATAATGCAAGGATTACAAGAAGTTTCATCTTTTTGTCCTCATTTTTGTAAAGGGATAGGTATGATAGCAGTAAAATTAGAAGCAAATATCAAAAAAGATTGCACTGAAAATCCATTTGATATGACAAATACAAAATATCCAATAGAAAAAGATGTTTTATTATCAGAATACATAAAAAATAGCACGAAATTCTATAATTATATACGAAGTCCAAAAATAGATGAGAATGTTCTCTTTTCAATAATAAAACAAGTATTATTAGGAATTTCATTTGCACAAAAATTAAAAAAGTTTACTCATTATGATTTACATTCTTTCAATGTAATGGTGAAAAAATGCAACAAAGATATTGTATTTTTGTATAAAATTGATGAATCAAACCAATTCTGTGTGCCATCGTTGGGTGCATACCCAATAGTTATTGATTTTGGATTTTCATATATTGAAAATCTTGATGATGGTCCCATGTGGCCCTCTCTTGCACATACAGATGTTGGTTTTACGAGTGATCGATATGACTGGGTTGCAGATCCAAAATTATTCTTAGTAACAGTGTCTGAAGAAATGAAATATAAACGGAATAGTAAGAAAACAAAGAAACTGCGTCGAATAGTTCGTAATATCTTTCATCCTTTGAAAATCGATTGGGAAAGTGGTTGGGATGATTTAAATATAAAAGGAGCATCGAATTACGTGATAAAAATGATTGAAAAAACAAATAATATATCAAAACTTTTTTACAAATTTGATATTTATTGCATTGATATCATTCAAACATTAATCATTTTACCTTTACAACAACAGAGTTATGATGATATTGAATTAACCTATGCAACATTTTTGAAAGAATGGATCAAAATTGAGAATCAAATATCAAATCCGTTTTACAATTTATATATATTGAAAGGATTGATTGATGTGGCAAGAACAGTAAGACCAGAATATATGAATAAAAATACTCGCTACAACGCAATTTCTCTTTTTCAAAAAGAAATTTATGATTTATTAGACAGCGTGGCGAAATTTTGTAGACCAAAGGATTTACATTTTGAAAAATTATTATGTTCTTTGTATCTTTTTTCAAAAAGTGTTGAAGGATTGTTATTTGAAATAATGAAAAAGAGAATGTCAGATAAAAAGAAAGAATATGAAAATTTACCAGTTTCGTCAATAGATGAAATATATGGAATAATCAATACGAATATACCAGATGAATATGAATATAACGAAAAAACAAAAGTATTAGTAATGGATTTGCAAACCAAGGATTGTAAATTATATAATTTACCAAAAGATGAAATAAAAAATATAAATAAAGTTTCTCATTTAGCAAGAGGTTCTTATATTTATGATTTGTATACAAGTAGTATTTAACGATTTTATATTGTTCAAATCAATATAAAATTCAAATATTTTTGAAAACTTTACAAGTATTAAATGGATAAATCGGTGTTTGAACGAAAAAACCATCATTTCTTATTTTTAAAGAACGAAGTTTATAATTCATCGATTTATTCTTTTTTGATTTATTCTTTTTTGATTTATTCTTTTTTGATTTATTCTTTTTTGATTTATTCTTTTTTGATTTATTTAGTTTGTTATTTTTCGATTTACTTTCTTTTCGTTTCAACGATTTAAATTTTCTTTTCATTTATACTAACAAGGATTAAATTTATAACAAGTTATTTTTTGTTGAAGATGTAGAAGCAGTAGGAGCAGTAGAAGCAGAAACAGTAGGAGCAGTAGAGGAAAGTTCTGGGAGTTTAAATTTAACAGGAAGTTTCTCAATTATCATTTTCATTATGTAATAAAATAGAATTATTAAAATTAATACAATCATTATGTTTGAAAAAGTAAAAGAAGATGATTTTTTTTTCTGACAACAATACTGACATTTACAATGAATCTGATGTTTTGCTTGAATTATTTTACCATTTTCATTGACGAAATACATTTTTTATAAAAAGGATAAATAATTTTTTATATAGTAAAATTATATAAAAAATAGATTCTATAATATAAATGTATGAATCAATATGCACCTTCTTTAAAAATAAATATAACAGATGGAAACAACTCAATGAAATGGTTGCATCAACTTATAAATCAAGAATAATGATTGTTTTAGTTAGTCTATACATGATATGTCAATTTCAATTGGAAACTATCATGCATAGTTTGAATAATAATGTAAAAAAAATAGATAAACATAGATATGAAATAACATATATAATTAATAACAGAACATATAAAATGATTGTAAAAGTTCCGAAAGGTCCAGTAAATATTGCAAGTGTAAAAGCAAATGAAGTCGATATAAGTAAAGAAATATTACCTTACTATGGATGTACTCCAGAGATAAATTTAACAGCAAATTTCTTTGGTTATAACAAGTTAACATTTGAATATATAAATGGTGAAGTAAAAGAATTCGAAGATAATGAAGTAATAATCATTTGAGTTGTTGAATTTTTACTTTTTGTAATTCAACTTTTTCACCTTTTCTTGCCTCTAAAATTTGATTCAACACAGCAGTAGCATTAATTATACCATGATTTTCCAAAATTTTTACTGATTCCAAATCAGTTTCTTTTCTACTTTTAGATATTCTTTTCGCTTTATTTTCCAGTAAAATAGCAGTATCTTGATATTTGACACCAGGGAGAGATTTACCATCTACTCCTTCATTTAAATATTGCACGATTTTCTTTTCTAAATTATCAGCTTGTTTTTTTAGTTCACTTTGTAGTTTTCGCAATCTTGCTCTTTCAACATTGACACTTTTTAATTCTTGAACGGTTGCTTGTATAGTAGACATTTATTTTTTTAAGAAAAAATAAATGTTTAAACTTTGTTAATTACTTTTCCTCTTTTGGTAAAAGTGATTTATAACAATAATTATAAAAGAAAATACAATAAAATGGGAATTTTCAACTTTTTTAAATGGTTTAAGGATCAGTTTCCAGCACATATCCATAGAATAAATAATATGCATTTACCTGTCGATAATTTATTAATAGATATGAATGGAATATTTCACACTTCTGCACAAAAAATATTTAAATATGGAAATTATAAAGCAAACTACAAAGTAAAAGTTAATAAACATTTGGAAAAAATGGTATATCAAGATGTTTGTAATACGATTGAAGAAATATTATTAAATGTAAATCCTAAACGTCGTTTAATTATGTGCGTTGATGGAACAGCACCATTAGCAAAACAGATTCAACAATCTAAAAGACGTTATGTTAGTGCGTTGGAAAGAAATGAAGATGATTTTACTTTTGATTCAAATAATATAAGCCCAGGAACAAAATTTATGCATCATTTAACAAACTATATTGAGTGGTATATAAGAAGTCAAATAAGTGAAAATCCATATTGGCAAAGTTTAGAAGTAATATTTTCGTCTGATAAAGTACCAAATGAAGGAGAACATAAAATAATGAATTACTTGCGAAAACATGGAAAGAAAAATGAAATATTTGTTTTACATGGATTGGATGCGGATTTAATCATGTTGGCTTTATCAACTCACTTTCCTAATTTTTATATACTAAGAGATAATACTACTTTTGACAAACAGTTTAAATATTTATTACTTGATTTGAAACCTATTTACAAAGAATTATTATTAACATTAAAATGGAGTAGTAAAAAAACAGATTCTAATCAAATACCTCTTTTTCATTTTAATGATGAATGGGCAATTAATGATTTCGTTTTCTTGTGTTTTATGATAGGTAATGATTTTTTGCATCATTTACCAGCATTAGAAATCATTGAAGGAGGTATTCATTTAATACTAAATTGTTACCGAGAAGTTGGTGAAGAAGAAGGGCATATTGTTCAAAATAAGTCAGGGAAATACATTTTTTCAACAAAAGCACTCAAGTTATTTTGTGAAAAGATTTCAAACTTTGAAAAGATAATGTTAGATAAAAAACTTGCAAATAGGAAAATGTATTTTCCAGATGAATTATTAACTGAATGTAGTAAATTCAATGAAACAAATCAAAAATATGAAGTAAATATTGAAGAATACAGAGAAAAGTATAATAATAAATATTTTTCTCTGGAAAACAAAGAAAAAGTTTGTCATACTTATCTTGATGGGTTACAATGGATTTTACAATATTATACAAATGGTGTTCCTGATTGGAAATGGTATTATCCTCATCATTATAGCCCTATGGCGAGTGATTTAGTGCAAAGTTTTGATACTTATAAAAGAAAAATTTTCAGAATGAATAAACCATTATTACCATTTCAACAATTATTGTGTATTATGCCTTATAAAAGTCGAAATTTACTTCCTGAACCTTTGAACGAAATATTAACTGAAAAAAGCGATGTAGTGATAGATTTAAGCGGAAAAAGATATGAATATCAAGGAATTGTATTATTACCATTTATTAATTTACCACAAATATTGAAGAAATATAATGAAAAAGAGACTCTGGTTGATATTAAAGAACAAAAAAGAAATGTATGTGATCATCACTATGTATACAAGTTTAGTGCATCGAATAAGAAGATGTTTTATTCATTTTATGGAAATATCAATGAGTGTCGTGTAGCAATTTCAAAGATAAACATGTAAATATATATTTAATTATTTTGTATCAAATTTAAAGAATAAAGTTCACTTGCAAATGAGAAAAATGTCTACAGAAATATGTTATAATGAAGGTTTATTTTTTGATATAGGTTCAAATGTTGGATTATGGAGTATAGCAAATATGCCTAAAGCAAAAACTATAGTATCAGTTGAAGCATCGCCAACTACATTTATACAATTAGTAAAAAACATAAGTGAACATAAAAATATTCTCGCTTTGAATTATGCTGTATGTAACAATAATTGTGAAGATATTACATTTTATGAAGCAGCATCAAATACATTATCTACACTAAACAAAGAATGGTTGACATCACCAGAATCACGATTTTATAATATACGTTATGGTGTCATTCAATGTAAAACTACTACAATTGATAAATTGATAGAATCTTATGGAATGCCAGAATTAATAAAAATAGACGTTGAGGGAGGAGAATATGAGTGTTTATCATCTTTAACAAAAAAAACTAAATGTTTGTGTTTTGAATGGGCAAGTGAAACTAACAACATTACCATAAAATGTCTTGATTATTTACATGAATTAGGTTTTACAAAATTTTATATTCAATATTTAGATGACTATACTTTCAGACCAAGTGAACAATCATATACAACAGATTTAAATAAGATAAAACAAGATTTATCTAACACTATTCCCAGAGATCACTGGGGTATGATTTGGTGTATGTAACTTGATATACAACGTAAGTCCAATGAGATAATAAAATTCTATATTAACTTTTTTAATATAGAATGCAAGTAAAAACCTTTCTTATAATAATAGTATATTTTTAAAGTCTCCAATATAATTTACTTTCTTTTTTGGTGCTTTAATAAAACGAATCAATGTCTTATCATCAAATGTATTTTTTGTATAATCAAGAATATCAGCGTGAACAAATTGTGGTTTTATAAGTATTGCATTATCGGTATACAAACAACAATCATGTTTTTTATATTCAAATAATAAAGTTTCGACAAAATCTTCACCATATATAATATTGTCTTTTAGTAGAATAATAATAGTATTTTTATCACCTTCTCTTAATAATGTAGGCATGTAATTCGTTCCTTTTCCATAATCACGTCCACATTTATATATAGTGACCACATCTTTGAGATAGTCTGGTATTTTAAACTTTTTATTTTTACAAACATCTGGAATATTCAAAGCAATTTCATCAACTTTGATAGTTTGATGTAATAATGACTTTATCATTGGATGTATATGAGCAATTCTGTCTGGTGTAGTTGTGATTGATAGAATGATTTTTGATGAAAATTTTAATTTACTTTTTGTTTTGTAATCGTTGATGTATGATTTACAAGAAGTCGTATATAACATAAAATACCTCATCAGATTATAATAAATAGAAATAGTAATAATAAAAATAATCAATAAGTATACAATTTTCCAATACATTTAATATAAACAAAGGTTTTTTTTTAATTTGTTAAATCTGTTCTACAGACAGGACAATTAAAATTACGTTTTTTCGATGTTAATTCAATACTCCATTTTGTTAGACAATCATAATGAAAATGATGCATACATTTTGTTTTACAAGATTGATGTTGAAAACTAATATCTTCACAACAAATCGAACAATTACTTGTAAAATTAAAAAGAAAATCAAAAATATTCATATATATTTATATGTATAAATCTTTAAAGAGGTTTAATTAAAGATTAAAAAAACAAAAATAAATGTTAACCACAAAATATATTGGAGAAAATACAAATGTATTATTATTCGATGGAAGAATCAAAAAAGTTCAGGATTTGTTAACAGGAGATAAATTAATGAGTTTGCAAAAAGATCACGTAAATATTGTAGTTGCAGTAAATCATCGACAAGATGAAAATGTATACCGAATAGTGCAAAACTATGGAGTTGCTTTTACAATTCATGAAAAGCAAACATTGAATATTTTAGCAAGAAATAAATTATATAAAGTAAAAACATCATCTTTACATTACAATAGTGATAAAGCAATGTCATTATTACATAGTTCAGTTCCATTTGGACATGCTATAGAGCTTTTAGATATATATTTTATTGGTCTTTTTATAGGAAATGAAGAACATAGTTTCCATTTAGACAAAATAAAAATAAAAAATGACACTGCTTATTTTGGACAATTGAAAGAAATAGTAAAAAAAAATGAAGGGGAAATTATTATAGAGAATGATTTTATAATAATTACCGATAAAAAATATAAATTAATCAATCAATTGCTAAAATTAAACTTACATTTTCAGAAAATTATACCAAATGTATTCAAAGGTATAGACTTATACAATAAATTTTTTTTATTGGCTGGAATTATGGATTCAACAGAAACCAGATACAATAAAGAAAATGCAAGTTTTGAATTATATAATATTTCGCCTAATTTACATAATAACTTGATATATTTAATACGTTCAATGGGTTATTATTGCTATTCAAGATACAATAATAACCTTTACACTATACATATTCATGGAAAATATCTCTATCACATACCAATGATAAAAAAACATGAAATTAATTTTCAAGGAGATGTAATTAATAACTTTACAGCGGTAAAAATAAAGAATATAAATTATTATGAAGTCGAGATAACAAATGACTATATTTTATTAGAAGATTTTACATTGATTTAAAAATTTGGAGTAAAGTTTGTTTTTGGGACAGTATCATAATCAACTAAATCTTCATCATTTAAAACTAAAGCAACACCAGTTTCAATTTCATCATCAATAGATTTAATTTTATAACCTCTCCATTTCAAGTTTTCTGGTTCACCCCATAATTTGATAAAATATTCTTTGACTTGATTTTTGACTGGTAAACTTTGCCCTGGGAATCCTTCCTTAAACCAATCTTTGAATTGTTGGTAAATCTCAATAAGAGTTAAAACAGCATTAGGTGCCGTCATAATACATTCATCAACGAATTGTCGATAACTATCATTTTGTTTTCTATATGTTTCAGTAGCAATTCTAACTTTTTCAGGTTCAACACGTGTTTTCAATGTTTTACGATGTTGGAGTAAAATCCAAGCAAAAGGTTCAAGTAATTGAGGAATTTTTTTGGAAAACTCAGTATCCATAGGAAATCTTTTTTCTTTTAATTGTTCTTCATAAGTTTCAGGACAAGGTTCATTTGGTCTAACAAAAGTAGATTCAAAAGGAATAACGCGAATTCTATTCCAAGTTGCTTTATCAGAATGTCTTAAAGTAGGTAATTTGTTGCAAATAAAAGTTAATTTGAACATGGGGGTCATTTCTTTTGTTTGTTTTCCTTTTTCGAATAAATCTCTGGCAAAGTAAGAATCATTACCAGATAAACTTTTCAAGTAACCAATATTAATTTCTTCATCACCATCAGGTTCTTCTAAAATTGCCCAACGAACACCCCCTCCAGCTCTTGCTAATTCTGGATTGGCAGCACCATTTGCTGTTTTCTTTCCAGTAATTAAAGTAGTGCTAAATTTAATAGCTAATTGTCCTAACATTTTTTCGAAAATATTTTGTGTCACGGATTTACCATTATCACCTTCACCTGTCCAAAAAATTACAACTTTTTGATGATTTCCACCAACAAATACATCAGATGCTTGATCGAGAAAGTATTGACGAACAGATTTATCAGGGAATACTTTTTCAAGAAAGTCATAAACAGCAGTGACTCGATCATCAGTTGCACAAAAGTCATAATAACCAATAGGCATACTTTTACTCAAATAATCTTCAGGTTTTCCATCACGAAATACATTGAGTTTTAAATCGTAAACACCATTATTAAAACAAATCAAATAAGGATTTGTATCGAGTTCGTTTTTAAAATTTTTATTGTAAAATACATCACAACATTCTCTCATAACAGAATTTTTAAAAGGTGATGTTTTCAAATTAATCATAATTTTTCTTGTTTGATTGATTTTTTCTTGTGAAGCCTTATCATTCGTTTGTGCTAATTTATTAAAGTAGTCACCGCCTTTTTTTGAATATAACTCAACGACTTCATTTGATATTTTATCACGTAAAAAAACACCTTCTTCAATTTCTTCCCATTTATGTTCTCGAAATTGATACCATGTTTTTCCAGCAATGCTTGAACATACAAACTCCGTTCCATATTCTTCAAACAATAATTTTGCAATATCATGATGTGATCCATCTAATGCATTTGTTAAATATTTTTCACTTATTTCGGCTTTGAATTGTTTAAATAATTCAGGAGAATCAAGTTGTGCATAATGTTTTAAAGTTCCAATGGTATATTTTTTTGCAACCATTTTACCCCATTCTGCAATACATTTAGCTTCATCATATTTATCTTCAGCTCTTGCCGAAAATTCTAACCATTGTTCTAAACCTTCTTCACAACCTTCACTGATATTGTAAAGAACCCAACCGATTTCCATCCATTGATAGTAATCCTCTGCTCTTGCTATTGATAGCAAAGGTAATAGTTTTTCTGATAGTTTCAACGAATCGCTCACTGACACTTTCAAGACTTTTTTTTCAATTTTATTGGATATTTTATTATTAATTGCACCCTTGATTGGTGAAGGTAATCCGTATTTTAATTCCTGACATGCTCGTCCGTATGGAATGATGCTCAATATTCTCGGTAAATAATACTTTTCTTTTCCTTTGATATCAATCAAATCTTCATTTGTGTCATATAATTCATAATTTTTGAAAGCTTCTTCAATCGATATTTCATTCACTTGAGAATCAAATATTTTTGTTACAGTATAAGGTGGATGCTGTTCACTTTTACGAGAACCATACAATAACCATGGATTTCTACAGGTTGATTCATCTACAGTTTTTGATGAATCGACAAATCCAAGTGATTGAAATACATTTGCTTTTTTGATTTCGTCTTTGACTCGAGGGAATAAATGAATTTCTTGATCTTGTTTACTCAAAAACAAAGAAGGAAAATGTAAATGAAATCCGTTTTTAAAAAATTTCACATTATTATTTGTGACAGAATAAATTGGTTTTTCTAAAAGAACACACATGAGTTGTGAATCAGTGCATTCTTCTACTATATTTCTTAAAACTGATTGGTAAATTTCAATTATTTGAATAACTTGTTTTTCGGTATATAAATGTTCACCAAAATCGATATCATCAGATTCCTTGATTTTAATATCAATATCTACTAACACTGGTAAATTATTTTGAATTTTTTCAGCGACTCCAATAATAAGTTCATTTTTTTCAGTAGTCTCCATAACATTGCAATATAATTCCCAAAATTCTTCAACTTTTCCCCGATTCAGTTGAAATTTACCTTTTGGTTGAATTAAAGATACATGAGTAAAAAATACTCCATCCACATAGAACTGTTTCAAAAATTTGCTTATTGATGAATTCATTTTTTTATTAATATTTGGAATATAATTAAATTTAAAATCATTTTTCAATTTAAAAATTGTATTAAAATATATAAAATGCAAGTTTGTAGCGACGAATACGAAGAAATTGGACAGGGAGAAAATGAAAACATTGAAAATCTTGAATTAGATGAAGAAAAGGATCATATTGATCAGGTAAAAGATGACGAATTGCTCTCTTGTTTTTTTGAAAAATGGAAAAAAAACACTACTGAATATTTGAACGACAATGATGACGATGAAAAATTAGAAGATCGTTTTTATATCATTAGTATTGACGGTATTCCTTATTTTTATGAAAAATCTTTGGTTAATGCACGCACTAAAATGTGGAATATAGCAAATACTATGTTAAAAACAACAAATGACAGTAATCTACAAATACTCTCTTCAAACATTAATGAAATCAAAATTGTTTCTCCTTATCAATTTTTCATCTTAAATTACAACCATATACTTTTTCATTTTACAATAGACTATGTTTTACCTATCCCTCAATAATTTTAATATATTGAATATATTAAAATGATTAGATACCAACTGGTTTCTCTACTGTTGGTTTTACAACGGGTGCTGTTACAGGAGCATCTTTTTTAACAAAATCAGTTTTTGTTGGAACTTCTGTTTTTTCAACTTGGTCTTCATTACATGTAGTATATGTCTTGATTGTTTTATAAGGTGTGCAATTTTTCGAGTTCTCGATTGTGGCTCTATTACGATAATATAAACCATCTAAATTTTGTGTGATTTTATACATTTTTTATTAATGAAAATATTTTTTATTTTTTAAACACTTGTATTTTCAATGTCGAGTAAAATCGTTTCTTCAATTATATATGGATTTGCTGTGTTATTGAGTAAAGAATTGATAAGTTCAATGTCGATTGGCATTAATTTGATACGATTTGCGTGAATTGTCAAAAAATTAGCTTTATGTAATAACTTTATAATGTATTGTTCTATATAATATTGTAAAATGAGAAAAACGGACTTGCTTATCTTATCGATTTTTACTGTCTGTGATGAATTAAAAGAATCATTACTTATGATATGCCTAACCATACGTTCAAATGATGATTTCGCCATAACCAAGTGATTACTCAATTTTTGTTGTATTTTCATTGCTTTCATCATTTTTGAAGTGTGTTTCTTTGTTGTTTTTTTTGTAAAGAGAGAATTATGAATATATGGAACTACACCACCACCAATAAAATTTACTTTTAAAGAAGATAATAATTTTTTCAACTCAATATCATTCTGTATTCCCAATTCAATATCACGAATAATAATTCTTGTTCTTCTCTCTTGTTTGCAGTAAAATACTGCGACTTCAAGTATTTCTGCAATAATATATTCACAAATTGTTGCCAAGTAGATTGGTGTATTACTTGCAATCATAACATTCGATGTTTTCAAAATTTTTTCGATAATAGTTGGAGGAAACAATATACCTGCTTTATTTTGCTTACTTGAACTGGTTTTTACAGAGAGATTTTTCCAAGACATATAGCGTTCGACTGCACTTTTACCTTCCAATAAACAATTGTGTAATAAATCACCAGATAGAAGAAATTGCAATGCATTTTCCACTTCTCTTACCGAATATGTTTTTTTCTTTGCATAAGAGACAAGATTAAAAAGAATATTTACGAGTTGTTTTAAAAATACACACACAAAACTATTCAATTGTTGTTTGGCATTATTAGTTAAATTATTGGATGGAGATATCTGTTTTAATACTTTTACTATAAATATTTCAAACAAATGTGTTTTTTTCTTTTTATTCGTGGTTGCATACTCGTTTTCATTCTTCATTTTATTATGCTAAAATAAATATTTCTTTAAATAAACTTAAAAACATAACGTAATCGATATATCCGATGTTTCCAATTGAAAAAATCAAATTATATAAATTAAACAGTATGTTGCATGTCAAAGACATGAGTATACCAAAGTATTATCGAGATTTAAGTTTACATATTGCCTTGGAAAGAGCAGATTTAAAGGAAGACTGGGTCAATTTTAAAAAATTATATGCTTTTAATCCATCTTTTTTACAAAATCATTTAGATAATACAACTATTTTTAAGTATAATTATTTATCTTTACCCGAAGATGAACAAAAGAAATTATTTGAATGAAAAAAATCAGCAACTTCTTGAAAATTACTTTCTTTGAACATAAAAGTGATCACTTTTATTTTCTCTTTCATTTTCGTTGTTTTGTATATCAAATAACCGGCTGGTAAAATAACTTCATTTCCTTCTTCAAAATTACCAGTAAATGTATACAAACAATCACTTTGAACTTCGATTTCCATTATAAACGAAAATTCATTATCTTCAATTATCCAATTCAATGAATTATTATAATCGATACAAGTAGAAAATGGAATAGGTTGATAAATGGAAACATTACATTGCATTCGTTTTACTCCTCTATACACAATCAGATCGCATTTTTGTGATTTATTCAACATTATTGCTAAAAAATACCAATCGTAGATTAAATTTAACGTTATTGGTATAATATCAACTTGTAATTTATCATCTACTATTTGCACTTTGTTCATTAACATATCACCTATGATATTGTTAATAATTTCAATGAAAAAAGGTTGTTCTCTGATCGTTTGAACATGAAAACGACAAACACTATCCATTTATGAAATAAAACGAATAAATTATATATTAAATTCATTTTTAACTTAAAAAAATATCTTCATTCATCTAATAAAAAAATGTTAAACGTAAAAGAAGCTCATCCATGTCAATATTGCACTAAGCCATGTTTTGGTAGACAATGTAAAGAATGTCATTTAAAAATGGTGCAAACACAACAAGGTAATTGCCAAGATTGTGAAATATCATTTATTGCACAACGAAAAGATGGAAGTAAAAGAAAAAGATGTATTGATTGTCAAGAAAAATACATTAATAAATACATTTCTACTTGTCCAGATTGCAATAATTCCTATCATGCTTTGTTAGATGATGGGAGATTTTTCGAAAAGTGTTACACTTGCTACAAAAAAAGTTTTCACAATTGTGAAAAGTGTGAAAAACAAACTAAAGTTATTTATGCTTTATGCAGAAATTGCTACCTCAATGAAAAAGAATATAGACAGCAACAACGATATCAATCTTGTAATAACTGTTCTGATTTTACATGTATGGATTGTCGAAATAACTATAAATTTAGAACGTTGAGAATTGAATAAAATAAAAGTTAAAATTTTTAATTCAAATATGAAAAAAGTATTCTTTTCATATTTTTATCTTATTTACGCTTGAATTCTTGCAGTGCGAAAATTTGCCCAGGGCCAATCTCCCAAACCCGCTTTGATACATGTATATCGTAAAAGCAAATGTCGGCAATTCGTTGGGACAGCACCAATATACAAACATTCTGCAGTCACTTTAAAAATCTGGTTATATCGATCCACATAAATGTTAATTGCATTTGGTTTGCCAACAACGATTTCATCACACGGATCTGAGTCATAAGTATAATAATTATACAAAATGCGATCGTTTGTTATTTCACTCAAATTTAAACCATTATCCAAATAAATCATATCCATTTGAGCCATCATAATAATATCATAAGTCATGCTATTTGATGTTTGATAAGTTTTCAATTGTTCATATGCTAAATATACCTTTTTAGCATAACTTAAATTTAAAAATGTTCCTTCAACGTCATTGAAATTATCTATTTGTTGAGCTACTATTCTAATTTCTGGCATAACTACATCATTTTGTTCGATTGTTATTACTTTTGGAGTAATAATTGTTCCAGAGGATAGTTCAAAAGTGGTTAAAGCTTCAATTTCACTTTGTGTATAATACTTTGTTCCACTTAGACTCTCTCGGTCATAGGTATGAACGAAAATATCTGGAACGACAGGATAAATTGATTCTAATACTTTTTCAAGAAAAGAAGACTTACATTGACTCCATGTTTTTATATGTCCATGTAAACAAATTGCTACTTTTGTTGTCATTTTATATTTTAAAAAGAAATTAAATTTTAAAATTAAAAAAATTGCTATAAATGAATATTAATTTCAGTGATTGTGAAAAAATTGGCTTTAACATCAATTGTTTGTGTTTGTCAAAAAAAGTTACAAATATTAGAACTCCACTTGTTTGGTTATGTGCTAATTGTAATAATAAATTTACGGAATCTTATATCAATATCAAAAATAATAATAGAGGATGTTTGAAATGTTCGTATAAAAAATTTAACAAAAAATAGTTTACACTTTAGCTTTACCTATTAAAAATATTAATAACTCAGTATTTGGATTATTCACTGTATATCCAGTTCCTGTATGTCCATCTACACTTACACCTAAAGGTGGATAGGATGTATGATTTTTTATTGTTACTTTTGCTGCTGTTCCGAAAGGTGAGGATGTCGGAATTAAATCTTCTTCATTTATTGTAAGTAAGAAACTATGACTGAGAATAGATGCAGAACTTTGATTTGTTACTACACTATCTTCATAATAATTATCGTTTAAGAATAGTGCAAATTGTGCTGGTTCTAAATGAAAAAGATGATAATGCACGAAATAAACACCTGTCTCCCAAATATAAATTTCAGATGTATTCAGAATATGCCCAATGTTACCAGATATCGTTCTATGAGAATCATAAGTTAAATCTGCTTCAGGTAGTACCATGTAATGAGCTAAATTATAAATATTTAAGTAAGTTTCACACATGTAATGTGGACCAGTTGGACCGAGTTCTCCTTGCCATCCGGTAGGACCAATTGGACCAGTAGGACCTATATCACCAGTTTCACCTTTATCACCTTTATCACCAGTATCTCCTTTATCACCTTTATCACCAGTATCTCCTTTAGGACCAGTAGGACCTATGTCACCAGTAAAACCTGTATACCCCGTATATCCTGTATATCCCGTAAAACCTGTATACCCAGTGTACCCCGTGTATCCTCTATGACCTCTATGACCTCTACATCCTCTCGGTCCTTGTTTTCCTCTTGGACCACGAGGTCCAGGTGGTCCACAACACTCATCATCAGATGAACAAGAAGAAGATGATGAAGAATAATCACATTCTTCGTGTTTACATTCAGTATTACCAGAATACTTTTTTTTGTTCAGTTTGTTTTGAACACTCATTTTTTATTATTAGTCAAGATAATAAAAATAATTAAAAATTTAATAAAAAATATTAAATATATAAATAACTATATTGAATAATTAATTTAAAGACTAAAATGACTTAAAGAAAAAAATGTCTCAAAATTGTTGTGAAAAATGCAATAAAGAATTTGCAAGTAAGCAAAGTTTAAAAATCCATGTTCAAACTTCTGATTGCTTGAAACAAAAAGAAAAAATTAGTAAAAATTGTGAATTTTGTAATAAGGTTTTTTCAAGCAAACAAATGTTACAATATCATTATAGTTCTTGTACAGAAAAAAAACTTAATCAGTTAGGTATTGAATACGACAAAAAAATAGAAAAACTTGCGAATGAAGTTGAACTATTAATGAAATTAAATGAAACTTTACATAAAACTATTAATACCAATATTCTCAATTTATCTGAATTATGTAAAGTTTGTAATAAATATTGTATTAACAACAAAAATGTTACTTTGAACCCAAATCTAAGTGACGCCAATGCTATTTTGAAAAATAAAGATTCTAATAGAACAAGTGATATTTTCAGTTCTAATGATAGTGTTGACAGCACTGATATTGAGGATTTGAAAATTTAAAGAAACCTATAAATTATACAAATCACATGGACGTTATTACAAAGATATCAATTACAAAATTATCAAAAAGAGCAGGAATTAAGTGTATTTCTGATGATTGTTATGATACTATTAAACAAATTATTGAAACGAAATTATCAGACGTTTTACATAAAATTTTAATCGTAAATTCTGAAAATAAGTCAAAAACTATAATGAATACTGATGTTTATGCTGCGTTAGAAATTATGGGTGAAACTCTAACTCAATCAAATGATTTAGGTTTACACAAACAAAAACTAAAATAAGTTTAAACACAGAAAGAGGTTATACAAAATGAAGTCAAAAACTAAAATTCAACTTCAAAAATTGAAGGAATATGATACTGTATGGCATGAAATCAGTACAGTCGTGTTCAAGTCGACAAAAGAAATTATTGTTATTGGAAGACTTGATAAAAATACAAAAAAACTTATTCCTCTTGATGATAAAACTATTAAATTATGTGAGGAATGGAAATTCAAATATGATACATCTTTACCTGTTAATTCTACTGACGAAACAGAGGAAACTGAAGAAGTAGAGGAAACTGAAGAGGTTGAAGAAACTGAAGAAGTTGAAGAAACTGAAGAAGTAGAGGAAACTGAAGAGGTTGAAGAAACTGAAGAAGTTGAAGAAACTACTGAGGATGTAAAAGAAACGGAAGAAGTTGATGAACCTGAAAATGTAGAAGAAACTGAAGATGTTGATCAACCTGAAGGTGATGAAGAGACAGAACAGGTTGAAGAAACTGAGGGTGTTGAAGAAAGTAAAATCACTATTGAAAAAGAAACGAAGGTTGAAAACAAACAAGAACGTGAAAATGAAGAAATTTTAACTAATAAAAAAATTAAAGGATGTGCATCAACAATAACTTCATTATATCAAGAATTTCATGACAATGTCATGTCTTCTGTTAAACAAAATGAAATAGAATATAATACATTGATCGCAGAATTACAAAATGAAATAGTTTTATTGACTACTAAACTAACGAAAAAGACTGAAGAATACAACGAAAAGTTTGATGAATTAACTAAATTACAACGTAAATTCGATGGAATCAAACAGTTATTTTCATAAAAAATGATTTTTTTTCTTACAATTTTAATTTTATAATAAAATTAAAAATGAATATTCGTCGTATAGATTATCATCGTATGCAAAACGCAATTGAAGCTGGTGATCATAGTTATCTTGATTATTTATTAACCAAATACAATTGTAATTTAACTTCTTTGCAAAGAGAAGAGTTGTTATTAAGTGCTATAAGCACAGATGTCACTTCTGTTCATTTTTTATTAAAATACATTAAACCATTGAGTTTTAATGATTTATTATGGTTTGCCTATGCAATAAGTGATTGTGATACAAAAAAGTCTATCCAAATTGGAGAATATATTGTGACATTGGGAAGATATAATAAAAAAGATTTCATGTTACCTCATTTATTATCAATGGCATACGAAATGGATAAAAAAGAATGGTTATTTTTATTTCTAAGATATGGAGTGCCTTGTTCTGAAGAATTACTTGAGAAAATTAAAACTAAATGGGGAAATGATGATGATCTATTATTCTATAAACAACAAAAGGAGGATAATTTTGAAGAAAATGAAAATATTTATATTTTGAATGTAGCCTCAATATTGGACACGAAAATAATATATTAAGTAAATATTTATTATAATAAATGAAGAAAATGGATGATGAATTTGAAAATCCTATTGATTATTTTATTATAAATAAGATATGTGAACCATTATCTGAATACATACATACAAATTTTCCTCAAACGACGCCTAATTTTATAACCTTCATAGGATTAATTTGTGGTTTAATTTCAATATTCTTTTTAATCAACAATTTTTACTTTCTTGCTTTTATTTTCTTTTGGATTTGTTATATTCTCGATTGTTTGGATGGTTATTATGCAAGAAAGTATGATATGGTAACAAAGTTTGGTGATTATTTCGATCATATTCGTGATATAATTGTAAATTTCATCATTGTTTTAGTAATTTTAAGTAAATTAAAGAAAAATGAACGATATATTTTTATGATTTTATTTTTAATGTTTTTCATCCCCATGAATATGCATTTAGGATTTCAAAATAATGAAAATTCTGTTTTATCACTGTTGTCTCATATTTGTCATGAAGATCAAGACTTGCATACATTGAAATATTTTGGTTGTGGAACGTATATGTTATTTATTTCTTTGTCTTTTATTTATTTACAAAATAATACTGTGGGATTTTAAGGAAGTCATTAAAATCGTAATAAAAACTGAGAAGAAGTCATTTTATACTCATTTAAAACTTAAATGAATATATATAACCCAATCAAACATGTCATACCGTAACTTTTTATTGAAAAGTTTAAATCGTAATGAATTATTAGAAGTAGCAAAATCGGCAAAAGAAGGTTTCCGCTTTTGCAATGGATTGTGTCAAGATTATAAACCAACCGAAGATTTTTCAAATAACATACCAAACTGTAGAAATTGTAGAAATACTATTGATATGGCAAGTCGAAAAATTAAAGAAGGCTTCATATCTTTGGAGCAATTTCATCAAAATCCAGATATAGTTAATAGTATTGAAACAAAAATTGTTTTTGTCACGAATAAAGTTTGTAACGTTTGTAATGAAGAAAAACAAATTAATTTATTCGAAGCAAATAAAAATGTATGTAAAGAATGTAGAAGTAAACAAGCTATTGAAAGAAATAATAAAGATATCGATATTTTAATTGAAGATATAAAAAAAGCCAAAGAAAATTTACCAGTTCTTGAAAATTTTGTAAAAAGTATACCAAAAGATAAACTTATCAAAGTTATTTCTTATTTTGAAATTGGAAGAAAATCAACAGATAAAAAGGAGGATATGGTTTATAATATCGTGCAACATTTTAGAAAACTTTTACAGCCTAAATTATGTCAAGGTGGATGTGGTTTTGCTTTACAAGAAGAATTTACAACTTGTTTAACTTGTAAAAATCGTCAAGAAAAACCAAGAGCAATTTCAAAAATGATTGATTTTAATGATAATTTAGATGAAATAGTTGATAATTTAACAGAAATAACAAGAGAAACGTTTGATGTTTATAATGTAACACAATTACATCGAATTTACTTCAAAATGACTGGTAAAAATATAAAACAAACAATAAAAAAAGAAGATGTGGTAAAAATAATCAATGAAGAATTGAAAAAGAAAACAGATGAAAAACAACGACTTCGTGATGAAATAGAATTACAAAACAAACTTGGGGGAGAAATTACATTGAATGGAATTAATATTTTAGCACGCGAAGATGGTTTAATTAATGCTACAGCACTCTGTAAAGCGGGTGGAAAATTATTTGGTCACTGGATGGCTCTTGATTCTACCAAACAACTTATAAAAGTATTAGAAGAAATTGAAAAATCAAAAACGGGGATGGTTCCCGTTTCGGTAAATGTCGACACCGATATCGTGTCGCCGATATCGGCAAAATTAAAAGTAATCGATATAAAAAAAGGTGGAAACAATAAAAATGCACAAGGTTCTTGGATTCATCCTGATTTGGCAGTTCAACTTGCTCAATGGATTTCTCCAACTTTTGCTTTACAAGTTTCACATTGGATTCGTGAATTAGCACTTACAGGTTCGGTTGTAGTAGGAAACGAAAAAACTCATCAAGAATTAATAGAATTGCAAAATGAGATAATAAAACAAAAAGAGACAATAACACACCTTCAAAATAAACACAATAAATTCTTAGAAAAACAAAGATATCATCAATTCAAAGAAGGTTCAGTTTTTTACATAATATCTGATAATGATAGCAAAACACTTAAATTCAAGCCTGGGTTAGAAGGTTCTGATATTAATAGAAGATTAGCAGAACATCGAAGCACAACACCTGCAATTAAACTGGAATATTTGGTGTATACCAAAGATAATGTTCTATTAGAAAAAAATATATTGAAAAGATATAAAGTAAAAAGATCATATCAAAATCATGAATGGATATTTGACATTACGAGAGAACATTTGATAGAAAGTGTAAAAACGTTGTTAAGTTTTCTCAATATAGAGCATACGGAGGAAGAAAACTTGGAAGAATATAACAATTCAATCATGTAAAGAAAAAGAATTTAAACAAAATCTTTTATTATAAAACAATGTCAAATGAAGATATAACATATTACATAAAAGAATTAGATCCAGCAGAGAAAATAGCACCCTCTTCAGTTAGCGGAGATTCAGGTTCTAAAATTTTAATTGTAGGTAAGCCCGGAACAGGTAAAAGTTCATTATTAGCGAGTTTATTGCATGCAAAGAAACATTTATTTCCAGTAGCAGTTGCATTTAGTGGTTCAGAGGATACAAATCACTTTTATAAAAAGATACTTCCTAATTCCTTTGTTTTTAATGAATACAATGAAGATCAGATAAAAAGTGTAATTCGTAGACAGAAAATTGCAAAAGAATATGTCGAAAATCCATGGTGTATATTAATTTTGGATGACTGCACCGATGATACACGTATATTCAACACTCCATTACAACAGTCTATCTGGAAAAAAGGTCGTCACTGGAATCTCTTGTACATCGTCTGTTTACAATACGCCATGGATGTTAAACCAGTTGTGAGAACAAATGTTGATGGTGTTTTCATTCTTAGAGAACCTATCCTAAGAAATAGAAAATGTTTGTGGGAAAATTATGCAAGTATCATTCCTGATTTTAATTTGTTTTGCACTTTGATGGATGAGTTAACTGATAATTTTACAGCAATGTATATTTCTAATCAATTAACATCGAATGATTGGCAAGATTGTGTTTATTGGTATAAAGCACCTCTTTTTGAAGAAAAATCGTGGGAATTTGGCTGTCCAGAGTATCATAAATTTCATAATGAACGATATAATAATGATTACATTGATAATTTTGATAGTTAAAATTTTTACACATTTTCACGATAATCTACTATGCAACCTGAAATAGTCATTGACGGGTCTTCTTTTTTAATGAGTTTTAAAATTACCAATAAGTCATTTTTACAAAATGTTTGGACAATTCCTGATTTCAATGATACTATTATACCTTCTACATCTTGATTTTTATTATATAAATTCTCCAGATTATTTTGAATGTTTACTGAATAGAAACAATCGTGGTATTCACAAATGTCTTGATGGTGAATTCCACGTCCGCAACCGGAGCAATGATACTCCCAACATCCTTGTATACAGTAATCTTTTTCACATTTAATGTCATTGCATTTAATTTCTGGTTCATATTTAATTTTTTTTAACGCTTGATATTCTTTTTTTTTGAATAAAAGATTTTGATACAACACATGAAGCATTGTACCAAAAAAGGAATTAAACAAGGAATATGTTTTGTTTTTGGTGGATAAATTGTCAACTCCATTGTGTTTTATATTAAAAATCTTATGATTGTAAATGATTTTTAGTATAAAAGTTATTATTTGTAACTCTTGGAGTTATAAATAAAAAAATATATTTTGTATTTATTTATTAGCTTTCATTTGAATTTTTATTGACATTGCCATTAATTCTTGAAACAACAATTTACACGCAAAAGGACAATTTACTTTTGATATTAAATCACTTTCACAAGCCCTACATTCTTTATGAGTAGTTGCAATATTCCCACATTTATCACATATAAACATTTGATAAGCATCGGATTTATCGAATAATCTTTCTTTCAAAAATCGAGATACTCCATGTCCTATCATTGCATCTCTCTCCATCTCACCAAAACGAAGTCCACCATCTCGGCTTCTTCCTTCTAAAGGTTGTCGAGTTAATGTTGTTACTTGTCCATGACTTCTACTATGAACTTTATCTGACACCATATGTTTCAATCTTTGATAATATGTTGGACCAATAAAGATTTTCGCCTCTAATGGTTCACCAGTCATTCCATTATACATTGTCTCCCATCCATGTCTTTCAAAACCATTTTTTTGTAATCTATCACATATATTTTCTGCAATATTTGTGCTATTACTGGAAAAAGGAGTTGCATCTCCAAATGTTCCATCTAAACAACATGCTTTTCCAAGCACTGTTTCTAATAATTGAGATATTGTCATTCGACTTGGTATACATAAACTATTTATCAAAATATCTGGTGTAATTCCAGAAGCTGTAAAAGGCATATTTTCTTGAGGCATAACTAAACCAATTGTTCCTTTCTGTGCACTTCTACTTGCATTTTTATCACCACTTTCAGGGATTTTTTCATTTCGAATTGTAACTTTGATTAATTTATATCCATTTGGAGTTATGGTTTGAAGAACTCGATCAACATAACCTTCTTCTCCAGTTTTTATCACATAACTGCAATCTATTAATTCTTCATCTCCATTTTTATTTGATTTCGTCAATAATTTACCAACAATTACATCTCCTTTTTCAACATATACTGAATTACCATTTATTCTTGTTTTGACTAAACCATTTTCATCAAGTAAACTATAATTTGCATTCCTTTTCCTTTTTGCATATGGAGGTAAACATATTGTTTCGAAATTATACGTTCCTTGTTTTCGTTCTTCTTCTACAAGTGTGCGATATGATGTTGCACAAAACAATCCTCTTTCTATAGAAGCTTTATTCATTATTATACTATCTTCTTGATTAAAACCTGAATAAGTTATTACTGCTACTATAGCATTAATTCCACTTGGCATTTCATTAAAACCCATTATTTGGGCTGGTATAGTTGTTACTAATGGTCTTTGGGGATAATTTAAAACATAAGTTATTGTATCTGTTCGTATTTGATGTGATAATGCATGAATACCAATTGCCTGTTTTCCCATAGATGCTTGATAAATATTTCTGGGAGATTGATTATGATCAGGAAAAGGAATCGCACTTGCCATAACTCCCAACATCATTGCTGGATTTATTTCACAAAAATCACATATTTTAGTTTCTAATTCTTTTTCTGTCATTGCAATTACACAATTCTCTATTTCAGAATTATCAATATAATGTATTTTTTGTGATTCAATCAATTCATTCCAATCCAATTTATCATTGGTTGTTATATTCAATTCATTTGTTTTTTTATCTACTGTTAGTAATGGTCTTATAAATCGACCTTCATCACAGAATATTTTTATTTCATTATCGATTTTATCATAGGTAAATGATATTTCTTTATCAAGTAATCCATTTCTTCGATACAATTTCATTTCTTCTATAAATGCTATTGGATTTAATGTTACACCCATTAAAATACCATTCAAGAAGATTTTTGGACAATTATCTAAACCTTTGTAATCGTGAATAAACACCAGATTCTCACTCTTTTCAATTATTTCTTTCACTATTACAGTTGGTATTCGTTTTGTCACTGTTGCCATAAAAGCTAAATTCATCACTATTCCTATACTTTGACCTTCTGGTGTATTATGTAATACAGTGAAATCATGATGTAAAAATCGCCCATTACCATTTAATTGCCATCCAACAAAAGGTCCTATATTCTTTTTGACTACTTTAATTTCAGAAGTTGATCCTGCACCATTTATAAAGAATAGTAATTTCATTTTATTCCCTTGCTTTGCAATATAGCAAGAAAACATCAATGATCGTATCAATAATTGTAATTGTAACAGAAATTCATGTGGTCCTGTAAAACTAATAATTCTTTCATAGTGGTTACCTATTTTGTTACATATTCCTTTCAACAAGTCTAAACGTGACTTTGTATCTGTTATTATATATTCATTTGGTATATAATAATTTTTATCAATATTTTGTCCATATTCATAACTATCTTCGTTGCAATCATTATTTTTTTTCCAATATACACCAGATTTAAAAGCAACTAATTTACTTTTTATTGTTTCACTCAATTTCAAGTATTTTTCTATTGTTATATCAACAATATCATCATCTAATGTTGATATAAAATCAACTGCTTCTCTTTTACTTGCAAACAATCTTTTTTGATATTGAAAATTAGTTTTATCAAACCAAATTACTTCATTATTTACTATTTTCTTGTGATTCAATGCCTTCAAAGTTAATATATGATTCGACGTCACTATATAGGAATCAAAAAAATTATTACAATCATGTGTCACTTCATACATTTGCGATATTCCTGATATTGTTGTTTCTACTCTTGTTGCATTTCCTTTATCATCTATCAATAAATCATTCTCTTTGATATATTTCGCTTTTTTATATGTCCCATCATACATTAGAATTTTAGTTTCTGGATCAAAACATTCTGTTGGACAAATATACATGATTTGACTTGAATGGATTTGTCGTATTTTTGAATTTTTGCCCTCTTTTCCTATTGGTATTACTATGCGACGTAAATGAGATAACGTTGCTGCATAAGTTAATCTCGATAAAACTTGTGATACTCCTGTTCTGATATATGTATTTTTTGAAACTCCCCAGTTTCCGACTGCAAATGCACTTCGTAATCCTGTTGTTATACTATTACATCTTGAAATAATATTCAAAATATCTGGCTTTTGTTTCTTTTTTTCAAGTTGCAATTCAATTGTTTTTATAAATCTTTTGAATAGAGTTCGGAATAATTCACTACATAATACTCCAGCCATTTCTACTCTTTTATTTGCATAATTATCACGATCATCTTCTTTTCTCTGTCCTATTGCTGTTCTCAATAATTTATTCACCATGTGACCTAAAAATGCAGTTTTTTCTTTTATTGTTGCAAAAATTCCCATATGAGGTAATAATTCATTTTCTACTACTTGTGATGTATAATCAATCTTTTTTTCTTCTTTGATTATATGAATTGTATACTGACTGATGTATTTCAATGCTTCTTCTTGCGTTTTAATATGATACGAATCTCGTATTATATATTTCATATATTTCTCCATTTTTTCATTCTTTTCTGGATTTCCTATTATATTTCTTATATCTTCTTCACTTACACATCCAAGTGCTTTCAATACTATTCCTACATGGATCACTTCTTTGATATACGGTAGAGAAAATAATATGTTTCTGTCATCTTGTCCTATTTTCACTTGTATCAATACGGAATGACCTGTTTCTTCTGACATGCTTCGCACTTCGCATATATATTTATATTTATCTGACGCTTTTTGACTTAATACTATTGGTTGATTATAAACTCCACGTAATTGTCCAATCAACACTCTTTCTTTTCCTTTAATAATAAAATACCCTCCATTATCTTTTTCACATTCTCCTAATTCTATTTTTTCTTTTTTTGTTTTATCTTTCAAATTGCATCGTTCTGAACCAATCATTATTGGAGTTCTACCAATAATGATTCTTTTATGTATTACTGTTTCATTACTTGTTTCGGTTTCTACTTTTTCTGTGATGTTCACAAAAATTGGTACATCATATGTTAAATCAGATTGTCTTGCTTCACTTGGATACATTACTCGGATTGTTCTATCTTCTTTTATTATGATTGGTTTTGGGATAAATACTTCATTAAAACTGTAGAAACATTTAAAATCTTTCGTTTTTAAATGTATTTCACATTCATTTATTACTCTTTCTATTCCATTTTTGATATAATCATCAAATGTTTCAATCTGATGGGATATCAATGATTTTGTATTATAATATTCATTCACTAAATTCCACTTATAGTTTTCCATCTTTTTGATTTTCAATTAAAAAGAATTTTTTAAAAATCATTTTTTTAAATAAAAATAAAAAAAACTTTCATTATAATAAAAATGTCTGACAATGAAGAATTATCATATGACTTTGGCTTGACAAAGAAACATCAAGCAAAGAAATCCAAAAAGTCTCCTTCTAAAAAGAGTTCTCACTCAAAAAAGAAATCTCACACAAAAAAGAGATCTCACTCAAAAAAGAAGTCTCCTGTAAAGAAGAGTCACTCAAAAAAGGCATCTCCTTTGAAGAAATCTCCCTCTACTGTCGGTTCTTACGCCCAAGTTTGGCATGGAAGTGCTATCAAGACAAGCGGTGGATTGCACAAAAAAGATTTGACTAAGAATAAACACGGAAACATCGTCAGCAAACGCAAGATGAAGGTCGGTTTGGCAAGATGGAGAAGTTTAAGTGCTGCTAAGAAACAATCTATTAAAACTATTCTCAAAAAGGGTAGAGCTCTATCTTCCAAGAAACATTAAATAAGTTTTATTATAAAAAATAGCATTTTTTATAATCACAATTGTTCTATGTATAATAATCATAATTAATTTTTTTGGTTACAGTCATATTATTTTTTTTCATCATTTTTATTGCTTCTAAAATATCTTCTTCAACTATTACAAATTTATATTCATTTTCTAAACCAAATACTCTTTTTGAATGAACTAATTTAATTTTAGTTATCAATCCTTCAATTGAACCACCAGCATCAACAAATATATCTTTATTGTTTTCTATGATTTTTAGTAAAATTTCTTTACTTACTTGTAAAGTCCAATTAGTTTCTCTTATCATTTTTATAAAAATTGCATACAAATCATCATTTGAATATTCTTCTATATGATGAACCCATTGAAATCTACGTCTTAATCCTTCATTTACTGATAAAAAGCACTTTTCTATTTGGTCTTTGTAACCTGCACAGATGAAACAAAAATTTACTTTGTTTTCACTTAAAAATGCACATATTGTATCTATCGCCTCTTTTGAATAGGAATCTTTATCTTTCTGCCCTGGTCCTAAAGCATAAACTTCATCTACAAATAAAACTCCTCCAAGACAACTATTCAAGAGTTTTTTTGTTTTATTTGCTGTCGAACCCAAATATTCACCAACGAAATCTTCTCTATGAGCTATTTTGAATATATTTTTATTTGATAATACACCCAAATTAGAATATATTTTACTAATTATCTTCGCTACTGTTGTATTATGCGTTACTGTAAAATCACTCAATAAGTATCTACTATTTCCATCCAATGTAAAACCATAATAATTATCTTCTTGTAACTCTATCACTTCTATCCCTGTATGAAGAACATTTTTTATATGTGTTCTTTCCTTGATTTCTTTGCTCAGAACAGGTATTGTATGAACATTACCTGATATTATTATTCTATTATACAAATACATATTCTGTTTTTCAAACTTAGTTTTACTTGTATAAAATCCTAAAGATTGTGCTAAAAATACTATATCTTCTGCAAATACATCGTTCTTTTCAACAATTTCATAACAATTAGTATTAATCACACCACTATTATCAATTATTCCTCCTAATAGTTGTAAACGAACGTCTTTATCATTTATTTTATATAAATGGGGAATTTCTCGCTTTTTTTCGATATCAAGATAATACAGTATCTGCATATATTTATTTTGGCTGTCTGTAGTTACAATCTTATACTTATTTTGTGTTCCTTGAATTTGCATTAATTCTAATCCCATATTATATGCATTAAATTGATTCAAAATATAATCAAATATCTTTACATGAGGTATTGTTATTTCATTATAAAACTGACAATTCGATAGCACATATCCTAATATGTAAGGATTAAATGTAACATTTATACTTGGAAAATCTACTGCTACCTTAAATCCTTTCAGATCTAATTTGTATGTCTTTGGTAATTCTAAATAATCTAATAATGGTATATCGATTATTTCATTCTTTCTATATTGTTTTCCTTTTATTTCCAAAGTATTTGTTTTTTTATTTCGTATTCTACTCACTTTTAGAGAAAGTATATGACTTTCATTCACTACATAATCCATCCCTTTATTCTGTTGAATTCTATACATTTTTTCTCGCCCTCTGGCAAGAGATAAAACATTACGAGCTGTAGAATCATCTCCCATTAACTGATCACCAACTACAATATTTTGAATTTTTTTTATTGAACCATCAAACATCAATATTGGTGTGTCATAAGCCATACATTTTCCTGTCCCTGGTTTACCTGTTATGATTGTATGTAGATAATCACCATCTTTACTTTTTTCATGCATATTTTGTAAATAATAAATGACTTGATAAAATACACTGTCTTTCAAAGATTTCATACCAATCATGTTATTTAATTCTTGTAAATAGGGTAATATATCCCATAAAGTAAAAATATCGATATTTTTATAAAATTTGTTTGATAATCCTATATTTATTAAATCATCTAAATCTCTAATCGGTGGTAAAATCTCAAATTTTGGTTTTTTTCTTTTTGGAGAAGATGATGTTGCTGATGATCGTAAAAATATTGGAGATTTCCTCTTGGACATTTTTTTTATATTTTTGTTTTTTTAGATTAAAGACGAATATAATAGCCATAATAATGAGATTTATCATCAAAATTGTATGAAACATCTTTAATATGATTGTCTTTTACGTATCCATCCCATAACAACTTTACATTTCCATTTTGTTTATTAAATATTAAAACACTTTGAAATTTTACCAATAATAACGAATTGTAAAAATATCCATTCAAACTCGATAAATCATTTCCTTCTATGTATACCAAATCATACATTGTTGTTTTTTTATTTTGATGTAATGTTTGATTAGGATCACCAACTACTGATATTAATCGTTCAGGAAACATTGTTACTAAATAATCAAAACATGATTGAGAATAGGATGCTGAAAATGTATCATAAACATAAATTACACTTTCTTTATTCGCTAATAAAAATAATAATGTTACATGTCCTGTATCGAAACCAAGTTGTAAAATATTTTTCTTTGTTTTACTTATATTGTATAGATCAATATAATTTTGTAGTAATTGTGAAAAACTCAATTCATCTAATTGATTAAAGTGTTTTTCATTTTCATGTAGCAATAGGAAATAATCAGTTTCAGTTATTTTTTCAACTTTCTTTATTTCATTATCCAAATTTTGAATCATTCCTTTCTTTTCTTGTTCTTTATCATGGGCTAACTTTTGATCCAAATATTCTCTTACTGGTCCTGCTAACCAGTCCATTCTTTTTTGATATGCCTCTTCTGTTTCTATTCCTTCTAATTTTTCAGGATAATAATCTTGTATCAACCAACGTAAGGTATCACTTCTTACTCCTGCAAAATGCAATACAAAATGTTTCGGAAAATAATTGAACCAATACGAGTTCATTTCGTGTGGTTGAGTTACTTTTATATGATTTTTACTATCTAAAAAATTTCTATCCAATAAATTTATAAATGAACCTTGTTCCCAATTCATATATCGTTCATTTGGATCTTCTTTTTCATCGTATACATTTTCCCATACTGCTTTCAAAAATGCTCTACTAAAATCACTATTTTTAATAAACCAAACTCCTGTATTTTCCATTCTCCAATCAGATCCACAGATTTGATCGTATTGTGAATATAAATTTATAAATGTTTCCAATTTAATATCCATATTCATTATTAAAATATCTGCGTCTATCCAGACTAAATAATCATATTCATCTAAATATTTTAATAGTAACAATATCTTTGTCCATGGTATTGGGCGACTTTTATCCAACATTGATTCATCATCTATAAACGTATATCCGTGTTTTGCACAATAACTCTTTTTATTCACTGTTGTCCACTTTGTTTTATCTTTATAGTCTTCACCTACTGATAAAGTGCATAATCCGATTTTCATTTTTTTAATAAAAAAATATACCCCTATAAATTATAATTATAACAATATATATTATTTAACGATGTTTTTGAATGATTTTTTCCTGATAAGTTGGATGCACTTTTAAACGTTATAATTTTACTACATTTTCCTATTATCGGTTCTAAATCTTCATACATTACTTCTGTTATATTCAAACATATCCACGTTTTTGGTTTCACTTCTATTACGTTCATTATTAATTTCAACAAACATTCTGTTATAAAGATTTCATAGTTTTCTTCACATCCTTTATAATGTTCTACTAATTCTATGTTATTCTTGAATTCGTGATAAAATGGTGGACTTGTAAAGATGAAATCAAAATCAATCTTTTTTAAATTCACTTTTTCACACTTTTCGAATATCATTTTAACTTTACCTTCATGTGGAAAAAAATTGATCATTTTCTCATACAAAGGTTTCAAATTTATATTACAATCAATTCCAGTATATGATATTCCCATCGCCATTGCTGCCAAACAACGGTCACCCCATCCTGCAAACGGATCTAATACTTTTTTTGCATCAAAATACTTGTATATTATTCCTGCTATAAATGGTGGAAATTGAGCAGGTGCATGTTTCATAAAAATTGTTGTTGCCATTAAATCACGACTATTCAAATGCTTCCGTGATTCATGAAATTCTATTATCTTTTCTTTTTTCTTAAACCAAAAGTTATAACAATCAATGTTATTCCATGATGGAGTTTTCATTCGTTCATACTGAAAAAAGTTATTACTACATTTATATCCAATTCGAGAATATGGAATAGGAAAAGTTATTGTTTCTATACTTGTCAATTTATCTTTCATTTTTTCATATTCTTGTAATAACTCTTCTTTTGTATGTTTTCTAAATGGAAAGTCATCATTTCTTTTCACCATTTTTCTTTTATTAAAAATATTTTTTTATTATATAAATAATGAAATTTCTCCGCTCTCCTATCTTTTATTTAGAAAGTTCTGATTTTGATTCTGATGGGAATATTATTAATCCACATATTAATACTAAATTGCCCATTTTTATCATGATTCAAGCAAATTTTTGTGGTTATTGCACAATGGCTAAACCTGAATTCCAACGTTTCGCTGAAGTTTTTGAAAATCAAGTCACTTGTGCTACTATTCAAGCAGATTCTGAGAAACCCGATCTTGGTATGAAAAATCTAATTAGTATTCTTTGTCCAGAACTACAAGGTTTTCCTACTTATATTATTCTTTACCAAAATAAGATTATCCTTTACAATAAAGGAAGAAGTTTTGAAGATATGAAGAATTTTTTTTCAAATTGATTTATTTTCATTGCTTTTTATCCTTTCCTCATCGTTATGGAAAGTCTTGATTCTCATCTTGTTTACAAAATTAAATATGAATTTTTGCAAAATCCAAAAAAAACTTATGACTCTATAATTTCTTACATGAAATCAGAGTTTAGAAATACATGTTCCGGTAAATGTAAATTTAGACATTTTCATGTATTGGAGGGAAAAATTCAATATAAAATAATGCTTGTGAGACAAACTCATGCAGACTGTTCGATATGTAAAAATAGTGTCAGTGAATACAGTCATCGTTTTTGCTATAAATGTTCTCCTTGTAATACGATTGAATATCTCTATCATCATAGACGTTGCTCTCCTTAGTTTTCTTTTATTTTTTCTTGTAAAAATAAAAGGATTATAAAATTTTGTTTTATATTAGTAAACATGATTGAATTTATCGATGAGGATGTTCCTAATAATATTATTAATATAAATTTATATCTTCTTGATTCTCCAAAAACTATCAAACAACGTTTATGTGCAAAATTAAATATTAATTTTAACGCTAATAACGAGTATATTCATTTTCAATCTAATATCGATTTTCTAAAAAAGGAACAAACTATATATTTTATCAATTATTTCCAGAAAATTATTGACTATGCCACATTAAATAAAATATTTGCTGTAAAACATTTATCATTCAATGATTACTTTATTCCTTTTTTTCTCAATAACAAAACATTGATTTCTTCTATCGAATCAATGATTATTAATAAACATTACGATTTATCTTTTTATTTTAATCAATATTATAATACTATTGAAAGTTTTATTGATAAAAATGAATATATCAATAAAATCGATGAAATTGTTGGAAAACATACGAATTTATCGTCTTTTCAAAATAAAATTGCTTTTTTAATCGCAGAATACAACAATAGTTTACAGTTATTTTTAAAAAAAGAACTTACTCAAACCAATTATATTGTTAGTTTTGAAGAAACAATTGGTGAACCTTTTTCAAATTTTACGATTGAAAGTAATTCAATTTCTATAAAGTTTAAAATTGACAAGTCTATATTAGAACTTTTTAATGATATTCAGGTAAATGAGACTTATTCTTTTGTGAAATGTAAAGGATTTTATAAATTTTTCAAACATATAAAGCCAAACGTAGAATGGCTTGATCAAAACGATGAATCAGATGATAAATTATATATTTTTTATAGAAATGAAGTCATGACTATTTCTGAATTAGATCCAGAAACTTTTATTTGCAATTTTAATACGACGGTAAAGACTGAATCTTCTTTGTCAGAATTAAAAGTCATTTTATATGATTTACTTCCTTACAAAATACTTGAGTTTTCAGATATACAATCAAATGAAATCAAAGGTGACTTTTTTTTCCCAGATTTTCGCTTTAATCGATATGTTATGAGTGATTTTATTTCTATTAATGAAATTTTCCGTAATTTATTCACTGTAAATGAAGATAAAATTCCACAATCACAAAAAAATACTTATCACGTATATTTTAAAAAAAATCAAGTAAAATTAACTGCTTTTTTTTCGAATATGGAAACTAAAGATTTCGTTCCCACAACTGTTTTTCACGTCAAAGTTAAATCTTCGAAATTTGACTTTATTGAACCTTTCCAATTGATCTTATCGAAATTAATAGAAAAAGAATATAAAACGAAATTCGATTCTGTTGTAAATATTTATAAAAACTTTAAAAGTATTATTTCAACTTTTGATCAACAATTTACAGATGGAAGATTGATTTCTATGAAAGAAAAGTCAAATATTTTTCCTCCAAAATATCGTTCAAAAATACAGAAATACCCTAATATTTATTCAAATGATGATGAAACCTTGAGAGCAATTAGAGAAAATAAATCGTTTCCTATTATGAAGTTTCCTACTTTTCCAAACAATTTAATTGATGACTCTGTTCGATATGTTTGTGATAGAAGTAAAGGTTATACTATCCCAGGTCTGAATGTCAATTCTTTTGAAAATAAAGATACTTTTCCTTTTTTACCACAATGTTTTCAAAAAGAACAAGTTGTAAAAAAGAATGATCCTGCTTTTAATCAACGATTTCGTTATTATTCTATTGAAGGTCAAGATGATGTTGTTATTCCTGAGATTGAGGTCGTTTTACCTGTGGCAAAAGAAAAACAACAAAAAATTAAACTTAGTGGTTTTATGAATAAAAATATTTTCGGTTTTCTTCCTGTAAAGATTAAAGAAATTTTTACTATTGCTGATATCGACTTTGATAATTTTTCTTGGTATAGATTAGGTGTAACAGATTCGCATGATATTAATTCTTTTATACTTGCTGTTTTAACTGCATTGAATCATAATGATTTAACTTCTTTCAATGTTGATGATATTCGCACAGAAATTTTAACCGATTTAGCAGTCCTTTGTAAACAAGAAAATTTCGATAAATCTTTGACTGAAATTGTAGATGACATTAGTTCTAATAAAACTTATTTTAATCCTCGACTTTATATTCATTTATTAGAGCATAGATACAACTGTAATATCATTCTTTTTGACAAGAATTCTTTTGTTTTACCAAAATGTATAAATGGTTTTTACATTAATACAAACAAGAAAAACTTTATTTTTATCTATGAACACTCTGACGAGACGCATTCTCGTTGTGAAATTATTGGAAGACACTCAACTGATAAAAAAATACCTTTTCAAACTGTTTTTAATTCTAATGACTCAATGACGAAAACTATTTTCCAATTATATTATGATTTATACAACATTCATTTGAAAATTTTTCCAAATAAACTTCTTGAAAACAGTAAAAGTCAAATTATCGATGTTTCAGGTAAATGTAGAGGATTTAACTTTGATTTTGAAGAATCTTTTGTTTCAATGTTTTTCGCTGAAAGTATATATCAACCAGTAAATGTCCCTATTGGAAATATTTACGAAATTGCTCATGAAAAGATTGAAACTATTGTTTCTACTTTTCATCTCATTGATTTTTCAATCAAAGATTCATTCTTATTTGCTAAAATTGTCATTGATGGAAGAAGTATATCTGTTTATTTTAAAATTAAAGCAAAAACCAATGAAATCGATTTATCTTCTTTTAATCTTTACAATAAATTATCAAGATATATTTCTCAATATTTTATTTGGCTTTACTCAAAATTTTTGCATGAATTTACTAATTTAAAAGACATTTATCTTGATCCGTATAAAAATTATGACGAAATCATCGATACTATCAACATTGATTCTAACAAACAGAAATTTATTCAATATTACATTCAAATTATTCCTCTCTTTCCTTACAAAAGTATTCCTAATAAATTTTCTTTAGAAAATAGCGGTATTATTTCTAATTCAAAATTAGTTATCAAGTCAGAAGAGACATTACAAAAACTTTTTTATGTTTTAAAAATGTATATACAAAGACATCTTATCACGTTTTTATCTTTTTTTCAAAAAAAAACTATTGATAATTATTATATTGATATTATTGATTTTGACCAAAAACCTTCTCAATTTATTTGCAAAGGATATAATTACACTTTACAATGGATTCAAGATTTTTTCGATACTTCTCTTTTTTCTTCTAATTTTGTTTTCAATACTTTAAGAAACGACAAAACTTGGTTTTATTACCAGAATAAAAACTATTTCAATGGCAAAAATTTTACAGTGTATAAATCTCTTTCATTAAAAGATGCATTATCTATTTCTCTCAATGCAAAAAATGTATTTATCGATTACGACATTGATTTCATTCTATCCACTTTTAAAAATAATGTTCTTTTGAAAACTTACTACGTAAACCATAATAAACCTAATAACTATGATATTCATATTGTTGTTCAAGATTCGATCTTTTTCTCTTTTTTAACTTAAAAGTTTTAATCCTATTCTTAAATATGACCATTATATTCAAAGCCAAATCACATGAAGCATACTGTATCAAGATTTTAGCGGAATTGCTTTCTAATAATATTAAAACTGGTTGTTTTGTTCTTGATGAAAAAGGTATTTCTCTATGTATGATGGATCATCATCGAAGTATTTTGATTGATTTAATTCTTCATGCTGAAAATTTCGCTCTTTACAAGTTTTCTCTGAACAAAAAATTATATCTTGGTATTAATCTCAATCATTTTCATAAAATGCTCAAATCTATTAAGAAAAAAGATTCGATTGAATTATTCATTGATGATAAAAATGTCACTGAATTAGCAATCAAAGTTATACCAAAAGAAAACAACAGAGTTACTACTTCTTTTATCAAAATTCAAAATGTTCAAAATTTAGAAATTAGTATTCCTACTGGGTATAACAAACCTATTATTGTTACTTCTGCTGATTATCAAAAATTGGTTAAAGAAATGAGTAATATCGGCAATACCTTAAAAGTTACTTCTAAGAATTTTCAAATCGAGTTTAGTTGTAATGCTGGTGGTATTTTAAAAAGAACTGTCCAATTTGGTGAAATTGATGATGACGACGACGAAAATGATGTTGAATTTTCTCAAGAATTTATTACTGAACAATTGAGCAGAATCACTAAATTATCAGGTTTAAGTAATACATTACAAATTTTTCCGGGGAAACCATTACTATTTGTCTCCACTATTGGTAGTTTGGGTAAAATATCGATCTTTATAAAATCAAAGGAACAGATTGAAGTTGAAAATTACAATATTTTAGATGATGATTCTGATTCTGATGGATAAAGTAAGACTGTTCTTTGTAATTCAAAAATGATTTTATAATTTTTATATTGAATGAAATATAAAAATGTTAGCAACAAAAAATAAACATCCATACGATGAAAGAATTAGATTTCAAGAAAAAGGACATAAATATTGGATTGATAATAATAACGAAAATATAGTTTCTGCAACTACTTATATTCATACTTTCTTTTCCCAATTCAATGAACAAAAAGTAATTGAAAATATACAAAAAAAATCAGAATATTTAAACGATCCTGAATATAAATATTACAAATTATCAGCAAAACAAATAAAAGCATTATGGGAAGAATCTCGAAATTTAGGAACTAATTTACATAAAAATATTGAAAATCACTTGAATGAAGAAGAACTCTCTTCTTCTGCTTCTATCGAGTTTCAATATTTTATAAATTTTCTCAAAGATCATTCAACTTGGAAAATTTATCGCACAGAATGGTTAATCTTTGCAGAAATGTTGCGATTAACTGGCTCAATCGATGCAGTTTTTCAAAATGAAGAAAATGAAATTATTTTAGTTGATTGGAAAAGAATCAATGTCATTAATTATGATGGTTATGGTAATGGTATATCTCCTTTTGAACATTTACCAGATAGCAATTATTATCATTACTCATTACAATTAAATTTATATAGAAATATTCTCGAAAAATGTTATGGTTTGCATGTAAAAGAAATGTATTTAGTTATTTTGCATCCTGACAATCAAAACTATGACAAAATTGAGGTAAAAAGAATGGAAAAAGAAGCAACTTCATTATTTGATTTTCGCTTTGAACAATTGAAAAAAATGCAAGAAAAACCAGAAACATATTCAGAAACAATTGAAAAATTAAAGTATAAACCACAAACAAAAGCAAAAGAAATAATTTTAACTGGAAAGCAAAAAGAAGTTTATAAACATTTGAAAGAAGGAAAAAACGTATTTGTTACGGGAGAGGCAGGAACAGGAAAAACAGCAATCATTAAAAAATATGTGAACGATTTTCGTCATTATAGAACAATCGCGGTAACAGCAACAACAGGAACAGCAGCGATATTATTGAATGGAACTACATTATTTTCTTATTTAGGAATAGGAATTGCAGAAGGAACAGCAGATGTTTTGTTTTTAAAAATTAGAAAAAACCCATTCTATGTAAAAAGATGGAAAGAATTAGATACATTGATCATTGACGAAATATCAATGTTACGACCAGAATTATTTGATAAATTAGAACTTTTAGCAAGATCTTTGAGAAAAAATAATAAAGTATTCGGTGGAATTCAATTATTTTTATGTGGTGATTTTTTTCAATTACCTAATATTGGAGAACCAGATCGTTTCTGTTTTGATGCAGAAACGTGGTATAAAGCTGTAGATTACACTGTTTGTTTGGATGAAAATTTCAGACAAGATGATGTTGTTTTTCAAAACTGTTTGAGTAAAATTAGATATGGGATAATTGATGATGAAACAGAACAAATTTTAAAAAAAAGAGAAAATGTAAAGTTATCGAACGATTTTGGTATTTTACCTACAAAAATATATTCTTTGAATATAAATGTGGATATGGAAAACGAAAAAGAAATGGATATTTTATATGAAAAAAATAATAATTTAGTCTTTTATTCATTTGAATTAAAAAAAACAGTTGTTAAAAAAACTACCAATATAGATGAGAAAATAAAGAAATCATGTAGTGCTTCTGCCGAATTACAATTGTGTGTAGGCGCACAAGTTATGTTATTATACAATTTAGATATTGATGAGAAATTAGTAAATGGATCAAGAGGAGTAATTACTTCTTTTCAAAAAGATTTACCTGTTGTAAAGTTTTTATCTGGACAAGTAAGATTGATAGACTATTATACTTGGAATATTGAAGAAAATGGTGAAGTTGTTGTTAAAATTGAGCAGATTCCATTAAAATTAGCATACGCTTGTAGTGTTCATCGTTCTCAGGGACTTACGATTGATTACGCTGAAGTTGATTTAGAAGGAATTTTCGAATATGGACAAGCATATGTAGCTCTTAGTCGAGTTCGTTCTTTAGAGGGATTATCTATCAAAAATTGGAATATTAAGTGTATTAAATCTCATCCACGAGTTATTGAATATTATCGTAATTTAAACTTATGATTTTTATAAATAAAATGTCATCGTCTATTTTTAATCCTACTTTTTACGTTTCAATCTTTTCTTCGATTGGGTTGATTTTAAGTGAAATTTTACCTTTGTTACCTATCAAAAGCAATGGTATTATCCATGCAATTGTTTTACTTTTACAACAACAAAATAATGTCAAAGATCAATCATCTGAAAATGTTTCTAAGAAAATACATGAAAATTTAGATGAATATGAAAAAGAAATAAAAAGTGTGAAAGAACGTAGAAATCAAAGTATTATTGAATCTTCTGGAGTTGTAGTTTCTCCTCGTTCAGATGATACAACAGAATTACACGTCAATGAAATTGAAGATGTTAAAACAAGACTAAATACTATTTTAACTCGTTTACAAAAGTTACAGAATGATTTGAACGACATTTAAGGTTTTTATTCATATTTGTGAATAAAAATCATACAATTTATTTAGAGTCGAGTATTTTTTTAAAAAGCATTACACATATTGTTAACAATAAGATGATTATGATGATATAATTTGTTCTATCATTTGTATATAATTTGGAACATACAATGCAGTTCGAAGCATGATGAGCAACATGTACACAACTGATTGGTCTTACAGATAAATCCATATTTTCAATTTCTGGTTCATATTGTATTTCTTTTTGTTGTAGTTCAAATTGTTGAATAGGCTGTTGTTGCTGTTGATATTGCGGTGGTGGTGGTGGTACTACAATTTGATATTGCTGTTGCTGTTGTTGTTTGTTCATCATTCCCGCTTCAGATGGAGGATTAAATGTAGTATTTCTTATATATTTTGAAAAATTTATATCACTATTTGGTGGTAAAATTTGATTTGTCGCTAAATCATCTAAATAAGGAAGATCATCAATCATTGTTACATTTTTTCGGTTCATTTTTTTTATTTATTACAATATTTTTATAAAAATGAAAAATATATGTTAATTATATCAAAATAATATAAAAATGGTTAAAGTAATTGCAATTGGTGACCAACACTTTAAAACTGATAATATTCCTGAAATCGATATTTTTATTGAAAAAATCGAAAATATCATTATTGATAAAAACCCTGATTTTGTTGTGCTTTTAGGCGATTTATTACATACACATGAAAAATTACATACTGTTCCTTACAATAAAGCTCTAAATTTCATCAATATTATTCGTAAACATGCGTTAGTCTTTGTTTTGGTTGGTAATCATGATTATCAAAATAACTCTCAATTTTTAACAACTAATCATTGGTTAAATGCTCTTAAAGAATGGGAAAATGTTGTTATTGTTGATAAATTTATCAAACATAAAAGTAATAATGACGAATTCATTTTTTTACCGTATGTTCAACCATCTCGATTTGAAGAAGCGTTAAATTCTACGAATGATTCTTGGATTGAATCATCTATTATTTTTTGTCACCAAGAATTTTATGGCTGTTCTATGGGTGGATTTTTATCTGTTGAGGGTGATAAATGGGATTTAACTTTTCCTCAAGTTATTTCTGGACACATACATCAAAAACAAAAACTACAAGAGAACATTTATTATACTGGTTCAAGTATGGAAGTTGCATATGGCGAAAATGATTCAAACATTATTGCTGTCATTGAATGCAACGATAAAAAAATTACTATTGACGAAATTGATTTGCAATTACGCAAAAAAAAGATCATTTATACCTCTATTGATGAAATAGAAACATTCAATATTCCAGAAACTGAAGATAAATTAAAAATATCTATTTCTGGTGAATATGAAGATTTCAAGATTTTCAAGAAAAGTAAAAAGTATTCTGAATTAGTTGAAAAAGAAATAAAAGTGGTTTTTAAACCAAAAAGAAGTGAAATTAAGTTAAAAAATGAAACTTTCAACCAAATTAAAGAAAATGAAAGTTTGAATGACTTTCAAAATATTTTACATACTATCATTTTAGAAAAAAAAGATCCTGTCTTGAATGAAATATATGAATTTGTTGTTAATAATAAAAAGATTAATAGTGACGATATATTAATTTTATAAATACACAGTTCATTCATTCTTTTTCATCCAATTCTTTATCATCTTTGATAAAGATTTGCAAAACCAACATATTACTTTTCGCTGTATCAGACACATCCTCGATATAAAAATTGTATTTTTCAAGTCGTGCATTCACATCCTTGATAGGATCATCGATATTCAATTCCTTATGAATATCTTTATTATGTTGTTTTCCATCTTCAGTTAGGTATCCATAATAAAGTAATTTCCAATGAAATTTACCAAACATTTTTTCTTCTTTTTTAAAAGGATCATACATTCTAAAACTCAACTTATTTGGTTTGTTATCAAGAGTTTCTTCTATTGTATTATAAATAATAGAACATAGTTTATCAATAAAATACTCATAATTTTCTTTCATAAGAGCTTTTCTTTCGAATTGTTCTTCTTGTTTTTTTTGAACTGCTTTTTTTCTTAATTCTTTTGCTGACAACATTTGATTTTTTTGCTTTTATTTTCTTTGATGGTTTTCTTTTTGTTTTTGTCAACTTTGTTGTCAACTTTTTACCATCAGTCATTGTAATTCCGAGTAGTCTATCAGCATCATCCCCTGTAATTTCTACACCGAGTTTATCAGCCTCTGCAATTATATGTTCAAATACTTCTTTTTTATTTGTCATTTTTTCATCATATAATTTTTTTTTCAATTCTTCAATCAGATTTTCTTTTTCGACAGGTGTAAAATCATTTTTATTTATCTCGTTCTTATCTTTTTCAAAAGAAGAATCTTTCTCCAAATCATTCAAACGAAGAATTTTGCTTTGAATCAATACTAAAGTTTTTATATATTTCTCGTTAGATATTTTGCCGTTTTCAAGTTCATCACTATTTTTTTCTAAATCTCGAAACAGTTTTTCTCGTGCATCTTCTTCTTTTTTTTCTTCTTCTTTTTCGTCATCATCGTCATCGTCATCGTCATCTGAAAATGGTATTGATTTCTTTGGTAAACGCAGAATATCCAGTAACGATATTTTAGGTGAAGAACGTTTTATATTTTGATTTTTCGTCTTCAAATATTTTAAAAATTTCGATGGTGAAATTTTTTTTTGAAATTTTAAACTTCTTCTTTTCATTTATATTAGTCAATAAAAAAAAATGATTTTAAAATAAAATTCTAATTAAGAAATGAATACTGAGAAAAAGATGCATGTAATTAAACGTTCTGGTAAAAGTGAATTAATAAGTTTTGATAAAATAACTAATCGTTTGCAAAAATTACTATTTAATTTGTGTAAATACACTATTGACCCAAATATTATTACCCAAAAAATATGTTCTCGTATTTATTCAGGAATTACAACTACAGAATTAGATAATTTATCAGCTCAAATGTGTACGTCAATGATATGTGATCACCCAGATTATGGTGAATTAGGCTCACGTATTATTGTTTCAAATCATCAAAAAAATACATCGGATAATTTTTTAAATGTCATAAAAGAATTGTATGCAAATAAAGATATTAACGGAAATCCTGCTCCATTAATTAATGAAGAACTTTATTCATTAGTGCAAACATATCACGATCAATTAGAAGAAATGATTGATTATTCAAGAGATTATTTGATTGATTATTTTGGTTTCAAAACATTGGAACGTTCTTATTTGTTAAAAATTAATTGCAATAATAAAAAAAAGATAGTAGAACGTCCTCAACATCTTTTCATGAGAGTTGCATTAGGAATACATGGAGATGATTTGGTAAATGTAAAACAAACTTACGATCGAATGTCAAAGAAAGAATATACTCATGCAACACCAACTTTATTTAATGCAGGAACACCAATAAATCAATTAGCATCTTGCTTTTTAACTGGAATCAATGATTCTATTGAAGGAATTTTTGATACTTACAAAGATTGTGGTATAATCAGTAAATTTGCAGGAGGAATCGGAATACATATATCGAACATACGTTCCAAAGGATCTTATATAAGAAAAACAGGAGGAAATTCAGACGGATTAATGCCATTACTAAAGACATTTAATAGCGTTGCGAGGCAATTTAATCAAGGAGGAAAGAGATTGGGATCTTTTGCGATGTATTTAGAAGTTTATCATGCAGATATTTTTACATTTTTGGAAGCAAAAAAGAATAGTGGATCCGATGAAGAACGAGCAAGAGATTTGTTTTATGCTCTTTGGATAAGTGATTTATTCATGGAAAGAGTAGAGAAAAATGAAGAATGGTATTTGATGGATCCAAATGTATGTCCAGACTTGAATGAATTTTATGGGGAAGAATTTAATACATTGTATCTAAATTATGTATCCAAAGGTAAATATGTAAAAAAGATAAAGGCAAGAGAATTATGGGAAGCAATAATTTCAAGTCAAATTGAACATGGAATGCCATATATGCTATACAAAGATCATGCAAATGAAAAAAGTAATCAAAAAAATATTGGTATAATAAAATCGTCCAATTTATGTAGTGAAATAATGGAAGTATCATCGGAAAATGAAATTGCAGTATGTAATTTAGCAAGTATCTGCTTACCAGCATTAATAGAACCTCCATCATCATTCAAGGGAAAAACAGAAATTTATTATTATGGAAAACTCAAATTGTATAGTAAAGAGGATTGTTCATATTGTAAACTATTGAAGCAATTATTAAACGAAAGACATTTAGATTATGAAGAAATATCAGAAAAAGAAGCACGAGAATATCTACCAAGTTTTACAACAGTGCCACAATTGTTTTCTGAATATAATGAAAAAGTTTATTCACTTGGAGGATATGATGATACGTGGCAAATTCTCCAGCCAATTTTTAATTATGACAAGTTAGAACAATTTTCTTATGAATTAACGATTAATTTGAATAGAATAATTGATAAAAATTATTATCCAAATGAGAAAACAAAAAAATCAAATATGAATCATCGCCCAATAGGGATAGGAGTTCAAGGATTAGCAAATGTATTCATGCAAATGCGATTACCTTTTACATCTGACAAAGCAAGAGAAATAAATAAATTAATTTTCGAAACAATGTATCATGGTGCGATGCGAGCATCAGTAGATTTAGCAAAGAAAGATGGAGCATATTCAACTTTTCAAGGTTCTCCACTATCAAAGGGGATTTTTCAATTCAATTTGTGGGGTGTAAAAGACGAAGAGACATCTGGAAAATGGGATTGGTCTGCTATGCGTGAACAAGTAATGACTCATGGAGTTAGAAATTCATTGTTGATAGCATTAATGCCAACAGCATCAACAGCGAGCATTTTTGGAAATACAGAATCATTTGAAGTAATCACATCTAATTTGTATACACGAAATGTATTATCAGGAGTATTTACAATTTTGAATAAATATTTAGTGAAAGATTTAATGACATTGGATTTATGGAATCAAGAAACCAAAGATCGTTTACTGTTTGATAAAGGTTCAGTTCAGAATTTAAAAAATTTTCCATCATTTTTAAAAGATGTATATAAAACTGCATTTGAAGTAGATCAAAAATTAATAGTAAAAATGTCAGCAGAAAGAGGAATATATGTATGCCAAAGTCAATCGTTGAATCTCTATTTTGATAAACCAACATTCAAAGAATTAACATCGACTCATTTTTATGGATGGAAAAGTGGATTGAAAACAGGAATGTATTACTTGAGAACCAAACCAGCAATAACTGGTCAAAACTTTGGTTTGGATAGTAAAACAGAAAAAATACTGAAAAAGGAAGAAGTGCAAGAAGAATGTTTGAGTTGTGGTGCGTAAAAATAAAATTAAAATTTTTATTTTATAATAAAATAAAAATGACACAAATATTAATTGAAGCTGTTTTAGTTGGTATCGTGACAATAATATTGGGTCTGCTGTTGCGATTTTTAATTAGAAACAATGAAATATTATTTTTGTTTTTAGTTGGATTTCTAATTCATATATTATGTGAAATAACAGGATTAAATTTATGGTATTGTAAAAATGGTTCTGCTTGTAATTTTGATAAAATTCACCCAGCAAGTTTCAAAAAATAAATGTAAATGATTTTTGAATTTTTAATTTTCCCATTCTATAATCCACATTGTGCATCTACTCGTATCTCGCCATTTTTTCTGTTTTTCTATTTTATCATCAATCTCATTAGGAAGACATTTTTTCAAATACCATTTTGCGTTTTTACCAGCCTTGATAATGATATTTGCTCTAATTTCATAAGTTAGTTTCATAACTTGTTCCAATGTATATTTTTTGTCTATTCCTAATTTTCCAACACACCCAACTCTATTCAGAGATTCCAAATTTGATTCATGATAACCGATATCAACACCGTCTCGTCTTTCAAGTCTGATGATGTGTTCCATTTGATTGTTGGATATGCATAGTTGTCAACTAATTAACAGTCACGTTGACAACTTTACATAATATAGTCATATATTATTGAATAAATGGACTTAACCAAATTGTCAAAAACAGAACTTTTAAAGAAGTGCGAAGAACTTAGAATTACAAAGTATAAATCTAAAAATAAATGTGAATTGATTGAACTTATTAATACTCATATATCGATAAAACCAATTGAAATTATTATTGAAAACGACCATTTAAATATAAACAAAAATTTTGAACAAGAACTTCAAGGTTTATATTGCAGTATAACAAAAATGAACGGAATTGAATTATTTGACCGAATTAAACAAGCCAATACTTTTGCGGAACTTTTACAATTTGTAAATGGTAAAACAAAGGCAGAAAGGCAATCTAAATATGGCAATCTATTTGAAAAAATGTGGGATTATGTAATTAAATTTGGATTTATTGGTGTTTTGTCAAATGACGAATATGACCATTACGAAGGAAATATTAATACATGTAAATTAAAAAAAGTTGATAATTTGGAAATTTATTTACAAAAAATGCTGATATTTAGCAAAGGTAAGGGAGGTTCAAGCGATATCACATTACAGCATAAACTTACTGGAAAATGGGTATTTATGTCATCAAAGTTTTATTTAGATGATAGTAAAAAATCTATTGATAATTACGATGTTGAAAAAATATTAGCAATTACAAAACAACATGCACATAAATATAAAGAATACGATATTTATTTACTGGTAAATAATAAACAAAAAGTATTAGATGTGATTTCATCGTGCCAATCCACAAATAACTACATAAAAGAAAATATCCATCATATTTTGGATTTAAGTGATTTGGAAATTTGTTTTCAAAATCTAAAACATGCTATACAAGATGTTAGTATTAATGCGATTAATTCTATATTTTGCAATACAAAAATACCATTAGAGTTGAGATTTCATCAAGACTTGATTATATCTAAACAAATGGAAAAAATTGACGAGGGTGAGAAAGAATTATTATTGGGGGCAAAAGCAAGGTCTGGAAAAACATATTGCGTTGGTGGTTTATTTGTAAAATACCACAAAAAATATGTATCATTAAACTCTCTTATAATTACACCAGCCCCAAGTGAAACCTTATCTCAATTTACGGATGACTTGTTCCACAAGTTTAGGGATTTTATTGGAATAAATATTGTTGAAATAAAAAAGGGGTGTGATTTTGATAGCATGGTTTTACAAGATAATAATATTATTATTGTAAGCAAACAATTATTAGACGATTATGTATTGGAAAAAAAAGTGGAAGCAATAGTGCAAGTTGGTTTAGATTTTATCGTATTTGACGAAAACCACTTTCACGGAACAACGCAAATGTCTAAAAATATTTTACAATCATACTCATCACAAAAAACGATAAAATTATATTTGACAGCGACTTATGCGAAACCTTTAAGTGAATGGAATATACCTTTGGATTGTCAGTTTTATTGGGATATTGAAGACGAACAACTATGTAAAAAAAGAAATATTCATGGATTGGTAGAAAAACATGGTGAAAATGTAGTATTATTCTTAACCGAAGCGAATAAAGAAGCTAAGTTGAGTGTATATGATAAAATGCCAGATTTAGAACTAATCACAAATATCATGGATAGAAAACGATACGAAGTCATTAAGGAACGAATTAAAGATACTTCTTATGGATTTTCAAATAGCACCCTTTTAAGTGGCAACTTTCCAAGTGAAGTTGATACTATGTTAGCATACATTACTGGAAGCAACAAAGAGAAAGATTACCCTAAAAAAGATTTATCCATATTTGGTAGAATAAAACGAAAATGCATAAAATCTAACAGCAGAACTAAATTGAATAATAGCGATTTTACAAGTCAATTATGGTTCTTACCTTTTGGGATTAATATGATGATTAACAAAGTCAGCGAACATTTGAAGGATAGAATGTTAAAAAATAGCATCTTAAAAAATTATGAAATAAAAATAGTCAATTCAAAAAAAGAATACAAACTCAAGGACATTAAAGAGGAAATCAAAAACTGGGAATTGAAGGCAAAAGAAGATGGGAAAGATGGATTGATTTTATTGGCTGGTAATCAATTAACTTTGGGAATTACATTACCATTTGTTGATATTGTGTTTCTGTTTAACGATATTGTGTCAAGTGATAAAATTATTCAAATGATGTATCGTTGTATGACAGAAAGCATGAATAACACAGAAAACGACAAAATAAACAGCGGACTAAAAAAAATGGGATTTGTTGTAGATTTGAATATTTCCCGAGTGCTTAATACATTATTAGATTACAATGTGCATAAAAAAATAGATTTGAATGTTGAGCAGAAAATTACCTATTTGGTAGAAAACAATTTGATTAATATTGATAGTGATTTATTTGAAAGCAAAGAAAACAAAACAAACTTGGTAGAAAAATTGCTACATATTTGGAAAGCAGACCCAATCAACAATCTAAAAATATTATTGAGAAAGATTGAGGAGAACATTATTGATTTGGATACAAAAGACCAAAAAATGTTAAATCAATATTTTACAAAATCGGTTGGTGATGAAAAGATAAATGTAAAGGTTCAATTTGACGAAGAAAGTGATAAAGCATTACCAGACGGAAAAGAAGGAGGAGGTTGTGATAATGAATCAGAAGAAAAAACAAAGGACGAACCAGATACTGAAAATGCAAACATTTCTTTAACAAAAGATGTATTACCGTTTATTCTTCCGTTGAGTTGTATATTAACTATGAATACGGAAAATAGCGATATTTTAGAAATGTTGAATGTTATTAAAACCATTCCATCGTTATTAAGCGTATTTAACGACCAGTCGTTTATTTGGTGGAATAAAAAAGACATTATAAAATTGATTGAAAAGATTGTTGAAAAATATATTAAGAAAAACTCTTCTATATATAATATAGCAATTCAATTCAAAATGTCTTTACAAAGTTTGATTGATAAACCCAAAGAATTATTAGAATTAATCGATAGTTGTTTGAAACCAAAGCAAAAGGAGAAGCAAGAAAACGGCGAAGTATTTACTCCTATGTCTTTGATATTTGAAATGTTAGATAATTTGAATAAACACTATATTAAGGAACATGAACGAAGTATATTTACGGAAAAAGATTTCAAGTGGTTTGACCCAGCATCTGGTATGGGTAATTTTCCAGTAGCGGTTTATTTGAAATTAATGGAAGGTTTAAAACCACAAATACCAAATGACGAAGAACGCAAAAAACACATCATAGAAAATATGTTGTATATGAGTGAATTAAACAAGAAAAATGTGTTTATTTGTCATCAAATATTTAATGTGAATAACCAATTCAAATTGAACCTTTATGAAGGCGATACATTAGAGTTGAATGTTGTTAGTGAATGGGAAGTTACACTCAATAGTTTTGATGTGATTTTAGGAAATCCGCCATACAACAAAGGAGGCATTCGTTCTCATACTGGAAAGCAGTTGGGAGAAAAAAACGAAACTATCTGGACAAAGTTTATTGAAAAATCGTTTGAATGGTTGAAACCAAGTGGATTTTTAGCATTCATTAATCCATTGAGTTGGTTGAAGAAAAGTCATTCATTACATAACGAGATGTTGGAGAAACATATTGTTTGGTTGAAATTGTGGGATAACTCGCAATCAAAAGGTATGATTAATGCCGAGATTCCTATTTCGTTATATGTATTACAAAACACACTTAATACACAAAATAAAAAAACAGAGATTGTTAGTGAAATCAAACGAAAGAAACTTATAACAACATCGTTTGAATATCTCAATAAAAACTATTCTATTCCATTAGCGTTCCATAGTATATTTGACAAACTAATTCAATTTATAGAAAAACATAATTGTAGTTTGGAATACAAAACAAAAACCATAAAATCATCTGGAACAAAAGCAAAAATACCAACCGAATATACATTAGAAGATATGTGGGCGGTTGATACATTTACATTAAATGAAGGCATTTTGGTAAAAAAGGCAACCGAACAACACCCAGATGCAAATAAACGCAAACTGATTATAGCGAACAAAAGAGGATTTAAGGGGGTGTTTATTGATGAAGGAAAATTGAATATTACTGGAACTGATAAGTTTTATATTTTAGGGGACAATTTAGAAATAATTTTAAAAATTATGAACTTTGGAATATCTGGAATTATTTGCGATTATACAAAATACCGAATGTCGTTTTTAGAAAGAGAGGTTTGTAATTATCTTCCAGATATTCGTAAGTTAGGAATTACTGATATTACAGAAGACGAGTTTTACAAGTTGATAGGACTAACACGACGAGAAATCAACCAAATAAAAAATCCTTCGTCAAATGAAGTAGTGGAAAAAGACGAAGTAGAAAATGAGGTAGTGGGAGTAAAGCCGACCATAAAAGTAGTAAAAAGTTAGTTATTGTGGAAGACTATGCATTGTGTATATATTGTAAAATAAATATTGTATTTTTATAAAAATATTTTTTATATATTTGTTGTGCAATTGCGATAATGAATTAATTAGGATACAAAATAATACTCATTTTTATTTGCTATTTTGTATCGTTTTAAATGTGCGAGGTAAACAATGAAATATGTATAAATAGAAAACTCAAAAATGTCTACAGTTAATATATACATTCAATCTACGTTGGTAAAAACCAATATATATTACATGTTAAAATTTATAATTTTACCACCAATTTCTAAATAAACTTTTTTTCTCGACTTAAAATGAGATTCTAAAATTCGATTTTCATCAAGTAAATCGAATATAATTGGTTCAATATCCGGTCTTCTCAAGACTCTTCCAAGTGCTTGAACGAAATAATTTTGTAAATCAGATGCTAAAATTAAACAATCCAATTTTGCATGGTCAAAACCAGTTCCTGCTTTTTGTGTTGTAGCAACTAAAACACGAGCATTTCGATCAAACTCTTGTTGTTTACCTAATAAACTTGTGACGTCTTCTTTTTCTTCCAATAATCTATTTACTAAATATTCACCTTGTTCAACTCGTTTTGTTAAAACAAGAATGTTTCTTGTATTAAACTTTTTTACTATGTTTATAATCAATTCATTTCTTTTTTCATCCATTGCTTGACTATCTAATAAAACTCCCCAGTTAATTTTACCATTTACGGCTAATTCTGTTTTTGGTGTAAAACCAGTTTTTACTTTGTAAACAATATGATTTCGTTTCAACAATCTTAGAATCTTATGTTCTCCAAAATAATGATTTAATAAAATATCTAATCCGTCTGTTCTATATGGTGTTGCACTTAATCCTATTAAATATCTGGGGTAAATATATTGCAAACTTTTGGATAATGTTTCAGCCAGAATCAAATGTGCTTCATCCACAATTACTAAACCAATATCTCGAAAGAATGTTTTACTTTTTTTATCTATATTGACTGCATTAATAATAAAAAAGTCATAATCACTTTTCATTTCTGTTTTTGTTGTTAATTGTTGTATTTTTGCTTCTGGACATACTTTAAGGATCGATTCTACCCATTGCTTAATCAGCACAATTTTATTCACTATTACCAATGTTTTCAATCTAATTTCACAAGCAATATTAATCGAAGTTATAGTTTTCCCACTTCCTGTTGGAATACTAATCATGATTGATCCATGTCTTGATAGATAATCAATTGCTTCTTTTTTTACTTCTTCTTGTTCATCTCGTAGCACTCCTTCAAAAATTACATTCATTGCTGAAAAATCACTTCGAGGTCTTCTTTTTAACTTTAATTGAGTTACTGAATATGCAAATGGTAAATATATAAAATCATCGATAATTGAAAATGGATAAATGTATTTACTTGGTGCAAATTTATTATATTTATTATTTTCAAGTTTAATTACAAGTTCAGTATTAATTCGATCGATTTCACTGACATTTAAAAGTCCATTTTTAATTTCAATTGACATTTTTTATCTTTTTTTAATATATAAAACTTTATTATTCATTTTTTATCAAATAGGAAGCAACAATATTTGATACATTGAACCAATCATCTATTCTATCATGTTCTTCATTTTCAATAGAGTGATATAGAAATTGATTAACAATTTCCATATTGATAAATTCTTCATTTTCAATGATTATTCCAATCATTGGTTCAATAAACGTCAGAAGAACTTTATATTTATCGACTTTGTGCATCATGGATAATGACCATTTTTTAGTATAACCATACGTACACAATATAGATTCCAATATAGTATCGAAATTTTGACCTTTACCCATGAAATTGAATATGCTAATCAATCGAATTCCTAATTTACATAGAGTATTTGCATTATTAACATTATTGTCCATCAAGTAATGTTTTGACATTGGTTTTAAAAACATTTCTACAATGTTCATTAAAGATACTGAACAATTAACTTTTTTTCGTCGTAAATCCATAGTGTAATTAAACAACTCTGTATAAATGAGTGAATATGTTTGTATTGATATATCATTGTTTTTGATTATAAGAGCAATAAATTCGTCTATTCTTTCGAGCATTTGCTTATGTGTGTGTTGTTTTTTGGTGAAATAGTTGACAAAAAAGTGCAATTTCATGGACACAAAAAAATGGAACGAATCATTGCTTTACAAGGAGAAATAGCACTTTTAACTCCTCCATTTGATAAAGTGAAAGTGAATTCTTCTGATGAAGATTTTGTTCTATTTAATGCTGATATTGCAAAATTTGAACTTTTGAAAAAAAAAGAAGAAATACAATTAACTTTAAAAAGTTGCTTTTCCTCTTTGGTAAGAATGATAATAGATAAATTAACTCATATTGATTATTTTTATAGTAAACCATATAACTATGACGAAATAGTAAAACAAAGACAAAAGTGGTTTCATGATGATGGAACAATTAATCCACATCCTTACAATATCATTGAGTGGTATTCAATGATATTAGAAACATTTGAAAAGAACTTACATATGATTCCGTATAAAATACTAAATGAGTTGATAGACGAAATAACCGTATTATGTCGTGGTCCGTCTCGTCATCATTCATGTGGACCTGCAAAATGTGTTCTATTTGATCAATTCTCGTATGAAAATACATTTCTTTGGTTGATAAAAAAAGAAATGTTAACGAGGTATAATTCAAAGTTGCAAGAACTGGAAACATTAAGAATTGCCTACATGTTTTCTCAGTGTGTAATTGAAACTAAAATGCATCAAAAAACTTCTGTAAAAGAAGTTGAACCAGTGCAAGTCAATCGTTATAAACCTTGTATTATATGTGAGGAAAATGATGCGAATATATGCTATATTTCGTGTGGACATATATTAACGTGTAAAAATTGTTCAAAAGATATTATGGAATGCCCAATATGTAAAAAAGACGTTTTGTCATTAATAAAAATATATTTGTAATATCAATCTTTTCCATAAATTTTGGAAAATCTTACTTCAGATAATACAACATTACCTCCTGTAATATTGTCTTATCATAAATAAGATAATTCTAAAAGAAAGTCAAATTTTTCATATCAATTGGTTTTGACTGACTTTTTATTGCTTCTATACATGCAAATTTTCCTAATTCTAACTCTTGTTTTGATAAAAGACAAATGACAGAAATCAAATGCCATCGCACATAATCATAAAAATGATGGTTCACAAGAGTAGATTTCAACTCATCTGGTTTTTTCAAAAGGCATAAATCTCTGATATACGGTATTGCTTTTTCTGGTTCTTTATTATCCAAATAGAATCTTAAAATGTAAATGTAAGCATCAATTGGTGGTTCTTTTGACGCAATTGCTTTTTTCAAATATTTCATAACAATACTTTCGTTCATTTTACATATCATTGCACAATAACCTGCTCGGACATTTGTAAATATATCATCATGATCATTACTCTTTTCATTCAAACACATTACATTGTATTTGAATCCATTTTTGTAATCGTCAATTGACATGTAACTTTGTGCTAAAAAATATAAATTTCGTTTATTTGGTGTCGCTTTCAACAGTAATTCAATATCCTTTTTATATCTTTGTTCTGATGATATTCCATACTTTATTCTATCTTGGTATAGGACGAAAATTTTACTCAAATTTGTCGACTGATATTGTTGTATATTCATTATCTGTTCGTGAACAGGATATTGAATATCGTATCGAATATTTCTGTTATTACGTATAAATCTCATATCGACATGATCATCTATTCCTGTTTGCGTCAACCATTGCTGTTTTACTATTCCATAATCGACTGTATTTGATAAATTGTGAATTATTTTTTGAAAATCACTCTTTTTATATTTTGTTTGAAATTCATCTCCTGCGTCCATCAAAATTAAAAACTTTATATTTTTTAATGAATCAGCAAATTTCAAAGATTCATTTCGACTTTCTGGAAAAGATTTGAAAATACCTTGTTTTAGATATAATCGAATATTATTATTTGAACAAAATGTTTCTATGATTGAGATTGTATTATCTGTGCTTCCAGTATCAAAAACAATTAAATGTTCAAAATGCATTTTGATTGAATTAAGAGTTATCATTATACTTTTCTCTTCATTTTTCAACATTAATAAAACTCCTATTTCTGTCATTTTTACATACAAACAAAGGTCTTTTTAAATTTAAACACAGATATTTTGTTAATAAAAATGTCAATTGATACAAAGCAATTAGTTCATATCGCTATTGAAACAACAGTTATTTCTGTATTATTTGTGTTCTTTTACAATAAAAATCGGGTTTTGAGTGAACAAATTGATGAATTGGAAAATATAGTTTCACAACAACAAGATACTTTGCAAAAACACGAAGCGATGATTTTGAATTTATCGAATAGTGTAAAATTGTTAAAGAATACACAACAAAGTAAAATTTCAAAATCATATATTATTGAAAACGACTCTTGTTCATCTGCTTCTTCTGACAGTGATGTCGAAGAGACTGTTGCTCCTCTTCCCATTGAAGAAAATAATAATATTATTGTTGAAACGAAAACTGAACCAGATTATGTAATGGTTACGAAAACTGATAGTAAAAAAAAGAAAAAGAAAAAGAAGAAAAAAGTCGAACAAACGGAACAAATGTTAGATAATGAATTACTTGAGGAATTGAAAGATTTAGAATAATTATTGAACACCCAAAAAATTATCTATCATTTTTTGAATTCTAACATCATACTTATTTGCTACGATATCAGGTATTGTTATTTTTTCTAAACTCAATAAAATATCTTTGATAGTTTCGGGTTGTATATTTTCATCAATTTCAATGCTTGTATTTTCGATTATTTCTTCTCTTTTTCGTTTTTTTGCAGGTTTTTCTTCAACTTCTATTTCTTCTTCAACCTCTTCTTCACCTTCTTTTTCACCTTCATCTTTACCTTCTTCTTCAACTTCTTCTTCACCTTCTTCTTCACCTTCTTCTTCACCTTCTTCTTCACCTTCTTCTTCACCTTCTTCTTCACCTTCTTCTTCACCTTCTTCTTCACCTTCCTCTTCTTCTTCACCTTCCTCTTCACCTTCCTCTTCACCTTCCTCTTTACCTTCTTCTTCAACTTCTTCTTCAACTTCTTCTTCACCTTTTTTTCTCTTACCTCCATCTTCAGGTTCGAAGTCAGGTTCTTCACTCTCAGGTTCACCTTCTTCTTCATCAGGTTCTTCACCTTCTTGTTCTATTTCAGGTTCATCTGGTTCTTCTCCTTGTTCTCCTTGTTCTCCTTGTTCTTCTTCTTCTCCTTGTTCTTCTCCTTGTTCTTCTTCTTCTTCTTCTTCACCCTCTTCTTCATCTGGTTCTTCTACTCCATCTACTTTTTTTTCTTCATCTTTTTTACCATCTTCTTTTTTAACTACATCTTCATCAATTTCTCTTGTTCTAACTTTTTTTACTATTTTTGGGAATATATTATTACAATCAACAAGTACAGCTTTTTTATTTAGTTGAAGTTCTACAATTACTTGTTGTGAAGGGAAAAGAATACTTTTAACAAATGCATTTTTTCGTTGTCCTTTGTCAATAATGATGACTCGTTCATCTGGTTTGAATTTATATGCAAATACTAAACAATCTATAATCTGATGTCTTGTCATAACAGGAAATTTATCTGTAAAAGTAAAAGCTTTTTCTTTCAACTGTTGATTCGTTAATTGTTGTAATCCTTCCCTTGTTTCAAAAAATTCTTGATCATCATTGATTGTATCATAATAGTTCAGTACACAGTTAATTAAATTCTTTTTAGAAGTAATAATTTTATTGTTGAATCGTTTGAAATAAATGTTATACTTGTCAAATAAATAGTTTTGAGCAGTTTGTAAATCCATCTTTTTCAATTTCTCCAATTCGTTTTGTTGAACATTACTTAATTTTGACATTTTTATTATAATATAATTTTTATTTTATAATAATGTTTTTCAATCAACTTAAAGTAGTCCTATATCTTATTTAAAATGCCGAAACAAAATGTCAAAATTGTTAAAGTACCAATTTCTATGGAGGAGAAAATGAATAATACGAAACCTCAAGTATTTCCACGAATGCCAATTTTATATCTTGAATTAATGGAAAATAAAAAAAAAATCAAACCAGATCTAATCAATAAAGAGTATATTCCTTCAAGTATTGGTAATTCACCTGAACCTAAAATTGACTACAATTCAAAATTTAGACTTGAAACACCTCAAGAAAATTATACACAACCACAGCAAACACAATATCAACCACAAACACAGTATCAACCACCAGCACGAGAATATGAACCGCCGGCACGAGAATATGAACCACCAGCACAGGAATATCAACCACCCACACAGGAATACCAACCAGTAGAACCTAAAATAGAATCTCCATCACAAACTGACGTTCCGTCAGAACCTCCTGTCTATCAACCACAATCACCAAATACTTTTGATGCATTTATTCAAAGTAATAAAGAAGAAGTAAAACCAGATTCACCTTCAAGCAATTTATCTGATAGATTGAAAGAATTATTAAAAGAAGATGATAATAATTCGAAATATAGCAGGCAACGTAATAATAATTATAAAAGCGTTGATAACTATAAAAAACAACATTTTCCAACTGCTCCTAAATTATCAGAATTAGAATCGAAAGCAACAACAAGTTTTCAACGACCAAATGAATTAAGAGATATAAATTATGTCTCAAAAACAGATCTTGAACAAGATGATTTGAAAAGAGAATTAATATTCAAAATAGAATTATTGAAAAAATCATATCCAAATTCAGATATTCCTGAATTTAGTATTCATTCTGATTATGTTTCTATGAAAAAAACATACGATTCAACAGTAAGAAGATTAACTCTTGACTCATCAGTAGAAGATTACAAAAAATATTTAATAGGAGCATTTATGGCGTGTGAATATATTATGGGACATTATTTGGGTTTTGACATGCAAGGATTTACTCAACAACAAATCATAAGCATGAATACGTATGACAAGTTATTAATTGAGTTGGGTGAAAAGTCATATATACCACAAGGATCGAACTGGCCCGTTGAAATACGTTTACTTGGGTTAGTACTCATAAATGTGGCATTTTTCATTTTCGGAAAAATTATTTTGAAAAAAACAGGTGGTAATTTCATGGGTATGATGAATAGTATGAATAAGACTGTTCCACAAAATGGAAATTTTCAGAAAAGAAAAATGAAGGGACCTGATATTTCGATTGACGAGATACCAGAAATCTAAATTGATTTTAAAAAAAATAAATGTAATATATATAGAAATGACAATTGAATTTCAAATAGTATCGGATTTACACATTGAATATAAAAATAATGATATTCCAAATCCACTTGATTATATAACCCCCTCTGCTGATATTCTCATTTTAGCAGGTGATATTGGTTCATTATATAAAATAAACCAATTAAAAAGTTTTTTACAGTTGCTTTGTCCTTTATTCAAGGCAACAATATACATCCCAGGTAATCATGAGTATTACTTACAAGATTCTTTTGATCCAATACCCTTTGAGGTATTATCAAAACGGTTATATGATTTAGAGAATATTCCTTCCTTATATATTTTAAATCAATCCAGTATAATTATCAATGATATTTGTATAACTGGTTGCACTTTATGGACTAAACCACTAATAAATTTACCAAAATTTATTGTAAAAATACCTGATATTAATACTTATGCATATCATATTTTACATAATAATGATTTAGAATACATTGAAAATATGATCCAATTTTGCAAAAGTAAAAATTTAAAGTTATTAGTAGTTACTCATCATTGTCCTACAGAAGAAGTATTGAAAAATTTTAAAAAAGATAAATATCGATCATTATATGTAACTGATCTTGATTATTTGTTAAATGACAAAAATGTTCATACGTGGGTATGTGGTCATTTACACCATAATTTTGATTTTAATACAAAAAATGGAACAAGAGTAGTTGGAAATCAAAGAGGAAAACCAAAAGATCAAATCAATGACTTTCAACTTGATTTTGTAATTACAGTTTAATTTTATTTTGAATTTCAAAATAAAATTTTATGTATAACGTTGTTTTAACCAATTATAATCTTGTTGATATGTTACAAGTTTTTTATTCTCAAAGTTTTCTTGTAATTTTGACAATAAATCATTCAAACCGTAAAGAATTATTGCATTATCAAGTGCTTGATATCTATGTTTATCTGAACTTTTTACATCGTATTTGAATTTGTCATGTAACATGTCTATTTTTTTCTTTGGACTTTTATTTTTTACCTTTTTCACTTCAGTTTTTGTCATGTTTGTTACTTTTTGTATAGGTAAATGAGTTGGGTTTGTTTTCTGTTCTGCTCTTGTTTTTTTATTTGGTGAATGTGGTTTTGGTTTAGTCTGTTCTGTTGAGGTTGTATTGACTTTTGGTTTCGTTTGTTCTGTTGAGGTTGTATTGACTTTTGGTTTCGTTTGCGTTTGTTCTGTTGTGTTTACTTTTGGTTTCGTCTGCTGTTCTGTTGTGTTAACTTTTGGTTTCGTCTGTTCTGGTGGTTTTACTTTGGGTTTAGTTTGTTCTGTTATTGATTGTTCTCTTATTCCATCATTTGTTTTTGTATCGACTGAAAAAGTTACTTTTTTTACAGGTTCAACTTTTTTTGATACAGATTTAACATTCTTTTTTGACCTTTTTTTCAATGTCATTTTTATATTGTATTTTTATTTTTTATATTGTAAAAGAAATTTTCTGGCTATAACTATTCTTTATCTTGTCAATATCAAAATACATATTCAATTCTTTCAAAAATATCTGTAACTTTTCATAATCCGGAAAACCATTATATGGTATATCACAATCAAACTCATACTTCTCATATTTAGTAAATAATTCTCTTGTTCGTTCATATTTCAAAAAAGAAACATCTATTTTATCTATCATATTTTCAAGTCTACGATATTCTTGTATATATTTATACGAAGTTTCACATCCTACTTTTGGTATGTTTTTATTGTAATCTGTTCCTAACATAATACAAAAATCAAGAAATTCCTCAGTATTTAACTTAAGTGTTTTTAATATATCATTATGCAAAATTCGCGTGCAAGTATTATTAAAAACATCGATTTTCGTCAAAAAAACAGGTGACGAATAAGCTAAAACATCTGTGTCTTCACTTAAAACACCAGCTACAAGTCCTCTTTTACATAAATCTGCACACATTGTTTCTGCTTCTAAAGGTGCCATATAATATGTAATTTTGAATATATCAAATAATTGTTTTGTTAATTCAAAATCTGATGCAGATATGGAAAAAACATTACTTCTCATTTTCGAGACTTTTTCCCTAACAATATTAATATCAAAAGAAGAATTGGTTACATTCGTTTTATCAAATAATTCCTGTAAAATTGCTGATATTGTTTTATTTTCTTCATATTCATTGATTGCATTTTCAAGCGAAGTTATACGTTCTAATGTTTTTTCTCGTGCTTGAACTCTCTCAGCTTTTTCTTGTGTCTTTTCAACTGGATGACCATTATCATATATGAAAACACAATGTATTTCATTATTTCTCAAACAGCAAATTAAATGGATAAAAGACATTAACCAATTATCTCCGCTTATTGCTTTGAATTTACATAAAAATAAAGATACATCAATAGCCAGTTTTGTATACGCATATTCTGATAAGTGTATTTTTTCAAATACTTGAGGGCATTTACTTCTTAATACTTTATTCAAATCTTTGATACCCATTTTTATATAAATACCTATATGAATTTAAATTTATTTCAGTTTTATAAAAAATAATTTATAATTTGCATTTATTTTACAATACGAAAAGTAACATAATCATTTTTTCTCGTTATTTTTATAATATCTCCTTTTTGATAACCATAAAAACGAGATACTGGATCTGTTTTTAATAAAATTGGAATTTTATCACCATACTTTTTTTTAAATTCACTGTTTTTAACAGTTCCTTTTTTTGCATACAATTCATGTAATGGAACTAAATAATGTTTAGTCAAATTATATTGTAAATCATCAACATGGAATAATTCAATCACCAAATCTTGTGATTCATCAATGATTTTCTTTGCAACAGGTGTAGCATTATCTTTATAAACAATTATACTATGGTTCAAATTCATTTTACTCATCATTGAAATATGTTCTTGTATACTTTCTACGTTAAATTTAGTAGCATTTGTTACAAAAACACACATCTGTGTATTATCTGGTTTCATTGCTAAAATTCTTTCGTCATCTCTATCCAAAACTTTATAATTTCTCTGTTGTATCATTTCAAGACATATTTCATAGGCTTTCTGCATTTTTACAAAAATCAACTTAAAAACAAGTTCAAAATCATTTTTGTAAAAAAAAATGTTGATATTAAACAAAAATGAAGAATATCATTATTCCAACTGGTGAAAAACATGTGCATACAACTGACTTTCAAGGAAATTCTTATTTTAATACAATCGGAATGTATTATTTATCACATAAACATGATGATATTTGTGTTATTTTCAATGAACCATACGAAAAAGATGAAACAATTTCTACTGATTGGTTAGATGATGAAGGTGAGCATGTTCATACAGATACTTGTGTATTATTACCAAAATCTTTGAATATGATTCCCCTCAATCAAACCGATGTTTCTCTTCGATGGATACAAACTAAACACGGAGGATATATTTCTGTACCAAAACCAGAAGAAAAGTTCTGGCAAAATTTCAATAAATGTCAAAATAAAAGATTTGTAGTCACACCTTTCGGTTTTAATTGTTTGGATAGTGGTCACGCAAACTATTTGATTTATGACAAACACAAAAAAACTTTGGAAAGATTTGAATCTTATGGACAAGTTGATACTTCTTGTTTGAACAATAAAAATATTGATGAATCTATTGAACTTCTTTTTAAACAAAATTTAGGTTCAGATTTTATCTCAAAATATAACAAACCATTAGATTTCTTACCAAAAAAGAATTTCCAGACTTATCAAGAAGATGAAAATGAAATGACTGATAAGGATCCTGTTGGTTTTTGTAGTATTTGGTCTTTATGGTTTATTGATTTACGTCTTATGAATCCAAACGTTCCTACTAAAACATTGATTATAAAAGCATTTAATTCATTAAAAAAACTAAAGAAAGAAAAAGGTATTTCATTCACACAATTTATTCGCAATTATAGTCATTGGATCGTTGAAGTTAGTTTGGAAATTGAATCTTTATACAATAGGTAATTTTATAATTAGTTTAATTATAAAATCACAAGTTTTTCGCTATTGAATCAAAAAAGTTTTTTTTATTTTTGGTATTTATACTCCAATTTACTGGTGGTGATTGAAAACCATCTACATAATTATTTGAACCTTGATCATAATATCCCCAACCTACACTATTTTTTATTGCCCAAGAGACATAGGATGTTGTTCCTGCCTCATTATATATTATTGGTTGATTTTTATACGATGGTGAAGATTTTACTTTTGCTAATTGTGTATCTAATTCTCCTGTACTCTTCATTGAATTTCCGTGCAAAAAAATTACATCTGAATGTTTAATTATACTATCTGACGGATAATTTCCAGATCCTTTATAACTATTTCCTACTGGTATATGATAACTACGAACTAAATCCATTATATCTATCAATTTTTGGTTACATCCTATATTATATTTACTGAAAGTTCCATAATCACATTCATTCACTGGTTCAATTATTACATTTGTAAATTCTTGTTCTTGTAGCCAATGTATTATGTTTAAAGTTGCACTTACAATATTTTCATAGGTAGATAATATTGAAACTTGTGATTGATAAAATAAACTTACTATTACAATCATATCTAATCGATTCGCTTCTTTTAAAACCAATGATAGGCGATTCATATAATCAGGTTTCAAACTCCCATCCCCATTAAATGCTGAATTTTTTTGATTTTGCTGTTTTGTATTTGATGTTGGACCTCCTCCTTGTAAACCAATTGTAAAACCATTCAATCCTGCATCTTTCCAATGTTGCATATTCGTTATAAATTCAACTACATTTCTATTTGCATCCCATTTTTTTGTATCTGGATATGGAAATGAAGTAAATCCATCACTTATTCCTTGAATCATTCTTGAATTCAAAAGTAATCCTTCTGCTTTCGTTCCGTTATTTATGTAAACATTATCTAACTGTAATTTGTTTTCAACTATACTCAATCGACTACAACTCGTTGCTAATTGTAAATAACATACTAATAATAATTTTATTAGATTCATTCTTTATTATTATTGGGTGTTTTTATTTTTTGAAAATATTTATCAATTTCCTTCTCTTCATCTGGTAAATTACTTATTTCTATTACAGATGTACATTCTTCATCAGCACATATTTTTTTCTGTTTATTTTCTTCTGAATAAGAACATACATATTTATCATATGTAATATTTTGAATTGAATCTGTTGATTCTAAACTTCCTATCAAAGTCAATGCATTTGTTTTTTTAATGTAATCGAGTAAAGGTTGCAAATAAATGCTGTATAGCGTATCATACGACATATCTGTAGTTATTCTGTCTTTTACATCATTTATATTTTTTGCCATTTCGTTAAAAATTTCATTTTTTGCATAAAAATTGTAAGATTGTAAAGTAGTTAACAAATCAAAGAGATATTTACTCAATTTCCCGACTTGTCTTTTAACTTTATTTCCATTATGTTCATAATGTAATTCTTTGATAATATGACTTATATTAATATAAGGAGGTCGAGGTGGATTATTTTTAGTTTCTGTCGTGTTAATGACATTGAAAACAACAAAGTTCAATAAATGAGGCGATTTTAAGGATTTTGTTATTTCTTTCAGAATTATACCATTTATATTCAAATCAGTCTTATTTTGTTTATAAAAATTTGTATAAATATCGCTATTCAAATCAGTGTTTCGACAATAAGTGAAAATATCCCTATCAAAGCCTAATGAATTTCCATTTAATTTTAATTTTAACTTGGCTTCTTCGTCTGATCCTAAAGAAACAGTTTGTAATTGTTTTTTTATTTCTTCATCTTTCAAGATACTTGCACTCATTAATAATTCTTTTATATCAACTTTCATATCATATAACGATCTATTGATCATATATCCTTCAAGTATTCTAATTTTCATATTGAATACAATTTGTCTGATAGTATGAATGTTGCAAATAATTTCTGTATATTCATCTATTGCTTTTTTTAGACTTTCTGTATACTTTGTAAACAATGCTAAATTCTCTTTATTTGGTTCTCCTTTATTCATTTTATATCGATTTCCACCTATTTCTTCATTGATATCCCATATTTTTAATTTTACAAGATAAGATGAAATAAGTTCGCTACTTGGAAAACTTGTAAATTGTGGTACATCTTTTCCTAAATATGTAAAAATAGCATGAAACATTTTACTGTTATGATCATTTGCTTTTTGTAAATATAATTTTGCACTTGCTTCATTAAATGGAGTTTTATCGTCTTCTTTTCCATATTTATAAAATTTATTATCTTTTTTCATATATGCTGTAAAATCTTTCCCTTCTAATGAATTTTTACTATCTTTTTTCAAATATTGACGCATGTGTGAAAACAATGACAAAATATTGAAATTGAGGTAAACATCTTTTTTCTTCTCTTCCTTTTTCTTTTCCAATTCTTCCAATATTTGTTCATAATCTTGACCAGATAATGAATCAAATACTTTTATTTTATCACATATCTTTGTATTTGCATCAAATTTATTGTAAAAACAAACAAAACAATTAGCACATTCTGTATTTTTAATTAAAATATCTTCAAAAATAGGTTTATATGCTAACATATCCTTTTTTAATTTTTCGGATATTTTTGGTTTAGAAATAAATTTACGATATAATTCAATTGGACTTTCTTGACTTTCTTTTTCTGGATTTGTATTATCAATATTCATATATAAATTTCGAAATAATGTATCATTGTAGTATTTATCTACATTTTCATTAAACTCTTTCCAAAACGTTTCATCATACAAATTTTTATCTTTATCTGCAATTTTATTCATACAATGATAATCATCATACCAAACATCACGTGTTTGATATTTTTTGCTATTTATATAACTTTGTAAAAATTCCTTGATTTGATTGACTGAAATTATAAACTTATTCTCTATCCCTGGCAAATCACATCCAAATAATTTAACTTCACTTCCATCTTCAAATTTGCAAGTTATATCGAATATTTTTATACTTCGAGAACTATCAGGATTATTTGATGTTGGTTCTTCCTCTGCTCCTTTCATTAGTTCATTCATTACATGCCCTATCTCATCTTCGCCATTTTTCCATTTTCTATTTTCTACCTTGAATTCTATTTTTTCCATTGTTTTGAATTTAATAGGTGTAATCAAATAGTCTTCTATTTTAATGTCATTTTGTGATGACTTTTTTAATCCTTGTTTCAAGTATATATTTGTCATACTCAAATTAATAGAAACAAATGTTTTTTGAAACACATCAAGATTCAACAGTTCGACAATTATTCCATCAGTATGTTTTTCAGGTGTCGGTTTAAAATATATTAATATAGATGTTTTACCGCTTCCTGATTGTCCTGTTGCAAGCAAACAGACATTTTCTTTCTTTGTAATCATTTTTTCTACAATGTCATCTTTCATTTTATTCGCTATTTCTACATTTGTTATTTTACTATCAAAAATTCCATCATACGGACCAAAAAAGTAATATTCTTTTTTTTCATTTGCTCCAACTCTTTCATTTGTTTTATATACTTTATCATTGTTTGTATATTTTAACAACAAATAATTGTAATCATTATCTGTTGCAAAATCAAATCTTGGATTGTTATTTGGTGTATCTTGTCGAACTTTGATATATGTTTGAATATTCTTATTTTCAGACATTAATTTACGAAAATGGTCTTTGATATTATGTTTTTGTTTCAATGCAAAAGAATAATATTTTAACAAAAGTATATATCGCTTTTTACATTCTTGAATAAATTGGAAGAATTCATCCCCTATTGTTTTGTTTTTGAAAAATATTTGTTGTTTTGAATCATTAAAATTCATTATATTTTGTATTAATTTAATGATTGTGTATATGAAAATCTGTTTATCACTGTTTTCTACTTGAAAAATATTTCTGTAAATTTCAGTATCTCGATCTACCATTTCATTAAATGTTACTGATTTATTTGTATGTTCTTCTTTTAGAATTTTTTGTAACTCCAAATTCCCACTGTTCAATGGATAAAACACTAAATCGGTCACTTCTTTGATATTCTGTTCTTTTATAGAACTAATATCTTTAAAAATTGGGACTTTACTATCTGTTACTTTTGTTCGGGATAAAATCGCCATACTTTGAAACATTAATTCAGTATTAAAAATATCAAACAAACTACAAAATTTATTATAATTTTCAATGAAAGATTTGCTATTTCCATCATTTATCATCCCACCATCATTTTTTGTATATTTAGTAATGAATTGATCAAAGTTGGATTGATTAGAAATACCAGTTGCAATTTCTTCTGGATTAAATAATCCTGTGATTATTAATTCGTCCTTTTTTGGTTTCTTTTTTTCTTCCATTAATTCTTTTGCTTTACTTTCCAATTGCTCTTCAACTTGCTTCATTTTTCTTTTGATGTCGTCAATTTCTCTTTCTTTTAAAGAATGCATTTCTTCTTTTTTCTTCAACGCTTCTATCTCATTTTGTTTTTGAGAAAGTAATTGTTGTTCTTTATCCTTCAAAGAAAGTAATTCTTGTATTTGTTTATCTTTTTCAGAAAGTAATTTTTGATTCTTGGCTTCTTTATCCTTTAAAGAAAGTAATTCTGCTTCTTTTTGTTTCAATTCTTCTATTTGTTTATCCTTGTTAGAAAGTAACTCTTCATTGTCGGCTTCTTTTTCTTTCAAAGAAAGTAATTCTGCTTCTTTTTGTTTCAATTCTTCTATTTGTTTATCTTTATCAGAAAGTAACTCTTGATTGTTGGCTTCTTTATCCTTCAAAGAAAGTAATTCTTCTTCTTTTTGTTTCAATTCTTCTATTTGTTTATCTTTATCAAAAAGTAATTCTTGACTCTTACCTTCTTTATCTTTCAAAGAAAGTAATTCTTGGATTTGTTTATCCTTATCAGAAACTTCTTTATCCTTCAAAGAAAGTAATTCTGCTTCTTTTTGTTTTAATTCTTCTATTTGTTTATCTTTATCAGAAAGTAATTCTTGACTCTTGGCTTCTTTATCCTTCAAGGAAAGTAATTCTTGGATTTGTTTATCCTTATCAGAAAGTAATTCTTGATTCTTGACTTCTTTATCCTTCAAAGAAAGTAATTCTGCTTCTTTTTGTTTTAATTCTTCTATTTGTTTATCTTTATCAGAAAGTAATTCTTGACTCTTGGCTTCTTTATCCTTCAAAGAAAGTAATTCTTGGATTTGTTTATCCTTATCAGAAAGTAATTCTTGATTCTTGACTTCTTTATCCTTCAAAGAAAGTAATTCTGCTTCTTTTTGTTTTAATTCTTCTATTTGTTTATCTTTTTCAGAAAGTAATTCTTGACTCTTGGCTTCTTTATCCTTCAAAGAAAGTAATTCTTGGATTTGTTTATCCTTCTCAGAAAGTAATTCTTGACTGTTGGCTTCTTTATCCTTCAAAGAAAGTAATTCTTGGATTTGTTTATCCTTATCAGAAAGTAATTCTTGCCTCTTGGCTTCTTTATCCTTCAAAGAAAGTAATTCTGCTTCTTTCTGTTTCAATTCTTCTATTTGTTTATCTTTATCAGAAAGTAATTCTTGATTCTTGGCTTCTTTATTTTTCAAAGAAAGTAGTTCCGCTTCTTTCTGTTTCAATTCTTCTATTTGTTTATCTTTATCAGAAAGTAATTCTTGATTCTTGGCTTCTTTATTTTTCAAAGAAAGTAGTTCCGCTTCTTTTTCTTCTATTTCCTTATCTTTTGAAGAAAGTGATAATTGAACTTCTTTTTCTTTATTTTTTGTTTCAGATGCAATTTTTTCAATCGCACTTTCGGTTTTTTGTTGTTTTTCTATTGCTGATAATGCTTCTTGTTTTGCATTTTCTACTTCTTTTTTCAAATTTCTTATTTCTACATCAAATTTATCAAATGATTGGGGATTTTTAATTTCGATTAAATATAGATCGATTAATTCATAAAAAAAATCAACTAATCGTAATACTTGACGGTTATACGATGTGTTTGGTTGCTTTTTATAAAATTCAATTTCTAATAATTTATATTTTTCCTCTAATTGTTTCAAATTTATTAAATAATCATCTGTTTTATTTTGTTTATATAAATTAATACCTACAAGCAACTTATATTTATTATCATGTATTTCTTGCAAAGTATTATAATATTCCTGAATATCATCCACCATCTTATCCACATTGTCTAAATTACTCAAATCTGTAATTTCTTGAAAAAATATATCAGACTCTTTTTTTGTTTCTTCTTCTAATTCTTTTCTGATAAAATTATCTATTTCTAAAGAAATCATACTAAATTCACCAGTCTGACTACCGTCTGTTTTTACTTCTGTTTTTACACTTTCACTTGTTTTTGCTCTCCCAAAAATTTCGGTAATTTTTCCAAGACCGAGACCTGTAGTTTTATATATTGAGATTATCATATTAGCAAGAAAATTGGTAACTTCAGTATCATCTTTAGATGTTATTGCTGGACAATCACAATCATCATCTGTTTCTAACCATCTTAAATATGCTTCTTCTTTTATTTTTTCTTCATTTTGTTTACCATTTTTCGTAATTTTAAACATTTATTAAAGAAAATATTTTTTTTTATATATGTAATTGTAAATAATGCATTATTTACAAACAAATTAAGTAGTTAATAGTTTCTTTTTCAAATCGGAAATAATGTCATCTGGTATATCTAAAAGTAATTCATCATCAGTTATACTTTCATTTTCAGTACTCTCATCTTCTGTTTCTATATCTTCTTCATCGATATCCTCATCATCAATGAAAGAACCAATTTTTCCATGACCTAATACATCAAATGTTTTACAAATTTTCGTATCATTACCATCCTTTTTATTGAAATTTAAATTAATTTTTTGCAAAGTTCCATCGAATTTTCTGTGAGAATATTCATTTATATTCACTTTGGACATTTCTTTAGCAGTTTTAGCACTTACAGTTTTTTCTAAATCCAATCGAAATAGACTCAGATGATCTAAAATATACCACTTTACAGACTCTAATTGATCATGTAAATGTTGTAAATTTTTTTCATTGCCTTGCACTTTTATAAAATTATACCAAGATTGATTTTCTTCACCAGAAGTTTCCATCAAAATAACATAATCATCAGTATCATTATGAGAAGGAGAATAAGGTAATTTTTTTTTTGCCATTTTTAATATTTTTCGATTTATTCTTAAATGGTATTTCAGAAAAATGATTTCATAAAATGTGTAATAATTTTAACAACAAATGACAAATAAATTACTATATGTAGGTACATGGTATGATTTTCAATTCATATACGTTATAGATTTTGATGTCGCTATTTGTATTGATGCTTTACCTGAATACAATATTTGCAACATGAAAGTAAAAAAAGATTTTGAAAATGTAATTATTGAAAATTTGAAAATATATAATTTTGAATTCGTAACAAATGACAAAATAAATAAAATATTAGAATTTCAAAATTTAGAGACAAAGAAAAAATTAATTTATATTTACTCAACAAGATATCCACAAGATTTGAATGAAAAACATTCTATTATTCTGAAAAATATAAATAAATTATATATAAGTGGTTTTACGTGCGACAAATCAATCATTACGTATTTATCATATCCAGTAAATATATATATTCAAGCAAATTATAATTATGATGACAAAAGATTAAATGATGTATTGAATAATTTAGAAAGAAAAGAAATTATGTGGAACGTAATTGTTTTTGAAAAAGATTTTGCATTTGACTATAATTTTATTGGAAATATCAGTAATTTTGAACAATATAAGCAATGTAAAATATATAAATGTGTCAAAACAGAATTACAAGAGAAAAGTTTATATATACTCTATTTACAGGAAAAAAATAATTGGTTTAGTTTATTAGAGTAATTGTTATATTGTAATTAGTTGTAAATTACAATATTAAATTTATTGATTAACATACAAAGTTCCTTCTCCAAGTTCTCTGTTATCGCTAATTTTTTGGTTAATAGATGCATTAATTAAAGCTTGAACAGTCAAAGGTTCTTTGGGAGCTTGTTGTTGCATCATGTGTGCAGCACCCCCAGGTTGCATAGCGTGAGCAACTGCTGATCCTCCTCGACCTTCTGCTTTTTCTCTCAAGTCATCTAAATTGGAATAATCACCTCCTTTTTTCACGGCGTGTGCAGCACCAGATTTTCCAGTAACAGGTAAAACAGAAATAGTAGTTGGTTTACCGACATCAGCAATACCATTGTTGACGTTCATTGCACCTAATAATAAAGCAGTTGAAGGATCGGCAGCAGTTTGAAACCAACCAGTTTTATTAGGAATAATTGGTAAATCACCTCTAATTTTATCGGCACCATCTCTTTGTCTCGCACCTATTTTAGTAGAAGTAAATCCAATAGTTCCGATGGTTCTATCATAGATATATTTATTACTTTCGGCAGCACCAACATCAGTCATATCTCCAATAGGAAGACCAATAGTATCATTGGATGCATTATAGACTTGAATTTTATTAGGATTTTTGGTTATATCATCCAAATGAACATAATCACTGGGTACATATTGTTCTTTAATGGGTTGTTTTCCAACCATACTTCCAAATTCCAAAGGCGAAACATCATGTTGTTTGGTTTTGGGAATATCATAATTAATAATTGTATCATTTGAAATACCTGTATTATAATAATTTTCATTCAATCCAGCATCATACTCTTCCTCTTCAGCATCTTGATACGCAACTGCTGTCGCCATAGCACCAGCGAACCCCAGACCAAGTAAAATTAATAATTTTTCGTCAATCATTTTATTTATACTAAAGAAAGAAATATAAAAAAATTTTATAATTTTTTCTACAAAATTATAAAATTGTGTTATTTATATTTGAAAGAGTGATTTTTTAATTGTTTTTAAGAAAGTTGTGTAAAAAACAAAATGTTTCTACATTGACAATAAATACTTCATTTTTCAAATCAAAGTCAAAATTAGTTTCAAAAAATAAACGTTTTATCCGATGAGAACATTCATAACTTGGAAGATTCTTTATTAACAAAAATGTATTCTCTACTAATTTGTTTGAAAGAAACATTAATTCATTCCATTCTATCTGAATTCTTTTTATTTCTTGATTTTTCGGGTAAAAGTTTGTATTCATTTTACTCAAGACTTCTTTACAATCAATTACATTTTTGAACATTGATAAATAATGAATATATTTTTTTACTTTATAAAAAGACTGAAAGTTATTTTGTTTGGTATAATTGCGAAATTTGTTGATATAAAATTTGAATGATTCTAAATCATCTTTTTGAGATAGTATTTTGTAATATATTTGTTTTGCATAGTGTTTATTATTCATGTAGGAAATGAAACATGTCTTTTTTTCTTTGAATTTTAAAGTGTGCGATGGAATGCGATTGTTAATATATGTAAAAATATCCATTGGAGTTTTTTCTTCAAGATTATATTTATTAGAATGAATGAGATTGGAATGTTTCTTTGCATGAGATAAAAATGTTTTGAGTTGTTTTGCATTGCGAAAAGTTGCATAATTACAGTATTGTGAATTTGACATGAAATTTGATAAAATTATCAAATTAGTATACTCATTTTTATTCAATTTACAAGTTGTTATAACGTGATACATCGATGTTACTAATATACTAATCATATCCTGAATAGAACTAAATTTCAACGCATTTACATTCCCATAATGAATATTTTTATATGCAACGTGAGACTTTCCGTAATCAATGATTGTAGGAACGCATTTTGTATACACAGTGATAATTTTATTAGAATCAATGATATAATCAATATTGATAGGTTTATCATAAAAATTTAACATTATATTCCAAGAAGTCAAATCATTATGAACAAATAAGAAAGTTTGTTGAGCAAAATGTAAACACAAACATAATTGCATTAAAATAGATAGATATTCATCGAAATTAAATTTATCGCTATTCAAATAGTCATAAAATTTCATTCCATTATTGTATTCAAGTAACAAATCGTTTTTATCATTTATACCAAAAGTATACACAAAATTAGGTATAAATTTTAATATTTTGTTTATCGCAAATAAACCTACAAAACATTCATGTGTATGATCTTTTTCTGGTATAGCGAGTTTTTTACTAATAAAATAAAACTCATCTATTTTATTTTTCGTAATAGTTACATTTTTATTTTTAAAAATAACTCCTTCGGTTGAAAAGTTAAGATGATTATTATTTTTGAAAAACATTAATTGTATGGCTTTTAAAAGACCATAACAACGAGAAATATACGGAATTGTCTCTGATTGTGAAGTTTTTATAGAAAGTTGGGGGTACTTTTTCTGGTAATTTTGTATTAATGTTAATTGACGTTCTTTGATGATATGACTGATATTATATTTTGGATATGAATAAGAACCAATCTTTTGTTTCAATTTTATCAATGTATTTTGTAAAAAATCTAATACACCATTTTTACATAGAAAAGTATTAAAAAACATAACTGCATTTTTTGCAATTTCTTTACATTTCAAATCATTTGCTTTACACCATTGAATCTTATCAAACAAATCACTTAAATCTTCTTTAATAGGAACGTAGTGTTCGAAAGGTTTAAGAAGATCACTATACCATATTTTGTATTTCGATTGAACAAGTAAAATAACTGAATTCATACTCAATTCTTGAGACAATCGAAAAGCACAGACGTGACCATCTATATGTATGATGTATTTGAATTGACATTGTTCATTATATGTTAAAAAAGGAACAAGAGAAAAAGGTAAATCTTCAATTTTCAAACATTGTAATGTTGATATATTTTTCTTTTTCTTTGCTCTCATATTCCATTTTGTAATACCTGCATCAAGAAAAGGTAAATTGTCATTGTCTAATTTATTCAATGACGATAAGTAAGCAACCTTCAATCTTTGATTTGTCTCTATTGTAAAACCATCACCAGTCGAACTACCACGAAATACTGCTATTGGTTTTTTTGAATCAAAGTCAATGATATTTTTTTTCAAATTATCACAACTTCTATTTGAATTGATAAAAAATTTATTTTCTTCACTTTGAATACGAGACCAATCTTCATGCGTAGGTATTAAAATATCAGCAAATTTGTCAGTTTTATTCATCGATAAAATTGGAACATACTTATCATATTTATGAGAAACTAATGGAATATTATCACCATCCCATAAATCATCATAAGGTTCAAATCCGTTTGAATTAAGGATAGGAAAATCACGTCTATTTATAAATAATTCAATATCAGGTAATTTTCTATTAGCACATAATTCTTCAAACATGTTTTTAATGTTTGAAACATTTGTATCACCTTCATTATGAGGATATTCATATCTAATTAGACCATTGTTTGCAAACCAAGTTTCTTTATACTTGTTAATTTTATGTTCTTGAAACACATAATTGTCTTTTTCAGCGATATATTTGAAAATATCCATACTTTGAAGATTAATTTTATGACTCCATTCATTTACAAATTGAGCATTAGAAAAAGGTAAAAATACTTTTAATTCGTTATTGAGAATTTTTATGAAAATACCTTTTTTAAATTTGTAAAACATGTAATGAAATGTGTGAATTACATCAATAGCATCTAAATTATGATATTTTTCCCAAATTTCGCAATCATATTTGTTAAAAATGTTACTATCATTTTCAACAATTGAATTATCATCATGATAAACTTGATATTTATGAGTCAAAAATTGTTCTTCATCTCCACATGTAAAATGGGTTTGAGTGAAATTTTTATATCGAGGATTTGTTTGCGATTTCATATATTTATTGGTATTACATTGCTCAATTGTATCATAATAATCTGGCTTATTTTGATAGTGAGATGTAGTAGTCATTATATTCAGATAAAATATAGTTTTAAACTAAGTTTCAAACTTAAAAATGATTTAAACATTCATTCTTATTTTATAAGATTAAAATGCAAAATTTAAGGGAACAAATTGAAAATAACAAAAATATTAAGCTGGTTGATTCAGATAATGATACCGGAATTGATTTGTTTTGTTTCGTCTCCTGTAATAAAGATGATGATGATTTAGTAAAAAATTCAAGAGGAATTGTATTTCATAAGGATGAATTAGTTTTACAAGGATTTCCTTACACTGAGGAATTTACTAAATCAAATAGTATGCAATTAAAAGAAATTTTGTCCCCTCAATTTCAAAACTGTTTATTTTTTGATGCACTTGAGGGTTCCGTTATTAGAATGTTTTATTTTTCTGGTAAATGGTATGTAAGCACAAATAGAAAATTAGATGCCTTTAAAAGTAAATGGTCATCAAATCAATCATTCGGTTATTCATTCAGTAAAGCATTAGAAAATCATGCTTTAAAAAATCCCGATTTTTTGGATCTTTTAAGTGACAAAGATATTATTACCCAATTTCAAGATACTTTAGATACAAAAAAGCAATATATGTTTTTGCTTTTAAACAACTCTGAAAATCGTATAGTATGTGAAGCATCAGCAGAACCAGTTGTTTTTCACGTTGGTACTTTCGTCGATGGTCAATTGAAAATGGATGAAAATATTGGTTTACCTTACCCACGAAATCTCAAATTCAACAACTTTGATGAACTATTTGATTATGTTGATAAAATTAATTATGTAACTTCTCAGGGAGTTATAATTTTTACCCCAAACAATAAACAGTATAAAATTTACAATAATGATTATTTAGAGTTATTTAATATTAGAGGTAATGAACCCAGTATTAAATTTAGATATTTACAATTACGAATGGATGAAAGAAAAAGTCAAATGTTAAAGTTTTTATATCCGCAATTCATTCCCGCTTTTGAAGAATATGAAAATATACTTTACAAGAAAGCAAAGGAAATAAATACTGCTTACATTAATCGTTTTATTAAAAAAACGTATGTTACTGTTCCAGTAGAAGATTATATTGTAATTTCTACTATTCATTCTTGGCATATTGAAGATCGAATGACAAATAAAATAACTTTAAACAAGGTAATTGAAGTAATGAATCAACAAACACCAACAAATTTGAATCGTATGATAAAGAAAGTGTTATATGGTAATAAAGTAGTAAAAGAGGATGATTAAATGTATATTTTATTTTTATAATTTTTTTATTATAAAAATATCACGGTATTGTCGACGTTTTAGAAGAATGAGTCGTTTCAGTAGTATCAGTAGTTTCAGTAGTTTCAGTTGTTTTAGTTGTTTTAGTAGTTTCAGTTGTGTCTGTAGTATCTGTAGTTTCGGTTGTTTTAATTGTCTTAGTAGTATCAGTCGTCTCATTTGTGTCTGTAGTATCAGTCGTTTCATTTGTGTCTGTAGTCGTTTCAGTTGTATAAGTTGTTTCAGTTATATCGGTAGTTGTATCAGTAATTTTAGTTGTTTTTCTAATGTCAGTCATATCGGTTGTTTTTATTATTGTTGTATCATCAGTTGTTTGAGTATCATTAAAAGGATAAGGTGTAGTTTTTTTGATTTTTTTTGTTGTTTGTGTCGGTCGTAAATAAGATGTTGTTGCGTATACTAAAGTATCATTATTTATTGAAAGATCTGGAAGTGGAACCATTATATTTGTTTCTAACGGATGCACAATAAAATAAACAATAATACCAGCAATCGACGAAGTAAATACAGCACAAAACAATTTACCAACAAATGAATTAAAAAATTTCAAAGGAGTAAAAGGTTTATTCATTTTATTTATAGAAAAAAAATAAAAATTAGAATAAAATTAAACTCGGATTTTTTCTCAGTTTAAATTTCAAGTATTTTTTTTAATTCTTGTTTATAATAAAATGCAATATACAATCGAACTGGATAAAATCAATAATTTACCAACTATAAATGAAGGTGATATGATTGAAATAGTCGATGGAATTTATAATAATATTAATATAGTTTTACAATATAATGGTTCTCATAATAAACAAATCACAATAAAAGCACAGAATTATGGAAAAGTAATTCTTCAAGGAACAGTATCAATATCAATACAAGGAACATATATAACGTTTGGAAATATGATAATACAAGGAACAGGTATAATTACAATAGGAGGGCATCATAATCGATTAACGAATTGTGATATTTCAATGAATAGTCCGAGTATTTTCATCGATTCAGTAGATAGTCGTGTAGATCATTGCAATTTTCACGATTTTGATAAAAGTGGTCAATGGTTTGAAGTATCCAGACCTACAACAAAACAAAACTTTTTACTAATTGATCATAATATTTTCAGAAATAGAAAACAAGGAGTAGGAAATGGTTTTGAAACACTTAGACTTGGAACATCAACAAGAAGTTTGAGTAATTCTAATAGTATTATTGCATACAATACATTTGAAAATTGTGATGGAGAATACGAAATAGTTTCTGTAAAATCAAGTAATAATATTATTTACAAAAATAATTTTAAAACATCATTCGGAACATTAAGTTTAAGACATGGAAATAACAATCTTGTAGCACAAAATAAGTTTTTACAGGGAAATGAAGTAAATGCTGGAGGTATACGTGTGGCAGCGGGAGAAAATCATATTCTATATAATAATTTAATTCAAGAAGCAGATTTTGGTATAAAAATAGATAATGGTGAAACGAGTGGAATTTATAATTTGGCTGTAAAAAACACAAGAGTTATAAAAAATATTTTTTTGAATAATAACAGAGATATTGTAATAGGCTCTGTAAAATTTCCTGTATCTCCAGTAAATTCTTTATTTGATAATAATTTGATCTATAAAAATACAAATAATCCTGTATTTGAAATACAATCTGCTTCAGCAACTTCGATCTATACAAATAATACATATTTTGCATCAAATAAAGGAACATCATTTAATAATGAATATATGACAAATATCGATAAATTCAACATTTTATCAATCGATATGAGTGATTATGGTTACGATGAAAATTACATTGGAGTTCAATCATTTATAAATATAAACGAAACAGAAATATCTGTTGATATTGAAAATTACTTTACTTATTTGAAACAAAATTTATTAAATGAAATGAATGGACAGTGTTTTAACGATACAGTAATTGTTCAACCTACTTGGGTTATAGAACCGACAACTACAAATGAATATATGGATGAACCATTATTACCAACGGATATACCAAATACATCTTTTGTTCACAAACCAACAGCAGTTCCAATAATATTTCTCATACTATTTTTAATAAAATAAAAAGTTTTTTTTTCTATTATAGAAAAAAAAATATTAGAACAAATGACAATTATAGCATTTCATACACCTACATTAGATGTTCGAGGAACATGTATATCAATATACGATTATGCCCACTTTAATGAAGTTTTGTTAGGTAATAAAAGTATAATTGTTATTCCTTACAGCAGTATCATAGAACGAAAGAATGATCAAATTATAATTGATAAATTTGTGCAAAGATTTGAAATTTTCTTTTATAATGATTTATTTGATTTAGAAAATTACATAAAAAATTGTGATATTTTATATTGTATTAAATATGGAACAAAGGATGAAATTATTGCAAAAAAGATAAAAACAGTTGTTCATTGTGTATTTGATATGTCAGAACCTCATGGAGATATTTATGCTGGTGTTTCCCAACAATTGGCTCAAAAATTCAATAGTCCTGTGTATGTTCCGCATATGATTAGTTTAGATCCTAATTTATCAAAAAATAATATGAGAAAATCTTTATATATACCTGAAGAAGCAACTGTTTTTGGTAGAATAGGTGGATTAGATACATGGAATATTCCAATGGTTGATTCTGTAATACGAAAAGTAGTTCGTCTATGTCCCCATATTTATTTCATCTTTATAAATACTCCTGTTTTTGATAAACACCCAAATATTTATTTCTTTGATAAAGTTTCAAATCCTAAAGAAAAAGTCGAATTCATTAATACATGTGATGCAATGATACACAATTCTTTAATGGGTGAATCATTTGGAATCGCAATAGGTGAATTTTCTGTTTGCAACAAAAAAATCATTACTTTCGGTGGTGATGTTTTAAATGATAATTACAAAAAAATATTGAAAAATGATGCAATTTATTATCATCATCATGATGAATTATTGGAAATATTAACATCTTTTGATAAAACTAAATACATTGGAATGGATTTAAATTGTTATAAACAATATCAACCAGAACCAGTAATGAATATCTTTAAAAAAGTATTTATTGATAGAGAACGACGACTTATGTAGATGATTTTTCTTTCATTTGTTGGTCATATAACATTTTATCAATCGTTGCCCGAGTTTCTGAATCTAAATCCGTAATATGTTCTGAATCTGGACGAACTTTTGTTGTATCAATCTCTGGATGTCCTATTATAACACATTTCCACCAATCGTGTTTTTTCAACTTATCCAATTCAATTTCAATATTATTCTTTGAAATATACCACATACTTGAGTCATTTAGAATATCTGCAAATAAATCACCTTCAACAATAATCACATCCTTAATTTTAACCAGTAATTTATTTGTTTTAATTTGTATGACAATGTCCTTTTTCAAAGTGTTTTCTGGTAAAGGGATAATTACACATAAATCGTATGCTGATTGAGTCCAAGAATAATTTTCAGTAATACCACCATTATTAATTGGGACAAGTAATTTTTCTGTTTCCATTTTGATGCAAAAGATTTAGTTTTTAAATAAAAAATGATTTTGAATTTAAAAAAAAAGGAAAAATTCAAAATAATAATGGAGCAAGATACAAAAGAAATAGAAGAAATTACTTTCGGGATTTATTCCGCAGAGGAATTAATAAAAATGTCAGTTTGTGAGATTAATAATCCAAAATTATGTAATTCAGATAAAGGCAATACTTATGGAACAGTCTATGATCCTCGTTTAGGAACAATTGAAAACGGTAGAGTTTGTGCTACTTGTGATAATTCTTTATGGCAATGCACTGGTCATTTTGGACATATAAAATTAAACGAACCAATCATTCATCCTCTCTATTATAAACAAGTGGTCAATTTTTTGAAATGTTTTTGCACAAAATGTTTCAAATTATTAATTACAGAAGATCAAATTTTACTCAATTCATTCAATCGTTTCAAAGGAATCAAAAAGTTTGCAAAAATATTGGAAAAACTCGAAAAAATTGACATGTGCATTCATTGCTCTCATCCACAACCAGATATTAAATATACTGGTTCTGATAACTTGATTTCTATGGTATACAAGGATAAAGATGCTGGAAAAATTAGTATTGTTTTACAAGTCCATGAAATTAAGAAAATTTTTGAAAATATATCAATCAATGATATAATTTTACTGGGATTTAATCCAAATTTGATGCAACCAAAAAATTTAATTATTACTGTCTTTCCTGTTATTCCTATCGCTGCCAGACCATATGTCTCAACAGATGGGAATATATGTGATGATGATCTTACTATTCAATTAGTTGAAATCATTAAAGCAAACAATCATCTATCTCCAACTGAAGATATAACTGAAACAAAAAAACAAAAACATTTACAAAGTTTAAAATTTAGAATTGCTACTTTTTACAATAATTCTTGTTTGGCTCCTGATACACCCGTTTTAATGTGGGATGGACACACAAAAAGAGCTGATGAGATTGAATGGGGAGATGAATTAGTTGGAGATGATGGAAAGAAAAGAACTGTTCAATATGTTTGTGCAGGAAGCGATGACATGTATGAGATTATTCAAAACAACGGGGATAAGTATGTTGTGAATAAAGAACATTACTTGACTTTTCAATTTACAAATCATAAGAGTATCAAGTATGAAAATGGTTTTTACTATATACAATGGTTTGACATAAAAAAGAACATGATACAAAAAAAGTTGTTTACTGAATTTGAAACTATCTACAATTTTTCAAAAACTATTGATGATAACAATATTTTTGATATTAAAGTAAAAGAGTTTTTGAAAATTCCAGAATTACAGAGATTCTTATTTACTGGATTGAAATTGACAAAATCAATTGATTGGGAATATAAACATGTTACTATTGATCCTTACTTATTAGGTTTATGGTTAGTTGATGAAAATACTGATGGTATGGGATTTACTACTAATAATCCTATCTTGTTTTCTTATTGGAAAGAATGGATTGAGGCTCGTGAATCAAAAATCAAAGAAAATGATGATTTTTACAAATCTGCTGGCAATAAATATTCTATCTCAACTCCTTATTTTAAACAATTACTGAACCAATATTCATTATTGAACAATAAAAAACATATTCCATTTAATTATTTGTATTCAGATACAATTACAAGAATGCAATTATTAGCTGGAATAATTGATAGTATTGGTTATGTAAAAGACAATTCAATTATTATTACTCAATGCGAATCAAAACAAACTCTTGTAAAACAAATATCATATTTAACAAAAACTTTGGGTTTTCATTCAAAAATTAAAGAAATTTGGAAAACGTCAAATGGAATCAAATACAAAGGTTATAATATTTATATTTCTGGTGAATTAACAAAAATACCTGTAAAAATTTCAAAAAACTTTATTCAAACTGATTATGTGAATTACATTAATATTAATTATGTTGGTAAAAATTCATATAACGGATTTGGTGTTGATGGAAATCATCGATTTTTACTCGGTGATTTTACAATCACTCATAATTCCGGTAAAGCAAAACATTCAACTTCATCAAGAGCTATAAAAGGAATAAAAGAAAGATTAACAGGAAAAGAAGGATTAATTCGCACAAATTTATTAGGAAAACGTTGTGATCAAAGTGGTAGAACAGTCATAGGACCAGATCCTACTTTAAAAATGGGTCAATTGGCTGTTCCACCTCAAATGGCTACAAATTTAACTATCCCTGTTCAAGTTACAAATTTTAACTATCACTTTTTATCAAAACTTGTTGATGATGGAAAAGTTAATTATGTTTTGAAAAATAATGGACAAACAAGGATTAATTTAGAAAATGCTTTGTTTTTTAAAGGAACTCCTCTAAATCATGGAGATATTATAATTCGTGATGGTGTTGAAATAATTGTAAATAACGGTAAAGAAATGTTGAAACATGGTGATCAACTCAAACGTAATGGAGTTTTAGTTTCTGATATAAAATATCCTGAAAAAAGACAATATAAATTGACTATTGGTGATATATGTGAAAGGCAATTAATGGATGGAGATGTTGTATTGCTTAATAGACAACCAACTTTACATGAAGGGTCAATGATGGCTCAAGAAATTGTTATTCGACAAGGTAAAACTTTACGATTCAATTTGAGTATCAATAAATCATTCAATGCTGATTTTGATGGAGATGAAATGAATATTCATGTTCCTTGTTCTACAGAATCAGAAGCTGAATTGAGACTTTTATCTGCATCAAAATATAAAATTATTTCTGCTCAAAATTCTAAACCATCCATGTGTATCGTGCAAGACTCGTTGTTAGGTGCATATAAAATGACAATTGAAGCAACACCTATGAAAAAAGAACAATTTTTTAATATTGCTTTAACGAGTGGACTTACTCTTGCAAAAATTCAGAATAAAATGAATATGATTCGAAAAATTAATAAAATGAAAGGAAAAAAAGCACAATGTTTTAATGGAAAAGGATTGATTTCATTGATTTTACCGAATGATTTGATTTATGAAAAGAAAAATAATATCAATCCAAGTGAACCAGTGGTTAAAATTTATCGTGGTGTTTTATATGAAGGAACATTGGATAAAAGCACTCTTGGTTCTGTTCATAATTCATTGATTCATCGTATTCATAAAGAATTCGGACCTGATGAAACTGCATCTTTTATTGATGGTATTCAATTTATTACAAATAATTGGTTACTTTATCATGGTTTTAGTGTTGGACTTGGTGATTGTATGGTTTCAGGTGAAGAAAAAGTCCAAGAAATAAATGATGTAATAAGTAAATGTTATATTGAAGCAGAAGGTATAAAAAATACTACTTATAATCCTGTCATTCGTGAAGTAAGAATTACTGGTGCTTTGAGTAAAGCAAAAGATATGGGTTTGAAAATCGCAAAAGATGCTTTAAACGTTAACAATAATTTTCTAAGCACTGTGAAATCTGGTAGTAAAGGTGATTTTTTTAATATTGCTCAAATTACTGGTCTTTTAGGACAACAAAGTTTGGCTGGAAATCGTGTTACACCAACTTTAAATAATGGAAAAAGAACATTGCCTCATTATTCGTTTGATGATTTATCAATTTCAGAAGAGTATGAATCGAAAGGATTTATTGATTCTTCTTTTATTAAAGGATTAAATCCAAGGCAATATTATTTTCACTCTATGTCTGGTAGAGAATCTACTTGTGATACAGCAATGAATACCGCAACAAGTGGTTATATTCAAAGAAGAATTATTAAATTGATTGAAGACATAAAAATCCAATATGATGGTTCTGTCCGTGATTGCTGTGGTTCCATTTATCAATGGGCTTATGGTGAAAATTTCCTCGATCCAAAAGCATTAGTAAAAGTTGGTAAAGAACTTGAATTTTGTAATATCGAAAATATTGTGGACAAACTGAATTTAAAATTCGAATTGAAAAATAAAATTTAAAGTTTTAACATCAAAAATCAAATGAGTGATATATCAAGTCAAGCATTAACTGTTTATGTAACTACACAATTTGTAAATGTAAGTGCGTTATTAGCTGATTATTTAATAATGAAAGCAGGATTACCATCTATTTCTGAATTATCTGTTCGACATCCTCTTCTTGGTGGTGCAATTTTAGCCTTTGAATGTCTTTCACCGATTAGTTTGGGTGTTCATTTATGGTATTTTCCTCTACCTCAAAATAGTCATGTTTAGATTTTTATACAAAGTTGTATAAAAACCATTATTTCTTTATTCTATTAATAAAATATGCATTATAATTACTTTTTTTTGAATATTGATTCCAAACTGATTCGGGTAAATCTTTTTTACTGACAAAACCTCGGCTTAATTCTCTTTTTGTCAATATGAAATTTGTATTTACTAAAACAGTTGTCTTTTTTTTCACCATTATTTTTTCTGCCATATTTTTATAATTTTCCATCGTTTTTTCTAAATTCGCAATCGTTTCTTTTAATTCATACCATTTATTCAAAAAAGTTTCCACATCATCATATTCACTCATTTATTATTAAGACATAAAATTTAAAAGGTTAAAAACTTTTCATAAATGACAGTTTTGAAAGATTACCCTATGTTATATAAAAAAGATGTTAATAATAAAGTTCGATTTTGGAAAATTCAAGCCATTCAAGACAATGAATCTTTTTTCATATCTATTTCATATGGGCAATTGGGTGCAAAAGTCACAGATAATAGAAAAGAAGTAAAAAGTGGGAAAAATATTGGTAAAAAAAATGAAACTTCTATTCCAACACAGACGATATTAATTTGTGACAAAACTTGGAAAGATAAAATAGAAAAAGAACAATTCTCTGAATCTGAGATAGATAATAATGTTCAAGAAAAAAAGTTTAAACCAATGTTGGCTGAAACGTGGAATCCTCATTCTACTGTAAATCATAAAATTAATATCTCTTTTCCCTGTTATGTTCAACCAAAACTTGATGGTATTCGGTGTTTATCCTATCTTGATTCTAATAATATGATTGTTAACCAATCTCGTCAATTAAAATTGTTTCATAATTTAGTGCATATTAATAATGAATTGAAATGTATTTTTGATGCATATCCTGATATTGTGTTAGATGGTGAATTATATAATCATGATATTGATTTTAATCACATTGCTGGTATTGTGAAAACAGAAAAAATCGAGAATGAAAAACTACATCTTATTCAATATCATATTTATGATTGTTTTTTACAAAATGATTTGAATGTTCTTTTTACTCAAAGAGTTCAGTTACTAAAAAATATTCAAAAACTCGGTTCTTTTCATAGTGTGCAATTTGTTCCAACGTTGATAGTCAAATCAATTGATGAAGTTATGAATAAACACAATGAATTTATAATTGATAAATATGAAGGAACCATTTTGAGAAATTTTCATTCAAAGTATGAATTTCATAGAACAAAGCATTTACAAAAATTTAAAAATTTTGAAGAAAATGAATTTGAAATTGTTGGTTTCAAACAAGGTGAAGGTCATGATGATGGAGCAGTTATTTGGAAATGTAAAACAGAAAATGAACAATATTTTGATGTTCGTCCTCTGGGATCCATTAAACAACGTATCGATTGGTTTAAATCGGCTTCTAATTTTATTGGTAAAATGTTAACTGTTACCTATCAAAATTTGAGTGAAATTGGTATTCCTCGTTTTCCGGTTGGAAAAACGATTCGTGATTACGAATCATAATTTAACCATATAACGTTCATATAAAAATGACAAAAACATCAGTTATTCCTAATTATATTCCTTTACCTTTTCCTCGCAAACCAAATTTTCAAAAATGGTTTGAATGCTATAAGGATGATTTAATTGACATGTATTTTATTGTAGAACAGACAACAAAGAATAGTAATGTTGATGTTTATAGTTGTATACGATGGGAAAAAGAAAGTAATTTTAATATTTTTGTCAATATGATTTATGATTCTTCTTCGAAATTTATTTTAAAGAACAATTATGAATAAATAAAGATGAGTAGTAAAAAAGAACCTCAAATTGAAGAACAAAATAAAGATAAGTTTTTCAACAACATTAATAGTTTAGAAATCGATGATGAAAAAGAAAACGAAGAAAAAAACGAACAGCAAGATTTTGAAGATAATTTACAGAAAAAAATGGATTTAGAAGTAGAAATACAGAGAAATCTCATTGAATATGTTTCTGCAAATTATCAACAAAAACCACTATGTGAATTTCTTACTATACAAAAAGTTGAACAACTAATGTCATTGTTTACATAAATTTTAATTTTAATCAAAAATTATGATTAAAATTATTTTCAAGTTAAATATAAATGGAAGACTTAAAAAAATGTAGTATGGATACACCTACTTTTTCTTTGAATGGAATAAATACTTATGCAAAAGTTGTAAGCGTTATTGATGGTGACACAGTAGTTCTTGTAATACCTTTTGTAAATTTGCATTTTAAATTTAATTGTCGATTGAGTAACATTGACACCTTTGAAATACATAGTTCGAATGATAAAATAAAAGAACATGGATTAAAGGCGAAATATAGACTAATTGAACTTATTTCCAAAAAGAAATTAAATTGTGAAGATGATGTTTCTAAAAAGGACATTCAAAATATTTTTTGTAGCGATTGTTACTTAGTATATATAAAATGTTATAATTTTGACAAATATGGAAGATTACTGGTCGATATTTATATAAATAAAGAAGATGAAAAAAATTTATCAGATATACTGTTACAAGAAAAACTTGCTTATATGTATAATGGTCAAACGAAATTAACAGAAGATGAACAACTAAAATTTCTATATTAACTTTTTTCTACTTTGTAAATAGGTATCATCATAAAGATTTAAAGAATTACATTATTTTGAAACAAATGAATACAAATCAAGTTTACAATTTATCAAATATTAAACAACTTATTGACTTGAATGGTGATGTTATAAATTTTGACTTGACTTTTGAAGTAGTATCAAAAAATAATCAACCTTTTGATGCTCTTGTTGTAACTCAAGAAATGCTTGATTCAGGTAAAGAATTAGAATACCAAAGAACAGATGGAAGTATTAATGGTAAAATTACAAATGATAAAAACAAATACAATAATTATTTTCTTATTTTAAAGTCGGATGAACCAAACGAATGCGAAGTTTCCATTGAATTGGTTGAATTACAACCAAATACAACGTCCCCATTACCGTCATCCTCTACAGTCAAAAAAAGTAAATCTCAGAAAGCATTTAATTGGAAATTAATCTTGTTTTACTTTTTTATTGCTCTTGTTGTTTTACTTTTGATTTACATTTGTTATGTTACTTTTTTTCAAAAAAATAATGCCATTGATTTGTTAAAAGATGATATTGATACAAAATTGACAGGTTTAAAAGATGGTCTCAATACTAAATTAATTGGTCTAAATGATGGTCTGAATAGTAAATTGATGGGTTTAAATGATGGAATTAACAGTAAACTAACTGGTTTAAATGATGGCATCAACAAAATTGTCAATCTGAACGACGAAGTTCAAGGACTTAATAATAAGATAAGTGGAATCAATGATGGTTTACACGGATTATCTGATGGTATTCATGGTTTATCTGGAACTATTACAAAAACATTAGATGGTTTTGAAGGTGGTTTGACGAATAAAATTTCAGAAAGTTTAGATGGACTCAATAATGGTTTTAATAATAAATTGAATGAAAGTTTGAATGGGTTAAATAAGATTAATGAAAAGTTTGATGGACTAAATAGTGGGTTATCAAACAAGTTTGACTCAAGTTTTCAACATATCAATGAAAAATTATCTGAACTTGATGGTATAAAAGATAAATTATCTTCAAGTTTAACTGAAATTAAAGGTGAATTAGTCGAAACGATTGGTAATAACAATTCTTTACCAATACCTCCTCCTCCATCTATTTCAACAGATGATATTTATCAAAAAATTCAAAATTTAAAACTTAAAAGTTGATTGCATATATTATAATCATGAAATATGAAGAAAGAAATCATTTATCCTATTTTTCTTGAATGCTCTCAATTTATTAAAGACCATTTTTGGATTAATATTTTTGAAGAACTTGCTTACGGACAAACTCCATATGGCACTTATATCAGTAAAGATTTTTTCTGTTGTAACTACAAATCAAAAGAATTTAGTTATAAAATTGAAAAAAAGGATGCTTACAAGCTTTATAATGATATCTATTCTTTACTTACAAATAAATTGGGATTACTGTCTCATAATGACAAATTACAAAAAAAACTCGATTTCAATGCTATTGAAAACAACTTGAAATTTTATAGACAAAAGTGGTCTGATATTCGAAAAAAAAATATCAAAGATTTACTCATCGAAAACTATGTCATTAAAAGAAAAAAAGAGTTTAATTTAGATACGAAACAAACAAAATATCTTTTATATGTTATTTTTATTGCAATGATTTTCAAAATTATATCCATCAAAGATATTCATTATGAAAATGGAGAAATATTAAATATCGCTGGTATTGAGTTTGAAAATAAGAAAATTATTCTCAAGAAAAATGTTTATGATTCTATTGATATTGATTGCAGAAAATGCATTTTAATTGATAATAAACTTATGAGTGATAGTTGGGACAAATATCTCACTGTTTTAAAAAAAATCTCTTGATATTTTATATAAAAATTTTATATAAAATCTTAGAATTTAAATTTAAATTATAAAATTTATTACTAATAAAATGTTAAGATCAGGTTCTATTTGTTTATCCTTTCTTTATAATTATATCACTGATAATAAGGATGATGGTGATGATTTTAAAAAAAAGCACAATGCTCTTGTCTGTCTTGCAAAAACGTTTGAAAATTATGGTGGAGTTTTAGCAAAAGTCGCCCAAATTATTTCTTATGGTGAAGGTAATTCTGATACTACAGTTTTCGATGAATGTAAACCTTTTAACCCCAAATTAACTACCGATTTTATTTGTAATTTAATAAAAAAAGAACCTTTTTCTTCTCATTTACTTTCTTTCGAAAAAAAGGTTTTTAAAAGTGGTTCTATCGGTCAAGTTCATAAAGCCGTTCTTAATGACTCTACTATTGTTGTCTTCAAAGTTCAATATGTTGGTTTACATGAACAAAGTTATAAGGATTTGAAAATTTTAGAGCAAATCATACAATTTCTTTATAAAAATCATTCTGCTCTCGCCAATGCTATCTTTGATATTAAAGATAAATTAGCAGATGAATTGAACTATACCATTGAAGCTTTCAACCAAACTTTATTTTACAAGTTGTGGATAAACGATTCTCATGTCATTATTCCAAAAATCATTCCAAATTTGTGTTCTGACAAAGTTCTTTGCACTGAATTTATCGTAGGTGAATCTCTCCATTCTTTTATTATGAATTCAACTCAACAACAAAAAAATTTCATTGGATTCAAAATTTTTGAGTTTATTTTTACCAATTTACTAATTGATCAATTATTTTATTCTGATATTCATTATGGTAATTTTATTATTCAAAATAAAAATATCCTCTGTGTCATGGATTTTGGCTGTATAAATCGTATGGATAATGAACTTATTAAAAATCTTATTCGTTTGTTAAAATCTGTTTTTACCAAAGATGAATCGTTATTTTTTTCCGTTGTGTATGATTTAAAAATAATTGAAGAATCTGCTTCAGATCCTTCCAAAGAATATTTATACAAGTACATTTCATTTCTTATTGAACCTTTTGTTTCTGAAAATTTTACATTTACTGATGACTGGTTACTTGTTGCTGTTGAAAAAAATTTTGATCTTATGAGTGAATGGTCTTTACCTCCAAATATGGTTTATCTAAATAAAATTCCTTATGGTTTAGTTCATATTTTTGTAAAATTAAACTTACAAGCCAATTTTTTACAATTATTCCAGAAACTTAAACTTTTTTAAACTTTTTAATTATGTCTTTTATAATTAAAAATGGACTTTACACAACCTTATGATCATTTTATGACTGAAAATTGGATTTATGACTCAACCAGTTTGAATGATTTTTTGGATAATTTAATACATGATGATATGTTTGACAAAAAAAAAGAAAAGAATACTAATGCATATGATTATTTAAAACAGTTCCAACATGATTCCATCGTATTTAATCCTGTTTCTACTATTTTGACAACAAGTAAAGATGTAGAAAAAAAATATGTCATTCTTGCTACTATTTTGACAAATCAACCTTCTTCATATAATCTATTTTCTTCAAAATCATCCGATTCTCTTTTGTTTCCCATTTTTGATTTATTACAAGCATTTATTATATTTTATTGTAGAAACTTAAAAGACGATGAAATTAAAAAATTTATCGATGACATGAATGAAAAGACCGGTATAATTAGTAACAATATGTATCAAATTGTAAAAAAAGAGAGTAAAATTCAAATAATCTACAACTCGTTTTTTCGTAACAGTCTTCTAAATTTCAATGAACGCTCCTTTGATTTAATTGAAGAACGCAAAAAATATGAGAAATATCACTTCAACAATGATAATATTATACTTAATTTGTATAAAATTATTTCTTTCAATGAAAGTATTTTTAACAATTATACACCTTCTTCTCCAGAAGACATGGAAAAAGACATAGAAAAAATTAATTTATACAGAGAAATGTTAGACGAGTTGATATTAAAATTTAGAATGAACTTAAAATATAATGATAAATTTAGAATAGAAAATTTATTTTTAGGATTACTATATGAAGATAAAGTTATTGAAAACTTTTGTAAATGGGCTGATAAAGAATTTACTTTCGAAAATAAAATATTAAAAAGAACGATTAAAACTATTGATATACTAAGATCAGATGAATATGAAACTATATGCAATGATGAGGAACAAATGAGTAATATTACATACGATACTTTACCATTATTATATGACAAAATCATGCACTGTTTGGATTTTCGAAAAACCAATTATAAAAATATTCTAATTAAAATTCTTGATCAAAAAACTGCAATTTTTAGTAGAAGTAGTAATTATGAAGACTTACAAAAAATTAAAAATGAACTATATTTATGGTTTTATATTTATATAGTGCAAGGTATAAATAATCTGGAACTGGGAAACAAGAAAGAATATGCTTTATGTTTAGAATATTTGAAATTACCAAGTCTTACAAAAGACAGAACAAATCAAAAATTTTTATATGACAACACTGAAGTTTTTAATCCAGACGATGTCAAAAACATACAACAATTTACTATAGATTTTGAAAAGGAATTGAAAAATTTTAATACTGTCATAATTCCTATTGCGAGAGAAAAAAAAACATTATTTGGAAAATTACATTTATTACAACAATTAATTTGTTGTTTGATGAAAATAGATAATTTTGATTCATATAAGAAGATAGATGATCCAAAGATAAATGAACCATTGTCCAGAATTTTACAAAAATTTGATCTCAATAAAATTAATACAGTAAAAATAACAGAAATAAGGAAAATAGCAAGTTTTTACGCACAACAGTTAAAATTCACAGCACTTGATTTAGAATTTCTGAATAGTTACATGACACTTTTAGAGTGTAAAGAAAATCCTTTAGAAATTATAAAAAAGATTGGAGCAATTACTGGAAAAGAAGATGGTGGAAAACGAAAAGTAGTTAGAAAAAAGAGTCGAAAAATAAAAAAAAGCAATAATATAAAATGAAACCAACTTTCACTTTTCAAAGAAAATCACCAAAAATAAAGCCGAAAGTGAATATAAAAGAAGAATACGATAGTTATTCTGAATGGATAAATAATGATGAATACGATGAATATCTTGAAAATGAAGATGTTATTTCACCAAAAAAAGAAAATACTTCGTTAGTGAAAACATCTATTTTGAAAAAAAAAATAAATACGTCGTTGGTTCCAAAGCCCTCTATACTAAAATCAGTGAAAGAATGGTTCAAAGAATTATCACCAACACAATTATTATTTCCTTTCGCAAAAAATATAGAAACAAAATCAAACAAAAAACAAATACTTGCCAGCGAACCAACAACATTATCAATTCCACCAAAAGTCAAAAAAGTAACAATAGAAGATTTGAAACCGAAAGGTCAGAAGACATGGATAACAATGTTATTTGCTTTTATATTAATAATTGGAATGTTCTTTTATGTAAACAAGACATACAATAATGAAAGTAGTTTATCGCAAGTTTTACAACAATCGAATAAAGCATTAGAATATCTAACAGGTCGTATACAACAAGGACAGAATTCAAACGTGAAGGTAGAACAGTTACCTGATCTTGTTGAAATAAAAGGTGTCCAAATAAAGGAAGAAGATACTCCAAAAGTAGAAAAATCTATTCAACAAGCAGATGATACAAAAAGTTCTATGCTAAATTCTAATTTGGTAAACTTTATACAACAAAAAACAAAAATAATTGATCATTTTTTAGAACAAATAAATGAAGTTAACGTTGCAAACTTAATTAATGAACAAACAAAAGTAAATCAAACATTTTCTGAAAATCTGAATTCATCTTCACCTTCATCTTCATCTTCACCTTCACCTTCTTCTTCACCTTCTTCTTCACCTTCTTCTTTACCTTCTTCTTTACCTTCCTCTTCTCCTTTAAATTCAACTGATTATTTTACAAATCAAACACGAGTTACCGACAATTTTTCTAAGGCTCTTGATTCTGTAATAAAGGACACAAGTGTGAATTTAACCAGTTATGTTCCTGTTGTAAATAACTATATTCAACAGCAAACAGAAGTAAATCAAACATATCCCTTAGTTCTTGATGAAAATAACGTGAAAAACGTAAAAAAGTTATTACAACAAGAAAAATTAGCACTGAATAAACTTTCTAAAGCTCTTGTTCCATATCAACCACATATTTCTTTTTATCTTCAAACTCCAGTGCCAACAAAGGATGTTGTTGTTTATGATCCAACTCAAACTCCAATGACAAAGGATCTTGTTCCTTATAAAACAATGCCAACTTCTACTTCTCCAATTGTTAAATATATAGGTGATGCCAAGTTATCAAAAGAAAATTTCAATCAAGTAAATGCTTTTGTATCAAATGTATGTTCTATTTATGATATTTCACCCGCTTCACTAAATACTCAACAATTTAATTCTATTTATGATACTGTTACTGAAGAATTAGAGAGAAATAAGAGTTATTATATAACGACTTCATACCTATTACCATTACCAAATGATGAAAAAAAGAAAGAAGATTTATTGACAGGAGTGACGAGAAAATCAGAAAATGCACTATATAACTTTGGTATAAAAATGATAGATCTTGTAGTGAAAAAATTAAAATCAAAAGAGGATGGAAAACAATCGAAGCCTAAAATTAAAAAATCGAAACTCAAAAAATCAAAAAAACAATTAAACTCATCAGTTAAAAAATCAAAAAAACAATTAAAATCAACAGTCAAAAAATCAAATAAAAGCAAGAAAAATGATTTTAAAAAAAGGAGTAAGAAAAGAAATCAAAAATGGAGCAAATCTTTCCGTACTATTATTACATCGACGAAAAAGAAGTTGAAATCACCTCGATTCGTGTATACGGTCTAAATGGAGAAAACAAAAATGTGTGTTTACGAATAAATAACTTTACACCTTATGTATATATAGAATTACCGAATAATGTCGAATGGACGAATACAAAGGCACAACTAATAGGAAATAAAATAGATGAAATAATGAGAGAATCAAAACCATTAAAAAAATCATTAGTATACAAATATAAATTATATACAGCAACTTTTAATGATAAAGGAGAACGAAAACAGTATCCTTATTTATTTTGTTCTTTTTCAAGTAAACATGATATACGAACTTTAACTTCAAAATTAAGATACGGATTATCAATTGTAGGAATAGGAACAAATTTAAAATTAAAAGTACATGAACAAGATGCAGATCCGATATTACAATTAATATCAAATCGGGATATACCAACAGCAGGATGGTTGAGTTATAAAGGAGACAAAGTGAATAAAGAAGAACAAGTAACTTTATGTGATGAAGAATATGAAGTAAAATGGAAAAACTTAATAAAATATGATAAAGATATATTGGCACAACCGAAAATAATGGGTTTTGATATAGAAGTAAATTCTTCAAATCCAACAGCGATGCCAAATGCAAAGAATAATGGAGACAAAATATTTCAAATATCATGTGTATTCACAAGAGAAGGAAGTGATGAATATGAAAGTCATTTATTGACATTAGGAGAATGTGAAGAATTCGATCCAAATGTGATAGTGCATGAATTAAAAACAGAAGCAGATTTATTGGAACAATTTACAAAATTAATACAAAAGGAGAATCCCAATTTGATAGTAGGATACAATATATTAGGGTTTGATATACCTTATATGATAGAACGAGCAAAGTTCAACATGTGTTTGAGTTCATTTGATAAAATAGGATTTCATAAGTATAATCATGCAAAAGAGAGAACAATAAAATGGTCATCGAGTGCATATAAAAATCAAGAATTTGAATTTTTAGATGGAGAAGGAAGACTATTTGTTGATATTTTGCCATTAGTGAAAAGAGATTATAAATTGGATAATTATAAATTAAAAACTGTATCTGAACATTTCCTCGGAGCAAGTAAAGATCCATTGTCAGTCAAGGGAATTTTCAAATGTTTTCGTATAGGAACAAAAAAAGAAATAGATGGGACATATAGTAAAAAGGCGAAAAAAGCAATAGGAATATGTGGAAAATATTGTGTGCAAGATTCAGTATTGGTATTACGATTAATGAATAAATTGCAAATATGGACAGGATTATGTGAAATGGCAAAAACAACAAACTGTCAGATATTTGCGTTGTATACACAAGGACAGCAAATCAAAGTCTACAGTCAAGTATATAAATATTGTTTGGAAAATAATTATGTAGTAGAAAAAGATGGATACATAACTAAAGAGAATGAAAGATATATGGGTGCACATGTGTTTCCTCCAGTTCCGGGAATTTATGATCGAGTAGTTCCATTTGATTTTTCAAGTTTATATCCATCAATCATTATAGCGTATAATATCGATTATTCAACAATGGTATTGGATGAAAGTATAGGGAATGAAAAATGTCATGTGATGGAATGGGAAGAACATTTTTCATGTGAACATGATCCAAAAATGCATAGAAAAAAGGAATTATCAACATATATTGAAAAAGAAAAAGAAGAACTTAAATTATTAAGAAAAAAACGAGATCAAAAACAATATCAAAAAATGAAAGAAGAAATCAATAACGAAATAAATGAGAGAGTAGAAAAATTAAAACCATTCATAGAAGAACGTTCCAAAATACAAAAAGGTTTAGCAAAAACAATAATGTGTGAACAACGAAGATATCGGTTTTTGAAGGAACCAAAAGGAGTATTACCAACTATTTTACAAAATTTGTTGGATGCAAGAAAAAAGACAAGAAATGAAATGAAAGAATATAAGAAACAAGGAGGAAATGACATGTTAATAAATGTATTAGATAAACGCCAATTATCGTATAAAATATCAGCAAATTCAATGTATGGAGCGATGGGAGTAAAAAAAGGATATTTACCATTTATGCCTGGTGCTATGGCAACTACTTATATGGGTCGAACTAATATTGAAATAGTTTCAAAAGTAATACCAGAAAAATATGGAGGACAATTAGTATATGGAGATACTGATTCAAATTACATACATTTTCCTCATATAAACAGTTCACAAGAATCTTGGGATTATGCAGAAACAGTGGCAGCGGAAGTAAGCGATTTATTTCGTAAACCAATAAAATTAGAATTTGAAGCAACAATATACTGGCGTTTTTTTATTTTGACAAAAAAAAGATATATGTATAGAGCGTGTGGTCGAGATGGTAAAGTTGATTCCAAAATAGGAAAAAAAGGAGTTTTATTAGCTCGTAGAGATTCATCAGTTTTTGTTCGAGAATTATATGAACAAATAATAATGAAAATCTTTGATAAAGAAGATCGATATAAAATTTTAAACTATTTGTTGGATGAATTCAATAAACTATGCTCAAATTCAATTGATTATAAAAAGTTTATTATAACAAAATCAGTAGGGGATACAAATAATATGGAAGTAAATTTAGTTTTAGATGATAAAGGAAAACGTCTCATGATGTTAGGAGATTATAAAGTTCCTGAATTACCAAGTGATGAAAAAGAAAAGAATGAACAGATGAAAAAAAAAGAAGCGAATAGTGAAGCAGAATATTATCGCAAATGTTTACCAGCACAAGTTCAATTAGCAGAAAAAATGAAACAAAGAGGTCAAATAGTCCAAAGTGGAAGCCGTTTAGAGTATATCATAACAGATATTGATAATCATTTAGGAAAACAATATGATAAAATTGAAGATATAGATTACTTTAAAAATCATCGAGAAGTTTTAACAATAGATTTTTTCTATTATTTGAAAGTTGCAATCAATTCATTGGATGAAGTGTTGAATATAGCATTTAACAGTTGTGGAGGAAAATATCCATATAAAAACGATTTTGTGTTGGAACAATACAATTTTAGGTATAAAGTCCGTAGAAAAGTGATAGAAGAATTGAAAAATATATTTAAACCTAAATTAATGTTTGGTTGAAATATTTGATTTTTATAACAATGTTTGTTATAAAATTTAAATTCGTTTTTTATATTTTGTAAAAGTTGTCACATATTGTAACATTTCAAGAGGATCATATCCATAATTTACTAATATTTGTTCACCGTGTCTAATATCATCTATTGCTTGGATAGAGTAAATTCTTTTTATTATTTTTCTTTTTCTTTTTATTTGTTCATAAACAATTGCTGCATTAAACGCATCTGATGAATGATTAATCATTGCACCCAAACCTCTTTTACACGCCGCATCCTCTGTTTTAATATCACCAGCAGTATAAGGTCCCGCAAATTGAGCTGTTGCTCCATATCTTTGTATTTCTTCTTTTCTACTAATTTGAATACCATTATAAAAACAAATGTGATCATTTCTTTTAAAAACAGGTAAAACACCGTCCATTTTTGATTTATCGTATGCAAAAAGTCCTTTACCCATACCTTGAACATTTTTGACTTGTAAATGTAGTTCAGATTTCATGTGTGCATGACAAAAAGGTGGATTATCTAAACCAATACATACTTTATTTTTACATCTTGTGTTAGTTTTTTCAATTATTTTAGTACATTGATCACATTCTAAATAACATTGAAACGGATCATCTTCAGAATCATTTTTTTTGTAACTAAATTGATAAGCAAAAGGCATTTTATATTACGAATAAAAAATAATTATTCTCGTGTAAAATAATTATTCTTGTGTAAAATAAATGAATACGATAACAAATCCTGTAAGTCAGTATTATTCAAATTATATTTATGATTCGTCTTTACCAGTGATTGAATGTTCATCTTATATTGACGTGTTAAATAAGGCAAAGAATACTAAAACCAGTTGCATTTTAGTAAATACTACAAAATCGTCTGAAGTGAATAAAAATATCACAATAAACTTGAATTATCCATCTACTTTGAAAGTAATATTAATATTAAATCTTGAATTGAAGGGTAAATCAAATTTAGTAATTAATGGAAGTAATTATACATTAAGTAATATATCTATATTGGATGGTGATAAAAGTTATCAAGTAACAAACCATATAGTAGATATTTCAGGTGAAAATATAACTTTTATAAATTTCAGTATGATATCAATACGAGTAGCAAATGACGATGTTGATTATTTCCGTGTTCGAAAATCAGGAAAAAATTTTAGTATTTTCAATTCATTGTTTGATGGAAAATATAACAAAGGAGTATTTGTAAGATTTGATATTCCATTTAATGCATTGATGCAATGCTGTGTTTTAAGAAATTTTGAATCTGGATCATACACAAACGGAGGAGAAATGATAAGATTAGCAACTTCGGATTATGAAAATACAGAAGCAGGTGCAGTAATAAATCAATGTTACTTTTACAACTGTAATGGTGATCCCGAAACTTTATCAGTAAAATGTTCTGCAAATACTATAAAAAACTGTATTTTTGAAAAATGTGCAGGAAGATTAGTTTTACGTCATGCACATAAAATCAAGATTGATAATTGTTTCTTTTCACAATGTGGAATGAGAGTGTATGGAACAAATCATACAATAACAAATATACAATTGAATGATGATTCGGGAATTTTATTAGATAATAAAAAAGGAAATTATGTTCCAGCGAAAGATATTACAGTAACAAATGTATATTATAATAATAGCAAAACACCTATGACAAATCGCGGAACAAATTGTAAAGTAACAAATTTAGTTCAACAAAATAAAATTACAAAAAACGATTTATTCACTATAAGATTAAAAGTTGAAGAAATAGAAAAAGAAGAAGAACCAATAAAAGAAGAACCAATAAAAGAAGAACCAATAAAAGAAGAACCAATAAAAGAGGAAGAACCAATAGAAGAAAAACCAATAGAGAAAGAAAAATCGAAAGATAAGGAAAAAACAAAAGAAGAAACTGTATTAGTTACTTTAAATCTTACAACAGACCAAATTAAGAGCTTACGTCAACAACTCGATAACTTGATCTAATAATTCATAAATCCCAGTATTTTTTTTAATTGAGATACGATGTAATTTTTTTGTTAAATATTGATCTTCATAATCTTGAACAATGATTGATTTTATTTTAATATTTGGTTTCAAAAGTTTCCCTACTCTTGAAATCCAAGTACATGTAAACTGAAAAGTTAATCTACTGAATTGCATAAATTTGAAAATATAATCAACTTCTTTATAATAATGATCATAAGTATCTTGATTTAATTGATACACAAGCCCTGGTAATTCAATGAATTCAAATTCAACATCTTTATAAGTATAAAGTGTATGTTTTGGATACTGAGTGGCACAATAAAAATTAAAAAATTGATCTTTAACCAATTTGTTTACAAAAGATGATTTTCCAGTATTAATTTCACCGACTAATAACACTTTTATTGAATTGTTTGGTAAATATTGAACTATCTCTGACAAAATGTTAGTATCATCCAAAGAAGAATGTAAATTTCCTAATTCAGATTCATCACTTTGTTCTGTTTTCAATGTTTGAAAAAGGAAATATTCCATTAGAATGAAATTTAAAGTTATGTTAGTTATAAGTTGACAATTACAATTAAATAACATAATTTAAATATGAAGACAGATATTTTTTTATTTGTTTTTCTCTTTTGTCTATGTATGATATTTGTAATCACTATCCCAATCATGGAGATGTATAATGGAATAACTTTTATGAATGATATTATATGCACATCTATTATTACTATACCTACTTGGTTGATAGTAAAGTCCGCAACTTCATTTTTAATTTTAATTTTAGTCTATGTAAATATAGTGATTAGCACAAATACTTATTACGTTTTATATTCGATATATATATTCAGTATTTTTTGGCTAATTCTTGGTTCTATTATATTTTGGAATGATTGTAAAAACTTAAGTCCATATTTTAATACATTTATATGGATTGATTTAATTTTTTCATATATAACTGTTTTCAATAATTTAATTTTATGCAGTAAGTGAAAATATGTTTTTTAAACTATGTAGTTTAAAAAAGTTAATACAATGAAGTTATTATAGCACCATAACCATCTGCAATTTTAAAAAATAAATCTGGATGTTCATTAAAAATATGCGTTAAGATTTTTTGTTCACTATTGACCCAATTAGATTGAGATAGGTACTTATCAACATATTTTTTGTAAATGTAAGCAAACGTATCAATAAAATTAGAATGTAACATGAAATTGCCAGAAACGTAATGATAATAATTATTATCGTGAACTTTGTATTTTTCAAAAATAGGAAAATCTGAACTTGTAAAAATAAATTTGTCAGTAGGTAAAAGAATTAATTTTTGATTATCAGGAAAAGGAATAGACGGAGGAGGATTTTCTCTATAAAGACAAATTCCTGCATCAACCCACATGAAAAAAGATGTATTATATGGATTCATATTTTTTGCTCTTTGTAAAAGAAAGATTTTTTCGTTCCATATAAGTAAAACTTCTACTGAAGGACAATGAATATCATGATGAATGAGATTATTTTTATATTTATATGTTTCAAATTCAGTTATGTTTAATTCTACAAAAATAGTTGGTAAATTTGATCTATATTTTTTAACAATATCAATACTTTCTTTATCACCAAAAAATATATAAGGACAATTTATGGACAGACTATTTTTGAACCAAAGTTCAAAAGTTTTTGATAAATGCTTTCCTTTTACATTCCAATATCCAGATACGATAGTCAATGACATTTTTGTGTATTAGAAAAATTACATTTAAATAAAAAAAAAATAAAAAAATCTATTATATAAAAAAAGAATGGGAAATTTAATTTCATTAGAATCGAATACAACGAATGCGTTAGATATGACAGGTGGTGATATTAATGTGAAACAAAAACTAAATGTTACAGGTGAAGCTGTTTTTAACAAGAATATCACATTGAACCCGAATGTTTTAATTAATAATATTGATTTCAATAAAGTAAATAAAGATGTTACTGATTTGAAAGCATCAGGTGGCTTAGTAGGTAATTTTGGAACAACAGATGTAACAGCTGGAAATATTACAGCGAGTAAAGTAGTAAAAACATCAAGTATCAATGTAGATGGAGATGTTACAACGAAATATATAACAGGAAATGCAACAGATGGATTAAAGTTATCAAATGGTGGAACGTCAAATGTAACATTTGATTCAACTGGTGTAATTAATTTTAATAATAACAATAAAGTAAATTTTGGACCAGTTCAGATCAATGGTGCTGGTATTGTTCAAGGAACAGCAGATAAAGCTTTTATAAGTGGAGCAAGTAATGATACCAATAATCTTTACTATGTAGCACCTCGAAACGATGCAAATACCGATTTTGATTATTCTAAACAATTACAATTGAATAAAAGTGGAGATCTTACTGTAAATGGAGGACTTACAAGTAATAGTCTAAAAGTAGGAACAAGTAGTTTGGATACAACTGGAACACTAAATGCAAATCAGGTAAAAATCAATGGTACAAAAAGTGGATTTTCAACAAGTGGAGATTTGACTGCTAATAAAGCGACACTTTCTTCCTTAAGTGTTGGGAGCAATATTAATACAGGAAAATTAGGCATGTTCTCTACAGTAATTAATGTTTCCAGTAGAGGGACTTTAGATGCTGTGAAAATCGGAACTATTGCTAAAGGGTCGACAATTACAAATATTACTTTTTCAGGAAAAGTATCTGATGTTTTTAATTTTTTTGGTACTGTTATGTCTGCAATCCAATTGAAAGTTTTAGTTGGTGGATGGACAGTTGGTGGACAACAACCCTTAACTTTTGATATTCCTGTTGGTACTTTTTCGATTTCTAAAGATATTAATCTTCCTATTACTGGTTCAGCATATTTAGATATAAGTGATATTTCAATTCAGTCAACAACTGCAACTAAATTCATATTTAGTCCATTAAATATGGTAATAAATTACATCCCTCCTACAAATCCATCAATGGTTTTTAATGGAGATGTTTCTGGTGATATTGGTATATTCAATAACTTGAGAACAAATGTTATGAATACTAATTCAAATATTATTAGTTCTTCTGGAGGAACATTTGCATCTGTAGGTAAATCTGGATTAGTTATTCAAGGTAGTAATAATTGGGTTCTTGGAGAAGTTCAGGGTTCTATTTCAAAATCAAATAGATTGTGTTTATCTTTGAATGATAAACCAATGGTTTGTATTAATCCTGATACTAAAAATCTAATGGATGGATCAAAAGATTGGTAAAGTAATTTAACAAATTAAAACTATGTGAAAAAATGAATGATAAATATTATATGAAATCAATTCTAAAAAAATATAATGAAAAAGAACCAGAATTGACACTTGCAATAATAAACAAAATTTGTTCGTGGGAATTTAATGACATTGGAAAAAAAATAATATACGAAGACTTGAATACAATAGAGTTATTTTATTCAGCTTTTATTTCGTATATACAAAGTACAAACAATGAGAGTGCAGTTTTTTTATATGAAAAAATACGCAAAAATGTTCGTGAAGCATATTTTGAAAAATTAAAATGATTATTAATTGACAGTCAATTAATAATATTATTTACACTTTGTTAAAATATAAACATCATCAAAGGTATCACTATGTTGAGTTAAATACATTCTACAATTCGAATTTTCTTTGTTGAAGATTTCAATAGTATTCAAATTTTGAACAAAAGTTTTGAAACCTAAGGGAGTTTCTTCTTTATTGAAGATTTTTAAAAAGTTATCATACTGTCTTTTTAATTCGTTATTGTCAGTAAGATAAGAGTTTGCACCAATCAAACCAAATAAAAAAAGAATAAATTTCAACATTTTATAATATAAACTTTGTTTTTAAAATAAAGAATGGTAAACCAAAAAGTATTAAGACCCGATTTTATCTTTTCATATTGGATTTTTGTGTGGTATTTACTTTTTATTTTCGGAATTGTCAAACAAAATCCATTATATATTTTATGTTTTGCATTATTGGTTAATTGTATCGATATATTAATAAAAATAATGTTAAACTATCCCGTTAAAGTGATTATATCGTTTTTAATTATAAATTTTCTCATAAAAGTAATTCCAATTCTTCATTTATTATCTATTAACGACGATAAAAAATTTGACATATTGAGTTTATTTCATGTTTTCTTTGTATACATAATTTGGTTATCGATAAATAATATGATGACAAATACTATAAATATTGTAAAAGCAGAAGAAAGACAATATATACCACCATTTGAACATTTGTTCATATCATTATTTTGATATTAATGGAGAATTCAGATCCATATCAGCAATTTTACCATCAATAGTTTGAATCAATGTATCAATATCACAAATAAATTTAACATCAGTAGCATAAGTTTCTTTTAAATTATTCAAACCTTGTTTTGATAATTTCAAGTCATTATACAAGTTAAAACACATGATTTGCTCCGAATTATTCTCAGACTTTTCATAAAATTTAAAAATTTCAAAAGTTTTATTGATGGTATCTTGCAAAAAAATTAAAGTCTTTGTTCGATTATCTTGATTGATTGAGCGAGATAATTGTGTGAATAACCCATCAGGTTGCATATACATGAATTTAAGATTAACTTTATCTCCAATTTGTATTTTACCGATGAATTTCAATCTACTAATCGTTTCACGATTTGATTCCATTTATTTTAATAATTTATTATTATTATTAAAATTTCATTTTCTCGACAAAAAATAGATATTTGAATGCCTGTAATTGCACTATCACATCATTCACATCATCCTTTTTTTTCATCAATCCTATTTCACTCATTGTTTCATGATCTTCTCGTAAAGATAAAATGTAAAAACCTTCTTCAACACTCCATTTTTTTCTTTCTCTATCACCCAATGTTTTATACTTTGTTTTTCCATTTTTCAACTTTGTTTCTGTTTGGGGTGCACCTAAAATAATAGTCTTATAATAAGCAGGAAATTCAATAACTTTTAGTTTTCTACCATAATTCATCATAAAATAAGATTGACAACTTTGTCCTAATTTTAAAGCCATAGTATTAATTTTTCTACCAAAAGCCATTTGTTTTTCGACAATTACATAATCAACTTTATCAAAATATTCAACATATTCATCCAAAATATCAAATAAATTATAACAAGTATCACTATCAAAATACTTTTCTTTATCTGTATTTTCAGTCAAATCAACATTTTTGATTAAAACTTTTTTACCATTTTGATAAATCTGGTTAATTAGTATAGAAAATTCTTCTGTTAATGTGCCATTTATATTATAGCGATCTTTTTTATCGATATTAACAATATTTTCCAGTTCTTGTCTATCCATTTCTTCAATGTAAAACGCAAAATTTTTACAACCGATATCGAATGATGCTATAGATATTAAATCCATTTTATCATTATTTGTCATTATATAAGCAGTAATTTTTTATGATCGGAATAGTTGGATCATATATTTTCATTTCTACTGCTTTATCCAACAAAGCTTTAAAAATTTCGTTGAATTTTGCCGTATGACCTATTTCATCACAAACAGAATGACTTATTTCGTGTAACAAAACATATTTTAACATGTTATCTTCATAATATTGATTGTTTTCATCTTTCAAACATAAATATATATTTTCCTTATTAATTGTATATGATTTATTACCAGTTGATAGAGATATTTCGTTTAATATTTTCTTTCTTGTTTGCATAGTCATTATATTTTCCAAAATTGTTTTGGAATAATCCACGTCTTCCTGAAACATTGGATTTAAACTGCTTTGTAATTGTTTTAATTTAGGTTCTTCTTCTGTTATTTGAAAATCCTCCCTCGTAGGTGTAAAAAGAATATTTATTATCATGTATAGAATAATAAGCTCGACAATGAAAAGAAATATACAAATGAAATCCATTTATACTTTATAAACAAAAAAATTGATTTTATAAAATCATTTTATTTTAAATTGTAAAATGGAAAACTTACGATTTTTAGGAAAAACTATTTTGAATAATGTTGCTATTAAAAATGCGTGTTTAATAGAAGAAGCAGTATTTGATTATTTATCAAAATCTGATGTATCAAATTTTGATATTATTTACAAACAAACTATTTACCAAATCATAAATGATACTTTACTGAAAAAAACAGATACTGATTTACTATTACAAGATATCAAAGCTGGAAAATTAAACTGGAATCATGATCAGTTTACTTCTTTAAAAAACATTGAATATGAACAAGATCAATTTATCATACAACCTTTTGAAATTATAGAAGGAATAGCAGTATGCAATTGTGGATCTAAAAGAGTATACAGTTATTCGAAACAAACAAGATCAGGAGATGAAAGTTGCACAACATTCAATGAATGTTTAAAGTGTAAAGCCAAATGGGTTTATTCAGGATAAAAACGTGTTTCGTGATTTATTGGTGAATATAAATGTAATGTTACTGCTATTTGATTATTATTATTAAAAATACTGTGATACCCTTTTTCATTCGATATATAGGAAACATCATTTGTCTTGTAAGTATTTCTTTCTTTCATTGTTAAATCAATATCATACAGAATTTCATCTAATTTCCCTGTTAATACTTTCATTAAACATCCATAATCAGCATGATTATGGATTTTTGTTTTTTCTTGTAAATTCCATGTAATGACATACAATTCAAATTCAGTATTGGAAAATACTAAATTTTTATAATATGTATTAGTTTCTTTTATATATTGTGTCCAATCATTTGCTGTATAATTAACAAAAAAAGGAAGTAAACTTTCCAAGTTTGTTGTAAAATTTTCTGATAGTTGTGTGATTAAATTCTCCATTTTTTATTCTTTTTTTCTATTCATAAATATAATTTTTTGTCAATATAAAAAACTTGTATAAGGTTTAAAATATAACTTTTATTATTAAAATGAATATTGAGGAAATGAAATTATTACTTTTGGTTGAACAGACTAAATCCTCTGTTTACAAAGAAATCATAAGTTCTAATTTGCATATAAAATTGAAAGAAAGCGATAATAGTATTGAAAGTGCGATACGCACTTTGATAGATAATTATAATTTGATTTCAGAAACTCAATTTCAATTATCAGAAATAAATTGTGAATTTATTATTGAAGAAGATGAAGACAAAGATGATTTATCAATACAAGAACAACTAAAAGCATTTTATCTTGATATTGAAAATACAAGAACTTACAAGAAAATATTTACAAGTTTAAAAAATTTCAAAACGGATTTATTATACAAAATACATCTTCATGAATACATCCAAATAACTAAAACACAAGTCGATACATTATACAAAATTTTAAAAGAAAAGAAATATTCCGATAAAAAAATCAACGATATATTAATTTCAAGTCTTTCAACTCTTGATTTACGATTACTCCGTTATAATAACGAAGATACCTTCAAAATCAATTTAGATTTTGGTAATAATAATGCTATTCTTGAAGTAGATCAAATACAACAATTAAATAAATGTGTGCAAAAGTCATTTATTTCGTTTGCGTCATTTGAAGTTTTCAATAAGTTTAATGTTTGTAAACAATTCTTCAATTATTCTTTTATTGTGAATTCAATTCGTTATTTGATGGAAATCTTTGTAAAAAATACAAAAAATATAATATTTCTTGATTTGAAAAAAAACAAAGAAGATGATTATTTTAGTTTTTACACATTAAATAAACTGGTTGATAACAAAAGACATTGGACGATGGATTGTAGATTAGAAGATTTAACAAATCATTTAATGGTAAATTTATTACCATATTTGATTAAAATATTTCGGAAAATGTATTATGATGTTTTTCATGATAATTTATATCGTCCATATTATACTTCTGAAAATATAATACTTGAATATGATTGTGAACAACTTGTTCAAAATATATGTTTACTTGCAAACTTTTATGAATTTTCAAACGTACTGCGTGATTTAGTAAAAACTCATAATACTTACAAAAAAACAACGAATGATTGGTTTAATATTGTATCAGATGATGTATTACAGAAAAAAACATTCAAGGAAAAAAACAAAAATAATGATTACATTGATACAATAAAATTATTATTCGACGATATTACTGAATCAGATTGTTTGTCTTTTTATGAAAAAAAATTCATTTAAGTTTTTCGGCTTCTTGTCTCGCCATTTTATCTACTTTTTCGTTATACTCATTACCATTATGACCTTTTACCCATTCAAAATGAATTATCTTATCTTTACTGGCAATATCATATTTTTCCCATAATTCAATATTCGCTTTTCGTTTCCATATTCTTTTTGCACAATTAATAACGTATTTGCTATCTGTATAAATAATACATTCATCTTTTACATATTCAAGGCATTCAATTACCGCAGTCAATTCCATTTTATTATTTGTAGTAGATTTGACACCTTCGCTATAGTAAAGTTCATTATCATCATTTATCACTATAAAAGCATATCCTCCTGACCCAGGGTTTCCCAAGCAACTTCCATCTGTATAAATTTCTTGCATTTGTCTTCTTTTTTTGAATAATTTTGTCAACTACTAAAGCAGGGAGTCACAACATTCCAATGAAATCGAAAAAATGTATCAAACTTCAAACGTCAAGAAAATCAAAAAAACGCAGTATTCTTCCAATTATACAAATGTTTCGTTTACATAATGATAATCGTCAAGATGAAACACTTGTGATGTATAAAAAATTATATAACTCATTGATAAAAAACAAAGAAACTGAGAAAGTCGAAGAAAAAGAAACTGAAAAAGTCGAAGAAAAACCTCTGGAAACGTCACCGAAGAAATTAAGAAAATGTAAAGTGTTTTTATAACTTTTTATAAATTAATTTATAAAAATTAAGCAAAAAAAGTAAATGAAATTATAATTTATCGTTATTAAATGTAATTTACATCATTCATCTTCGATTGAATAAAATTTTCAAATATGCTTATAGTGATAATAAAAATTCAAATACTGGATTTTAAAATAATAAACAAAGACATATTCATATAACTTCAAATGTATTTTAAAAAAAGCTTTGATATTTTTATAATCTAAATGGTATTAAAAAAATTATTGATTTTGGATGTGGTATGTGAAATTTTTAAGAACGAATGGGATTGTGCTTACGGAATAGAGTGTTTCCAAAATAACTTCCATTTGTATAAATTTAGTAAATTTTTATAAAGTTGACAACAATTTATCATAATCATATACTAAATGAATGATCGACTTCGTATAAAAATTAACATTGTCGAAAAAGCAACTAACAATTTTACAAAAATAATATCAACAAATGAAATAATAGAGAATTATCCAGAACTATATTGGGGTGGTAATGGTATTGGTGATAGATGGATAAATAAACAATTCAATTATACTGTGATTTATCTTTATAAAAAAACAACTACGTATAGTGAAAATAACAATGATAGAATATCAACAGATATACTTGATCAATTTTTCGAAATTTATCCAAATGATTCAAAAATCAGTGGTATCATAGGAATATTTGTGCATTCAAAAAGAACAAATATTAATAAAAGAGGAATTCGTAACGATATTTGTAAAACAATTACGAGTTCTTTTTGTGTTGTATGTGGTACACATAAAACAATTTGTGACCATAAAAATGACTTATATAACGATCAACGTGTATTAAATTTAAATACACAATTATTGCAAGATTTTCAACCATTATGTAATCACTGCAATTTACAGAAAAGACAAGTTTGTAAAGTAGAAAAATGTCAAAGCAAATTATATTCGGCTAAAAATATTCCTAAATATAAAATTTATCCATTTGAATTTCCTTGGGAAAAAAAGAATTTTAACATAGATGATATTAACTGTAAAAATGAAACATATTGGTTTGACCCAGTTGAATTCGAAAAAAAAATATATTATTATTCAATATCAGTATATTTAATTATAACCGAAATTAAGAAAAAAGTAAAAAGTAATCAAATTAAATTAATTTCATAATTTTATCAAAATATTCAGTTGATATTTCACAACCCTTAAATTGTCGTTTTGTATTTTTACAAGCAATCGCTGTTGTTCCACCACCTAAAAATGTATCTAATACAACATCATTTTCATTTGAATGTTTTATGATTATTTCTTCAAATAGATTTAAATTTTTTTGAGTAGGGTGAAATCTATTTTTTCCACCTTGAAGTGGATACATGTATATACCATTGTCATATTTACTATTAAATGTAGGTTTTGTTCCTTTTATTCCAAGTAAAGCAATCTCACGGCAATTTGTCAAGTAATTTACACCTGAATTTAATGGTTGCGGGTTTGTTTTAATCCATTCAATAAATCGAATTTGCTTGAATTTATATTTTTCCATAATTTCTTTTAAAAATGAAATTTTCCATAAATCAAAAAAGATAATCATAGTGCCTCCATTTTTTAATTTTTTATAATATTCTTGTATAAAATTCTCAAATATTTCCATAGTAAATTCACTATCCCAAGAACCATAATTTGTTTTTACACAATATTTTTTTCCGTATATTGTTCCATATTTCATATAATTTTCTTTTTTATCATCAGATACTTTTTTTTCTTTTTTGTATTGATTCCATTCTTCTTCTGTTTTCACAAACTCAATATTATTTTCTTCGTTATGTTTCACTTTATTATAATGAGTATTCATTCCTGTTTCTTTAGAAATAATATACGGTGGATCAGTCAATATCAAATCAATGGAATTATCTGGAATAGTGGCTAAATATTCTAAACCATCAATATTTACAATTTCAATATTACTTGTCATTTCTTATATTTTAAGAATTTTTCTACTTTATTTATCATTTTTATACAGAACATTCAATTTTTTATAAATTAAATTTATAAAAAATTAAGCAAATTTTGATAATAGTTGATCGATCTTATGAGAAAGAACAGAAATTTGTGTTTCAAGATTACCAACTTGATTTTCGACAGTCAATGTAGTAGACGGTGTAACTTTTGTAATATTCCATAAATCACTTGATAAAGATGGTGTTAATAAATATTCATATGGTAAAGTAAAATAACCTCTATCTCCCCATCCTGCACCCCAACTATTTCGCATTATCCATACTTTTTTATAATCATCATATCCAACACAAAGAATTGCATGACCACCCAAACATTTTTCTGTTGTAGTATTTGGTAATGGAACGATTCCAGTTCTTGCAACAGTATCAGATTCAAAACTGTCATAAACTGCTATTCCAACGACAAAAGGATGTCCTTGTGATAAACTAAGTTTCATCTCATTTTCTGTTTGTTGTATATTATGAACTATTAAAGCTCTATGTTTTAGAGCATTCGTATAACATTGCGTTGGTGGACACTTTTTAAACTTTGTAATATCATAAGCCCACATACTTTCAGGACAAACACCGTATTTTTGAACTGTTTTAATACCATCCGATAGTTCTGCACCAGCATCTTCAGAAATTGAATGTTCCAATTTTCTTTCATTATAATAGATAAAAAGACGAGAAGGAATAAATGCATTATTATCTCCAAATTCATAACATGCCCCTATTGCATTTGCAGTGCAACTACCTAATTCACCTTGATCATAAACTGGTGGACACTTGTTTCGCAAGTCAACAGTTTTTGGTAGAGTCGTTTTTTCAAAAACTTTGAAATTCAACTTTAGTTGAGGAATTCTACTAATTTTAACGTTATAAATTCTTTTCATTTTATTGGTAAAAGTATAATTTTAAATGATTATAAAAAACAACAATATCTTTTCTTTTCATTGAAATTAATATATTGAATTTCCTCATCCAAAGTTTTATAACTTTTTGGTAAAGGATAAGAAATTTTGTAGTGATATTTTTCAAATTCATCAAAATATTGATCATAATCCAAAATCTTTTGATCAAAATTTGCAATATCTTTTTCTAATGCTTTTATTTTATTTTTCAATTCTTGTTCTTTTGAGAGAGATAATGAAACTAAATCAGTTCCAGTTGATTTTTCTTTTGTTTGTTTTTCTTTTTTTTCATAAAATTTTTCTAAATTTTGTTTATCATTCAACAATGAAATATTTACTTTTTTCAATTCTTGTTTTTCAATGTTCAATTCGTCAATTTGCTTATATAAATCATTAATTACTCGATCAGCATCAAGTATTTGAGTTTGTAATATATCATTTCTTTTTTTGATAGAAGAAACATTATTATTCATTTCAGGTTCTTCCAATATACGTTCTTTATTTGTCTTTTCCAAATATTTGATATAATCAATAATGCGTTTTTCGATTGTTTTTGTATTTACTTTATTTTTCATCATTTCAACTAATATAGAAAATTCTTCTATTACTTCATCCATTTTATATTTATTGACTAAATATAAAATTACTTTAAATAAGTTTCATTGTAGAGAATTATATTTTTTTCATCACAAATGCTTTGAATATCATCACATAATCCTTTTGGTCCACAAGAAATTACACATGAATTGTCACTTTTGATTGAAAATTTATTACAAAATGCTTCTATCGTTTTTTTAATATTTGGTTTTTTATATTTGATTGAATATGAAGAATAATTATATACTGTATTATTTCTCATAGTATCTTTTGTGATATAAATATGAATATCAGTAATTTCATCACTTTGCAAAAATCTTCGCATTTGTTCGATCATTACAAACTCCTGTATTACCCATATAAATATTATTTTTTTAAGTTTCGGAATTTTATCCAAATAATGTAATTCTTGTATTTCTTTTATAATAGACGGAAATGGTGTAACTCCAATACCTCCAGCGATTAAAAACAAATATTCGTAGTTATTTTTTTTATAATCTACGGGTAAGTGTCCATAAGGTCCTTGTATATAAATATTTGTTTTGTCAGTATTATTCATCTTTCTTAATTGATTGCTCCAACTATTTGCTCCCATATCTTTGATACAAAAAAGCATATAATTTGAATCATAAAATAAAAGACTTATTGGATGTAATTCTAATCTTGAAATTTTATCAACTCTAATAAAATAAAAACAAGCTGGTTTCGGTTTTGTTTTTAACGTATCAAGTGTAACAGATAAAAATACACATAAAGACCCTGGGATTGTTGTTATTTTCCAATCATCGACTTTTGTTGTATATTTATAACGTAAAAATAAATCCAATAAATATAACGAAATGAAAGGTAAAAAATAAAACAATGATAAGAGGTAATGTAATGATGAAAATATGAGTATGCTTATACATAAAATTTGATGAGAATATAAAAATAATTCATAGTTTTTTCGTCGAAAATACGGTAAAGAAAGAAGAAATAACGTGAAAGTTAAACAAGTTGCTATAACTCCCATCAAAGGTCGATATTGAAGAAAAAAATCAGGTGAATAATAGATGATACAAACTATCAATTTGATTAAAACAGAAATTACCGTCAAGATCGACATGAATTTATGAATAGTTAATAATCGTTCATAAGATAAATTGAAAAATACAACCCATAAACTATTATGAGTAATTGGTAAAAGAGATGATGAAATGTTTAAACAAATCCAAATACCTAAACGATAAACTGTATATTGCGGATCAAAAAAGGAATAAAAAAGTAATGATGTCCACCATAGAAAATATATTACACAAAAACAAAAAGAACCTAATGGTATTCCACATAATGCAATATTTTTCATACAGTATACAAAATAATGTGAATGTGTTAAAATTATTGTTACAATGAAAACAATAAAAAATGATAAAAATGACAATGAAGACATTACTGTATTAGAAGTTAATTTTTCTTCATCAATTGATATTAATGTTGGCATCGCTGTTGTTGTTGAACAATCATAACAATTTATTATAGAAAAAGATCCTTTTACAACATGTTTTGATATATACAAAGATGTAAATTTATTACCAATTGCGTATATAAAATTTGTTATTTTGGTATTATTATTGATTCCAAATTTCAAAATTACTTTTTTATTTTCAAATTCAATACTTTCATCGTGAGTAAAATTTAATATTTGATTTTTCAAAATATTAAGAGGATTTGTTTTTACAGTGGAGTCAATATAAAATGATTTTATAACATTATTTTTTGTATTATTACTATCAAATATACCAATTACAACACTTGAATCGATCATTTGATTTTCTACTTTTGGAAAACCAATACCAATCCATTGTTTTGTAGGATAGAGCATTTGAGTTTCAGCAATTATTTTCAAACTATCATTTACAACTAAATAACGAAATATCATATTATTAAATGATATAGTTTCATATTCTCCATCATATTGACATAAATCTCCTATATACAATTCATTTAAGTCTGGAAACGTTTGTGATGATGGATCCAAATGAAAATCATATTTTGGGTCATTAAAAAATGATTCTAATGCTTTTCCTTTTGCTTTGAAAAGAGTTGAAGCACCCCCTGGGTGATTATAGTTGGAAATATCATAAACTTTATTTTTGTATGTAGTATATCCTTTACTTATAACATCATTTTCATTATAACAAATACAAAAAGTATTTTTTATAAAAAAAGACATAAATAGTAGAGATAAAATTTTCATTTATTTTAATAATGTTTTTTTTAATAAATGAAACTTTTATTTTGGAATTTTATGATTTTATTAAATTCAGTAAATGCTTGTTATACAATGAATGATGTTCAAACAAATGGATATACAACGTATGGTAATAAAGTATATGATATTTCTAATTACAATCATCCGGGGGGGTCAAAAACACTTTTTAAAGCATCTGGAAATCAACTTGAAACTTTTTTCAGTCAATCTGCTTATGATTTTCATATAAATTCAAAACAAACGCAAATAGATTTATCAAATTTGGAAATTGGTATGTTATGTGGTAAAACTGATACTACAACTGATACTACAACTGATACTACAATTGACACTACAACTGACACTACAACTGACACTACAACTGATACTACAACTGATACTACAACTGACACTACAACTAAAACTGGTAAAACTGGTAAAACGGGTAAAACCAGTAAAACAAGCAACACGAGCAAAACAAGTAAAACAATGATGCCAATAAATTGCACAAAAGTAACAACTATTTCAACATCAACAAAACAAACAGAAAGTTCTACAACTACTACACTATCTACAGAATCTCCTAACGTTAATGTTAGTAATACTCTTTCTTTCGTTACCATAATTAGTATACAAACATTTCTAACATTTTTTGTATTTAATTTTAATGAATAAAAAAATAAAAATATTTCAGTATCATTTAAAGTTGTAAAATAAAATAAATCTTGTGATATAATAAATGAGTTGCCCAGATGTGTACAAGTTATTATCATTTTCAAATGATTTATCTTCACCACAGATACAAACAATATTACAATTGACAAGTATTTTTGAAAATTCTTCAAAAGAACTACAATTTGATTATGCAGAAAATATAAAAGACGGAAGAGGAATAACTTTTAGTTTTGTTGGATTTTGTTCAGGAACTGGTGATGGTTCGCAAGTAATACGTAAATATAATGAATTAACATTTAATTCCGATGTTCAGACAATAAAATATCTCAAAGCGTTGGAAAAAATCGATAAAGAAGGAAAAGATATGAATCCAAATGTAAAAGGTTTGGATGGATTTACACAATATATACATAAAATAGGTAAAACACCCGAATTTATCCAAGCAAGTTTAGTAATTGCAGATAATTTATATGTAAAACCATCACAAAAAATGGCTGAAACATTAGGTTTGAAATTACCTCTATCAAAAGGACAATTATATGATTCATATATAAATCATGGAGAAGACGGTGCAATGAAAATGATAAAAAAAGCAGGTTCTGTTTCAGATGAATTAGCGTGGTTGAAAAATTTTTTGACTATTCGACTAAAAGTGTTAAGTGCTGACAAAACGTGGAAAGAGTCTGTAGATAGAGTAAAGGTATATCAAAAATTACTTACAAATCCTCAGTTAAATTTACCATTTAATGTCACTTGTTATGGAGATTCGTTTAAGTTTTGACATAACGGTATAGTGATGGCGAGTTTGATTCTTATTATAAAAATGTAAATTCAATTGATAAAATAAAAGAAATTGCAGAAAAATTATTAGAAGAAGATAAAAAATTATGGGTAAGTATAAAAAGTGATGGAAAAAAGAAATCAAAAAAGAAATCAAAAAAGAAATCAAAAAAATATAAATTTTTACATTAATTCTACCAAAGTATACCTTAACTCCCGCATTATAATATCTACTACCTCACCTATTATGAAATTTTAATCCAGTTTTTGATTAAAATTTAGAATTATTACATTTCAAAATTATCTTTTGTTTGTTGGTAACCAGAAGAAAACATTTCGAGTTTTTCTACTGAATTAATGTTAAAATCAAACAAAGACGATTTATCGTGAGTAAGTTTAATAACATGACAACGATCTGATACTTGTTCTATTTTATATTTTATGGTTTGTGATATTGGAATAAACATTAAAGCATATATGTATTTTATTATGTTTATTTCATTATGTTCACTGTAATCATTTTTTTTATCTGGATCAATGTATATACCAAGAATTTTTTTTCCCATTGAATCTCCTTTGTCAATTGCAAAATTATCTGTGACACCTCCATCAATATAGTAATTACTACCATATTTGAAATTTTCAAAAATCAAAGGTAAATTAGATGACATTTTCAAAGCAATTAAACAAGGTAAATCAGGAGTTGTATCAAATGATAAGTATTCAGTTTTATTTAATGTTAAATTATACGTTACACAGATCAAATTTTTCTTCATTTTTTGATGTAAATCAGTAAAAGTTGGTAAATATCCAATTTTTTCTATTGTCATTTTCTCTAATTGTTCGTAAATACTTGTAAACGATAATGCACCTAAATTATTCATCATTGCTACTAAATTAAAATGTTGTAATTTTTCCATTAATTGGTTTGTGCATATATAAGTAATAATTTCTAACGGAGAATAACCTATTGCAAGTAAAAAACAAGTTATAGCACCAGCAGATGTTCCAATGTATGTTTCTATATCAGTTAATAAATAATTATCGTATCCATATTGCAAAGCACCTAAAATGACTAATCCTTTTGATGATCCCCCTGACAAAACTAATGTATCATAATTTTCGCTCATTTATATCATTTATACCGATTTTTTAAATTATTCATATTCTTCCTCAATTTCAATTTCCTCTTCCTCTTCAACTTCTTCTTCCTCATCATCATCTATTTCCACTTCAACCTCCTCTTCCTCTTCTTCTTCCTCTTCCAATTCTGCTACATCTACTTTATCATTTATACTATTCAAATTCAATGGCAATTCATAAGTGAATTTGTATTTATGACAAATATTAATATCTTCTTCAGTTAACTGACCGATTGAACCATCTTGTAATTGTTTCCCATAGACTTTTTGTGTAGTATTATTGAAAACAAATGATGTCTCTACATGTTCAAAATTTCCAAATTTATTTCTATTAATTTGAATAGGAGGAATTTTATTAATTAGTTTCGTCGTAATTTTTGGAACTTCTTTTTCTTCCTTTTCAAAGTCAAGAATGCGTTGTATCAATTCTACTTTTGAGCCACTAAGTTTTAGTTTTTTTGTTCTACATAATTCAATTAATTCATTCTTGTTTAATTTATTCAATTCTGATGAAGAATTATCAACTATATTTGAAGACGATGATATTTTATGGTTTGTTTCAGATGAATTATATAACTTCAATAATTCTGTCTTATCAATGGAATACATTTTTGCAACTTTATCAATGTATGCAAAAATAATATTATCGACAGCTGTTGTTATAGAATTTGAAAATGACATTTTATAATTATTGTTGTTTAAAGTAACTTTTAAATATCAATTTTTTGAAACATATTGATTCGTGCCTGTTTTATATGAAAAGGTAAAGGGCTTTTTTTAATCATTGAAATCATTTGTGAGATTTCAACTATACTAAATTTCGTTTTTTCTTTATAGGAAGGATTTTCATCCAATATTTCTTTTATTTCCTTCTGAATATTATTAGATACACCATCAAGTTCTATTTCTTGGCTTTCTTCCTCCTCCGGATAATCATATTCATCTTTTTCTTCTTCATCTTCCTCTTCAATCACTTCCTCTACATCAACAAGTTCACTTTTTTCTGCAATTTTTACAATTGCTTTATACGGAATATTCAAAATTATGGAAACGATGATTAGATTATCATTTTTATTGCTTCCATCCATAAATATATCATCGGTATCACTTGATGAACTCGACTCTAATTCTTCTTTTGTTTTTTGCATCATTAATTCCTTTATTTGGTCTAATTTATTTTCTACATTTAAAATTGACAATAAACAACAAGCATAAAAGTTATTCGATGTATTACTTATACATTTTTTGGTTTGAGACAATAGTAAACTTAATTTAGTCAAAGCAGATTTAATTTTTATTTCATCACCGTCATATATTTCTGCCATTTGGGAGATATTGTGTTGTAAATATTCAGTTAATAAAGTTAAAAATACTTTTTCGTCTACAATAAACAAATCCCGAAAATTATCTGTTAAATCACTAACTTGTTTTGCAAAATCAGTCGTAATCTCAATATTATATCTATATCTAACTTTTTCAGTAAACATATTTGACTCTGAGATTATCTTAAAAATATTTACAAGTTTATCTTCACTTAAATGTATTTGATTTTCATCTGCTGTTATATTTTGCATATATTTCGAGATATTTCCCAATAAATTCAATATATATTTCAAATGTATTTTCATCCATTCAATCATATAAATATCTGTCTCAATAAATTTTCTTAGTTCAAATTTTGATTTGACATAGGCATTTCCAAAATAATTTAAATTTTTTACAAAATATTTATTGTTCATTGAAATGTATTTTCCAACAAAATTTTCATTTCTATGATTGAATACATCATCATTATCAACATATACAATATTTAATCCTGTTGATAATGCTAAAACCAATTGAATATCATAAACTCTTCTTGAATATTCGATTTCATCTTTTCTATTCAATGATTCTAAATCTTCTTCAAAATATGAGACTGGTTTTATAGAAATATTTTTATTGTTTGAAATACCAAATTTTTTATCTAATGCTATTTGACATAGTAGTTTTTTCACATTATTGTATTCTTTTTTATCATTCAAAATGGAAAATATACTTTCTAAACGGCTATCTACGTATTCTTTGATTGAATCATATTGAACATCATTGATTCGAAATGGTTTACTCTTATCGGTAAAAGACAATAATGGTGTATTTTCATCATTGAAAACATAAGCGTGTGTTGTTCTATTTAATAATGAAACATAAGATTGATGATTTTGCGTAAACTGATAATACTTTTTTTCAAAATCGAAATTCTTGTATAATTTTATATCTTCATTCGAAATTTCCATTAAATCCTTAACTCTATTCTCTATCAATTCATGTAAAGTTTTGTTGACCGATTTGATTTTATTATTTTTGTATAATTTGTAAATTTCTCCTTTTAATCGATCATAATTTACACTTTTTAATTGTTGATTTATATTTTCCAATAATGAGTCAGTGTTCAACTCCAATGAAGTCGTTATTTTATTTGACTTTTTATCCAAAAATTTAAACTTGATATATTCATGAAAAATTATATCCATTTTTTTATTATCCATCCGATACTTACATAATTCTAAATGAGTGCTATATGCATAATAACTCAATATTATTGGGTTATTTACTGATAATTCACATACATGCAGTAATGTTTTGTTTGTATTTAGTGTAATATGTGAAATATTGAGTTTTTTTACATTCTCTATTCCAAAATTATTAATAATTTGATCAAACAATTTTGAAGTAACTTCTTCAGTTGTGTATGGTTGTTTCAAAAACATTCGTTCAATTCCCATAATTTGTTCCAATGAATCTTCAGTCAAAAGATACTGTTGTAAAATGTGAATAACAATATACGCTTTATAATACTGTTTATTCAGCCAATTTTCTTTTTGAAAATCACGAAAGTTAGTAAGTAATTGTCCATAAAAAGCACTTAAAAATTCATTGTCGCTCTCGTAAATGATTTGATTTGCACCAGATTCAAATAATAAAAATTCTATTATTTCATCATTATACATTACCTTTGCTTGAAATGCTTCATTTATACATTGAACTGTTTGCTCATCATATATTTTTTTTAATTCAGTATTGTAAACCCTATATATATTTGGTATCGCACAAGTTGATATATTTTTTTGAGCTTCAATTATATTTTCTGTTTTTATTTGATTTGTCACATATTCAAACAAATTTACGTATACATAATGTGAAACACAACTCCAATTTCTTTTATTTATTTTCAAAACATACGGAAAGTTATTATGTAGCATACCGAACGGTAATTGATGTTCATTTTCCAATCGATAATCAACCTGTAATTCTACTATATTACTTTGAAGTGCTAATGGTTCAACATATAAACTTTTATTAAAAGACATTTATTATTCTATTTATAAAATAAATAAATAAAAATTATTTCATTCTTTTCCATTTCTTCAGTTTAAAATAGTAATTTAGTGAAATAAAGCATGATTTATTTTTACTGTATTGTTTCACAAGAACAAGTTTATATGGCGGAATATCTAAAATTGTCTTTGGAAAAATTTAATTGTCGTCTTACTATTTTAACTATTTATGATCACAAGTTGAAAAATCTATCAAAAATTATAAAATTCACTGAATTTTTGAATTGTATTCATTATAATGATGATGATTTCATTGTATTAATGGACGCATTTGATGTTTTATGCACAAATGATCCATCATCTTTTATTCCAAAGTATTTTGATGAGCAAAAAATAGACCTTTTAATTAGTTCAGAAAATACTTTTGGTAATAATTACATTCAAATCAAAGAATATTATGATAATTACAATAAAAAAATGAACTCAATTAGTAAGTATCCAAATTCAGGTGTTATTATTGGTAGAGCCAATAAATTGAAAGCTTTTTATAACAGTTTATTTAAAAATATGGATAAACTCAAATCATTTATACCAAGTGATGCTGTTACAACTTTTTCTGACCAAACTTATATCATTAACCATTTATTTGACACAAAATTTGACAATAATAATACTATACAAATTGATGTATTTGATAAACTCATTTTTACAAACACTAATTCAGAACGAAATTACGACATTAAAGATTATCTTTTCATACATACATGGGGTATTTATTTGAAACAAAAAGAATTCGAACATATAAAAAATAGTCAATTAGCAAAATACAATACAATTCTTAAGGAGTTAAATTTGCTCAAAACTTAATATAACTTTGAGGATATTTTTGTATTAATTCTTGGCACGATAGGTAATTAAAGTCTTCTTCACGACAGTAATAAATTTCTGTTTGCCGATGAATGTAACCATACGGTAAAAAAAACATCCACGTTGCAACTGGATCTTCAAATTGTTCATTATTATTATAATCCTTTGCTTCTATACGATATTCACAACTTGATTCAATGTAAAATTTTGAAGACATTGCTGTTTTTTGAAATAGGTTAAAGTTATACCTACACTCAGTTTTTAGTTTTTCTAAAACAAAAAAACTAATATTATCTTTGGTTTTTATATTCAGTATATAAAAACCCGATTGAGTATTGATATCGCATCCAAACATAGATGGATGTTCAAGTTTAATTTTTTTACGTAACGGTTCCATTTTATATAAATATTTTTATGTATCATTTGTCAACTATAGTTTTTTTTCGATGATTGTAAAGAATGAATTTGCAATTTAACTGTATTTCATGTGGTGTAAAGAAAGTTTATGTAAAAATTAATAAGTTTGTAAAACAACAAGTTTGTTCTAAGTGTATGAATGACCCTACAAAGGCTTTTGAACTTAAAAACGATTTGGAAAACTATAAGGAATCAGATAAAATGTATGCATATTGGTGTCTTGTTCATCGAATGCGATTAAAAAATCAAAGTTGTCCGAGATGTAAATTTACCGATAATTATGATTGTAGAATCATAGTGACTTCCATAGACCAAATAGTTCCATATATACCAACTATCCATAACGATGAACATAAAAGAAGAGAGAAATATATCAAAGAAATAGAAGATAAGTATCATAAATGACATATTTGTTTCAATGTATTAATTTGATGATTAAATTTATCAATAACATCTGATATTTTATAACGAACTTTTTTATGGAAGTGTTCAAATCTATTTGAATAAATGAAAAAAATATTGTCAGGATCAATAATATATAAATTTTTATCTGTATACAAAAATTGAAAATCAACAATTACCATTTTATGTTTTATCAATAAATCAATTACATATTTAATTTGTTGTTTAATTTCGTTTGAAAAAGAAAATGACTGTGATGATAATTTATATAAATTAGCATTTTCAATATATTGTTGTTCTATTATATATACATTATCTATTTTATCTAATCGAAATGAAGGAACAGGAAATTGTAGTTTTTTTAATATTTCTAACATTTTTACTTCAAGTTCTATTTTATCATTATTTCCTGTTTTAGAAGACAAAATAATTTTATCTTTAATCAAAATACCTTTTTTTGACGAACCACAGTTATTTTTTATCATATTATTATATAAAAAGATAATATGATAAGAAATTATTTAATTAGGACAACAAAAAAACATTGGATTATTCAATTTCATTGTATTCATTCGTGTGTAATGAGTCAATGTGTGAAACCGTGTAAATTTAATACAAAAATAATATCTACAGCCATAAAAATAAATAGTTTTGATAAAAATACGATGAATTGCTCCGCTGGTAAAGTAATTAATGCGAATGAAATTGTAATCCCAGATCGATTTTTTGAAGTAATTATTTTTTTTCCTCTTTCTACTGTTTTCAATGTTTCTTTTCACGGTCCGGAAGCATTTACACGAAAAAATTTACTTCATTCTGTAAAAATCTTATACAATTACATTTATCAAGAAGAGGAACGAACAGCAACAGTTCAAGAATTTAAATTGAAAAAAATATGTTCCAGTTGTCATTTAACAAAACTTGATGATTTTATTAAAGAAAATAATAATATTTCAAATGAATGTTCTATTTGTTATGATACAAGTGTTATTGATAAATTTGTTATATTAGATTGTTCTCATACTTTTCACGAAAATTGTATAAAAACTTGGAGTGTTAGTTCTGCTACATGTCCAATTTGTAGATATAATATTTTCATGTGCAATAAATGCAACGGTTCTGGTATCATCTACTATGGTTTTACAGGAATTTCTATACCTGCTAATCAAAGAAACAACTCTTTACGTAACCATAGTGATGGTATTTTTGGTATACATTCATATGATTTTGACGATTTGTATATTGATGAAATGATTTACAACAATGTAGACAAAAAATTGTATCTCAATGTAACAGGAAAATGAATTTAAAACTATTTAAAATAACACTGTAATAAATTAAAATGACAGATTATAACTTATTGACATTTAAAGCAATTACTTCGTTTGTAAATGATTTGAGTGAAATTTTTTCAGCAGATAATTTTCAACTAAAACTCTACCAACATTTAATCAACAAAACAACTATTACTCATGAAAAGGCAATCGAGAAACACATTGAAGCATTCACAACGTTTTGTATTAAAAATAGAGAAGCAATTGTTTCAAAAGATCATTCAAAGTTAGTCGATGACATTCGTTATTCAGAAAAAGTTTTTATTGATATTAAGGGTATTTTGGAAAGCACTGACAAGGAAACTGCAAGTATCATTTGGAAGCATATACTTACTATTTCCGCATTTGTTGATCCATCTGGAAGAGCCAAAGAGATTTTAAAACAAAATGCATCAAACGAATCTAATTTGATAACTGATATTATCAATAAAGTAGAAGAAAATGTTGATTTAAATCACACAAATCCACTTGAAGCGGTTTCTTCTATTATGAATTCGGGTGTTTTTACTGATTTGATGATGGGGATGAATTCAAAACTACAAGATGGTTCTATTGATGTTGGAAAACTAATGAATACCGTTCAACAATTATGTTCAACTATTGGAGGTGCTGATGGAAAAGGTGGAGGAGCGGATATTATGAATTTGCTAAAAACTGTAATTCCTCCACCACCTTCATCCCCTGTTGTAGAATTAACTGAAGAATCAACGTAATCAATTTATTTCACGAATAAACTTTTTTTATAATATATAAATGGATATAAATACAATATTAAATAATCCGACAAATATAGTTTTGGCTGTAATTATAGTTGATATAATTGGTTTAGTTTTAGCCAGAAATAACCTTGTAGGTAAAGTTATACAAGATTGGTATCAAAAATTTACTATTGGAGCTTTTGTCTCAGATGTAGCTTCAATATCTTTTGGTATTTTTCTTTCTTTATTGCTTTTTAAATATGCCTTACCAAAATCTATTCCTTTTAACTTAGGAACTTTTATATTATCAGTTGTTATAATTCAGTTGATACATGATTTACTTTTCTCTGTTCTGATTATAAACTACCCCAAAAATAATAATAACATGATCGATGTGTTTAAAAGCTATGTAAATGAAAATAGTTGGTATATACTTTTTGTTGATGCAAGTATGATGATTCTTTCTGTATTGCTTATTTATTTGTTCTATCAAGTAGATAATGTTATAATCTATACCTTACTTGCATTTTCTTTATATTTTGCAATGTTTTTTATATACTAAAATGCTTTTCAATATTTTATAATTACAGTAATTATAAAATCGATGTTTAAAAAAAACTCCATTTTTGAGGTTCAATACGAAAAGTTTGATTAAGATGACTATACTTATTTAGTAAATCAGAATAACCACCAATGAAATTATTATTGATAAAAATTTTTGGATACATTGAATATTCTTTACCAGTTTGTTTAATTATTCTCTGTTGAATTTTGTCTCGTTCTTTGTCAGATAAAGAATCATATTCTTTAATTTTTGGTTTGTATAAAATTAAGAATTCTTTTGCTCTTTCACAATATGGACATCCTTCTTTTGTATACATTTCGATATTCATTCCTCCATCCACATACGTATTTAAATTTTTAATTTTATTGCTTCTTTTTGGTTTTCTTTTTTGTATAGTTTTTCTCAATCTTCTACTTTTTTTCTTCTTTATCATTTATTATAAAAAAGAAAAAATAATTAGTTTAAATTTTAAACTCAAATTTGTAAAAATGAAAACATGCATTCTTTGTTTATGGAATGATGCTTTGTGGGAATTTGATGATACCAATTATACATTACCATTGAAAAACACTTTATTCTATCACCAATTTTTATTTACAGGTTACAATCACATTATTAATCCTAATAATTACAATCCATGTTCAGTTTGCAATTATTGTCTTTTACATGAAATTTATTGTTGTAATTTTGAATTTTATGAAAAATGTCTGATTGAATTAATGGTTAAAGAAATAACAAAGAATATCCCAAATGAATTATTTAGACACATTTATAGCTTTTTATATTGAATTTTTCATGTAATTCTTTTAAAACAGGATGTCTTGGTTCATAATAAAGAGGTTTTAGATTCATTTTTGTTGGCTTCAGTTTAGTTGATAAAATAATATCTAATTGAGCTTTATTCAAATTCCTCAAATCAACTTTTGCAAAATTTGGGGGCATATTTCGGGATGGATTAGGAATAATATTTGATACTGGTGTTAAATTTACTTTTAATAAATCTGTTACTGTGTAAACAGGTCTTTTTACCTGTTCTTCGACTACAACTGGTTGTTGTATTTCATTCGTAGAAGTATAAAATATACTTGTTAAATAGGATAGCATTTATATATTAAATATTTTTTAGTTTTTCAAATAAAAAAGTTTTAAAATAAATAATTAATATATTGTATTAAATAAAAAATTAATGGAGCAATTTGATAAAAGACAAGCTGGACAATCTCTCCAACAAATGTTAGGATTTCTTATGAAATTAAAAATTTATCATTTAACGACACATAAATATACGCGACATTTAGCATCAGACTCTTTATACAGTAAATTAAATGATAAGATTGATAAATTATTTGAAACTTGGCAAGCAGGATCAGAACGTTTAACACTGGAAAATAATAATGTTGCTATTAATTTGAAAGTATTAAGTGATACAAGTATGAACGATTTATTACTCCAATTTTATAATTTTCTATTAGGAAATTCATTCCAAAATTGGCCTGAATTACTTGCCATACGAGATGAAATGTTATCAGATGTAGATCAAGCCTTATATTTATTTTCATTAAATTAACAATTTTATAAGTATTAACTTACTTATAAAATTAATGTCCCGTCAGTGAGAATCGAACTCACGACCCTTAGATATATGCATAACTATTACAGTCTAATGCTCTTCCATCTGAGCTATGACAGGGACATATATAAAATAGTAATTCTTTAAATTAAATTTAAAACAAGAAAAGATTAAACATAAAATGGTTCATATAGCAGTATTAATGATGGTAAAAAATGAAAAGAAACGATTAAGAGTTACTTTGGAAAGTATAAAAGATTTCGCTGATTCTTTGGTGATTTTTGATACAGGATCTACAGATAATACAATTGATATTTGTAAAGAATTTTGTGAAACAAATAAAATACCTTTGCGACTAAAAGAAGGAACTTTTGAAAATTTCTCTATTTCTCGTAATGTTTCTCTTGAATTTGCTGATTCTTTTCCAGATATTGATTATTTGTTATTACTTGATACAAATGATGAATTACGTGGAGGTAAATTTCTCAGACAATGTGCAGAAGAATATGTAAATAATCCCTCTACCGGTTTCCTAACTTGTCAAGAATGGTGGTCTGGACAACATGATAAGTATTTCAATGTTCGTTTTATAAAAGCACATCAACAATGGCGATACAAAGGAAGTGTTCACGAATATATAAAAACAATGAACGAAGAAAATGATAAACACCCTATTGTAAAATTACCTGATTCTATTGTTATTTATCAAGATAGGACACAAGATGACGATAAATCTGGAAAAAGATTTAATCGTGATAAAGAATTATTATATGCAGAATATAAATTAGATCCTTCTGAACCACGAACAGTGTTTTATTTGGCACAAACTTGTTCGTGTTTAAATCAACACCAAGAAGCATTTTTTTATTATAAAATGAGAACAACTCTCGAGGGATTTCAAGAAGAAAAATTCCATTCTTTTTTAAGAGCTGGAGAATTATCTCAGAAACTCGGACATGATTGGCATGATTCATTTATTTGGTATATGAAAGCATTTGAACATTCTCATAGAGCTGAACCATTACTATTCATTGCAATTTATTATATTAACATTAAAATGTGGATTCTGGCATATACTTATCTGAAATTGGCTTGTAATTTATCCTATCCACACGATGCTATTCTTTTTGTAAACAAAAATGATTATGAATATAAACGATGGCATTTAATGGGTATTGTTGCATATTACGTTGGTCAAGTGAGCGATGGTAAAATTGCTTGTTTAATTGCAATTGAATATAGTAAGAAAAATAATACTATGGTGAACAATGATTTAGATGAAAAAAACCTTAAGTTTTATTTACAAAAAGAACAAGAAGAACAAAAACAAAAGAGTGGTAATGTTTCCAAAATTCAAATTGATAGAACAAAAGAGATTTTTTCAAAAAAACAATTCATGGAAGAGCAAACTCAAATTATAATGAAAGAAAGCCCAAATATAAATCCAAAACAATTAAATACAAGGTTAAATATGTTATGGACAAACCACTGTAGGAAAAAAGCATAATCATTTAATATTTCTTTCAAAGTTTATTTTTGATTCAATATATCCAATACTTCCAAATTTATATCGCTTTTCTAAACAAAAAAAGTATAAATTGATGAAAACGCTTCTTGTATACAATAAATTATATAATCGTTTTTTCAATTTTGTCTTTAAAATTAACCTATGAATCACAAATGTTTTTTTTATATAAATATGTAAAGATGAATCATTACGATTTTGTGTTTTAATCAATTTGAGATTTTGTAAAATATATTTCAAAAACTTATCAGATTTGTTGATAAATTGTTTTTGAAATACTGGAGTGGCAAGTATGTGAAACATTATAATTACATAAATTATGTATGCTTTTTTGTTGTTTTTATAATGTATTGCTCTACTTAACAAATAATTAATGATAAATTGCGGTGAATGAACCATTTTATTCTCTAAACATTGAATAAAATAATGATTTTCAAAAATTTGTAGTTTGTCTACATAGTTACAATAAGAAGGTGGAAGTTGTAAATATTGTGCAATGTTCATTTATAAAATAATTCAAGTCTTTATAATTTTATTGGTTTTCTAAATAATATACAATAAAAATCCCACGTAAATAATCCAAAACCAAATAATATTATTAAAATATCTTTATATTTAATTCCTTTTAATATTAGTATTGGTGCAAATACAAATACGGCGAAAAAACGCATTATTTGATCATTTTGTAAAAGTTTCATGTTTTTATTTTAAACATATTTTCTATTAAATTTTTTTATATACGTCAGGAGAATCTATACGTTTCTCAACTTTTCAAATAACTCTACCATAATTGGTACAGTTAAATGATGGATATGATGAATCTGTTTTAGTTGAATATGTCGGAACTGAATATGTTGGAACTGAATATGTTGGTGTTGAATATGTTGGTGTATAAGCAGGTGTATATATAGGTGTATAAGCAGGTGTATATACAGGTGTATAAGCAGGTGTGTATACAGGTGTATAAGCAGGTGTATAAGTTGAGGACGATTTAGATCGTCTTTTTTCATCCATAAAAGCAGATTCTTTATATAAAGCCTGACGAGTTTCTTCCTCTTTTTTTAATTGCCATGCAACTTGTTCAGATAATGTTGGTTGAGACCCAATATATCTTGGATTTGAACCATTAACTAAACTTTCACAGAAATTATTTAATGATCTTGACATAATTTAATTTATAATATTAGAATTTTTAATCCAATTTTTTTTTTAATTTTCAAATGGACAGTGGAATAAATTTGTCAACTGAAAATGAATATAAGATATATAAATACTTATTTTTGTAATAAAAATGCAATCAGATTTATATTTTCTATTAGGTATTCAAAATAATACTTACTTTTTTATTCATACAGTTGCTTCAACAGAATTTCAAAATGAAATTTCTCATCAAATTTATAATGTTCTTATAAGTAATAAACAAATTGTTGATAAAGAAAGCAAGGTAATTATTTATGAATTTCCATTAGATGGTTCTTGTCATATAGTTTCTATTTCTCATTCAAATGGATTGATAAAACCTATATACACATTAGCAAATTTAGAAACATTTTTACCTATACTATTACGTTATAGTCAAGAAACGACTAATATGATTGTAATTGAATACGATTATACTATTGGTGGATATAAAAGCTTTTGTATTCCTGAAAAAATAGTTTTAACAGAAATTCCCAATGAAAGATTAAAAATAGATGGAATCGAATATGTTTATACCACTAAAGAGTTATAAATATATAGTGGCAATCGATTCTGGTTACTTTTTATAACTAAAAAAAGTTATAAAAAATTAAAATTCATCTGGTATATGTTCGACCTTATTTATAAGATACTTTTTTGTATTTTGTTCTGATAAAAGCATTGCACAAAAACTAAATGTACTTTCTGCTGTTCCAATAATAGAACGATTACATTTTCCAAGTAAATGCATTTCTACTAATCCACATAAAACATTATACTTATCATTATTGAATTTGTCATTTTGTGTTGTCGTGGTATTACATAAGACTGTTGGTGGTTCATAAAAGAATAATTGCTTTTCATTCAGGATTTTAAACTGTTCATAAAAAATAGGATTGTCTGTTGCTAAAAAAATACCATTGTCAGCATTTTTTGTCCATTCTTGTGATAATAATACTAACTTTTTCACAATCGAAGACCAGTCTATGTTCACGAATCCACCATCCGTTGAACGAATATGAATTCCAACCATATTTGGTAAAAATGTTGAATCGTATTTTGTAATTTCATCTCGTAATTCCTTTACTGGTTTTAAATTCTTCAAAACACAACTCAATTCGTTACCAATAGTATCAAACTTTATTTCACATCCTTGTTTTAATACATTTTGTAGATTTTTGAAAATACTATTTGTATCATCTTTGTCGGATATAATTGTATACAATCCAAAATTTGTCTCTATATTACAATAACCCGATACATCCATTACCATATCTTTATTCAACCAATATTCAAAATTATATGTTCGTTCAAAATAATAATTTCTACAATCATTTAAAATTAAATTATCAACAGGATCGAATAAATCTTCAAATTTACAAGGTTCTCCGTCATATCTCAAACAACTTCTCACTGGTGTTCCGTGAAAAATTAAATTCACTTTTCTATTAGTTTGTTCTGCTAATCTAATTATAGAAATTAACGGTAGTAATCGATTCGCAAGACCATTATGAACAGTGATTTTTATCATTTTATAATTCAAAATATATTGTTTATATTACTTTATGGAATAATCAAATCATCATCACCGCCATTGAATCTATCCATTATCTGTGTATAACCTAAGTTTTCAATACAAAATTTTTTTATATCAAATTTGCTTTCTTCGACATAAAGAGGATATGATGAACAAACTTTATTGTATAAAATAGAATTGTATTTTTCATTATTTTCAAAGTAAATTACAGGTTTGCATTTAGTAATTAAATTCAATCCTTTGGAAAGAATAAAATTTTCAGCACCTTGTGCATCTATATGTATAAAACCAATATTATCAAGATTCATTTCATCGATTGTTGTAAATACGACTTCCTCGCCATTTTTACCCAGACATATTCCACCATAATTACAAGGTAAATCTGTCTCTTCATTATATCTTTTCAATACATTTCCACCACCACCATCCAAATCAATATCATTCATGTGACCTATTCCATCAAAACAAAAAACTGCTTTGTTAAAAGGAATAATTTTATGTTGAAGGTTATTTTGAGATATATTTTTTAAAAGTAAGTTATACATATTTTTTTGTGGTTCAAAAGCATATAATTTTTGATTATCATTGATATAAGACGCATATACTAAACTACTTGTTCCGCAATGGCATCCTATTTCTAAAATATTTCTATTCACATCAATATATTGTTTCAATTTAATCAAAGTATTTTCGTCCCAATAATAACCATATTTGAAGGGATTTGCTATGTATACTTCATTTGAATAAAGACTAACTAAACCATAACGAGTTGAATATGTTTTTATATTATTTTCCATTTTTCTCTTGTATCTTCTTGTTTAAATCATTGAAATATAATATACTGATAATGGACATCATTAGGATTATACAATAAAATCATATCGCTATTAACTTTTTTTGGAAGATGTTGAAAACTTTTATAAGGTCCCGATAATTGTATATTGACTAATGATAAAATATTACGCATTGATGTGAATTCCTCATTACCAACATAACTACCTGATTTTTTTAATATTTCTTTCATTTTTTGTAATATCTGTATTTTATTGATTGGTTGTAAATTATTTATATCTCTACCTCTTTGTTCAATATAATATTGAATATGATCAGATTGACCATTATATTCTTGTAATAAATAAGTATAAATGTCTACATTTTTTTCTAAATAATCGACTGTGTCGTCTAAATATGTCATTTTTGATAATAATTTTCTACATTCTAAAACAAACTCCATTTCATATTGAATAGGGTTTATACCAAAAAAATCAGGATTCTCTTTTATTTTTGTCATATCTACAAGTGGAAACGACAGACAATACATATTATTTAGTTGTTCAACTGTAACGTTATATTTATAGTTATAAATTAAAGCTCTGTAAATAGAGCTAAAAAAACAATCTCCATGACTCATATTTTGTTTTATGTTTTTTCTTTTAATTTGAACAAATTTTCTTTCGGTAAATTTTTATAACAATAGTTTTTATAAAAATCAAATGATTATTCGTGTTTCAGTCTTTTTTATGACTTTTTCTTTTCTTTTTCGAATTTTTCTTTGTTCTTTTACTTTTCTTTGCACTTGTCTTTTTACTTTTCTTTTTACTTTTCCTTTTACCACCATCGTTATTAGAAGTGTTTTCTTTGACAGTATAATTTGGATCATCAAAAGCTGGTGGTTGATCCTCAACTTGGGGTTCATCAATCAAACTTAAATCTATTTTCTCTTCATCACATCCTTTAAAAACATCTTCTCCAACCTCAGCCTGTGTACGTGCAGTTACTGATTTTAAAGCAATACAACCTTCAAAAGCATAATCTTTAATTTTCTTAACATGTGGTATTTCTATTGATTTCAAAGATCTGCAATTTAAAAAAGCATTTGTTCCAATACTTGTAACACTATCAGGTATATTTATTTTTTCTAAAGACTCACAATATGAAAATAAATTATCTTCAATAATAGTAATATTATTTGACAAATTTATTTCCTTTAATTTTTTACATTGAGTAAAAGCACCTTCTCCTATAAAAATTACACTATCTGGTATATTTAATTTTAATAAAGATTTACATTTTCCAAAAACCTTTTTTCCAATACTAATAACAGTATTTGGTATATATACTGATTTTAATTTATCAAGATCATAAAAAGCAAATTCTTCAATATGAGTAACACCATCTTGTATCGTCAAGTATTCTAAATTTTGACAATTAATAAAAGCTTCACGTCCTATAACAGTTATATTATTTGGTGTTTTTAATTCAGTCTCAGAACAAGGATCACATTTAATTAATTTAGATTTAGAGTCATCCAATTTCCAGTATACCATTTTTATTTTAAAAAAAGAAAAAAAAATATATTTAAAATGTGTATAGAAATCTTGTAATTAATTTATAGATGAAGAAAATGAAATAAAAATGCCCCATTCATTAATAAAAAATAAATTAACTACTTCCACTTCTGAGTATGATTTACTCCTTTTTGGATATTATTTGACTCCTTCTTCATTTTTATTACATATTAAAAGATTCGATTCATTGGATGGATGGAACAACAATATTGAAATTTTTATCGATAATGATGAAAAGATAATAATTGAACCGTATAATTCTTCATCTTTTATTCGAATCATAAACACTAATACTCAACTTGTCCCGTATGAAAAAGAGTATGAACAATTAATTCCAAAGATAATTGTCCAAACATCAGAATCAAGCATTCCATTACCTCTAAATAAAAATTGTATGGAATCATTTGCAGAACTAAACACAGAATATACTTATTTACATTTTAATAGTATTCAGAGACGAGATTTTATAGTGAAGCATTTTGATGAAAAAGTTGTTCATGCTTATGATTTATTAGTATCTGGTGCTTTTCAGGCTGATATTTTTCGATATTGCTTTTTATACATAAACGGAGGATGTTATTTTGACGATAAAATAATACCAAGAAAACCATTACGAGAAATTATATCAAAAACAGATACATTACTTTTATGTGATGATTATAAAGAACTCGAACAACAGAGAATATTGAATGCTCTGATTATGACAACTCCAAAAAATGAACTATTTTTTAATCTTATAAATAAATGTGTTCATAATATTTTGTATGAAAATCCTCATAATTTTGAAATATTGTCATTCACTGGTCCACAATTAATGTATTCTATTTTTCAAGAACAAAAAGAACATTTGAAATTTGAACATATTATTTTTAATAATGATGGTTCAACATATCAAAATTATCAAATTATTGACTTGGAAACAAAAGAAATTTTATTTCATAAAACAAATACAGTAGCCACAAGTCTTTATATTCATCAATGGCATCAGAATGAAATTTTATATAAAAATTACTTAGCTCTTTTGAATTTGAAAATATTTGTTTCACCAAATCCCTATTGTGACACATTTAATTTTTTCACAAATAATGACAAAGAAATTGTAATAGAAAGAAAAGATAGTATTCACCCTTGGCATTTTCCTTTAACAGTAAAAATCATTGAAAATGATACATCACAGATTAAATATATAACGACTTTCAATAGAACTATACAACTTGATACTTTTTCCTTAAAAAAACCAACAAATGTATTTTTTAGTAGTGAATCGTTTTCATTGAATGTAGAAAATCGAGTTGTCGTTGTTCTTTCGTCCGATTTATTTCATAAAATCGATTATTACAGAAATACAATTGATAATGCATTTATTATTTTAACAGTCACATCGTTACATAATCCTCTACCATTGATTGAAATGTATGCAAAAAAAAGTAGTGCTGTAATCATGTATAACAACAGTTTATCATATTATTTTTGCCATGAACTTAAAAAACCAAATATTTTTATATACAACCATATATCAAAATTAATAAGAAGTTGTTATAGATTTATTCCAATTTTTGGAAATAAAGAAATAGATCAAAATGTTGATTTTATATCAAATATAGATTTCTTTGCAAAATTTTGTAATAAATTATTGCTTCAAAATACAGAAACAGATGAGTTTTTTATAAAAAATGTAGATATTTTTCTAAATATTGAGGATATTGAAATATTCTACAAGAAACAACTTGAAAAATACAATTACATTATACAAAACTTGAATGAAATTGTAAAGAACTCTGGTGAACATTTAGAAGGTAATATTTTCTATGAACACAATTGTATTGATTATGAAGTTAATAAAACGTTTGAGAATAAAAGAAAGAATTTGTTTTTATATTCTCATCTTGTAAGTGATATAATGGAAATTGGTTTCAATGCTGGTCATAGCACTTTTTTATATCTTATTGCTAATCCAATTTCAAAAATACAATTATTTGATTTGGGTGAACATAATTATTCTCGTTTGTGTTTTGAATACTTAAACAAAGAATTTCCAAATAGATTATCAGTTGTGTGGGGAGATTCTGTTCAAACATTAGCAACTTTTCAACCAAAAATTGATTATGATTTGATTCATATTGATGGGGGACATTATCGTTTTATTGCTGAATCAGATATACGTAATTGTGAGAGAATATCATCAAGTGATACATTAGTAATATTTGATGATAGTTTATATGATCCATTGGCTTCTTTTTTGTATGAATTAATAAATGCAAATTATATAATTCGATTCAAGCCATATTATGATACGAATGATCACCTCTTTTATAAATACCAAAATAAAAACTAAAATTATTCTCCATTTTTTTGAAATGAAATAATCAAAATTCCAATATATACTAAACAAATACCAATAAAAGTTTCTACATTTAATTTTTCTTTTAAGAGAAAATATGATAAAATCACTGTAAAAACTGGTGAAGAATAGGCAAGAGCAGTAACAATTGCTGTATTATTTTTTTGAATTAATAAATAATACATTGTATTTGCAACAAAGATTGCAAAAAAGGCATTGATTGTTAATAAAAGTAATATATAACTGTTTGAAATAGTCAAATCATCTTGTATATCGTTTTTATATAATAATGCATAAGTTCCTCCACAAATGATATAAATTAATGTGTTGATAAAAAATATCGTATTTACATTAATATTGTTATTTAATCCATGTTTTACAATTATTGGACTTATACCCCACAATAAAGCAACGATAAAAGTTAAAAATAAGGCATTCATTTTTTTTATTTTATATAGGAAAATATATAAAATAAACATTACCAAGTAATTATAGTATTGCCATTACCTGTATCAGGAATTTCAGGAACTTCCCTTCGTATAGAAGGTAATCCTTTTTTATCCCCCCAATTCCATGCTAAATACGCTCCTTTTACTTTTGGAATTAGATTTTTGAGGTATTGATGTTTGTATTCATCATTTATTTCAGACAAACAATAATTTGATATTAAAATATTGTTGGATTGAATAGACGTAAAATCACTCCCAAATGTAAAAGCAGAATTATACGTAACTTTTACAGTATCAAAATTACTCAAATAATATTGCTGTAAACTTTGAATTTCAGGTAAATCATAAATATGATAATTTGAAATGGTTATTTCATAATGTTTCGCCATCAAGTTTAAAATAACGCATAAACCTCCATATCCACCTCCAACCTCAATTATAGTCACATTATCGAATTTTTTTGCTTTTATTAGTTTACAAATATCATAAGCGTGTCTAAAATATCGAATAGAAGACGTTGATATTTTCAACGTGTTTAAAAAAATGGAACGATTTGTTCCACCGAATTTATCATTTTCTTTACAAATTCGTTCAATCATATCTGCATCAACATCATTTTCATTTAAAAGATTTTTGAGATATATCAATGCACTTTCAAAACTTAAATGTTCTAATATTGTTGTAACTTTCGGTAAAGTTTTCCAATTTTCTATTTTGTTTGTAACAATATCATTGCAAATTTGTTTCCATTCTTCATACATTTTATTTTTTATATTAATTGTTTTAAACCTATGTTTACTTTTTAACAAATGAATAAAATTGATGCAATATATTATATTAATTTATCTCATCGACAAGATAGAAAACAAAAAATGATAGAATGGATACAACAATCTGGTTTTCCTTTAGAAAAAGTAAATCGAATTGATGCCATTTACAATAATGAAAAGGGATATATTGGTTGCACTATGAGTCATATTAATGCAATTCAAACTTTTATAGAATCAAATAAAGAAATATGTATTATTTACGAAGATGATTATGATCCAATCGATGTAAATAATTATTGGACGAATGTGCAAAAAATATTTGATTCTAAATTACCCTTTCATGCTGTTTTAATGGCTTATAATGATTATTTATTATCTGTTGAAAATACAGATTTTGAATACATCAAACGAGTGCTTCGAACCTATACTGCTTCTGGATATATGATTACTAAACAATTTGCACCTATATTATTAAAAAATTTCAAACAATGTCTTTCATATTGTTTTGAAGAAGAAAGAATTACTGGTAAAAACACTGAACGATTTTGTGTAGATGTTCATTGGATTCAATTGATGGAAAGGTATGTATTTTTATGTTTTTATCCACGTTTAGGAGTGCAACGAAAAGATTACAGTGATATTTTAAAAAAAATAGTTGATTATAAATGTTAAATTTTGTTAATTATTTTTATATTAAATCTTTTTTCTGTATCTTTTATAGATTCAATTAAGCTTGGTTTATTCCATAATATCCATTTACTCCAAAATCCAGCTGTTGTTATACCAGATTTAGTCCAATTTTCACGTTTTCGATGTCTATTTTCATAAAGATATTTTCTAAATAAATTTTGATGATGGTTATAATCGGAATATCCTTTAGCTCCAAAATTAATCGTTTTATTCCCTATAATAACTGCTAATTTCTTTGTTTCAATGTCTGATTTTTTTATTAAAATGATAGGAATTTTTTTTGAAATGCTTTTGTTTGTTTTTTTACTTCGTGATTTACTTTTTTTCATTTATTATTTATAAAATTAATTAAAATTTTATAATTATACTTGTATCCACTCACTTGGAAATAAATGTAAATCGGAATGAGTATTAATCCACTTTTTTGGGATAAAAATAGGATTTCTTACCTCAAAAGCTCCTAAAAATGCTCCCCACCAACTAAACGTTGAATTTGCACATATTGCACCTCCTTTACATAGACTCATCAATGCTATTGATTCCAATTCATTGAGATTTTCTATTATATGAAAATTATTTTGAAGAAAAATATCTTGTTTTTTCACCCAATCAATGTCATCAGATAAAACATAAATTCTCTTTACTTTTTTATTCATTTCTAACAATTGTTCTATACAATATTTATAATAAGAAATTGGTTGAACATAATGAATATGTGATACTGATAAATAATCTCCTCTTCTTACGTGTATAAATGCACAAGAGTCAGGTTCAACTTGAAATTGTTGGGTAAAATTAATTAATCCCTTTACAAAAAGAACTCTAAGATCATTTTCATACAGACTGATATTAGGATAATATTGATAATAACGATTCATTAATGTTCCTTTTTTTACTTCTGATGGATTCCATTCATCAAAAGCATTATTATTTATATGAAGAGAATGTTTTTGATAATCTTTAAAGTCATCAATATTTGGTATATTTCTAAAACTTTCATTGATATGAGTCCCGAATTCTTTAAAAATTGTAGAGTTGTAATCGATTTTATGAATATTATGTTGATTATTATCAATTGTATTTTTGAAAATATATAATTGATAATTATTTGTTTTTGAAACAACAAAAGCAGAAGCAATAATAAACATTTGATTACCTAATCCACCCATAACTATAGGTATGATTCCTTTTTCCATTTTAAAGGTTAATGTAATTTTTTATATCACATATAATAAATGGAAAGTGAAATAAATGTATCAAAAAGAACAACCCAAAGAGGTTTATCATTTATGCAATTTCAACAGGAAAAATTTGACGTATTGATTTCAAAAAAGAAATTCATGTTTGATTTTTTTCAAAATTATGATATTGAATCAAAATACGGAGTTAAATTAGATCTTTTTTCTGAACAATTGGATTTAATGGAAAAAGAAAAAGCATCAGGAATAAATCCTCTGTGTTTTATTTTTAGTTATATCATGTTAGATAAAAGTAATAACAAAAAATATACAATAGATGTTAAAAAATTCAAAGATATTCAAAAAAATTTTAAAACTCAATTCAAAGAAAATAAAATAGATGTTGTTGATTTAATACGCTATTGTCGATTATGGACAATTGTCATCTTTAAAAAAAAATTCTACTAAATTTAAAATTATGTTTGTGAATAACAAACGATATGAGCAATAATAGATATTTAGAAATAGATTCCACACATCGAGATAGAACTCGTTTTCCTAAACCTGGGTATTTTGAAATACCTATTTCGCAAAGTGGAAGAAAAAGTATATCAAATGCTGTTGATCCTGTATGTTTATCGACTCCTGTTATATCTTGGACATCTAATAATTTAAGTAGTTCTTTCTCAAGTATAAATAAACTGACTTGTGTTGTTGAACCAAAAACTACACAATTATCAGGATCAACAAATACTAATACATTTATTTTCAATACTACAACGGATTTTCGTTTACATCAAAAAGATGATTACTATAAAGGATTAATTTGCGAAGACGCTGCATTTTTTAATCGAAGACGAATTAAAGAATACAAATTTTTAGGTTCTTTTCCATCTTATGATAGAGGAATGATTACAGTCGAAATAAATTTTCCAGAAACCTTCGTCCCGACGAATCAGTTTTACATATTCGATCCAACAGATTTATCGAATGATGATTATGCTTATATTTTTGTTCCTTGTAGTTCGGAATTTTTCCATAATACTTATAATAACTATATTTTATACAATGAAACAATTAATGATTTTAGACCTATTTTTGACTATGATGCTACTGTTCATTGTGTTATAATTAAAAATGGAAATATAAAATCTACTTGGGGTTACAATCATAATTATTCTATACGTAAAGAATCTCCTTATATTCCATTACCAAATGATTTTAATCCCTTTGTTATTAGTGCAACTATATCTACTGTTGAACTTGATGTTGATTTATCAAATGAAACAGATTTAATCAATAAGTTTATCAGAATTTTACCACCTCAATATAACTATTATTCTACTGATTTAGCAGATAATGAATGTAGAAGAATTACATCTTATAATCCAACTACAAATATTATTGGAGTATTTCCAGCCTTTTCTGCCATACCTGTTGCGGGTAGAAAAATAGAAATACTAAGTTTTTCATATGATAATTTAAATCCTTTTGTATACACAGGTAGTTTATTATCACAACAAGAATTAGTATGCTACGAAATAGAATTATTATCACTTATTTTACCGACTGAAATTTTGTCAGTTGGTCATGGTGGTTTAATTACTTCCTATCAATTCGTATATGTTGAGTTATCAAATACTTGTTCTGTAGGAACTCGTAATATTATCTATTCAAACAATCCAAATTCGACGAAAACATTATTCAAAGTTCCATTATTTGATATACAAGATCCTCCTTATTTTATTAAAGTAGGTGGTGGAATGACACAAACTATAAAATTTAAACCAAATGATACTTTACTATTTTCTGTAACTTTATCAAATGGTGAAATTTTAAATACTATAATACAAGAAAAATTTTCACCAAGTAAACCGGAACCAAGAATTCAAATTTCTGCGTTATTTGGTATGAGAAGAATAGTATAATTATTTTTTTTCTTGATTGATATAAATGAGAAAAAGAAGCAAAAGTAGAAGCAAAAGCAGAAAGAAAAAAAATGATGGAATATTAAATTATTTCAATGCTCCTGAAGGTTTAAATTATGAAGGTTTTAGAAATACTTGGAATAGAGGCAACTTGCAACAAGTTATAGCTCAAATGAAAGCAAAACAGGAAGAAATAAATTTATTAAAATATGTTATAAAAACTTTTGAAAAAAAAGATGCCACAACACTTTTGAGAGAAGCAGTAGCAGACTATGACAAGTTACAAGGAAAAAGAAAAGAATATGAAAAAAAACTTGGTGGAGAACCTTTGTCTGCAATTATTGGTATGAATAGAAATGTCGCTGCCGGATTAGCAGATACGACGACAAATAAAAAAGCAACAGTACGAAAAACAACTTCACCAAGAAGACTTAGAAGAATCCCAGCAGAAAATAATAACTACCCAGGTCTGATATAAAAATTTGATTAAAATATTTAACTAATTTAGTTAAATATTAATAAATTATTGAAAATATCTGTAAATTTCAGGAACAGGTTTTTCAAAACCTTTTTTTTTCAAATAATTAAGTGCATAATTCGCTGCCTTTTGTTGAGCATCCGCTTTCAATGAAGCGTAACCTTCACCCATAATTATTTGATTATTACCTAAAATTTGATATACTGTTGATTTGGTTATTTTTTCTTCATTTTTTGTATCGACGTATTTGATGCTACCAATTTTTTCTCCATAAAAGTCAAATAATTCTTTCAATCTTGTTTTTGAATCATATAAATTTTCATATTTTAACGAAATATCGATAGAATCAAAAATAACAGATAATATATCATATACAACTGCATACCCCACTCCATGTAAAGTTTTATTATCAATTATATATTCAACAGCACCAAAAAATGCTTCTAATGTGTCTTCTAAAAGTGGTTTTTTATTACGATTTCTTTCATCTTCAGAAGCGGTAATAAAAGACCAAAAACCCAATGATTCAGCGATTTGAGCGAATGATTGTTTTGAGCCATAATTTATTCGTAATCTTGCAACTACTTTTACACCTTTTGTGCAGTGTAATTTTGGAAACCTTTTATACATGTAACAAATTATAAATTTATTGACTGTAATATCACCAAGTTGTTCATACACTTCATAATTATTATTCTCATCTGCTGTTGTCGATGTAAAAACAGTTGAAAATATTTTCATACTTTCTTCGCTTGTTAATAAACTATGATATTTTTTCTTTAATTTACCCTTATTTAATAAAGAGATTATCATATTTTTAAAATCAGCTTGTCGTGAGCCATAATAGATTATAGTTTCGTCGCTACTTTGCATTATTACTAAATATAAAGATTTTATTTTTAAAAATCATTTTACAAATAAAAAAAATTTAATTTGAATAAATGTCTTCTCAATGTACAAATTGTAATATTCAAAATTCTTCCTCTGAATATCAAGGAAGTCAAGGTGAGATCGGTATAAAAATATTACCTCCAAGAAAAAGATACAATCCTGCTGTTTTTAACGCTTCTGCATCAAAAGGATCTTCTATTCTTTCATCTGCTGTTAGTGCTGTTGCTTCACAAACTACTGCAGTTGGTAGTCTTGAAGAACAACTTGCAAAGCAACGTGAAAAAATGAAATCAACTGTCAGTAAATTAAATACAGATACTCTTCTTGCTTTAGAAAAAGCTCAAAGTCTTCGTGATATTGAAACTCAAATCCAATCTGTTTCAGACGTTGAAAAACGAGCAAAACAAAAATCACAAGATTCTCAAAATAATCTTTCATTAAAAATGCAACCAATGGCAAGAGTTGTTGCAAAAAGATCTATCTTATCATCCAATGTAAAATCAGATATTCCAACTGTTCAAAACATTAAAGCTGAAAAGAAGTATAAACGATATTTATATCCAAAAAGTGTTGGGACATCTTTGGCTTCTTCTGCTTTATATAAAGCTCAATTTGCTAATTTAAATCCTATTAAAATTAGTCCTATAGTTAGTCCTGTTGATTTGAAAATTCCTAATGAATTTAATGGAGTTGAAATTTGGAAAAATTATATTCATCCTATTCGAAATCAAGGTTTATGTGGTTCTTGTTGGGCTTTTTCATCTTTGTTTGTTTTGGCTGCCCGTTTATCTATTTACAGTAAAGGATTTTATAATTATACTTTTTCTCCTGCAAAATTAGTATTGTGTAATACGTCTTTGATTAAAGATACTGATCAAACAAAAGATGAAATTACTTTACTTAAAGATCGTCTTCAAGATACCAATCCATTTGATTATAATGATAAAACAAATACAAAAGCAATGACATGTCAAGGTGAAACTTTGATTGGTGCTTGGCAATATCTATTTCGTTATGGAGTTACAGAAAATGATTGTATTTTATACGGAGATGAAAAAAATAGAAAAAAACAATTTGATTTTACTCGTGTTGATTCTGTTGATCAAACTTGTTCTAATGTTTTAGGAAGTGATTTTGATATTTGTCCATCTGGTGAAATTGCTGTAAATCATCGGGCTGGTGGTTATTATTCTGTTCCTGGGACAAAAAACGATAATATTGCTTTATCTGGCTCTGAATATGATATTAGAAGAGAAATTTACCGTTGGGGACCTGTTACTTCTGGTATGATTGTTTATCAAGATTTTATTGATTGGGATGGGTTGAATATTTATCAATATGACAAAAAGTCTGAAAAAGTTGGTGGACATGCTATTGTAATAATGGGATGGGGTGAAGAAAATAATGTGAAATACTGGATTGCACGAAATTCTTGGGGTGTCGAGTGGGGTCAAAAAGGATACTTTAAAATATTACGTGGTGAAAATCACTGTGAAATTGAAGAAAACGTATTTGTTGGTATTCCCAATATCCCAAGTATCCGATTATTTCTTGAACATCCATTATATTATACAAAAGAAGATTACTTTTATAAAAATTTATGGAATATATACGATAATGGTGTAAAATTAACATCATTAGAAAAATTGTCGTTAGCAAAACTCAAACCAACAAAAAATATATTCAAATCAATTTATGACATTTCACGTTTTCCAAATTTTTTGAATTATTATAGTGGTGAAGTAAAAGAGTCTTTTAATGTAAAGAAAAAGAAGAAAAAGTATTCTTTCATATTCTTTTTGTGTATATTTATTTTATTAATATTGATTTTTTAACAACTACAAACTTACAAAAAAAATTTTATTTTAAATTGCCACTTAAAACATACACAATTTTTTTCACAATTCGTAAACATTTATAACAATAATTTTATCAATCACGTCATTGCGTTCTGCAATATTTTCGTTATACAGAACATTCTTTTCAGAAGTATGAAATAAATATTCATCGTAATCATCAAGTAAATTAATAGTGTTGTGCATGGATGCATCTTTCTTTGAACTATCAACATCGATTCTACTGTAATTTTCAATTGTATGAAGATTTAATACTTCTTGTACATCCTTAGGTAATAAATAAACCTTATTCGTAAATGAATTGGAATACTGTCCAATAATGTTCACTGTAAGAGCAAGAACCATGAGAAAATTATTATATGACAGAACGCTATACAGTTGACAAAAAAATTTATTTCTTTTGTAATGAATAATTCAAAGATTGTGATTGAAGCCATTATTTCACAAAAAATATTCGATGAACATAATGTTTGTGATTGGAAACAATATAAGGAAAATATTATTCGTAGTTTGAACAATATCAATTATATGGAAAGTATAAAAAATTATGTCCCTTGTGAAAGAAAACTTTATCTTACAAGACCAAAAATGAGAATTTTACTATATTTAAGATTACAACAAAATAGTAATATATTCAAAGAAGTTGGTTATGAAAAATATGAAGGAAGAAATGAACCAATTAGTTTTATTAAAGATTTATCAACATTTGTTGAAGAATGTGTAAAAATTTTAGTAAATAAACAACGTGGAAAATAATACAGCAATTTTCATACTCTTAGTATGAAAACAAGATGAAGCGAGTGGGATTTGAACCCACGAATGCGAACATAGATGATCTTAAGTCATCCTCCTTGGACCACTCGGACATCGCTCCACACATATATTTTATATCTTTAAATATATTATATTTGTATTATAATAAACATGTTATGTGCATATGCAAATATTTTGGGAGAACCAAAAAAAGGTGTGCATAAAGAAAGAATACCGATTGTTGATATTGCTTTTAATGATTTTATTGCAACATTGATTGCTGGTATAATTTTTTATTTTCTTTTTGGAGCGTGGTATTGGTTCTTTTTTCCATTTATACTTGGAATAATCTTACATAGATTATTTTGTGTTAATACAACTTTGAATAAATTAATTTTTGGAGAAATATAAATTATACAACTTTGAATAAATTACACTACATTTAAATACATTCATTGAACTCTGGTTCTAATTTGCGAAATACTGGTGATTGCCAAGTTACACTTTTTTTCTTTCGTTTTTTTACTGGTGCACGAGGTAGATTAGGTGTTTTACGTCCTTCCAAAGCATTCTGTAAAGCAATATCTATAGGATCTAATTTAAATCCATATTGTCTACTATTTTCTTTCGCTCGTTGAAGCAGTTTTTCTATTGATTTACGTTTCTTGACAGCACTTGAAGGAAGTTTATTTAAACGAGTCGTTTTGATAGGTGAACTTTGAGGTGTAGTTGGAGTTTCTTCAGTCTCAGTTGAATTGTTTTTATACTCTATGTAATTTTTCGTCTCCGATGTACTCAAGTAATCATCTTCACTCGACAATGCAAGATTCGTTTTATGAATAGTTACAAGTTCTTTATCGTAAAAGAAAAAAACATCGTAAGTGCTTTTTCCAACGGCACGAATTACTCCATGATAGTAACCATCTAATTTTGATGATGCTTGTGTGATAAAACGATGTTTAAATAATCTTTTACGAACTTTTACGACATCACCAATAGAAAACATTTTTTTGTGACGCTTTCACTATTATTACTTTGTAGTTGACAAGATGTTCAAATAAATAGTCAAAATAATTTATGAACTCAAACATTTAATTTCCCTATTCAAGTAATGACTGACAATTTTACTTCTAAAGAAGTTGATATATTGTATAAATATTTTGTTTACGAGGGTTTAAGTGATAACCAAGATATTTGTAATTGGAAAATTAATATTGAGCATATTTATAGTGCTTTGAGAAGACATAAAGGAAATGTCCAAAATGCAGGGAAAGACCTGTCTGAATTACTCCAAAATGAAGATTTCGATATTCGAACTTTTTATACAAAAAATGGAGATACTAATACAAATTATCTAAAAGCACCATACTTAAGTGATCAAGAATGGCAAATAAAACCAACAAAAGGAATGAATTTACTTTACAATAATAAAGTATATGAAATTTTTGAAGTCTACGATGAGTATTTTACTTTAAAAAAAGTATTAATACATAATTTTACATTAGTCTATTTTATTGACAAAGATTTACGTTTTGGTAAATACAAAAAAATCAAGAAAAAAGAAGTTCAAAAATACTTGGAAATTGAGTATAATGTTTTATATGATCAATTAAATGAAGTTTATTTCGAAAGGACAATATGGTTAAATAAAAAATTGTCAAAAAGAGAAGAATATACTTCCTCAATTAGAAAAATAGATCAAACTCATAATGATAATTGCACAATCGATGCAAAACTTAAAATTATAGGTAGATTTAATTTGCCTATAATGATTATAAAAAAGATTGTAAGTTATAACATTGAATCTCGATGCAAACATTATTGGGAAATTAGAGACCTTAATAGACATATAGAAATAATTGATAATGATATCGACAACGATTATTCGCCATATAAATCGTTACAGTGGAATATAGAGGTTGCGGGACATATATTAGATGGTGACTATGATGCTTGGTTATCACAATTATAAAAATTTCCAAACTTTTTGTTTGGGAATTTAAAGCCTTTGACGGGGATCGAACCCGTGACCATTGGCTTAAAAGGCCAACGCTCTACCTTACTGAGCTACAAAGGCGTGTATTCAAATGTATATTGTATTTTTTTAAATTAAAATTTATATAATTTATTTTATCTAAAATGATTTTAAACGAAAAATAACAAATAAATGGATATTTCAACAAAAATACTAAAATTTAATATATTAAATGCATTTTTAGAATAATTCTTCATTTAATATTAAAAATCGTGTACATTTTTCAATCATTTTTACATTTACTGAATTCCCAACTTGTTTATATATTTTTTTTTCATCATATTGAAACGTATCTGGAAAAGATTGCAATTTTAATAATTCTTTTGGGCATAATTTACGACTTTCTGGTCCATAGATTGGAATCATTGACATTGCCACTAATGTTGGTATATATGTGCATCTTTTAACTCTTATACCAGAACCTCTTGATGTCCATAAAACTTTATCCATTCCATCATTTGTATTTAAATTTCCTGCTTGCCATTCGAATTTTCTAACTGCTCCAATCCAATGTTTGTTTTCTCTTGATGTTTGTAACCATTTTTTTAATATTAATTCATTATTTGTATAAAAGATTCTATTTTTATCTATCCATGATTTGTATTTTAAATAAAATGAATCAGTATTATCGAAATCATTATCCCACCAATCTGTCCAAATAGGAAATTTTGGCATTGCAATGTTATTTTTTATTAAAATTAATATAAATTGATTCCATATTGTTTCAGTTTCTTTTAATTTACCGGTAATTTTATATTTCTTGGTTTCTTCTTCATTTTCAAGATAATCTTTTATACTTGTTGTTAAATGATTTTTTGAATTTTTTTGAATTATTGGTAATATTGGTATATCTCCCAAATCTTTTCGTTTACACATGATTATCACTCGTTCTCGATTTTGTGGTATATTGAAATTTGTAACATTTAAAATGACTGGATTTTTATATGTATTATAACCTAATTTATCAAGTGCCTCATAAATTACTTTCCAAGTATTTCCATTATCATGGGATGCTAAATTTCTCACATTTTCTAACAATATATATTTTGGATGATGATATTTTAATATTTCACAAATGTTAAAAAATAAAGTCCCTCTTATATCATCAAATCCTCTTTGATGTCCTGCTTTGCTGAAGGTTTGACACGGAAATCCTCCGCATAAAATATCAAATTCTGGAATTTTTTTTATTTCAATTTTTGTTATATCACTTTCAGGTTTTATTCCATAATTTTTATAATAAATATCACGACATGCTTTATCAATATCGCACGCAAATACACATTTATATTTTAGATTAATCAGAGCCTGATGAAATCCACCAATTCCGCTGAATAAATCAATAAATTTCATTTTTATTTATTGAATCAAATAAGTATTTTAAAATCATTTTTTTACAAAAAAATCGGTAGTTGACAATTGTATAAGATAAAGATATTAATTTATTGTAAAATGAATAACAAACTTCTTCATCTTTTACAAATTCATTTCGTAAATAATAAAATTCCAGTAGAATTTTTACAACGACTAAAGAAAAAAGTTACAAGTGTTTTTTTTGGTATGTTAAGTATATTTTTTATTTATTTTGTATCATTTTTTCTATTAGCAAAAATACCTTGGCAAAGTGAAGAATTAATCTATTTAACCTATTCAAGAAAAATTGATGAAATTGTGGAAGAATATGATCGTATTGCACGTGAAAATAGGATTCAAACGTTCAAGGAATTACTTTTATCAAAAGAAGATGATGAAAGATTTATGAAGTTAATTACTGAGGACAGAGAAGTTCAATATAGACTGATTTCACTCTGTACAAAATGCAGTGATAAAAGAATAAGAATATATGTGTAATCTAAATACGTAAAATACATTCTAATTTAAATAAAAAAATGTCGTTAAAATAAATATGAGCGGATTATTATTTCTTGGAAACGATGATTTTACATTGATGAAAGGAACTAAAGGTAATATTTTGTGTTCATCCATACCCGGATACTCGTTAATTTTATTTTATTCCACACAATGTCCACATTGTCAAAAATTAATACCTATTTTTAAAAAACTCCCTGGAACGATTGGAGGTTGCCAATTCGGAATGATTAATGTTAGCACGAATAAAAATTGTATTCGTTTATCAAATGATACTATTGCACCTATTACGTATGTTCCTTATATAGTTTTATATATTAATGGAAGACCTTTTATGCGATATTTAGGTCCTCATGATGCTAATGAGTTAAAAAAATTTATCATTGAAGTTGCACAAAAAATGGATAGTAAACAAAAATTCACTAATCAAACAAATATCTTGGAAAATAGAGAATCTACTATACCAGCGTATACTATCGGTGTTCCTCTTTTCGGTTGTGATAATGGTGAATGTACATATTTAAATTTTACAGAAGCCTATCAATAAAAATGATTTTATTATTCACGAATAATAAAATAATTCAATAACATGAGTAACTTCCCTCTTTATGATAATCTTATTAATGAAATTAAAACTGAAGAGGACTTGACCACAAAACAAAAAGATGAATTTATCAAGTTAGTCGCCAATATTGATGAAAATGCTTCAGAATTGATTTATGCTCTCATTCGTGTTTATCAACTTGAAAATAGTGAAAATAAAAATACATTTACTCTTCCTTTTAATGGAACATTTATTAACGATACTATTAAATTTGATTTGAATGAATTACCTAATAAATTAAAACAAGTTCTATACAAATTCATTGTTTTAAATAAAACGAAATAATTTAAACACACATTTCTTATCGACAAATAAATGGAACCAATAGAACAATTACCTTTTAATAAAACAGTGCAATACGATAATGCAACAATTTCTGGTATTGATTGTTTAGTTAGAACAGGCACTTTACCTAATACTTTTGATTCTCTTTTAAATTGCTTGCTTCAAGCATGTTCAAAAAAATTTGTTGCTGATTCCACTGAAAATAAAACTAAATCACTCAATGTAACAAAAAATAATATCCAAAGAAAATATCTTCAAAGTTCTATTTTCATGGATTTTCATAATCAATTTTTACAATCTTTTCATAAATTGATTTCTGATTTTTATTTATATTTGTCATCAAAAGATGATAACGAAATAGATGATAATTTGAAACATTTATTGTTTCATATTTTTAAAAATAACGATCAATCATTGATCGATTTATATATACTCATTTGCGATATTATTCCTTTAAACAATAGTGGTATCGAGAGAATTTTCAAAAACTGTTCTAAAATTTGGAGTTGTGAGTCTAATACCGATGATTTAAAGAATATCTTTTTGAAAGAAGTCAAAAAGTTTCTTAATTATAATGAAATTTTTGAAAATATACCTGTTGAAAAAGCAAACTATATTAAAGTTAATTCAATTATTATGTTTGATTTAATGTTACAAACTATTTTTACTCATTTACCTTCTCCCGACTTTAGTGTTTCAAATATTAATTCTAATTTATTAAATACACTCAAACAATATTTCAAGTGTAATATTATTTTTGTTGATTCTAACTTGAATTTACCTTTTATTTTAAATGAATTGACTGATGAACTAAAAACTGTTTTTATTCTTTCATTTGATATGAAACATTTTGAAGTTATTGGTAAATTATTGCAAAATAACAGAATTCAACGTGAATTTACTGTTAATGATTCTATTTTTTTAAAAATACAACAAATGGTAACTACAAATAATAATTCTTGATTTATTGGTTTAAAGAAAGGTGATTTTATATAAAAATAATGTCTGTTAAACGTAAAGAACAAAAAATTATTAATGATAACAACGATGATGATCAAGTCATCATTGAAGATGATGATGTTGTAATCACAAACACTACTAAGAAAACTCCTTATACTAAAGAATCTATTATGAGAATGTTTGATGATATTTTAGGATCTATTGAAGCAGAAATATTGACTTTGAGAGAATCAGAAAACAAGATTAAAGGAGTTAAGTTTCTTAGACAGTTGAGTAAAAATATCAAAGTTCTCAAGAATGCTTCTGGTAGAATTATTAAGAATAAGAGAGGTACTGTTGTTGAAAAGAAAACTGTTAACACTAATTCCGGTTTTTTGAAACCTGTTAAAATTTCTAAGGAAATGGCAAAGTTTACTGGATGGAATGCTGATGAGTTGAAGTCAAGAGTTGATGTTACAAAGTATTTATGTAATTACATCAAGGAGAAAAATCTTCAAAATCCAAAGGATAGAAGACAAATTCTTGCCGATTCGAAATTAGCAAAGTTACTCGATTACGATGGTAAAAAGGAGTCTCAACCTCTCACTTATTTTTTGATTCAATCTCATTTGAAGAAGCATTTTTTAAAGTCTGAATAAGTTTATTTTTGAAATTAATTTAATTTCAAAATTTAATTTTTACTGTTGTCTTTTTTTAATCGATTTCGTCCATCTGATATTTCTTCTATTTTTCCTTTATCTTCTTCTTCCTTAATTTTTAATATTGCTTCATACTGCAATTTCAAATCATTAACTTTTTCTTTTTTAAATTTTTCCGCTATATATCTTACCTTTTCTTTATTTTTTTCATTCAAAGTGCGATAAATTTTATCCATCTCTGTCCTCATCCATTTGTTCAACCAATCGTCGTCGTCAAATATCATTTTAATAGTTTTTAAAATTTCTTCTGTTAATGAAATATTTTCTGTTGTCATTTTTCTTTCTGCTTTTTCAAATTTATCTTTATCCACATATTTCCAAAAATCTTTATTATCATCAAAAGCTAAATTTTTCATCATTTCATAATTAAAATAAGGTGTAAATGGTATAATACTGTCGTTACGTTTAGCAGTTTGTGAAGATACATTGAAAATTTTATTTAATTGTGCAGAAAAATCATTAGGTAGTATATTATTATACATTGTAACCAGTGGATTCTCTTGAATATTATGTAAAACAGTATTTAATGGTGAATCAGTTATTTGAAAATTATTTTGTGTTGAGTATATACCTTCAATAGTAACATTTTTAAAAGTATTCAAACCATTTGATAATTCTTCCTGATTTTCGTAAAATATAACAATATTGCATAGAATAATTACTAAAATACTCACTAAAATATTCTTAATCAATACACCCCATTTTCCTGTTGATCGTTTTTGTATTTGAACAGATGGTTTGAGTGTTTGTAATTTCCTTAATGGAACAGATAGATTGAGAGATAGAAGAGATTGAATTTGAACAAGTAATTTGTTTGACGGAACAGATGGTTTGAGTGTTTGAATTTGAACAGGTAATTTCTTTGACGGAACAGATGGTTTGAGTATTTGAATTTGAACAGGTAATTTCTTTGACGGAACAGATAGTTTTAGTGTTTGAATTTGAACAGGTAATTTCTTTGACGGAACAGATGGTTTTAGTGTTTGAATTTGAACAGGTAATTTCTTTGACGGAACAGATGGTTTGAGTGTTTGAATTTGAACAGGTAATTTCTTTAATGGAACAGTTGGTTTGAGTGTTTGAATTTGAACAGGTAATTTCTTTGACGGAACAGATGGTTTGAGTGTTTGAACTTGAATTGGTGATATTGATGTTATTGGAGGTAGTGCAAATGACGAGGGTGTTATTAATGCTATAGGAGATCGTGTAGATGACGGTGGTAATGACGAGGGTGGTAATGATGAGGGTGTTATTGACGAAGGTGTTATTGATGCTATAGGAAATCGTGTAGATGACGGTGGTAATGACGAGGGTGTTATTGATGAGGGTAATATTGGTGCTATAGGAGATCGCGTAGATGACGGTGGTAATGACGAGGATAATATTGGTGCTATTGGAGGTGGCGTGGGTGATGAGGGTGAACTGATAATTTCATCGTCATCATCATCGTCATCGTCATCGTCAAATACAGGTTTATCGGTATAATCTTTCTTTTTAGCACGAGAAACTCTTTTTTTCATTTTATTATTAAAAATGAAAAATTAATTACTAAATTAAAAAAATATTACAAATGAGTGAAATCAAAAAACTAACAAAACGATTAGTTGTTGCGAATGATTGTTTAGATAAAAACCTTAATGAAGCCATTTTTAAACGATTACAAGTTGCATCCGAAAATGATTGTAATAAAGAATATGGTTATATTTTGAAAGTCGAGAAATTGTTAAAAATTGATGATAATTATATATCAAACGTGAATTCTGAACTCATTTTTATTGTATCATTTAAAGCATTAACAATTAAACCAGAAATAAACAAGATATTTACTGATATAATTTGGATGGTTCTAAGTGGAGGAATATTTTTAAATGTAAAAAATAAATTCAAAGTTTTAATTCCACCAAATGCATTACAAGATTATACGTTCAACGCTGATAAAAAAGCTTATATTCATAAAGAAAATAATAAAATATTGGAACAAGGCAGTGAATGCAGTGTTAAAATTACTGGTATTCGATATATGAATAAGAATTTTGATTGTTTTGCTGAATTAGTATAAAAGATTCATCTTTTTTTTATTTTTAAAAAATAAAAAAACATGTCAATAATTGATTTATTTTAATGATCACTCAATTCATTCAAATCACTGGAGATTATTTAATGCAGTTGAATATCAAAATTATGAACAAAGATTCATCAATTTTCTGTAAAACATTGTCGAAATTTTTTGTGTAACTTTTTTTTTTCATTTTTTTAACAAAATTCACTTTAATTTATACTATATCACTGTCGTAGGTAAAACGTGTTTTTTCAATTTATAGAATAATTTTATTCTATGTTTTTTTATAAAAAAAATTTTTTTTTATTCATAATTTTTTTAAACTGCTGTTCAGTATACATATTTTGTTATACTGAGAATCAGTTTGGAGAAAAAGAGGGTTTATAGTCTAAAAACCTAACTGAAATTTTTTTTTTTCGTATCAGTCCAAAAGTAAGGTAATTTTAAAAAAAAATAGCGAAAAAAACGTAATTTCCTGAATTTCCTGAATTTTTTAAGAATTTTTGAAGGGTTTTTAAACTATGTTTTCAGTTTAAAAAAACAAACAAAAAATAAACTAATTCTCAGTTAGAAAATAAAAAAAACATCCAAAAAATTAGGGTAAAAAAATCAAATTTTCACCTTCACTCAAACTCGAAATTTCATTTTAAACAGCGTTTCACCTCAATTTTGAAAAAAACGATGTGTGTCGAGCTCATTTTTTTTAACAATTAATAACAAAAATTAAAAAGTCAAAAAAGAAAATAAAATCACTTTTTCTTTCTTTTTTTACTTTTTTTCTTTTTTTTTACTTTTTTTTACGATTTGCGATAATACGATATATCGATGATTTGATTAATGATACGATTTACGATACGATTTGGTGATACGATTTGACGATGATTTGATTGATGATACGATATAACGATGATTTGATTAATGATACGATTTAACGATACGATTTGACGATGATTTGATTAATGATACGATATAACAATGATTTGATTGATGATATGATATAACGATTTTGATTGATGATACGATTTGACGATATAACGATTCATATAAAAAACGATGATTTATACAATAATTATGGTATAAAAGTAGCAAATTAATTTTAATAATTATTTTATAACAAAAATGTTATAAAATGTGGTTTTATATTTGTTTTTTAAAAACCATCATCGAAAAAGGAAGATAAAGAAAATTAATTCCATAATGATTATTTTTGAAAAACGCAGATGCCTTTTCATCAAAAATAAAGTTCCTTTTCATGAATTGTTCGATGATGTAATCATTATTTCTTTCATTAATATGACCGTCGCCTCCCTGCCCTTCAACTGCCCATGAAATTATAACTCCTTTTTTTGCAGTCATACAAATATTATTGATAAATGTTTCCATTTTCTCTATAGGTATATGTTCACCAACTTCAAATGATTGTACATACTCACAATCTAATTGTAAATTATTTGTTAGATCTTGATGTATATAATACTTTTCACCTACCATATTATTATTCTGATCTATTCCATAAGCATCAATCCCATTCGTTCTTAAAAATTTCACATAGGAACAATCACCACATCCAAAATCAATAATTTTTTTAATACCATTTAGATTGTAAAAATATAAAAGCTTTTGTTGTAAAACATTTGAAGTAATATGAGTATGTCTTTGTTTATCATTCCAAAATCCAGTATTTGAATTTTTATTATCACTGTAAGCATATTTGAAAATTTTATTCAATCGTAGATGAATAATGTACATTATATGTACTAAAGTATTTTGAAACATAACGAGTGAAAGTAATAAAATTATAATCAAAATAACAATCATTGTTTATTTTAAAAATTATATTATAATTTCATCGTTTTTTATGTTTGTGTAAGAGATGTAATTTCCAGTAAAAAAGGTAAAAGTAAAAAAACAAACAAATTTTTTTAAATTACATATAATAAATGGCTTTGACTTGGATAGAAATATTCTTAATAATTCTCGGATGTGTATTGTTTTTCAGTTTTATCTACCAACAGATGATAATACAACAATCACAAACTTTAATCGATACATTGAGTAAAAAACAATCATCATCTACAGATATTTTACAAAAATCAATTGATAATTTGAATCAATCCACAGATACTTTGCAAAAATCAATCAAGGAGATAAATGATTTAGATCTCACACAAAAAACTGATATAGATAGTTTAAAAAACAAGATTATTCCAGAAATCAAAAAAAACATGGATAATTTACAAAGTGCGAATAAAATAGAGATAGATTTGTTGAATAAAAAAGTAATTGAAATCAATAATTTAGACCTAACACAGAAAACTGATATTGACATTCTAAAAAACGAAAAGTTACCTGAAATTACAAAGAATATTAATAGCATACAAACATCAAATCAAACAGAAATAAGTAATTTGAATAATAAAATCGCTGATATCAACAAGTTGGATTTATCAATGAAAAGTGATATTGATCTTTTAAGGGGTAAAATGATTCCAGAACTGACAAAGAGCATAAATGACCTGAATACAGCAAGAAAACTTGAAATTGATGAATTGACAAAAACGATCACAAAAATAAGTGATTTGGATGAAATACAAAGTAATGATATAGCAAATTTGAAAAATTTGATAATATCGATAAAAAATCTAATAAGTGAAAGTAAAATTAATTTAGGTAAATGGTCAATTGAAACAGATGGAGCAAATATATGTATTGGAAATATAACTGTAAAAGATAAATTATGTATTGATAGTAATTACAATGTGAAAAAACAATAATTACTTTTCTTTCTTTACAACTCTAACAATTTTTTTGACGACTTTTTTAGGTTGTTCAACAACTGGTTCGTTTTTCAAACTACCAGCATCGTCGTCATCAACATTGACACTTGTATCAAGATCATCATCTTCATTGTCAGATAATAATGCTTGAGTCGTAGTAGTATTTGTTTTCATTTCTACGACAGATGAAGTAGGAATAGGACGAGGTAAAAGAGGTTTTCTTCCTGAATCAATTGGCTTAACACCACACTCATACAACTTAATTTGCATAGAGATTTTATTACCAATAAAAATAGACTCAAATTTGATACAAGCAGTAGCATAACAATGCTTTTCCATCAAATCAAGAGGATTGATAAGTTCTCCAGTAATATCATTAAAAAATAAAGTAGTAATCTTATTCTTTTTCTTATCAAACATAAGTTTGGCATACAGGGTTGGACCCACACCATCCATAATTTTTGCTTTGTTTTTTGGATCTCTTTTATAATAGAGTGAATTATTGATTTTCTTCAACTCACTTTTTTCTAAAGTGAATTGTTCAAGCTCATCCTTGTTTTCAATAATGTGATCTTTACATTTTTCAACAATTTCATTCATTTTATCAACAAATGCTTTTTCATCATCCGAAGGACCATTTTTGTTGAAAAGACATAAAGGCATACTATACCCAGTAATTTCTTTTGATTTTTGATCTAAATTGACATTCACACCAAAAGAATAAATTTGACCAGTACTCATACATAATTCACCAATAGTTCCATCAGGATTTTTGGTAGACAAATGTATTCTCTTTGATGTCAATTTACTATCAGGGATATTTGAAATAACAGGTGCAGAGAAAATAATGTTGTTAACGTCATAGCTTGAAGCTGAAATAACTTGGGTATCAGGATTGCTCATTTTGTTTGAAAGTTTTTTTGTGTTTAAATGAAGTTGTTAAACTGTCAACTGTAAATAGTTGACAAACCGCATCGTATAAAAAAGATCATTTTTGCAAAAAATAAATATGGAGGAAAAAGTGAAAACTAAAAAAAACTTAAATGCTATAACGAATGAAATGAAAGAAATTTGTTCAAAGTTGTTCAATGCTTCTACTGAAATTCCACCTGAAACGATTTCCATTTTGAATTCAAAACTGAATTCAAAAATCTTTAAAGATTTAGTTAAAGATTCATCTTTAAAAATTTCAATCAAAAAAGTAGCTTCAGATGCACCTGAAAAACCAAAGTCGGCTTATTTATTATTTTCAAATGTAAAGAGTGCAGAATTGAGAAAAGGAGGTACTAAGTTTACTATCCCAGAATTGACTAAAATTGTTGCGGAAGAATGGAAAAAATTATCCGCAGACAACCTCAAAATGTATGAAAATATGGCATCTGTTCAAAGAGAACAGTATAAAAAAAAGATTAATGAGTATAATGCCGAAATGAAACGTAATGATCCAAACTTTATCATCAAGAAACCAGCAAATAAAACTGCTTTTTCTTATTTTGTTGAAGAAGAAAAGATAAAACAAATAAATAATGAAGAGTTTGTAAAAGCAGATAAAAAAACTCAAAACATGATGTTGCGAGAGATATGGAAAAAAATGAATAACGGAACAGTTGAAGAGAGAAAACGTATCATTAATTATAAGAAAAAAGCGACTACAGAAATGGATGAAACATTAAAACTCGAAGAAGAAATTGAAAAAACTTATAAGAGAAAGTTTGAAGAAGAAGATGCAACATCGAGTGTTAAAAAAGCGAAAATCGTTGAAGATGAATCAAAAACAGTTGAAGAATCAAAACCTGTTGAAGAAAAGCCAAAACCTGTTGAAGAGAAAAAAAAAGTTATGAAAAAAAAGGTAGCAGGTGACACGGCTGTAGTAAAAAAAAAGAAGGTTGTAATTCAACATATTGAAGAAGAAGTCGGAAGTGGTGATGAAATCGATACAAAAATGATGGAAGAATTTGATATGAAAATCAAACCAAAATCATCAATGTAAAGAAACTATTGATTTCAGTGTATTTTTTACAAAAGGTAAATCTTCGTCCAGTATTTCGAATATTTCTTCTTTACTTTTTATTTTTTGTATAAATTGTGGTCGTTTGTACATACTTTTTATTAATTCACAAAAAGAAAGATGATATTTACTATCTGAATTATTAAATTGAATCATATTGACATTATTTTCCAAACACCAAGAAAAAAAACACGAGATATTATCATACAAAACAGCAGTTATAATGTAATAAGATAATATACTCGTTTCCTCTACATATTTTGTTTTAATTGTCATATCATCTGAAAATAAATCTGTATATTTCAAACCCATAAATTTTAAGAGTTTTACTGTTTGACATGTTGAAAATATCCTTTCCATATCAATCAAGTAATCAGCTATAATGAGATATTTTTTCTGATTGTTCTTATTTTTTTTGTAACTTGCAATTAAACAATTGATGACTCTTGCCCACGCATCTGTATAAGCTTCGTATAATTTTACATTCGATTTAACTGGAAAAATGCTTAAAATTTCATTTTTTACATTGTGGTTATAATATGAATCAGAAAAATCTAATCCAAAATTATGTATAGTTTCATGAATAAATACCTTGTACCATTCTTCTTTTCTGTAAATGACGATATTGGATTCTAAATTGCAAGTTGTTGTATATCCAGTATTGATATGCTCTTTTTTAATGTTAGTATTGTTTTCAGGTAGATTTTTCTGTAAAGATGTCAAATAGATGAAAATATTGAGTGTATTGGAGCAATTTTGGTTAGGAAAGTGAATGACAATAAATAACCAAAATATAATATCTTCAATATACTGAATTATAACGTCATTTGATTGAACCATCCCTTCTTCTTCCATTATATTTATGTTAATTTTGTGATGCTTCAACTGAAAAGTGAAAAAGTTATTTTTTGTTATATTAAGTTCAATATACTTTTGAAAGATAGGCAATATATAATTATAATCGTCAGGTTTTGAAATATTAGATAATTGATTCACTTTGATTTTAATTTGTTTTACATATTTTTGAGATTCATTGAACAAAGTGAAAAAGTTATTATAAATTTTGTGATTAATACCAACATCGATTTGAGTATAACCATCATCAAAAAAATTATCAAACATAAATTCAATATTTTTAGAAGAATTTTTTGATAAAGACATGATTAATTTATTACTACAAATATTTGTTTTATTTTTGTGCTATTTTTTCTCTACAATTTTAATCAAAATTGGATTAAAATTCTAAATATATTGAGACAAGGTTTTTGAAAACACAGTTGAATTTGTTTTCAATTCTCGAATATTATCGATTGCTGTAGATAATTTTATATCTACAAAGTCATTATCATCTTGATGTTTAACACCTGAATTTTTTAATTCATGATACTTTTTTAAATCTCTCTCATTTTCTTTTTCTTTGATATCTATTCGGTTCATGATCGATTTGTATTGATCTGAAGTGTTTTTGAATCCTTTGGATGTTTCAATCATACTTTCTATCTGTTTTTCTTTCTTTTTTATAGATTTTTCTAACTGTTTGATTTCATGATATTTGCTTCTTTCTACAAAATCATCATGAAACAATTGATTAGCCTTTTGACTCGCAATCGGTTCAATTAAATTACATAAATTTCTACAATGTATATCTTTAACAATATTTCCTTCAGGATTTTTTGTAATAAAAATATTCCTTGCATAATCAGAACATTGTAACATTTTCGTTCCATCATCATTTTGTAAACAAGGTGCAACCAATCTTGATATTGATTTTTGTCCATCATACAAATCAGATACTTCAACAACTTCAATAGCAGTTTTGAATCTATCCTTAATAATATTCGGGTCATAAATTGTTAAATTATTCGTTATATTAGTTGTATTTTTCGTAATTTTTGGTTCTTGTGCTAATTTAAGAACAATATTATGATCTTTTTGTAAAAGAGTATTTTCAATCTGTAATTTAGCATTTGATTCTTTTTGAACTTCATTTTCGTTTTTTAATGATTCGATTTCGTTTTGTAAAGCAAGTAATTTTTCATTACTTAACTCTTTTAAAACTTCAATTTCGTTTTTCAAAGTTTGTATTTCGTTTGTAAGTCTTTCTTCGGTTTGAAATAATTTTTGTAACTGGATACATTTCTGTGTTTTTTTTAGATGAACTGAAAGATTGTATTTATTCGTAAATTGTTTCAAACAAAATTGACATATAGACATATACATTTTTTTTGTGTTTTTAAATCAGTATCTGAATTTTTCATAAAAATTATGAATTTTTCATAAAAATTATGAATTTTTCATAATACGATTTGATGATACGATTTGAAGATTTGATGATACGATTTGATGATACGAGTCGATGATACGATTTGAAGATACGATTTTATGATACGAGTCGATGATACGATTTGAAGATACGAGTTGATGATACGAGTTGATGATACGATTTGATGATACGATTTGATGATACGATTACGATTCGATGATACGATTCGATGATACGATTCGATGATACGATTTGACGATACGAATTTGACGATACGAATTTGACGAACGATACGATTTGAAATCTAATTGTTTAAACGAAAATAAAATTCTAAAACGTAAAAGTAAAAAAAAGTGATTTAATTTGACTTTTTGATTTTTTTAATTTTTGATATTAAATTTTAAAATAAAACGCTTCGACACACACATCTTTTTTTGTCAATTCAGGTTAGTTTAAACTCGGATTTTATTTTTGAGTCTAATTAAAGATGTGTTTTTTTAATATTTTTCAATATTTTGTATTAAATTTTCAATAAATTCGGTGAAAATTCAGGATTTTTATGAAAAATTCAGGATTTTTATGAAAAATTCAGATACTGACTTTCAGTTTAAAAAAGTTTTTACTGAAATTTCTAAAAATTTCTAAAAAAAAACAAAAAATTCAGTGTAAATTAAGGTGTAAAAGTAAAAAAAAATATTAAAAATTATGATACTGTATACTCAGTATAATAAATTTTATAATAAATGACACGATGATTTCATGATTTGGTGATTGACTATATGATTTCATGATTTGGTGATTGACGATATGATTCGATGATACGATTTGGTGATACGATTCGATGATACGATCTGACGATGTGATTTGGTGATTTGGTGATTTGGTAATACGATTTGATGATACGATTTGGTGATATGATTTAATGATACGATTTGATGATACGATTTGATGATACGATTTGGTGATATGATTTAATGATACGATTTGATGATACGATTTGGTGATACGATTCGATGATACGATCTGACGATGTGATTTGGTGATTTGGTGATTTGGTAATACGATTTGATGATACGATTTGGTGATATGATTTAATGATACGATTTGATGATACGATTTGATGATACGATTTGGTGATATGATTTAATGATACGATTTGATGATACGATTTGGTGATATGATTTGGTGATACGATTTGGTGATACGATTTGATGATACGATTTGGTGATACGATTCGCGATTTGACGATACAATTCAACGATACGATTTGATGATACGATTCGACGATACGATTTGATGATACGATTCGATGATACGATTCGATGATACGATTTGGTGATACGATTCGACGATACGATTTGATGATGATACGATTTGATGATACGATTCGACGATACGATTTGACGATACGATTTGATGATACGAGTCGATGATACGATTTGATGATACGATTCGATGAACGATTCGATGATACGATTTGATGATACGATTCGACGATACGATTTGATGATACGATTCGATGAACAATTCGATGATACGATTTGATGATACGATTCGTTATATTGTATATTTATAAAAAATTCTGTAAATCTGCAGAAAATTCTGCGAATTTGTGAAAAATAAAAAAACAGGTGTAAAAGTAAACATTTTTGAATGAATAAACTCTAACAAAAATAAAATTCAAAACGTAAAAGTCAAAAAAAGTGATTTAATTTGACTTTTTGATTTTTTTAATTTTTTATATTAAGTTTTAAAAAAAAACGGCTCGACACACACATCTTTTTTTTGACTTTCAGTTTATTTTAAGTTGTAGCATTTTTTTCAGTTTAATTATAAGGTATACTTTTCTAAAAAATTCTGAATTTTTACAAAAAATTCTGCAAATCCGCAGAATTTTCTGCAAATTTGCAGATACTGAGTTTGCAGTTTAAAAAAGTTTTTTCTGCAATTTCTAAAAATTTCTAAAAAAAAACAAAAAATTCAGTATAAATTAAGGCGAAAAAGTAAAAAAAAATTATTAAAAATTATGATACTGTATACTCAGTATAATAAATTTTATAATAAATGACACGATGATTTCACCATTTGGTGATTGACGATATGATTTGACGATTCGATGATACGATTCGATGATACGATTCGATGATACGATTTGATGATACGATTTGGTGATACGATTTGGTGATACGATTCGATGATACGATTCGATGATACGATTTGATGATACGATTTGGTGATACGATTCGATGATACGATTCGATGATACGATTTGATGATACGATTTGGTGATACGATTTGACGATACGATTTGATGATACGATTTGACGATACGATTTGGTGATACAATTTGGTGATACGATTGACGATACGATTTGATGATACGATTTGACGATACGATTTGATGATACGATTTGACGATACGATTTGGTGATACAATTTGGTGATACGATTGACGATACGATTTGATGATACGATTTGACGATACAATTTGATGATACGATTTGACGATACGATTTGGTGATACAATTTGGTGATACGATTGACGATACGATTTGATGATACGATTTGACGAGATGATACGATTTGACGAGATGATACGATTTGACGAGATGATACGATTTGGTGATACGATTTGATGATTTGATGATACGATTTGATGATTTGATGATACGATTTGATTTGATGATACGATTTGATGATACGATTTGACGATACGATTTGGTGATACGATTCGCCGATACGATTCGCGATTTCGTGATATGATTCGACGATACGATTTGATGATACGATTTGGTGATACGATTTGACGATACGATTTGATGATACGATTTGACGATACGATTTGGTGATACAATTTGGTGATACGATTGACGATACGATTTGATGATACGATTTGACGATACGATTTGATGATACGATTTGACGATACGATTTGGTGATACAATTTGGTGATACGATTGACGATACGATTTGATGATACGATTTGACGATACAATTTGATGATACGATTTGACGATACGATTTGGTGATACAATTTGGTGATACGATTGACGATACGATTTGATGATACGATTTGACGAGATGATACGATTTGACGAGATGATACGATTTGACGAGATGATACGATTTGGTGATACGATTTGATGATTTGATGATACGA